GTCGTTGAGTTTAAGAACGGTCCTGGGTGTTTCGCCAATACCTTCTTGAGAATTTCCCGCCCGGTTAAGTCCCGCACCAAAACATCGTATTCAGCCAGATCACGCTGAACTTTGTTCCCTTGGTCATTGGACCAGTTGCACAGCCCCGTGTAGTCCTTCTTCCAGTGAAAGAAACAAACGCCGCCAGAAATAATTGGGAAGATGGTCTGAGAATCCCGGAAGTCACGTAATTGGTATACGTGGCCTTCGGTGAGCGTGGCTTTGCGAAATCCGTCTAATCCCTTGCCCCCGGCGTACCAACGGGAGGGGATCACAAAGAGAATTTCATCTGCGAACTTTTGAGCCGTCTCTATGAACTTGTGATAAAGAGTACGAGGCGATGGTGGTACCCGATCTGATACCGGAGGATTTCCAACCGCAATCACCTTACGCGGCGTGGCCAGTTGTTCTCGGATTGAGTCCTTCAACTTCATAAGATCATAATACTTTCGGGATGTTCAATCCCACAAAAGAGTTCTAAAGTTCGACAAGTAACTTTGAAGAATAGGCTGTTTTCAGGAACAACCGCCCGAAGCCTAGAGATTGCTTGGTCATGAGTCTGTCCCGCCTTTACCATCCTCTCATAACAACCAACCAGAAACACCCCAGATTTGCAAACAGGGTCAACAAACACCGTGTCGTCAGACCAAACGGCGGGGTCTAACATCGCTAACATATCCTCAGCAACTCCTTGAGGAGTTACAACTTCCCCACTAACTTTCGTGATGTAAGGCAACAAAGCGGTGGGGGTTTCCTTAAAGCGACGTACCGCTCGGTCTAGCCTCTCCTCACGCAAAACCCCGCTATTCAAAAGACGGAGTATGAAGGCCACGTTAAACCCCATAGAATCCCTAACAAGAACAGAGTCAAGTTCCGTAATCAATGAGCGGAAATTGCCGCCTCGTTTCCCGAAATACAAAAGAACGGGAAGTTGCTGACACAAAGTCTCCAACTGTTTTTCAAAGTTCTCGACTTTTTCCTTCTGTTCTTTCTCTTTCTCTTGCTGAGTACGCGACTCGAAGTTTTTCCCATTTTCAACTTCGGCTTCGTTCAAGGACAGAGTTGGATCTACAAAATTCCCTTCTGGCAGCCCACTAAGAATAGCCAAGTCATCGGCGGTGAGATTAGAGATCTCTTCAAGATTAGCCAAGGAACTCGCACGGAAGCCGCGTGTAGCTTCCAAGGCAAACAAAGAATCCAATTGCCGTTGAAATTCAACTCCATCAAGTTTCCTATAACCTGTGCCAAAGAAGTCAAATACATTGAAGCAATCAAGAAACTCTTGAACATCCTGTCCACCCGGTGCACAATATTCATCCCGAAGACGATCGAAGACAGTCAATCCCCGGTTGGGGTTAAAGTCCCACCAGCGACAAACGGGTTTGTGTTTACTGTCCCAGGGACTCTGTGATCTATACCCGGTTTGGATGTATTCCGCCGCCGAACTGCCGTCGTCAAGAAATAGAATGTCGGTAAGTTCGGGAACGGTTACTCCACGCAGCAGTTTCCCGCAGGTGAGAATGATGCTTTTCTCACCAGCAAGTTCAGCCCCCGCGATGAGTTGCTTTGCTTCAAAAAGAGTGTCATCCCCCATCCCCCGGTTATCATCATATGCAGGGATCGGCACATAATCACGAAAACGAAGATGCTTTTCTAGTTCCTTCTTTACTGTGTCACAGCTACGGACATCGGGGAGTTTCCAAAGCATATGATCCCCACCTTCAATCAACGGGCCGTTCAGTCCATAGTTCCTGTCATTAGAGGCCGCCAGCCAGTTAAGGAAATGACGGACCCATTTTGAATCACTGAAGAACTTGAGCGCCGTGTATCCTTCCTCTGTGGTGAACTTGTTAAGTTCGACGTCCTCAGCAACCTTCGCCGCCAAATTCAGCAGATAAATTTCAACTTTCGGCAGTTCCGGGTGGGCCTTGCGTTCATCAATCAAGGTCCAACGTTCGGTGTGATCATATGCTTGTGTTATGCGGAAGGCGGTCCCGGTGAGATCCAGCCTACGGGCGTATTGTACACTGTTCAAAACTTGAAGAGAGTTGGAGGTCGTCATCCCATAATCGGCTTCGTCCAGAATGATAAGGTCCCAGGACACCGACTTGACCCACGCCAAAATCTCAACGTTTTTGAGGTTCGTAAGAAGCTGAAAGGATAAGAAGACAAAGGTGGGTTTCTCAAAACCGGGTTGGGTCCGGTCTTCTTCAGCCAATACAACCAACTCATGGTCCACAAAGTTTACGTGCCGTCTGACTGGTTTTTCCCATTCATCTTTCACTTGCGGGTGCCAAGTGAGAACAAGCACCTTCTGGTACTTTGCGCGCCGCGCCAGTTCGCAAGCAGTAATAGTTTTTCCGAAGCGCGGCTTCAAATCCCAGAGAATTTGTTTTGCACCTTCTTCGAATGCTGTAAGAGAACGGCTTACGCAGCCTTCTTGCTCTTTCCGCAAAGGAAATGTGTCTTCTCGGACTTTACCGAAACGTAGTCCATTTATCTCACGAGACAAAAAATCAATAAATGCTGTATCTGAAACCCAACTAGGATGAGTAAACCATTCCTCAGCAGTAGGTTTTAATTCAATAGAACCAGGATACGGATCCTTGATCTCGCCTGGGGGAACTCGCAAGACTCCACAATTACGAATCAGATGTTCATGAAGATGTTTATCTCCAAAAGGAAGATCAAACCAAGGAGGAAGAACATAAAAAAGTTCAGGGTTGGAAGTACCTCTTTGTTGAATGATACGAGCAATAGGATCGTGGTCGGTGTCTCCAATTTTCCAGTAACGAAGATTTCGATATGCTGGAAATGTATAGGGGTAAATAGTGGGCATGTTTCCTCAGTGGTATTCTACACTAATACTCTAGAATAGGTTAGGATTAAAATCTTTGCTAGATTGAGTAGGGTATTAATTAGCGATTTGTATCTCCCAATGTTTTCTCCCAGTTGGGGAAATAGGTGGAATTGATGGACTTCTAGTATTATAGTAGAGTATGAACAACATCATAGCCAAATGGGAAGACTACTTACTGGACCTTACTCCCGTTCAAAGCATTGGCGGAATGTGGTTCAAAAGAGACGACTTATACAGTCCTGACGGGGTCAACAACGGCAGCAAATTCCGACAATTGATCTGGCTTTTTAACGAACGTCCCTTCCCTGGGGTTTCATCAGGAGCCGTTGGCGGGTCTCCCCAACACGCAATGGTTGCGGCTTGCGCCAAGCACTACGGGATGAAGTGTGTTCAATTTACAGGCGGGAAGAATACCGATGCTCCCTCTAAATATGAGAGCATCGAATCGGCCAAAGCAAGTGGTGCCGTCATACAACACGTTAATCCTGGCTACGCGGGCAATCTCAACGCACAGGCAAAGAAATTTGCCAACGAACGTGGATGGCTTCATATAGAAACCAACATCACAGTAGAACACAAAGTTAATGACCCGGCGCGGGTGGAGGGCTTTCATAGAGTGGGAAGTGAACAAGTTCGCAACATACCCTCCCACATTGAAAATCTTCTAATCCCTGCGGGTAGTTGTAATTCTCTTACATCTATTCTTTATGGCATTGCAAGGTTCCGTCCCGCTTCCCTGAAAAACATTATCTTATTCCGCATCATGGGTAACATAGCAAAGCACCAACGTTGGACAAATGAACGTCTAGACATAATTCGCAAGGTGACTGGGGATGCCCTCCCTCTTCCCTACAATTTCATTGAACATGACTTGATAGATTCGGGCTACACCTCGTATGAAGATCTGAAAGAATTTAACTATGATGGTTTGAAATTCCATCCAAGATATGAAGCGAAAACGTGGTGCTACATGAAAGACCATCTGGACGAGTTTCGTCCGTATCTGAATGACAAGAGTTTATACTGGATAATTGGGAGTAGGCCTCATGCTTAATTTTTATCCCGATGTTTCTCACACAACTATAGGACGTTGGTCTGACCTAAACTACGTGCCCGAAGTTACGGATCTTGAATACGGGATGGACTTCCGTCATCCTCGTTACCGCCGCGAAGTCTTCCTCCGCTTCTACGAATTTCATTGCAAATATCATCTCCACCCTGGCCTGGTCTACCTACTAATGCCATTTCTTTATAAGAAATACAATTGGGATGCGGAGCAACGACTCTGGTTTGCCTACTTAAACGGGCATACACAAAATCCTTTAACCTCTAAGATAATCTTCAATCACTTCCCTGATTTATCTACCCTGGATATTTCTGCTCTCACCACTTGGTTCAATGCTGAATGGAAACGTCTAGCATTTGACATGGACAGGGTTAAAAATAAGAGGAACTTCATCAAAGCTGTGACTGAGTACAAACATCATTGTAAGGATAGTCAGGAAGAATATTTTTCAACTTTCATGGGAACTTCTGATCCTTACCAAAATTTCCGTAAAGCCTGGGAAGAGGTCAGAAAGAACTTTTACAGTTTTGGAAGATTGAGTTCCTTCTCGTATCTAGAGTATCTACGAGCCATGCGTTTTAACATAGATTGTGATCAGCTGTTTCTAGATGATATGAGCGGCAGTAAATCTCATCGTAATGGTTTGGCAAAAGTCTTAGGAAGGGATGACTTGGATTGGCACGATTCAAACACCACTAGGTTTGACGGGAAGTATACTCCCGAGATGCTATCTTGGTTAGAGAAGGAAGCTGCAGAGCTTTTGAAGGAAGCAAAAGAACGTATGAAGGATAAGCCTTACTTCCATGATGTCTCCTACTTCACCTTAGAGAGCACGTTCTGTACCTATAAGAGTTGGTACCGCCCCAACCGTCGTTATCCTAATGTTTATACAGACATGCTATACAACCGTATTAAGAAGGCAGAGTCAGATTGGCCAGAGAATGATTTTTCTGAATTTTGGGACGCCAGAAAAGAAAATCTTCCTGCTCATTTATTATTAGAATTTAATCCCACAGATATTGGGGTGAAAGCAGAAAAACAGAATCACTTTAGAGAAACAGGTTGCCCAGTAATGATGGATGAGTGGGATCCGGTATTCAAAAACAGATACAATGACAGGATTTACGGGAGAGTAAATGACTGATAGGAGCAGGTACAAAATGACAAAACCGGAAATTCCTAATTGTAATTATTCTGTTCATAGAATAAAGAATGTGTTTCGCTCTCTTCTTAAAACCGATTCCGTGGCTTTACTGAATGTTTTGGAATGGTAAAAATGGAAGTAGACCAAGCCTACCTTGTATCGGTGTCAGACCTTCAAACTATATGTAAAGAGCTTTCCACTGGAGATTACCAATATTCTGTTCTAGATAGTTTCACCCAAGATAGTAAGAAGGTCAGGATTAGTTTTAACAACGATAAAGATAACCTCAACTGTATTATCTTTACTTTTCCTATCGTTGCTTACTTAGGGCTTCCGGAGAAACTCACTCCTAATTCACACGTAGAAGATTGTCTAATTGTAGGTCTTCATGTCTACACTTACAAGCAAGAAAGATATAGTTTACACATAGAAGAAGACGAAGAAAATCCCGTAAGATATGATACCGTTTCTGATTGGTTTCAATTCTGGACGCCGTTAGACGCAGTGCTTTACAAGAAGCTCAACGGTCTCAACAACTAAAGCAGCACGCGCTTCAAGGTCCGTGGTCTCACGCGGGACGATTAGAAGACGACTCCCCAAATCATCCGAGAGCTTGAAAAGCAGTCCGCGGATAGCATTGTCCCAGAACTCCAGGCTCACGCTATTGGTGAAGCGGCGATTGTCATTTTCAACGGGGAGAACACCCACCGGGAGATACACGATCAGATCATAATGTGGGAGTTCTTTCAGAAAACAGTTCTTGAAGAAGCGGAACTCGTCGGCACTCATGTGCTCCGGGTACGGGCCACAGACGATGTAGAACCAATTGATGAAATCGATGGGTGATTCGTCGGTGATCCAGTCATTTCCTAAGCGGCGCAGGGCGTCCTGACGACAGAGCCAAACATGGCGTTCAAAATCAACGTGCTCCTGACGCGTCATTCCAGGAAAATATTCTGTGGAAACCGGGTGCCCCTGCTCGGCCATGAGGGTGAAGACCTCACGATGAAGATCCTTGTCCGTTAGAATGGGAAGGTTCAATTTCTTAGCAACGAGTTTGGCAAGGGTTGTCTTCCCCACGGAAGACGTTCCACAGAACGCAATCTTCATGGTCTGATAAGTTCCTGTCCTTCGAGAGCATCTACTAGGATGATGCTCGGAATATCACACCAAATTTGATCGCAAGAATGAGCAGGGATCAGTATCACCCGGTCTGTCGCATCGGAATCCATGCCCACTACTCCAGTCAGGGCGAACATCTTCTGGAGTAACGCGGCGGCGATGGCCGGGGCGTGGGAGGGTTGCTCCATCTCCACCGGGTATGGCTGCTCGATAATCTTGCCATCGCTCTTACGACGGCCCTTGAAAACAAGTATCTGTTTCATGCCTTAATTCGTCCTTTCCGCAACCGCACGGCAGACTTCAATAAACCGATCCTGGGAATAGTTATTTTTCATACGGTTTATATCCTTGTGCACCCACTGAAGATTCTCTTTCTTATAGGAGTCCTCACTCTGTATTCTGTCTAGAGAAGCGGTTTTACCTATTTCAATCTTCCAACCAGTCAAAGCGCAATATCCGCCGCTCTTCTCCCAGAGATTCTGTATCTCTTCTATTAGTACCTCAAACGAAATGCCACGAGCCAATGCTCCTTCTTTGAGAGAATAGAAGTATGATACGGGAATTTCTCTATATCCCTTCCAATTGCCATTATTCTGACCTCGGTGTCGTTTTCCCAGACATTTCAAACACCCCTGACTGTAACCGTAGATGATGTTCTCTTTGTCAACCAAATGGGTTTCTCCACTGGTAGGGGAAAGCTCTAAATTAGCTCACAAGCATTTGCAGAACAGGCCAATTCTTTCGTTGAAGTTGTGTGGTCTTCTTTTTCAAACTCTGGCAAACGACTCCAGTCAATGTCCTTGGGAAATGTTTCTAGAGCTTTCCTGTACTCCTCCTCCGTAAGTTCTTGGAAGGGAGCTTGCCGATAGATGTGCTCGGAATGAGGGAGGAAGCTGATTCCACCAATCTCCGCAAAATTCCTATACACCCAGGCAGCAACATCGACCCACTCATCATCCTGAACATATATGGTGCAAGAGGGATTATGCTCACACCAATTCTGCTTATAAATGAGATAAAGTTCCAACTGTTGAATAGCATTACGTTCCGTGCGTGTAACGGACTTCTCTGGGGATTCAAGAGGGAAATAAAAAACATCTACATCGTTGGGTTTTGTAACATCGGCCTCCCAAGGTATCCCAAGGGTCTTTAACATGGCTCCTAATGGGTCCTTCTTATCATTACGGACGCTTCTCATGATGTAACGGCTCCATCTAGTGTGAATGCCACTGGAACTGTTTACCAGCTGAGAAACCGTTCCTGAAGGCTTAACACAAGTAATGGAAACGGAGGGATTGATACTCAGCTTGTCCGCCCATTCTATGTTTGTGTCAATAGCCATTTGTTTCAATTGACGAAGTACTTTGCCCAAGACTTCTGGTTCCTTCAACGACGAGAGTGTTGGGTGGTCCATGATACCAGTAAGAGACACTCCAAGAAGCCGTTCTTCCTCGGCATTCTTCTGCCAAGCCTTACGGAGATAACGAAATTCTGTCAGAGTGGACTGAAGTGTTCCTAAAATAGTTGCTAGACGAATCTTATTCTTAAGAGAGTCTAGGGTATCCTCAGTGCGAACGACAACCTCGGTTAAATTACAGAATCCCATAGGACGAAGAATAATTTCACCGCAAGGATTTGTTCCGAATTCCACATTCTCCCATTTACGACGACCTGTTCTCTTAGCTTGATTTTGGGCTCCAACACGGCTAAACATACCACGTTCACCAGATTTAGATTCAATGAGAGTGCCAAATTCACGGAAGAATATTACAGGCTCGGGACGACCCTCTGTATAAGCTATGGAATTATTTGCTAAAGCACGTTGTCCATCTTCTATCCACCATTGACCGTTTTTGGCGTTACGCATACGGTCATCCGATAAGTTAGAAAGGCTAATCATAGCCGAACGACGAACACCCCCACTTACCACAACATCAGCTATCTTACACATCAAGTCATGACATTCAAGTGAATTTAGTTTTCTTCCCGCTGCTTTCTTGAATACAGACACAGTGAATTTAAAAAGATTATCTAGAGGAGCAGGTCCTGATGCCCTACCACCAAAAGTTTTTAAAGGGGCACCCGCTTCACGAACTAAACTTAGATCCCAAGAAGGAATCAATCCTACATAAAGAAGCTGGATGAGTTCTTTAAAACCAGAAGCCCAACCAATCTTAGAATCTTTTATCTTGATGACTGTGTTAGTGGTAAAGAATTCTTCTGCAATCGTGGGCATCTTGTTTACATATTGACGCTCAACGGAGAATCCTACCCCAGTTCCACACATACTAATGTACATTGCTTCATCAAAGGCGCGAGGATCATCAATAGCTATGTAGGAACAGTTATATCCAGCTACATTGTCCTTCTCTAGAGCTTCACCAGCTGTCATCATAGCCCGCATACTAGGCATGACTTTGAGACTTAGAATAGCTTCTTTAAGTTCTGCTAAAACATCTATTCTCTCAGCTTTTGGTATACGAGGGGCAAAAAATTTCAAGTAGCGATCAATTGTCTCCTCCCATTCTTCTCTACGTTTCTTCTCGGGTAACCATCTCGCATAACGTGATTTATGAATATAGGATTGATATGGAGACAACTTCTGCGTACTACTCATAGACAAACCTTCCCCTTTTGATTATTGTGTAGTGTTTAATTGTCGTTGGATTTTTGCGCTTACAAAAGTCCTAACGGTATGATACAGAAATTTCCCGAACAGTTCAAAAGCGAAAATTTCTTATTTCTTTTTAACCCTTTGTATACAAACACGTTAAAGAAATCATAGTAAGAAAAGGATCTAAATCATAGGTTTTTCATTCCTCGCTTATTAATACTAAATTTTTCCTATTTTGAAATACAAGAACAATCTTCAAACACCTTTGGTTTACCGGGGAAGGGTTCCTTCCAAGTTCCTCCTTCACCAGAGCAAACTTCACATTTTGGGTTAGGTTTTACCTTATTTTTAGAAACTGGGGGTTTCCAGTCATAGGGAATTGCGGCGGCCATCTTAGGGAAATTTCTAATGAAAAAATTGGCGTCAGAAATTCTCCTATCACGCCAGAAAGGATTTTGAGAATAATTCCAATGGTAATTCACTACAAATTTAACTTCTTCAGTAGAAAACCCAGGAACTTCTACTTCATACGGATTGAAACCAATTTTATTAGAACGGACAGGTTTTATAGATGGGTTCTTACATTCTTCGTTAAAACACTTTGAACGGAGTCCATGATCACAATACCTAGAATCAACATTAGCATCTAGAGAATTATCTATACTATACTCTTCTTTATTTAAACCTAAACCTAAACCTAAACCTTCAGGTTTCTCAGGTTCTTCTCGGGTTTCTCTCGGGTTATTCCTAGGTTTCCCTTCGGGTTCTTCTTGAGTTTTTCTTGGACGACCACCTAATTGACCATTATTACGAGAAGCACTCACTCTCTGAGGAGAATTATCTATCTTCTTCATGGCGATGTTCAGTTGAGAAACAAAAGTATCTTGCTCCACTTTGTTAAAAATACGCCCACTTTCATCCGTTAAAAATTTTGACATAACTCGTGTAGAGACTTCATCACAATGAGCTTTTTTGGCTAGCCATTTTGGATCATTAGGTAGAGTACAGTTCTTTCCTAGTTTCCATGCCCAGAACAAAAGCAGACAATACTGACCTACCTCCGAATCAGTCATCATATCTACATCTTCAGAATCTAGAAAGGATTGAACATTCAGCTTCATCCATACCAGTGTAGTCGTTGTTTTATCTTCAGCCATTATAACTCGTCCGCATAATTGAATAGATCCTTAGGAACGTTTTCAGCATTTACTTCTCCCATTGCTGCCTGTTCTTGTTGTTTTCTTACAATGGATCCCCGTTCTCCAACTAAGAAGTTGCTTAAATTTACTTTACATAGAGTAATAGGAACTTGAAGTCCCTCACGGGCCTTTAAACCAAATACTACCATTTCACCATCTAGCTTCATAGCATCATCACTATGAACTCCTAAAATAAGATCCATGTCGTAGTTAATCTGAGACAATCCTCTAATCCCAGTCAAACCAAAGGGTTGTTCTGGGTTTTCATGATTGAATTCTCCAGCCCCTTCTGCGGCGGCTTTATTAATAGGAAGAGGAGTAACCACAACAATTCCCCTGTTGTTGTCAAAGGTTCTAGACATAGTTGCGGCAGATTTGATTAGCTTTTTATACTCTGCTTCAGCAAACCTAGCATCACCAGGAAGATCAAGATGTTCAAGATAGTCAATGACAATGGCATGATATTTTAGACGCCCATGATTCATCTTAGCATGAGAATTGATCTCATCCCAAGTACGAAATCCTTGAACATCTAAGTGACCCTTCAATCCACCGCGATCTTCAGCATCTTCACGGATCATCCTAAAGTGATCCCAGTCTTCGGAAGAAATAGGAATAGGAGCTTTTTTACCCATACGCCAATAATTGAATGGGGGTAGTTTGAAGTGTTCGCGGTAGTATTCCGAATGTAAAAAAGTAATCTTTGTCCATATATTCTCAGGACTATGTTCTAGAGAATTATAAAGAATATTCTTTCCAGCCCTTAACCAGTTGTACACCAAGGTGTTCAAGAGCATTGTTTTACCATGACCCGACTGACCCGCAATTCCTACATAAGAAAGTTGACCAAATCCTAAAATTACATTGTTGTCAATAGAAGGAAAACCTGTTTCTAAGGTGTTTTCTTCAGCATCTTCTTTGAAATTCTTAGCCACATAGTTGTAAACGGCTAAGGTGTTGTCTTCTAACAACCCCGCCGCTCGGGGACCTTCATCAGGAAGATCTAGAGTCCAACGCTTATGAAGCCAGTTTTTTACAAAATCAACTGTCTTTCCTTCTACATTTGCGGCAGCTTTTTGGTAATTTGTTATGTGAAATATGTTACGGACGTGTTTTACAAAGGCATCTACAAGGTACTCAATATCTTGGGAAGAATTTTCATCTGTAAGACTACTGATTTTGTCAAGGGTAACAAGGGAACCCTCTGAAAGTTGTTCGGTGCTTATAAAATCTCTAAAAGCCTTTATGTCGGGAGGAGTCTTAGAAAACTTTTCTGTGTAGACAAGGAACAGCTTCATTAAATCAAAGTCATTACCTCCTTTAGAGGCATCAAATATTTCAGAAGCCCATTTTAGGTTCTTCTTGTGTTTGATTACATCTTGGTAGTGGTCTACTCTACACAATTCTTTGATTAAGGAGAGAAGCTCTAGTGGAAATGCGTCAGTCATTGTATGACTCTAATACTCCTAAGCGAAGATATATCCGGTATTGAAATTACAGAGAGGAACTCCACATCCCCTAAACATGATAGAAGTTAAGCTACTCCATTATACATTTCAGTTCCGACGATTATCCTGGAAGGAAGAATTTGCTCTTAAATTCGGCAAAGAAGATCCTCGTCGGGTTACTTTAGCAGCCTCTTTGGATAATGTGAGTGGGATGAAAATCTCATCCTTCTCCGATGCTTTGAAGATCCTAAAGAGCATTCCTACAGCCGTGTTAGAGCGTGCATATATTATATACCGCTACAAACTGCCAAAGTCAAAAATCTTTTCCACTACATACCTGTATAAAGCTCCTGACCCCTTGACTCACAATAAGAAAGTGTTTGAAGATGAAGAACAAAAAGAAGAAGTTATCGATGTTATACACAGACAGATGGAGTCTACTTTCGGTAGGAAGGAATTACAAGAACAACAGAATTTGGAAAAAGAGATATTGGATAAGTCCAACAAACGCGGAGCAGTTGTAAAGGGTGAATCCAATGAATAAGGGATACTCTGGAATAGAGATTATGCGCCGCATTAATTCGGGGGAGTTGAAGAAACTTCCCTCTGAATATGTGGAAACTGTTAGATTCCAAATATCCGAAGCCATCAGTGAATTACTAGAGACTGGTGCTCGTATACGCCCCCTAATCTTAGAAGGTAAAAGGATGGGATGGGTTAGAGGAGTTCATCTTTCTGAACGTAAAATTTTACAGCGCTGGAGTATAAATTTAGAGGAATTCATAAATAACATGATTCGTACAGGAACAACCTTGCCTCCTGATTATGTGGATTCTCTATCCGGTAATGAAATTCATAGTATTATTCGGTTGTTAAAGGAAATGTCTGACTATGATTTCAGCCTATTCTCCTATCTTTTTGCCTTCTCTACTTCCTCAGATTCTAATCGTCTATGGGTTAGTCGGGGGACACAGATAGCAGGATTTGAGAATCGTGAAGTCACCCTACCAGATAATTCTAAGATGAAGATTTTAGTTGCTTCTGACCATGCTCGTTTCTGGGCAACTATGTGTAAACAACATGAAAACAATGTTGTGAAAATAGAGAATAATTTGAACGCAGCTTTGATTATCCGACCTTGGGTTGGAAAGAATGCTGATGGACTAACCTCAGAACTTAATAATATAGCTAAGTCTTTAAAATTTGATAACATAGAGCCTTGGGAAGATGTCATTAGGTTAGATCGTACTGTAGATGTTAATGACGGGTGGGCACATGCGGATGACTCTTTAGAAGGATTACAACGTGAATTGAAGGGTATGATGTCTAATGATCGCCATGAGAGACTTATTGAAACATTTGAAAAGCAACAGAGGGATCAAGCTGATTCTTACAAGAACAAGTACGATACTCTTGTAAAGAAGCGCGGCGGTCCAGGTATAGTTGAAGAGAAGATAGAAATACTCACCGATAAGGAAGTGAGAGAACGGGGTGATAAGTTAAAGAAAGGAAAGATAGTCCCCGTTCCTAGAGATCAGGACGATAAACCCGAAAATCCTCAGGAACGCATCAAGAAATATAAATAGTTATAACAAAGATGGCAAGAGTTGCCACAACAACAACAGTTACAGTCGAAGGAATTTTTAGGATATCGAAAATTAAATACAATACAACTGCAAACACAAGGAAAATACCCATTACAATCACAAACCAAAACCATGCTGGAGATACGAGGTAGAGTCCAAAACCTGCTCCAGTAAAAACTAGTAGAAAAGCTATGATGTTGAGAGGTTTTGACAACATAGACAAGAACATCAAAAATAGAAGGATAACAATAGTTTTTGCGGGAGAGAAATGAAAGAAGTGTACAAAGGGAGATTTGGGGTCAAAGAAACCCATCATGGAAAGACCTATAATAAACACACCAGGCCAGCTACCAAAAATAGCCTTCCAAAAAGAATATTCCGCGTAAGCCTCCAAAACTTCTAGCTTTCCGCTGTTGCGGTCTACCAAGTCGTTGGCCCTACCGTAGAACCTTTCTTCCTCATTGAAGGTGTTTTGGTCTCTCATGTAGTTATTCTACTAGATGAGATGAAAAAAGGTTAATGATTAGATTGAGTAATAGAATTAATCTTCAGATATACGTGGTTACAGTAAGAGGGAGATAACATGATTGAAGGAGATAACATGGAACTACTACAAGAAAAACAGGATCAAGGTATTCCTGAATCTATAGATGATATTATTTCTGGTCTAAAAGGATTTGGATTAGAAGATTGTGAAGAGATTCTTACTATAAAGGCAAGTGGTAGGGAACATGTTCTTCGTATTAGTAATATTCCTTCGGAAGACGAGATGATGTCTCTTCTTGCGGTTGAAGATTCTAAGGGATATGCTTGGGTTCAGAGAGTTAAGATAGAAATTTTATCCCGTGCTCTTTCTTATATCGATGGGATAAAGATTAGAGACTTGAGTCCTGCTCAAAGAATGGTAAAGGATCCCACCGATAAGTCTTCGGTAAAGAAAGATATACAAGTTGTTCTGCGTAATATTCTTTCCGGTTGGGGTCAAGAAATCACTAACATTCTTTGGAAAGTATTGATGGTTCATAGCCAGAAAATTGAAGATCGTTTGATTGCCTCGTTCCCAGAATCATCTGTAATGACGGATGTAGAACGTCGGTTTTTTGACCAGGCTATGAAAGAGATTGAAGAGGTAAACAAAGCGGTGATAGCAGAAGAAGTTACTAATCTGTTCAAGGTAGATGGGGAAGAAGTAGTTAAACAAGTAGAAAAAGATTTAAACGAAAAGAGTTAATAAATGGGTATTCCTCCAGGCGGACCTCCAGGCGGGGGAGAAGGTGAAGGCAATCCGGGGCAATTCGGAACTGCTGACTTCTCAGAATCACGTTCACAAACTCCTGCTAATCCAGGGTCTACAATGGACCCTCATGTATATCAACAGTTAAACGACAAACTGTCTTCAATGTCCGACAAGATGGCTTCCCTTGTAGGTAGCACCAGTCAATTAGCAGATATTTTAAAAGAAGCTCTAAAACCTTTAGAAGAGTTAGGAAGAGGGGCAGAAACCTTAGATACAGAATTAAAGAAAATAGTGAATCAGTCGGACGATGTCAAAGATCGTTTTAAGATTCTTCTAGATCTCTACAAGAAAAACAGCGTTTATCAAACTAAAAGTGCTAAAGACTTTGAGAGTATGAAAAATACTCTTGAAAAGATGAAAAAGCAGGCTCAGGATATTACAAAGAGTGGATTTATGTCTTCCACTACTCAGCGTGCTTTAAGTCAATATGTGGGAATGCTAGACCGTGAAATAACAGACCTAACAGGTACGATGAAAAAGTTAGGGAAATCTTCAAAAGATGCCCTCGACCCCACAACTGCAGAACGTTATGAGAGAGGCATTTTAAACATAAATCGTAGTATGATGGACCTTTTGAATAACACAAAAAAGTTGGGGCAAACTCAAAGAGCAATAAATAACATCCGTGAAGGATTGAAGGCCACAGGAACGGGGTTCCAACTCCCTATTATTGGAGAAAAATATAAAAGATATGGTCAAGCCGCAGCCTACATTCGTGAAGCAAAAGAAGCTAGAGTAGCAGGTAATGAAGAAGCCTTTAGACGTAACCGAGCTTCTGCTTTGGAACGTATGCAGACGATGGGAATTAGTTCTAGAGAAGCCGCAGGAGGTATGGCACGCCAAGCGGGTGGTGGCGGAGGGATTGCAGGACTTCTAGATAAATTTGTAGGAGGTCGTGTAAAGGCTGCACAAGAAGCGGGGGGAACTGGTGGCGTAGCTGGGGGTTTTGTCAAAGCAGGAGGAGGAAGTTTTGTAGGAGGATTGGGTTCTAAACTCGGGGGACTTATGGAAGGAGGAGCAGCGGGGGGAACTGGTGGCGTAGCTGGGGGTTTTGTCAAAGCAGGAGGAGGAAGTTTTGTAGGAGGATTGGGTTCTAAACTCGGGGGACTTATGGAAGGAGGAGCAGCGGGTGTAGGAGGATTGGGTTCTAAACTCGGGGGACTTATGGAAGGAGGAGCAGCGGGTGTAGGAGGATTGGGTTCTAAACTCGGGGGACTTATGGAAGGAGGAGCAGCGGGTGTAGGAGAAGCCATTGGAGGTGCGGCAATTCCTTTGGCTATTCTAGAAATGATAAGAGAAACCTTTGACAAGGTTCAAGAACAAAACAAAAAATATGAAGCAGGATTAGGAGCCGGAGGAATTATTTCAGCAGGTAGAGGTTCTTTTGCTGGAGTAAGAGAAGCTTTAACTCCTACAGAGGCAGGGGCGGCTAAATCCATTGGAGCATTTTCAACCGAAAGAAATTTGAAAATCGCCCAGGCTATGGTAGAGAGTGGGCTTAGTGTGTCAGATCTTGCTAAGGGTGGAGAGATGAAGGGGGGATTTACTCAGGGGATAACCGGAGAATTTCAAAGGACTGCTTATGGGGCAGGTCGTGTAGCTGGATTTAGTGATGTTGATACGGTTAAAACCACCATAAAACTCTTACAACAGTATCGCCAATCCATATCCGCTTCAGGAGACTTTTTCCTAAATGTTGATAAAGCTGCTAAGGCAGCTGGGATGAGCACTACAAAGTATGTATCTTTACTTGACGATATTACTTCGGGGTTTGGCCGTCTGAATAAATCTTTTAATGAATCTATGAACGCTATGCAATTATTAGGAAGAACAGGCGCTAATTCATCCGAAGATATTAAGACTTATGTTGAGTCCTTAACTGGGGTAAAACAACAATTAGATCTTCCTACTAGAGCTTACTTGATGACAGATATGAGTCCTGAACGTAAGAAAGAAATGATGAATGAGCGCGAATTTTCGGTGAAACTTCAGAAGAAGGCCGTAGAAAAAGCCCTTACAACTCATGGAATAAGTACTCGTGGAATTGAAGGACTTATTAATCCTGAACAACTTGATGCCTGGATGTCAGAACATGTACTCAACAAGGGTTTGGATCCCAAAGTTGTACAAGATATATCCCAGCCCATGAAGCAACTATCAAAGGGACTTGTTAAGAGAAAAGGAATGGCGGACTGGATGTCCGGCAAGCTGTCTTCCGTAGGATATGCTCAATTTACCCAAGCCACTGGGTCGGATATGCAGGATACCATCCAGACTATGGGATCTGCCCTGGACAAAATAAATGAAGCTCTGAGAGGAAGTGGGGAATTAAAGGAATCAGAAACTTTTATACAACTTGCCCGTAGAGAACCTTCAATAGCATATGGAAGTCTTTTAGCTCATAAAATGGCCGAAAAACTGGGGGTAAACGATCAACAAGGGTTAGAAACTTATGTGGGAAGTATTGGAGAAGCGGGTAAATCAGTAGCCCAAGCAGTAGGACAAGGAACTTTAGGAGATTCTGCCGCTGCAAAAGTCTATGACATGGTTTCTGAAAAATTGGGATTAAAGAAAGTAACTTCAGAGAGAGAAAAACAGATAGAAATACAAAAAGCACAAAAAGAGCAACCAGGAAAACTGAGCACTGCGCTTACGGACGCTATAGCGGAACACACTGAAAGTCTTGGTAATGTGATGACTATGTATTCAATGCTTCCTTCTGCAAATGAAAAAACAGACGCACAAAAAGCAGCAGAAAATATAGAATTGAATACTCGTACCACCTCGGACATGCTTAAGAATCTTGTGGACGCTTTTTTTAGAAGACTAGTTCCCGCCGCAGAAATGACTGCTTCAGGAATAAATATGCTGGTTAAATTTGCTACTGATCCTCTATCAGCTAAAAAAAAGGAAATGGCTAAGTGGGGAGAGGGGTCAGCAATTGATATTTCTGGTGGGGACGTAGGTAGAAGAGTAGAAGAGTATCTAGCTTACAAGGATAACAAAAATTTTGAAGAAGCCTATAAGAAGGGTATCCTAGAGAATACAATGTCTGTAGAAAGTATGTTAAAAAACTTAAGAGCGACAAAAGAAGGAAACGGATATGCCATAACTGGGGATAAAAAAGATAGCATGATAAATATTCTTAAAACCCCTGGAATTGAAGGTGTAGCAGGAACGTTGAGTAAAGACAAAGAAGGAAATCAAATTTTCTACATTAACACAACAAATGTTCATGGTCCAGCCACTACTTCACAGCAGGATCCATCTGCCATTCCTCCTAATAAATCTCTTCGTGTTCGTCATACGCCAGCAAAACCTTCTGTTGTGAGTAAACCCTAATGCCGATAGACAAAAATTCACCAGAGGTTCTTGATAATTCGGTAATTCCTTATAAAGGATCGCAATTGAACTCGGTGACTCATGTGTTACCGGGTCTTGATGAAACTCCCTGGTACAATAACCCCCAGGAAATATCGGGAATTACTGGGGTTAGAAATAGTTACAACAACAAAATTTCTTCTCACATAAGGGGGTACCCTGTTACATTTGAGATTATAACCGATAGAAATACTCAAGCTAGACTTAGCGATAAAAACAATAAACCAATAAGCGTGAAATTAAATGCTTCTATGAAGTCTTACCACGTACAGTCTAGTCATATCGTTAACAAAGCCCCCTCCCGAACAGGAGTTCACTTAACTTTTTGGGGTATGAACGCTGACATGCTAAGTGGTGAATGTTCCACAGGTTTGTTCATGAACCAGTATGGAATAACCAATTTCTTAAACATAGCGAATGCTGATGATAGTGTAAAAGAAGTTATTGCAGCAGCTATCTATCCTAATTCTAGTACCCCAGCATCTGTTCTGGTTCAAACCGACGCAGTAAGTGTTGGTCCTGACGATCTTCGCATAGCAGCTCAAGATGCGTTTGTGGAGTTCTTATCTCTATTCAAGAACAACGGAGTCACTTGGTATCACCCTTCAGGTGTCACCGACACTGCTCCGGATCAGGCTTCCACACCTGCTAGTTCAAACTATGAGAGTACTTTTTCTTCTAAATCGGGGATAAACACATATGAAATGAAGGCTAGAAATAATGACGTTTACACTAGAGGATATGTGGTTATGAACTTCCGTTCTTCTAGTTACCTGGGATTTTTTAAATCACTATCCTGGTCCATGGATGCAGATAACCCCTTTCGTTGGACATTTTCTTTTGTTTTTCAGGTGGAACGTACCTTAACACTGCTTTACTATCCTCAGATAGTGGGTTAACATGAGCGATCAGAACAACATAAGTGACTTACAGGTAAAGAATCCCGGAGTTAATACTTCTGTGGTACCACTTCCTATACGAGGAGAAAAGAGAATTATTCCCTCTCCAATATCTGGAAAGGACACTTCTGGATTTAACATAGAGGCAGCTGTAGGCACTGTTGTAGACTATGTCACAATACGGATTCTTAACCGAGGATTAACAACTTCTGGAGAAGCAGATTCTACACAACCTTTAGTTTACCGATTTCTTATAAATCCTAAGACAGTAAACATATCTCATTCCACTCTAGATTCTCAGACTCTTACTCGTGGAGGTTGGCAATTCGGTTTGTGGGGAGAAGATTTAGTTAGGATTTCTATGAATGGTTCCACAGCGGGGCAGTATTTTTCAGGGGGAGTGACCGATCAATATGCTGAATATTCTAAATCTTACCGCAATCTAGCTCAGTTACAGATAGTTTTTGAAAACAATGGTTATTGGTTTGAAGGAGAAGAATTAGGAGAAGGTCCATTAGCAGCTAGTGCTACCCGGCGTCGTATAAAGATGCATAATGATGTAGAGTTAACAGTAGGGGATTTTATTTGGTATGGTTGCTTTGATAGTTTACAGGTTAGTCAGGACGCAGAGAATCCCTTCCTTGCTAGATTTTCTATAGAGTTTACCGCTTGGAAAGAACGTTTCCGTAAAACGTCTCCCTACTGGAACAACATAGAAAACAATGTTCAACGCGGGCATTCTTACAGTGTGTACGGTCGGTTAGCGGCAGCTGCTGCCGAAGCGGCTAAATTGTCAAACACAGATAACTTGCCACTTACTCCAAGAACACCTTCTGTTTCTCTTGTTCCTGTCCCTCCTGCGGCAGCTGCTGCCGAAGCGGCTAAATTGTCAAACACAGATAACTTGCCACTTACTCCAAGAACACCTTCTGTTTCTCTTGTTCCTGTCCCTCCTGCGGTAGCTAGTGAACAGAGTTCTACATCCAATACTAGTTTGACTTCTGGAACATCTACTTCAGCTGCTCCGGCAGCAATCCTAAGTGGTTCGGTGGGTGTGTAATGGGAATGATACGAAATGTATCGCAGTCTGCTCAAGAACGTGAGATTGTTAAAACATCCCCAGATATTGTTGTGTATTTTAACGGTCTTCCTTATCTAATAAATCCCTTCTTAGCTACCTCAGAAAATGATCCAGTATCTCTAGTGAACTTCAATGACCATGTTACGGGGTTCAATTCTTCTTACGCTGTAGATAACTGGGTTCCTGGAGCTACTGTTTCCATTTCAGTCCCCAACCATCTCAAATATCTGTATCAAGTGCCGGGTGGAACAAATCTAATTAAGTCTATGATGGAAGTACAGGTTTATGCTAAGGGATACTACCTAGCCAACAATGGTAATACTTTGTATCGTAGAGTATTTAAAGGTCTTGTATCCCATATAAGTCATCAGGATGATGGAAAGTCTCTAGAAATTTCTGTACAATGTATGGGAGTTTTACAGTTCTTAGAGAAGATGCAGATAGAACTCCATCCTACTATTCAAACAAATTCAATAATGGCAACTACTCCATTAACTACAACACATTCTAACCTAAATCCTTATCAACAAGCAGCAGCAGTGTTCTTGACTTCTATCTATACTGATGGATTTCAAACAGACACCGTAGCAGGAGCGAGTACAGCGGGAGGTTCGGGAGGAACATACACTCAAGAAACCAATAGCCCCTATTTTGATGCCATAAAAGAGGGATACATAGCAAGATGGCAAGCTATATCCCAGAGCTTGGGTCAAGACGTTCATATATATGGGCTTACAGAAAAAGAAGTCAATGATACCATAATAGCAATAAACGCCACGACTAAACCTGGACTTAAAGGAACTCAAGCTAGGAATCTTCAGGCTGTAAGAAACATGCGTCAAGGAGTGCAGACTGAATCGGATTCTATTTCTAATGTTAACTATGATGCCATCCGTAAATACACGCCAGAAATGTCGGTGGCTGCGATTCAACTTGTTAACGGAAATTTCGTTAATCGTTTAGATCGTCTTCGTTCTGTAGTTAGCACAATTTTATTTGAAGGATACCAGGACATTGATGGTCAGATTATAATAAAACCACCTATGTATAATTTGGATGTCACTAATCTGGGAAGTGAGAGTAGTAATGCTTCCAAAAAGTTTGCTTCTACTCCTAGCACAGATATAAACACTCACAACAACCCTTTTATCATAAATTTATCAGAAATTAGAAGTGAACATGAAACAGAAGATCAAGCGGCGGTAAGAGCGACTCGTGTAGTTCTGCAAGGAACTCTTAGTGTAAAGTTTCAAGTAGATACAAATAGTTCTCTGTTGGCTTCTGCGGAGTATGTTGATTTACCAAAATTAGCTCAATTTGGACTTAGAGAATCTCCAATGCAACAACGTCACTGGTTACAAGATAGTGATCACGAAGCAATTTTTGCTCACGCAGTTATGGATCTTACTCGTGCTAATAGGGGATACAGGACTTACGCTGTTACTATTCCTATGCGCCCAGAGATAAGACTAGGATTTCCATGTTTCATACCTCATAAAGACATGTATGGTTACATCAACAATATTTCTCTGAACTATCAAATAGGTGGAGAAGCTACCATGACAATTACCATGGATACTCTCCGTAAACGTCCTATGTTTCCTCGTAGTACAGAAAACAAAGAGGGAACGAATAATGAGAGAATAGTATACACCACTCAACCCAATCTAGTACATAAATGGACTACCTTTTTAACCCCAAAAGAAGCAGCACCCAACACTACACTAGCTACTAGTAGAGTACAAAATGTTGATGGTTCGTTAATAGGACAGGCAAGTTCAATAACAAAAGATGCCAAAGATACTACTTCTGATGATGATATAAAAGTCATAAACTATAGGCAGTCGGCTTTGGGTCTTCATATGTCACCTCACCCAGATACCAAGACGTCTAATTGGAATATACAGGAAGACTCTGATAAGGTGTTTTCCAATCCTAGAATTGTTGATTCTAGTTACTACCACGCTCTTCAAGACCCTGGAACCCTGCCGTTTACTGATGGTAAAGGGTATGAAGTCGTGGCTCCCTTTCCTTGGGGACGATACACGGATTTAAAGACAGCACTCTGGGAATTTACCCAAGAAGGGTACATAATCGCTTCGGCAGAAGATAATGAAAGTTCTCAAATTATTAAAGGTACCGATGTTTTCTTATTTGCGGGTCTAGAAACTCCTAGTTCTTCAGGTTCTACAGCGGCTTCCGATCTCACAAACACTTTGAATAGCATCAAGAGTGGGTCTGCAAGCCCTAACAATAAAACCATAATAGAACTTTCTTACGAAAATTCACTGACCCAGAAACCTCAACCTGACAATATTCAAAAGTTAGATACCCAACTTATACAAAAGACTGATTCTTCTGAAAAGGCAAAAATATCCGTATTTTTAAGTGGGTCTCCTAGCGCTTCTAAGACATCTGTACAGGATGCCTTAGCACTAAAAAACATTCCGACCCTTACAGAAACAGGTGAATCTCTATAATGATAAACGATAACTCACATGGTTATCTTCCTGCCCCGGATGATTTTTCTCGTTTAGACGATAAATATCAACCGTTTCTGGCCCATATTCTGTCTGTAGACTATGAACGGAAAGTATGTACGATACAGGATGACAGAAATCAGATGGTATTTTCTGAAGTAAGAATCCTGCCAGCTAGTTATTCATCCGTAACCGCTACTGATGTTAACATGCCCGAAGAGGGAGCAGCTTGTTTGGCTTTAAAGATCGCTTACAATAACGGATTTGCCGAAGTAGCCATTGTATCTTACCTTGTAGATAATACTGTAAATGGAATTGATGCTATCGCACATAGAACTATTGAAGGTATTCCCGGCTGGAGAGAACGCACTCGCGGGACTTATCGTAAAACATACCCTGGTCAACATACCACGGTTCTCACCGGGGGATATTCTCAGAAGACAGATGAAGGGTGGGATCACCTAGCTTCGGATTTTAGCCGGGATAAACTAGATGTAAACTCCCGTACTCATACAGAAACCACTTCTCGTCAAGTCCGTTACACCGATGCTGGCTTAGAATTTTCTGGACCTGTCAATCGCCCTGGAGCGGTAGGTATACACCCTTCTATACTCCCCGATGGTTCTAAGCAATACATAGTTCATCTTTTTGATACCATACTTTCTCACCGCTATTTAGAAGGAGTGGGTACTTCTGACATAATTGCTTTCTCTGAAAAGACAGAAAAGATTCAAGAATTTGCTTTAGATTATGCGGTTCCCCAAGAAATCTTACAAGACAAGTTGTTAGATACTATCTTAGGAACCACTCGACCTCCAGCAGAAAGAACGAAAGTTAATCTCAGTGCCGATGGGAAAATCTATGTAGATGACGAAACTTTTTTAGTTTCTCAAGATTCCGATCATCCTTACAGCCGAGATACAAAAGCAGTTGGGCCTATTACGGGTGAAGGAACCACACCTCGTCGTCGCGGTTGGATTATCGAAAAGACAGAAGGTACTCTCGTAGGACACAACCAATTTGACCAGACTACCTATGGTTTGGTTCTAAAACCTGTGGTTTTCCCCTACACAAGATTAGGACGTTTTGGTGCTGACGTAGAGTCTTCCTATATTCCGGTACAAAATGACCCTTTTAAAGTTGAAGCGCAAGTAGCAGCTTCCACATTTTCATTTAAATTTCCTTCCGAACACAATACCACTCGTTTTGACATCACCAAAGAAGGTTTTTCTACTTTTGAGATAGGTAGCACTCTTCCTTATGAAAAGAATCCTTTCAATCTGGGCACTCCTTATGAGCATCCTCATGGAGCGGGGCGATCTTTAGAAGGAAATTTAACGGGGTCTCTAAAGCTCGTGGTGGGTAAGAATCGTGACGAAGAAGAATCCATTGACCTCACCGCTTTAGGTCAAACAGTGATGCGCTTGGGTTCGGATGACACTTCTCTTCCCAATGACCGTCATGAAACTCTTTATCAAGAACGTGGACAGTCTGACAAGGTGGTTTCACGTTCTCTTCAATATTGGTCAAAATCTAATCTGTCTCCTGGTGATGCTATAGATCTTGAGAATAAGAAGGGAGCCGAGAATATCTCTCTTCGGGCTGCTTTAGATGGAGGAGCCGTTATTCGTTTTGGTGCCCGTCATCCTAACTCAAAACGTCGTCATTTAGTAAATGGTTACAAAGATGCTAAGGGGCAACATCCTTATTCCATATCTGATCCTAGTCGTAAAGATTCTAAAACAGCAGGCCGTCCAACCTATGGATCGGGTGATTCAACTTATGCTTTTCATGATCTGACTCAGGCAGGTAAACCAAAACTTAACATGTTCCCTTATAATTGGTCTGGTATGCCTGTAGCTAATATGGATCAACAGGGGTTGTCTATAGATTTTCATACTGTTAGAGATGTTCTTCTAAGAATAGGTGCTGATGAGGTTAATAATCAGTCATTACTTTTGGATTTAGCTGGGGGAATTGTAGCCTGGATTGGAAAAGATTCTACTCAAGGTCGTTCTATAACAGCCACCCTTGATGGTGGAGTTGAGATGGTCATCGGGCATAACAACCAGAAGAAGGGACTTCGTTTAGAAATTAATGGAGACGTTGACTGGACAGTGAAGGGGAACGTACATTGGAATATAACTGGAGATTTTATTTTAGAAGACGCCGCTTTTCGCCATGATTCCAAAACTGATAACATTACTACAGCACAAAAGTTTATTCGTAAAGGGTTAGCTAGAATAACAGATGAGTCAACTGACATTTGTCATAATGAGGGATTATATTTTTCCGATGAGAACACTTAAGAAAATTAGACAAGGAGTTTACATCATAACTTCTCAGGTAGATGAGAAGATCTATGTAGGTAGTTCTTATGATTGTTTAACTCGTTGGAAAGCCCATCTTTCTGATGATCAGGCTCATTCAGCTGCTGTAAAGACTTATACACTATTGAGTTCTCAGAATGAACGTATAACTGTTGTGAATCTTAAACAATTTTGTAGGGAAAGAAAATTTCATTATCCACGTATGTGCGGAGCAGCAAATGGAGAGCAGCCCTATAAAGGCTGGACAAAGGGTTAATGCCAAACGGACCTAACGACCCAAACATCATTGATAAGGCTATTGTAGAGATAAACAAACTCTGGCCTATTCAACAAAAAGGTAAGGCTAAACGCTTAACTATTGCCGGACCCCCTTCTATTGAAAAGAAGTGGCACAAAGCGTTAGAACAGGGTCGCCGCTTAGAGTCATCCATAACGGATGCTACTTTTGCCATAAAGGCCAAAAAAGAAGAAATTTTAAACAGCATCTTAACTTATATGGATTTAAATACCCTAGCTGTGGATGGGCAATTTCCTGATAAACCTAGAGCATTTAAGTATGCTGCTAATTCTATTCACTTTATACAAAAAGTTCATAAGTATGTTCAGAGTATAAGTGAACTCCAAGCAGCCATAATAAAAAACATTGGAATGTTGCAAAGCATAGAGCAAAATATGCTACAAATGATACAATCTAATATAAATGCTCTAGCAAATTTAATTGGAGAAGTGTGCAACTGGGGGTTGCCTGATCTCCCAGCTATTCCTAATCTATTCAGTGACAGTATCTGGAATTGGAATGGATTTAATTTCTTTCCTACAGGATCTTTTAAACCTCATTTGTCATTTGATAAGAATTTTGCGTTTGGACAATGTCAAATTCGCATCCCAAATTTGAATATATTTCGTAATTATCCTTCTCAAGTACCTGGTAATCAATTCAGCTACGGAACAGCCATATTTAATCCACCGTTGGGAGGAATTATTGGGGATGCTAGTCAGTACACTTTTCCCACTTACATAGCAACAATGCAGGCCACTACACTACAGCCTGTTTATGATCCTCTCACATTCAATCCTAATTCTTCTATGATTGGAAGTCTGCCTGACCCGGCTACCATTATATCCGCTTACCAACTTCCTCCTGCTACTTATCGGGATAATATAATCTCACTTAATCCTAGTCTTCTTCCTATAGTTATCGTACCAGGAGATCCCGATTACAACACTACTCCTGACCTTAGTCGTTCTTTGACTCTTAGACAATATTTGATTCGTTTTGTGAATCTGGATAAGATAGTAATTTCTAATTTTGATCCTACGTTAACGGCTACTTGGTTGCTTTATCTAAACTTCACTCGTGTAGGAAGAGGGGGTCAATGGATAAACAGCCTTCAAACTGCCTACGATCAGCTTGTACAACCTTCTATTACAGCATTAACGGCAACCTCGGTCCCCTATAACAACGTTCTGGGAGGAACAGGGGTAGTAAACGCTCCACAAGTTCCGCTTATCTCAATGCTTCTGAGTGCCTCTTCCACAAATCGTGAAAATATGCTCTGGAAACTCTCTTACATAGAAAGCGGATTGCTAGGATATACAAGAAGTAGGGCTTATGACTCGGGAGCAGATGCTACCTTTACTGCTGGTTTCACAGGAACAGATGCGGATTATGTTCCTCTTGTGTTTGATCCTCTAGATACTCAAGAAGTTATCTTAGGGGCTTCAACATCTCAGTACCCCACCACAGCCGTTGTTCCAAAAGCTATTTTAAATGTATTTAACAAGGTTGTAGAACTCGCGGCAGTTAACATTTTCGGAGCGCCTAATTATCAAACCAATTTGACTCGTTTTAGGTTTATTTATGATCCATTTGCTCAGGCTACCGCCGTAGACAGATTCACCCAATTTTGGCGCACATTCAACTACAATTTCCAGCAGCTATTATTACAGGATTCTTATCTTGTAAGTAGAGTGGTTTCTTATGTGCTGGCTTTGGATTCTGCTATAGACCCTTTAGCTGATGCTGCTATTTTTAATCAGGTTAAGTCGGACTCAGCTTCCCGTAATAGAAATTGGGAGATAGGAACTCCTCTCCTAAATATACCCAAAGCTCCCATTGTAACTTATCAAAACAACTCCACTCCCACCATTAGTAACGGTTGGAACGGAGATGTTTTCAACCCCGCCGATTTCATTAATCGTCCCGATATTCAAGCTCTACCTATCCCCGTCCAGACGGCTATGTTGAGGACGAATCTTAGTTATAGTATTTTACTCAGCACAAAGAGTGATTTACAAGCCACGATAGCGGACACAATACAACAGGCCCAAGCTGCAGCTACCGGGTTAGAAGCAGCGGGATTTCATGTGTTGGTGGACTCTCCTGTTCCTATTCCTAGTGGTGGTTCTTACTTAGCAAATTTTCAAAAAATAGATTATGACATAACTCACAATGTAACTTCTCCTACTTTGTTTACAATTCAAACGGCTGGAACATATGTGGTCTCAGGCACCATTCAATGGGGTACGGGGATAGCAGGGATTCGCAGTGTAAATCTGTTATTGAATAATACAACTAGTCTATTTATGGGTTCCACCACCAGTTTAGCTACAGGACCCATTGCTCAAAACTTTTCTGCTGTTGTAGTTTTGAAGATAGGAGATACCTTACAAGTGGTCGTTTCTAACCAGACGACTGATGTTCAGAATTTAATAGTAGGAACAGAATTATCGGCCTCCATAGTTCCTGAGGCGTATAGCTCTCCAGCCTTCACCGATGCTACTCCTTCAGGAAGTAGTTCTACCACTAAAATTATAGCAGGAACTAACTTAGTTTCAGGACAGGCTGTTAGGATTAATTCTGCGGGACAAGTTGTTCCTATTGACCCTGTCTCCGCTACGGCAACTAGTATTCCTTTTGTAGATGGATTGGTTACTACAGCAGTGATATCCGGACTTATGGCCGAAGTTGTTACAAATTATGGATCTGAGTATGTGATCTCAGGAGCGAATTTTACAATAGGTGGAATTGTCTACGCGGGACCTAATGGAGTGCTAACTCAGAATTATTCCAATCTCGTGGGTCAGGTTAATTGGATTGTTGTGGTAGGAAAGGCTGTATCTTCCACGGTTATCCTATTTCAGCCTCAGCTGCCGCTTCGCTCGTTGCCTCAATTTTAGTTTGTAGACTTCTCGTTTTCAAATAGAGAGGAGTCTGCGTATGCCCTTCCAACCAGCGGCTAGTGTTAACACCGCATTTTGGCGTCATCAAGTCCTAGACTCTACGAATGTTGTCATTCAAGATGAGATACTCAACCTTGCTTCTGTTAAAAAGATGAAGATCATTCGTAATGCTCAAACTTCGTCACAGAATTATGTGTGGCTATGGTTTGACACTAGTAGGTTGGATAAAGACCCTGATTTGATTCTTAAAGGGTCCGATGCTATAGCGTTCATAGCAGACATAGACGCGATATTCGTATAACATGGCAAAACCCTCTATTAAAGTTCGCCAATTTGTTCTAGATACCAGTTCTCTTCTCTATTTTGAACAGGACGTAGCAGGAGTCTTAACTTCTAGTGGGGTTACTTCTGCGGGTTCATACCCCTATCTAGGACCTACTGGACAGCTTGATCCTTCAGTCATTCCTGGGGGTGGTGGATCTGCGAGTTTTAGTGCTGTAACCACAGGAACGAATACAAATCAAGTTTTAACCGTGGGAAATAGTTCCATATTTTCTTATTCTGGAACAGGTGTTATAAACGCGAATCAAATAGGGACCATAAACGTTTCAGGAAATCTTCCCGTTCATGAGGGGCAACTTCTAATTTCTCAACCGGGAAATACCGAAGCTGTTTGGGCGGATCCGTTTGTTCAGGGCGTTTATGTGCCAGGTACAAACGTAACCGCTGTAGGTTCTCCTGCTGTTCCAATTAATCCGGTTCTTATTGGTGCTCAAGATCCTACGAATCTTCTTCAAAATTTACATGTGGACGCTTCTGGAAATTTGCTTACTAGTTTAAAAGTCTCTGAGTCTGATGTAACACAACAGGATATACTGATGCAGATTCTAGCAGAAGTAAGAGCAATGAGAAGAATGTTTGCTATCTTTGCGGAAGAAACGGGACAAGCAAGAGCATCGGACTTTGATCCTCAAAACACTGCTGAGGCAACACCTGAAATTGGTCTCCAAAATTAAGTTTTCTTGACTTTTAGTTCCAATACTAGGAGAAACAAAATATGTTAGTACAAACACAGGTTGGTCAACAACAAGTAAGTAAGGGTTCCAACATACCTATGCGAGGTGGAAACCTTGGCGACGTAATCATAAGTGAGCTACATGGTAAGTTTTATGAGCAAACTTACAATGGTAACATGTACTCTAGTGGTGTTGGAACTCCGTTCACAACCGCTGCCGCCACGTACTCTACCGCAACTCTAGGCGCAACAGCAACACCGATTCTAGGTATATGGAACCCGTCATCCTCAACCATTAACGCGGTAATCTTACAGGCGAGACTTGCTATTATCATGTCCTCACTGACTGCTACTGGAACAAGTTTCTCTTGGTGTGTGTCTACAGGAAACGGGGTTATCTCAACTGGCACTTTGCCTTTCAATCGCAAGACTTTAATACAGACGGGTTCTCAATGTAAGGGCTTATCAAACATCGCCTTGACTGGTCTTACGAATAACCTAGTTGTTATGGAAGGCTCCGCTTTGTTTGGTGGGACACCATATAACACCTCCTTTGTTGGCACTGCTGTAGGCGCTCCTCCTGCTCCGGCAGTTGCTATAGATGACATAAATGGTGCTATAATCATACCCCCCGGTGGAGTTCTAGCCCTATTGGCAACAACTAACAACCCAGTCGCCTTGTCTGCGTCCACTTCATTGCTCTGGGAAGAAGTTCCGCTATAAAGGAATAGTAAATGCCTATAGCATCGTCTGACAACATCCAACAATGGGGCGGCACCGCCGTCTCCGCGCCTCCCGCTACGGGTATTCCCGCCACGGGTAGTGAAATTGCTCCTGTTGTTAAGCCTCTTTTCCGTAGAAATACTGTTGTTCTCAACCCAACTCTCTTAGGAGCAAATGCTACTTATACGGGTCCGTGGTATGACACCAATATCACGGGAGATACTCATGTTTACGCTACTGTGTTTGCGGATCAGGGGGCCACATCGGGTGGTTTCCTGATATACGGCACAGATGACACAACAAATACTCGAACTCAAGCCATCATGGCACAGATGTATGCCTCTACCCCCAACACTGCTACTTCTCAAGCCTGCCGTCTAAGGAAAAGATATTGGAGAATAGTCTTCATCAACGGATCAACTGCTCAGACAGCAGTGTTTCAAATTTCCTTTAATACTAGCAATACTCCAATGGAATTGACTGTCACTGGAAGCGGTGTTTACTCCGCTGGATTTGCAGTAGGTGATATAATTCCTGTATCTCCTCTAGGTAACGTAGTTTCCGCAGATGCACAAAGTGCGCAAAGTTCCGTCGCCAGCAACGGTGTTCAAGCATATTATGGAGTAGCTCCAGCCGCTTTCAACGGAGTCACCTGGGACCGTAAGCGCACCCCGAGTATCTGGCGCGGTAATCAATTCAGTGGAGGAGCTAACGTAGTTTGGACTCCGCCATCAACGAAGAAAGTTCGTTTGATGAAGTACAAGTTTGAAATATCAGAAGACGCCACAATTACCGGAGGACCTCTGCCAGTCAATTTGGCTTTCTCCCAGGCGTTAGGGACAGCTAATTCTGCTGCATTGAGTTATCCTGGATTTGGATATACCCACCGAGTAGTCCTCCCTGCCTCAGTATTAGCTACATCTGGTCAGCTTTGGGAATCAGATTGGGTAGACTTAGGGAACGGGCAGCTTCTAACATCCGCTGGCGCTTCACTGATAGCGGGGATTCAAGTTCCCCAAACAACCGCAGCAGTCAATCCCACGTGGACGATTGCCGCAAACCAATGGGAGGCAGCGACAATTGGTTTTAAGACGAATAACGCCACAGGAAATTTCAAACTGGTGCAGCAGCTTACGTGGGCGATAACATCCTCTGTTGCGTCTATAGGTGCTGCAGTACTACAGACGGTCAAAGGTAATGCTGTCTATGTCATCTTCCGCACGACGAATACGGTAGGCGGTGCTCCAACAGTGGTGGTAACAGATACAGCAGCGAACACTTACACAACCTCCGCCCTAACTACAAATGCTACGGATGGCACCTACGGCAGCTCCCTAGGAATCGCTTACTGTACAAACGTAACAGGCCTGGCAACAAATACCGTCACCCTCACAACATCGGTCAATCTCGCCAGCCAGATAGAATTTATTTATCTGGAATATTCTGGTATGGGTACAGGTGGGATCGATGCTGCTCTCGTCAGCGCGACAGGGAATAGCACCGCTCCAGCCTCTGGAAATTATACGCCGGGAACAGCGGGAGATTTGATTTTGAGTTTCTTTGCTACAGCAGCATCCCTGACTTCGCAGCCAACAAGTAGCTTTGTTTTGCGTGGTGCGGCATTCACTGCTACTCAAGGCGCTCTGGCTGTAGCAGATAACTTTGGCAACGGCGCTTTGGCAACGGGTCAGGTCAACGCCATTACTATAGGAACCGAGGAGTAATGCATACATACACACAGGAATCCATAACCAAACTGGACGATCAAGTGACTGTAAAAGGAACCGTAGATGGGGTAGCGGTCACCGTCAGTTTCTGGGCGAGTGCCGCAGCCAGTATGACGGATGCTGAGAAAGTGGTTTTCGTGGCGGGGTTGATGCTCGCGCAGTTACCTCCGCAGCCAGAAGATTTGTCTGGTCAGTTTCCATCAACCATAACATTGTAACAGTATTAGAACTATGGAGGAATAAATGTCAACGACATCCGTATTACAGTTCTTGCAGTCCTATGAAACCGATATTTTGCGCAATTTGCTTATTGCTCGTGAACAGGCGAATGAAAATGTTAGATCTTATTTACTTCAGGTTCTAAAGCAACATGGATTGGATCCTAGCAAATATGGCATTTCACAAGATCTACATTCATTCATAGAGATTCAACCTGTTACACCTGTTGAGGACCCAGCACCTACCGCAGAGTAAAAACCTACTATAGGATATAAGGTAGTAGTTTACAGTCTTGAACGATAAGGCGATTAGATCCAGTAAGTTAAAGGGTCTAGCGCCTTTCGTGTTTTATAGGAGGGAAACAATAGGAAGTAAGCCCCAAACTTTGGGAGAAAACTACAAACTAAGGAGAAACACATGCAGATAAAACTTCAAGCGACACTGCTTACGGTAGGTCTGTTGTGGACATCACTAATGTCTGCGGCAACTCACAAACATAAGGCGCAAAATATAACTCCGGTAAAAGCACGATATGTCGGAACTGCGTCATGGTACGGAAAACATCATCAGGGTAGAAAAATGGCAAACGGGGAACGGTTTGATCGTCATCAACTGACGGCGGCTTGTTGGTTTTTACCCTTTGGAACTAAGGTGAGAGTTAAAAATCTAGATAATGGTAAAGAAATTATAGTTACGGTGACAGACCGGGGACCTTCCTCTAGATTAAATCGTATCATTGACCTTTCTGAAGCAGCCGCCAGTCAACTAGATTTCTTAATAACAGGAACTACTAAGGTCCTCATACAGCCCATTTATCGAGTCGAAACAGAACAAGCTGAGTTAAATAATAATTTGGTTGAGTTTGGGAGTATTTAATAAACATGGCTTCTACAGAACAAGATGTTAGAATTATATTGTTACCTGAGAAACTTTACGAATATCTTCTATTTGTGTTCCAGGCTCATTGTGGTAAAGGTTTGGATACAGATGAACTTCTAGCGGGTTCTGAATTGTGGAACCGCATAAAAAACGCTCCCAAGATTGACTTTAGTCAACTCGGGAAAGTTAAGATGGATACTCTTAATCCCCAGAATGTTGCTATTTCTATAGAACCCGATCCGGGAGAACCCTCACGCGTCCCAGACATAGTTCCTATTTAGACATAGAAATTTTGATGACCTATAGTCACGGTTAGAGGATGATTAACGGTGTCTTTCACTATGTGATTAAAGAACCAACCACTTGTTGAATACTTCAAGTTGGCATAATAGTGAGCGCCGTTTGTAAGGTCAGAGTCGGAACCATTTAATACAGGTTCAATTAATCCCTGACAGTAAGCAAATTGAATATCCCCATCTTTGGGCTGTAGATTAAATTCTGGATCGCTCGGAACACTCATGCTGGTAAACTGATTCTTCCCGTACACAACTCTGTGTAAATCATGAGCAAAACCCGGATGTCCGACACGGTTAACGATAACATGCATGACCGCTCGCATACCGTCATTACCTTCTCCTCTAGCTTCTTTCCAAACGCAAAGAGCAACGCTGTGTAAATCATTCTGATCGTAGTTCATAGTTTCTCCTTTAAGGTGTTACTGATAAATAGGCATATCCTGAATCCGTTACAAAGTCAAAAGTTATCACCAAATTAGTGGTCATTGTAGACCCTGAATCCGGGATAGCAATCACGGACAGAACTCCATTAGAATATGTCAAGTAAGTTGGGGTAAACCCTATTAAACCACTTGTTATGTTGTTTCCCATCATAAAGTTATCTTGAATTAAGAACTGCATCCAAAGAGGAAGATTTGGAGCTGTTTCATCCATGATAGTCAGAGCTACGTCTGAAAGAAGAACTATAGCAGAAGTAGGAAAATTCTGGGTAGACCCTCGGTAGGAACTAAAAGGTTCGGAGTACCAAGAAGCATACACATTACCCTTAACCCCGCTCGTATAGTGAATTCCATCAAAAGCGAATCCTGTATGCCCAGTAGTTGTAGGATGAAAGAAACTCTCATTATCAAAAGGTTGAATTAATGTAGAAGCTCGTATATATTGGTGTAGATATTCATATGGGTAGCTGGGTACCGACACACTTAGAGTAACTGTCCCTGTAGAAGAAGCTAGACTAACCCCATTTGGAAATGCGTTAGCAGTTCCTGTGGGAATAGAAGTACCTACAGAAGATAGAACATTTACTCCATTAAAAAGAGCCGCCGCATTTCCTTGAGAAGCTACTATGGCAGTTCCAATTGCCGATGTCATGGCTACTCCAGAGGGAGAAGCGTTCCCAGCACCAGCGGGAGTAGGCGCATTTTGCGCCGATGTCGCACTCACCCCGGAGGGAGAAACATTGTTGATACCTAATATGGTAGGAGCGTTTTCTACCGATGTCATAGAGACACCAGAAGGCGAAGCGTTAACGCTGACACTAACGGTAGGAGCATTCTGGACTGAAGTCATGGAGACTCCAGAGGGAGAAGCGTTCCCGCTAACTGCACCTGATTTAAACGCTACCGCGTTAGCAGCCCAATATGCTGCCGTATTACCGAAGGCTGTAGCAATAGATCCAGCAGCTTGATTTAGAATATATTGTGTTCTTCCTACATCTAGGGGTTGAGAAACACCTAACGTATACCCCGAACCAGCTGTGCCTGCAGTAGACTCTGCTGTCATACCCACTAAAATTAAATCAGAAGCAGTTGTTGTTAAGGAACCTGCTCCTATAGTTGTGGGGGTTGCTGTGCTGTTGGAACCCGTTGAAGAAACATCAACAGCACTAGTCAAAGTTGCTAGCTGTAAAGCAACTGTAACGCCTAAGTAAGAAGCCCCTGTAGATGTCCAAGTAGGATTATAAACTCCTGTTGAACTAACCTGTAAATAACAAGACTTTGTTTCCTGTGTTGCTCCCGCTCCCGAGAAAATAACATCCGTGCCTGCGGTATACGAAGCAGGTTTGGTAGAAGCGTAAGTAGCAGCATGACTGAAGATAATATCATTGGCATTTGTTGTGGTAACGCTACCTGTACTAAAAGAACCCCCAGAAACAGACCCTGTACTTTTATTAGATACATTCACAGGACTGGTAGCTAATCCAGAGACTTCATGACAGTTCATACCTGCCCAGCAATTAGTCACCGAACCAGTCATTGTAACCGTTATAGTGGTACTGGCTGTTGTCCCAACATTAGCATAATAAAAGTATTCTGTAAACCCCCCGTTGACAATAGACGTGACTAGGTTATAAGTATTGGAATGATTATCTGTGATTGTTGAAATTGCTTGATCAAAAACGCATATACCAACAAGGATCGTGTTTCCACTAGTAACGGAACTAGCAAAAGTATAGGTTGTTGTCGTCGTGGGGTATGCTGTAGAAGTAGCTCCTCCTTGAACATAGCTGAAGGTTGCGATTTGAGGGATAGCAACACCAGAAAACTCATATAGAGTGAAAGCTACATCAATAAAGGTCGCAGCTATTCCCGTAGTACTAGCCGCCACGGTTGTGGTTGTAGCACTAGACATAGCTGAGGCATTTGCTATGTAGTAAGTTGAAACTCTACCTCTTTGGGGTAAGGTAGAGTCTGAGAATGTTGAGCTAGACGCTAATGTCCAAGTAAATCCGCTGGTAACAGGAGTACTTATACTACAATTCGTGCCATCAGCAGCAGCTATAGCTACCAATACAAGAAGGTCCCCCGCTGTTGTGTTAGAAGTATATCCCACAGCAGTTGAAGTTGTAGAGTTTGGTACATCACTACTACTCCCACCAGCCTTAGATTGTACGAGTGCGATTGCCACTATGCCCTCCTATAGGCGGAGGAGGATTATGCCAAGGTAACGGTTGCTGTTGCGCCCGGAGCGGGCAATACCAATGTCCATGTCCCCGCCGTGGACGAGGTAGAAGAGAACGTCAAAACAGCAATGGCTTTATTGGTGCGGGTGCTGTTATAGATGAGAGCCGTATCCGCTGTTATTGTGGAACTCGCCCAGGAAGGATCAGTAGACCAGTCAATGTAAGCTGTGTTGGTGGAGATGCTCACGGTGAATCCAGCCATAGCTACCCCACCCGCTGTGTATCCCGTCCCCGTGATTTCACCCGTGGCGGTGTAAGCCGTGGTGGAGTTGTTCAGAGTTGCGCCCGCACTCGTGTAGAGAGCCACCTTGTAGGTGTCGCCCGGTTGGTGAACTCCGTTTAGTATGTCTTGCTTGAACTGATTTGTTACAGCAGCAGTTGTTGCCATGTATCCTCCCCATTACGGGTAATCCCTTTGTAGCCTTCTACCTTTAGAACTTCATAGTTAAAAACTTTCATCCTCTTAAAGAGGACAAATGACTTTCTGTAGTATGTTAAACATATTTCTGAACACAGTATAGAGGGAATGCGCTAAGAGACACCATGCCTAAATTGTATCCCACTTCAATAAGTCGTACTTTGGATCCTGCTAAGAAGTCATTGGTAACTGTTGTAGGACAACATGATCGTCAAATTTCCGATGCCGACGTAAACCTGATTCAGGACTTACAAGATTCTAAAAGACAACGTTTACTAGAAAGCCAAACAACTTCTGGAGTATTGTCTTGGAGTCCATTTGTATTCAAGAATAACATATCCAACATCTTTACCCTCCCAACTTTTGATGTTCTCTTTAATGGAGAAGTGGTAACTATTGCGGGAAACAATGCTCCTAGTATATGGAAAGCAAGTACAACCTTCAATCTAGGAAGTCAGATAACTTCGGGGGGATTTGTCTATAGAGTAACCACTACAGGAACCACCGGGTTGACACTTCCCACATTTAATACCACTTTAGGAGCTTCAACAACTGACAGTTCTGTGGTGTGGATAAATAAGGGGGTTTATGACCCAAAAAGCAATAACGTATTTCTTCCTCCTCCTCAATTTTACACCCAAGGGTCTACAAATAAACCCGCTCAAATCTATGTATTTTATCTGGAATTTTGGTATGCTGCTCTTAATCCTGTTTCTGGTGCAGGATATTTTGTTGATACATTGGGACAAATAGGAGGAGTAAATCAAAAATATTTCTTCCCTTATGGATGTTACTATGCTTCTCTAGCAAACATGATCCCGGATGATAGTATAGACCCCTTCCAAGGATTATTTACCACAGAACGTGCTCAAATTCAGTGGGCTATAAGAGGTCAATCTATAGGGCTTGGATATGATTTTACAAAGTACCGTTTTGGGTTGGATCCAGGGGCAAGAACCGATGAAATTGTGTACGGAAGAGGTTCTTCCAGTACCCCAGTAGAATCTTCTATTTACCAATTTACCAACATGGGTTCTATAAATGGAGATACGGGCCTATGGCGTTCCGGAGATGGGAATACAAACAACTCTCTAAATACTATGGATGGATACTCCTATGCTATGCCTGTTGCGGTATGTTTTCAATTGAATTCTGGACCATTTTCTGTGCAATCTAACATTTTTGGAACAAGTAATCCCTCGTCCTCTATTCCTAATTCTGGTCTTTTGAGTTCTAAAGATAGTGGAAGATTTGATTCTAAATTTGCTGACATTGTCTATCAAGATCATGTTATTGACACACGACAAACCATAGCTTTAGAAGGATTTGATAACTCTCTACTTTGTAGCCAAGGATTTGCTGATCTTGTTTCAGGAGCCACTCAATGTGCTATAGGTAGAGGCAAGTCTCCCGGTAATAGTCCTTTAGCACTAGGTTCAAAACTGGAATATTATGTATCTATGTCTTCTACTGCTCTTTTAAATACAGACACAGTAGGATCATTTGATGGATTTTCCAACGGGTTTAGTTCCGATCAGCGTACTTATTACACCACTAAACAGATAACTATAAATCAGAAGAATGTTGGAATTTCTGGCCGTCCATGGATTCAAAATGACGCTTTTTCAATTTCTCTTCCTGCTCAGTCTTTAGCTACTATAGATTCTGCTCAGGTTCAAATATTAGTGTCTCAGACTAATGGCTCTAATGTTCCAGCTTTCTTGCTCCCAGGACAAATTAGTGTATCAGGATTAGGAACAAAGACAGTTTTTATCACCCTCACAGCTAATCTTACAAATACCAGTTTTGATCCTGGAACAAACCCCATATTTGTGACATTAGGAACTAAGTATCCAGCAGGAACAGGAATAGATTTAAAGATTGTTCCTACATTTGTGGAAGGAGGACAATTAATAGATGGAGCAACAGGAAGAACTCTTCCTGTATTCGGGGTATCCGAATTTGCTCCCTTTGCAGATCAACCTGTTCTTACAGCAACAAAGGTTACAGCCATAAACAATAAGTTTTCTAATACCATTTTTGGTACCCGCATTGTTGTATCTGTGGCTGGTTCTACCGGAGTACAATCAGTTGTTTCAGGTTCTACCGTTACAACTTTTACTTTGAACCGTACACAATTAGACGCGGGTATGGATGGTCTTTACATTGTTTCTGCTGCCGATAGTGTTTCTGGAAATGCGTATACTGTTATCTCTCGTAGCATTAAAAGTTCTAATGCTATCGTAGTTGTTTCTGGTGCGGTTCCCCCGTCTTCTACAGTGTTGATCACTTATTTGGCGCATCAAACCTGTCAGCTTCTATTTAATGCTCCAGTTAAGGGAATTACTCGTATAGAAGAAACCGTTTTAGTGGGCAATTACGTCTCTAATTTAAGTCTTCCTATGGATAATAGAATTACCGTAGTTTCTAACACCTATTCTTCTAATAATAACGTTCTAGTTTTAGCTTCTTCTGATTGTGTTTTGAAGGGGTTGAGTGGAGATGATGTAAATAAACTAATTTGGGTGCAGGACACTATAGATCCTATTTTGTTTACTGCGGTTCAAATTGCTAGTGCTTCGTTTCAAAATGGGTTGGTTATTATTAACGTCCCGGGACCCTCCAATTTGACTACTCAAAAATTCTTTTTTGGAGCGGCTATACTCCCTGCGTTCTCTATAAACACTCAATTGACTGTTGTGGAAAATTACATTCCTTATCAGGGAGAAGGGATCTTAAATCGTAATTATGAATTTCTCCATACAGATGATTTTGGGTTGGTTACAACTAATGGAACAGGTTCAGCCCCGATCGTAGGATTACAGGATGTCTATCCTTATAATAGGGAACTTCCTATCTGTATGACATTACCTTCTCTAATAACTTGGTCGGATAGTTCACTTGTAAATGGAGCCGTTTCTTCCTTCTTTGACAGCAATTATGTAGCTAAGAAATTTCAAAATGTAGAGCACACTTTTGAGGTTCCTTTACACACAAACGATTACATAGATCCTTTCAATAAAGACAAGCGTAAAGTTATACAATTTATTTCTCAAGGAGGTTCTAGAGGGTTTAATAGAGCCACCCCTCACATTGGATACGCTATTGTTCCTGTTACTCCTAAGACTGTTCTAGGAAATAATCTGTTAGCCACCCAAGCACCTATTACTTTGTATGTAAACAATGTAAGTGGAGTTGACACAAATGACGGTTTAACTGTTACTACGGCGAAGTTAGGTGTAGCTTCTGCTTTAGCTACCCTACCCCCTGTATTGCGCCACCCTTGTAACATTCAACTTATTGATACAGGTGTTCCTTTTCTCATGTCTGCTATAAAAACTAGTCTTGTTGTAGTGGCTTTGGGGGATGGTACTATCATAACCGCAAAGCATTATGCTGTTGGAAACATAGCCTATACAATACAAGATTCAGGTCGTCTTGTGATTTCTGCTCAAACAGGATCTCAAAACAATGTGGTTATTGATGCTACTGGATACTCAGGATTTGGAGATGGGCCAACTTCGGCTTTCTTTGTTGATAACACTCGAGTTATTTTTAACAAAATCACATTTAATAATTTTGTGGATCCTGCTGTGAAAGGTGTTGCTTCCGCTATTGAATATGTGAACTGTAACTTTACGGATAATATTCAGGCAGGGTCTTATGAGCAAGCATGTATCGTTACCATAACCGGAGGAGCTTTAACACTATCTGATGGAGGAATGGGACATGTTATGGTGCAGTCGGAGATGGTTGTTTCTGGAAATAACCTAGTTGTTAGAGTAAATACCGATCCAGGAATATTCTATGTTGCTAATCGTTCTTCCTCTCTGACATTAGAGAATCATGGAACAGATACAGTATCAGAGAATAACTTGGTGGCTTCAACGGGGATTGCTAGTGCTAGTTTGAATAGCAGCATAAGTTGCCTGGGGTCGTTTCAATCAGCGGGTTCTGCTTCGCTGACATCTAATTCGGTATTTCAGCGCACGGTTTCAATTAATCCGTTATTGGGGGGAGTTACACTAGATAGTTCTTCCTCCCAAACGTCTAACTTGAATTAGGATAAAGATGAGTCTATCACTACAACCCAATTTTGTTGCAAAAACAAACAACGTAATGATTTTGGTTCAAACTGCTGGGATACCGGGACTATCCGTTCGTGTCGCTTCTCTGTCGTCAGGAATACTAGGAACTCTAACAGCTTCGGGCGCGGCAGGGACTACGGTATACACTGTTTCCCCGTCTGCACCTAGTTTTTTAACCAGTGCTGTAGATTCTACTGGAAGTATTCTTACTCTATCCTTTTCTAGTGCTCTCCCTGGAACTGATCCTTTTGAATTTTATGTAACAGCTACTGATGGTGTAACCACCCTTTATTTCCCCATTCTTCTGGAAGTAAAAGAACCTTTTTACATCAAAGAATCCTCATCAGATCTCACTACTCTTATCATACCAAGTTATGATTCCACGGTAACTGATACGACCATTGTAGGTGTGGGTCTTAATGGTACTATTGTTAGTGGAGTGAATTTTATCCCTCCGGTTAGTCTGCCTTCTGGTTTGAATTTCATTGATAAAGATGGTACCACAGCAATTTTACATGTTAACGACCCTTCTCCGACCAGCATGACAACTGTTTCGGGGGGGTTACAACTCGTAACTCCGGTATCAGCGCCTTTGACACTTTCAGCCTATCGTCCAGGGTCATTTTATGATTCTCCCGATCGTGCTTTCACTAAAACTTTCCAAGTTTCTTCTTTGACCAGTAAAGTTGGAACTATCGATGTGATAGCTGACGTTTATTATGACAACGCTAATTCTAGATTTCAGTTGGATTTTGCGGTAAATTATCTACAAGGTCAAAACAAGTCTCTTCAGTATTTGTGGGTCATGTCAGGAACTGCTACAGGAAGTTTTACAGGGGCATCGGGTAACGTAACCAGTACAGGATTAGTTTCTTCACAATGGACTCCGTCTGGGGGAGGATCGGTAACTTTTACTCTCACGGTATCGGATCAAGCTGTTCCTCATACAGTCTATGCTACAAAGACTCTGGGATCCTTTCAAACTTCCACAGGTAGTACCACTTGGGCAGCTACAAATGCCATAAAACTACAATTGAGCACTGCTCCCGGAGGGGCAGGATTATATCAAGGCTATGCTGGGGATACGGTTAACGTAGTTGTTTCAGCCGTCGCTGCGGGGGAATTTAATGCTGAAACATTTACTCTTGCTATAACATCCGAGACGGGAAGTAGTCTTGAAGCGGGTTTATCGGCGTTGGGTCCTTACAGTTTAACATCTTCCAGTCTGACCGCCACTATTCCCGTTGTCATCCCAGTTACGGCGGATCCTAGTCAAAAATGGGGAATAAAGATTTCAGCAAATAACGGTAGCCCAACAACTCGCACAGGTTTTGCCGAAGCAACCGTGCGTAGTTATGGCAAGAGAACACTGGTAATTAACGGGGGTTCTGCCATCCCCATAAGCACTCAAACAGGAGCCACAATGACTCCTGTAACTCTAACTTCCACTGATGTGGTTACGGCTAGCCCAATTTCTGCAACATACTCTTTGATTGGAGCACCGGATGGAGTGTTTATTTCCAGTAACCAGATTATTGGAAATGCTTTGACGGCAGGGACTTATACTTTTCATGTATATGCCTCCAGTACCGGATATGCTCCTAGTCAAAGTGGGTTAGTTACGTTGACAGTTACTCAAAATGCCGCGCCTTTAATGATCACCACTCCTACCGTTGTTGGAGTGGCTGTGAACCCAGCATCGGAACCAGACAACACAAACTATAACATACAGTGGAGTTTAACAGGTACGCCAGTTACCCTCAAGTTCCTACAGAGCACCTCTTCTAGCGGATCTAGAAACGTTCTAGGAGTAACTCAGGCAGCAACCTCTCAACCTACTACTTCTGTTATATCTGTTTACGGATCTTCTTATTATGGAACTTCTTACAGTCTTCCTATAATCGTACTGTCCAGTTCTATACAAGCAAGTTCTCAATTGTTAGGATCTCTCACAATTGGTACCCTTGATAGCGGCTACAATCTGACCTTGAATTGGCAGCCTTATGTGGTAAGTGGTGGATACACTGCCTATAGAGCCTGGGACATTTATCTAACTAAGATTCCAGGAGGAACTCCTCAATTACAGACTTTGAATGGTAGTTTGCCTACAGGTCTAGAATTCCCTGGTTCTACTCTTTCTAATAGAATCTATGAAACGGTGTTAGCTTCGGGTGACTATGCCGTCAATATGACGGCCCTGACTACTAATCCTTCTTTAGCAACGAATTCTGCTCCGTGGGATCAAAGTCATAAATTTCCTACCGAATTAACATCTAGTTCGGTTAGTCTGTCTATAGCGACCACAATGCTTGGGCAACCTGTAGTTATTTCTTTGAACCCCGCTTATGCAGGAGCAGACTCTTGGAGTGTAACTTACCAAGACAATACAACCACTGGATTTGTACCTTTATCTGTTCGTTCATTTGCTAAATCTTTCAGTACTCCAGGTACTCAGACAGTTACAATCACTTCTCAAAACGACTTTAGCAATAGTAATCCTCCGGTTAAACTGCGTCGAACCTATGTGTTGTCTCTATTCGTTACGAATCAACAGTTTAGTACGGCGCAAACAGGAGCAGGAGACCTAACAGGCACCCTGGGTATTTCTGGTGATCAAGGGTTCGAAATAGTGGATGCCACGGCTGCTCTTGTTAAACCGGAACCTTGGGAAGTTGCTTCTCGCAGCCTGGTCCGTGATACGGTAACAAATGAACTTAAACTATTAGTTGCTACTTCACGTTTTAATAATGCTTCGTCTCTCTTAGATACTATGGCATTGGACGTGTTTCCTTTACAAGGCCGTCCTCTTTCAAAGGAATTATTAAATCTCCCTGATCTTCTTTCTCCAGGGGCTATTCTTCAAACCAGTACGGTAAAGATAAGTACCGTAACCTTACCCACCGTTATTGTGGGTAAACCTATGACGGAATTTAAACTTCAGGCAATCAGTGGGAACCCCCCCTATTCTTGGTACACTGACTTTTCTTTGCCTTCTGGTTTAACTTTAAGTATTGACGGTACTTTAAGCGGAACTCCTTTAGCTTTAGGAAATTTCACTGTCAATTTTTCTGTAGCAGATGCTAACGGCTCAATTGCCAGTGCTTCTTTTCCTTTCTCAGTTCAAACTGATTTGGTGATTACAACTTCTTCTCTACCAGCAGCTAAGGTCAACACTCCTTACAGTGTTCAAATGACTAACACTGGAGGTCTTCCTCCTTATGCTTGGGCTATCGTATCGGGAGCATTGCCTCTGGGAATAATGATTGATTCTTCCACAGGTTTGCTACACGGTATCCCAGTAACGTACAACAGCACCACCGACTTCAATCTAACCTACAGTGGAACAATACAGGTTTCAGATGCTATTGGAGCTAGAGTTTCTAAGGTGTTTACTGTGGCTCTAAGTCCAGCTGATTTAGGATTTGGGGTAGTAAGTCAATCAACGGTATATGCATCAGATCAGTTTAAATTATCAGTACCTGTTTTTGGTGGTAAGTCTCCCTACACACTGACAGCTTTCACAGATGATGGGATTATTGGCAGCGGACTTCAAATAGTCAACCCTTCTGCGGTTACTGTGGTTGGAGTTGCTCCTCCTACTCTAATCATCACGACAGGAAATCAGTCTTTCTATCCTCAAGCTCCAACTGGTTGGCCTACTCCGGGAATTGGGGTTGCTATAACCTTCCCGATAAGTTCTACCGGGGGTGTTCTTCCAATTCAATATTCTTTAGATCTTACTGCCACAAACACCTTGCTAGGTGTGGGTGTTTATGGAACGGAAGTCATAGGCATCCCAGAAGCTAATGGAACCTATCAAGTAGGCATCAAGGCCGTTGATGCGGTGGGACACGTTACCACAAAACTTATCCAAGTTACGGTTCAAGCGCAAAATTCTACAACTTACACCATATACCCCGTTGTGGTCACTGTTCCTGGAACCAACCCCGCAGCATGGACAATTACTCAAATTTCTGGGGGAGTTCTACCTGACTCTGTTGTGGGTTCTGCTTACATACCAGGGGCAAGTCAATTCTATGGATTTGCTTTATACCAGAGCGGTAGTCCCTATTGTAACGCTACGATAACAAGTACAGCAGGTGACGGAGGTGCTACTTTCAGCCTTCTACAAGGATCTCTCCCTGCTTGGATGAGTGTAGCTGCTCCTAGTGGAACACTTACTCGTCCTGCTCCTGGAATTGTATTTATAAATCAAACAGGAGGTTCTACACCTGCAGCAGGAGATGTAGGGTCCACTTCTGTTCTAGCACAATTTACAAGCATTGTTCAGTCTTCTCTATCCGTTACAGCAACTGCTGTTAAGCGTGAATCTATAACGGTGGAGGCTTCAGGTACATTTCCTTCTCCAACCAATGCTGCGGTAGTTTCTATTATATACTCTTCCGCTTTTACGATTGACTTGGCAACCACTCCTAGTTGGATTTATCCTCTTGTAGCAGAGGGAGGAACTGGTCCATATACATTCCAGGTACGAAGTGGGACCACCTTACCTAACATCTCCTTAACCACAGGAGCCGATAACACAATTTATTTCACTTCTTCTACTCAACAAACAGGAACATATCAAGTTGTTGTACGAGCTACAGATTCTAATAGCATTCAGTCCACCACTGACACCACTATCAGTGTCACAATTAACAAGTCCGTTCAACAACCTATCCACATATTGAACAATAATTTACCTGCATATATGTACGCAGGTCGTTCTATTCCAGCAAGCACCTACTATGTTCAGTCGGATTTGGTAGCTAACTGGACTGCCACAGGTCTTCCCACAGGCGTAACTTTAACAGGGGCTACGGGAACACGAGCGTATCTACAAGGAACACCCACGGTAACTGGTATTAATAGTGTTGTTGTGACGGCTACTTCTGCTTCATTCGGGACAACAGCTTCGCAATCTTTCTCTCTTCAAATAAAAGCACGTAGCGCAACTATGGTTGGATTCCCCACCTCAGCTGTTGTAGGAGTTTCTTATCGTTCCGTAAATAACAACGCAATCCTAAATGTTGCCTACATAGGATATCAACCCAATGACTCTGACCTTCCTCTCTTAACAAGTGTAGGATCTCCGCCTCCGGGAACTGTTGGAGCGCCAGGGACACTTAACGGTGGTCAGCCCACAACTCAAGTTACTAACCTAACTTTTGACGGTTTCAATATGGCCTATGATTATAAGAACAATACTGTAGGAACTGATACTATTGGGCACACAACGGCTAATCCTATAGCCGGATTATCTATCATATCTGTTGTCTATCCCACATTGGTGGCAACTGGAACTAACATAACAGCTGTGGTAAGTGAATATGCAGCTACAGCATCTTTTGCGGCTCCTGTCTCTGTTGTTGGAGGTAATCAACCTTACAGCATAAACATAACAGGAGAAAGTGATGCTAGATTTGTTCCTCAAAATAATAACTCTTCTAATGCTCAATTAGGAATCACAGTTAATCAATTTTCTCCTGGGGGAACATATGTTTGTTCTTCTAATATGACAGTTACCGATACGGAAGTAAGTCCTCAAACATCAACCACTTCCGGCGTCATAACAGTTCAGATTAAAGCAGAAACAACTATAACGGTTCTATACAATGCGCAATCCTGGAGTATAGTTGCTGCGTCAACTCCGGGAGTATATTCATTGACTCTTCCTGTAGCAGGAGTAACGGTCCAATTAGCACACCTTCCCGTTCAGTATAACGTAACATCAGTTACCATACCGGGAGGTCTGACTGGAAAAGTCACTGTTTCTCCAACTAGTCGTGTTATATCCATAAATACCAATTTGGCGAATTCTTCGGTCAATGATGTAAATTCTTCTTTGCAGACTTCGGGAAGTTTTTCAGTACCGTTTATTAGCACATCTGGATTAGCAGGATCTTATACGATAGGTGTTAGTTACCAAGTCATTGATTCTCAGGGAATTACAAGCACGGGAAGTGGTGATGTGAACGTGGTTATATCCTAATGATTATACACATTGAAAATACAGAAATACTCAGTAGGACACCCTAATGCCGACTACGATTACAGTACCTATAACTTCTGTGGGAGGAACACCACCTTATCTGTATCAGACGGTTCCGGGTATTTCTACTACATTTCCAGGAACTATTAACCTAGACAATACAAATCAGACTATGTTTCTTGATGCCACTGCGGTTAATTCGGGGACATATTCTATAAGATTAAAGGTTATTGATTTTGCAACGAATGTTTCTTTTTTGACGATAAACGTAGTTGTAGATGATCCCACAATTTTTAGTATTCTCAATAACAGCCAATCTTTTGCTCCGAGTTCTTTTCCAGCAATTTTTTCTATTCCTCTTGTTTCTAATGGAGGAAGCGGGTATGTCACCTGGTCTATAATTTCTAGCGTAACAACTGTTCCAAGTCCTACAATTGATTCAAACAATACGTTACATTTTACTTTAACAAGTTACGGTTCCTTTACCGTGGGATTGAATGCGGTTGATAGTATAGGTAATTCTGTGTCTACGGTGGTTACGTATAGCATCAATTCTTCTACTGTATTTTCACTCGTTGACGGACAGTTAGAAACCCTCGTAAATGTACCTACCAGTTCACTGGGGACACATAATTTTTCAGCTACCATAAAAGATAGTTCCCCTACACCTGTCTCCGCTTCGGGGTCTTTTTATTATCAAGCAAAACAGCCAGTAAGTAGCATCCATGTTTCTCAAGCATATTTTGATCATTACTGGGGTCCTAATGATAACCTGGCTATAGTGTTCCCTGTATTGGGAGACTTCCAGGGTTTTTCATTAGGAACACCTACACTATCTTCTCCTAGTAACGGGCTTACAGTTTCTGTTGATTCAGTCAACAAAATTGTGAAAGTTCAAGGACCACCCACTTCTTTTAGGAATTCAGAACTTAGAATTCCTCTTCCCATATTACAGGGAACCACTCAAGTAGCTACTGTTTCTCGTGAATACACTTTGTTATCAGAGAATTCTACAGCTTCGGGTTTTTCATTTACAGCTTATCCTAAGCCATATATCGTGGGAGATTCTATAGGTTTGAATCCTTTAAAGCCCTATTTTAATTCTCCTAACATATCAAAGAATGTAAATTATTCTGCTCGAGTTCAGATCGGGTCTACACTTCCCGCAGGTATTTCTTTAGATGCTAACACTAGTCTATTGTATGGAACTGTTGCGGGAGGACAAACAACTCCTTCTATTATAGAGTATATTGACTCACAGAATCTTGTTCATGGCACCGTAACGATAAATTGGACTATTTTTACTTCTCAATTTACTTTGTCAGATAACCTAGTTGATGCCAAAATTCAAACTCCTTATCCTACGGCAACAGCCTCCACAAATTGTATAAGCAGTAATTCTCCTTCTCCGTTGGCTTCCGTTTCTGTTGTTAAAGGAGTTCTACCCACAGGTCTTAAAGCATATGTAGACACGACTATAAATGCGCCCAATGGTGTGGTTAAAATTGCTTCTACTGGAAATTCTTCTGTTGCAGGAACTCCCACTGAATCGGGGTATTTTGATGTCTGGTTTCAAGTTACAAACACAAATGGTCAGCAGGCTTATTTGTATAAGAGATTCACGTCTAATTATGTACCTCCCCTAGTTATTTTAACACAACAAATAGCTTCTATAGTTACAGGGCAATCGTATGGTTTTTCATTACAGGGATTTGGTGGCGTTCCTCCTTATACATGGTCTTCTTCTCAGTGGCCGGGAGGAACTAATAATGAATCTCCCGCTTTTACTGGGATAACTCTTTCCAGTACAGGAAATTTTAGTGGGACTACTACAGCAGTTAATGGAACTAATCATAATGACACCTTTGTGTTGACGGACTCTGTGGGTAACTCCACAAGTGCTGTTCTTAATGTGAATGTTAACAACACTTTGCGCATTACAACAACAATTCTTCCTATTATTGTACCGGGACAGCCATACAGCTTTTCTATGTCTGCTTTAGGAGGAACATCCCCCTACACTTGGTCTGATGATGGTCTCACGCCTCCTTCGGCTACTTGGACACTGCCTTCTGGAATTTCTTTTAATTCAAGTACTGGAGTGTTTTCAGGAATAACTTCAGCAACTTCATATAGTCAAACCTTAACCATGAAGGTTAAGGATGCTGTTCCAACTGTTGCTACCGGAACCTTTACTCTTCAAATAGGGTCTTCAACAGGGCTTCAGATAGACACCTCAGGCGTGGGGACAATTAATGTCGGGGTGGCTTATCAAGGAGTTTTACGTGCGGTGGGTCCTGGAACTGCTCCCTTTTCTTGGCAGATTCCCCCAGCTTCCCCTAATTCTCTTCCTGCTGGATTAGTTCTCACGGCTGACTCTTCTAATCAGGGAGTTACGGCTACTATATCTGGAGTTTATTCGGGAACATCATTTACAAATCGTCCGGTGGAAGTAGAAGTTACAGATAGCGGAGGAAACTCTGCTTTTGCCTACATGTTATTGAGCACAGGAACGGATCTTGCCATAACAACGGCATCATTACCTTCTGGTATCATCAACACATCCTATACTACTACTCTAGCTGCTTCTGGAGGGGTGGCTCCTTATACATTTAGCACTTCTTCTATTCTTCCTGGTTCTCTAAGCCTTACTTCCGCAGGAGTTTTATCAGGAAATACAGGAGGTTCAGCTTTCAATGCAGGTATAGTTTTTAACTGTACCGATTCTGCAACAAATTCTGCTCCTTCAAAAACTCTCAACCTGTTAATTCAGGCAAGTACTCTAACTATTACCACCGCTTCTCTTCCTTCTATTACGGCGGGATCGGTATACGGTACAACCTTAACAGCTACAGGGGGAACTTCTCCCTACACTTGGAGCATATCTCCTTTAAGTAGCACTACACTTCCCTCTGGCCTTACTTTGTCTCCCTCTACCGGGGTTGTTTCTGGCACAACTACCCAAGTGGGTACTCGTTCAGTAACCTTCCGAGTTACAGATAACATAGGTGCTTATTATGACAAAACACTGAGTGTTACTGTGACAACAGGTGTAGTTTTGAAGACAGGACTTGATTACACAAATGGTCTTGTTACAAATTCCTTGGGTTATGTATCCAATGGAAATGTAGGGTCTGTAAATCCTCGTCCAAATCTTTCCTTTTATGTAATTGCTTCAGGAGTTTTGTCAACACAAACCTCACAAATAACCGCACAGTTGGGAGGACTAACCGGGGCTACAGCAACGGTTCTTAGCATAACTTCTGGCGTTGCAACTATTCAAATTACAGGTCCTTTCCAAAATGGAACTTTGGGTAGTAACAATTTAACTGTAACCATAACCGATCAAGGAGTTACAGTAAGTGCCACTTTCACTTGGACAGTGTACATTAACCCGGCTCTACGTTTGGCGCCAGGAACGGGGTTCTTTCCTACCCTGTCCGTTCAGTATGGCGGAACAGGTCAGTCATACATACCTGTTCTGGAGAACACTTCTGGGTATATCTACATTTACAATGACCCTTCTCTAAATATATTTTCTTTTCAAACCTACAATGGTTTTGCGGTAGATAAGACGACAGTTTTACAAAATTACCCCACGGGAGTACTAGGACTGTCCGCTAACAACACAGAGTGGAACGGTCGCTTGGCTTTTGCTTACAGTGGGGGAAACTCTCAGTTTGGATATAACGGGGCAGCTATTGACGCAAACGTTGTAAGCACTAGTTTAGTATTGGCTGATGCTGATATAGCTTGGTACCAAGATAGTAACAAGAGTTTGGACATTTATGTAGGTTCAGGAGTAAGCAACGGAGCTATTACGGGAACGGTTTATGGTGTGCAGGCTATTGCTACCCAAGTTAACTACTTACTAGATCCTCATCTAGCTTCTGATGTATCAGTTTCTCCTCTCACTATCATAGGAGATGGAACACAAAAGACGTTCACTATTTCTCTTATTAAACCTTTGCCTCCTCTACAGAGTAATACCATAGCAACCATTATTTGGGGTGGTACGGTTTTGACGACCAACAGCATAACTCCGATTTATTCTAACGGAATCCCTGCTACGAGTACAACTTATAGTTTTAACGTAATTCAGTTTAAGACAGGGTATGTTGAAAACGGATCTCCAGGAACCCTATCTGTAACTCTAAATTCCGCTACTACTTCTGGTAACCAGTTGATGGTTACAGGAACCTTCTTTGACTACGCGGGACCGGGAACCTTGATTAGTCCTACAATAAGTGATACACGTGGTAACGTGTGGACTCGTCAAGTGGGGTATGTGGATCCTTCCTCTGAGTGGTGTAACTTTATTTGGACAGCGCCTATTACTTCTGCAGGAACTACAACAATCACTTTGTCAGTAACCGGAACTCAATTTAATTCTCTTATTGGAGTGATAGCAAATGAAGTAAGTGGGCTGCTTGTTCCAGTATCGGTAGATGTTCAAGGACATTTTACCGGGTCCACAACTAGTACATTCGGAACAGGATCAGTAACTACCTCCAACGCAAATGATGTAGTTGTTTCAGTCATTGATATGGGAGGGGCCGCTCCTTCTGGTTATACTAATCTAGGAACGGTAAACATACCTGCTGGGGTTATCCCTGCTTCTACTGTTCAAGCTGCCTATTTGAAAGTATCTTCAACAGGTACTTACAACCCGACTTGGACAGGGTCTAGCTTCAATGGTTCAGGTATTACCGCTGCATTTAAGTTGAACCCCGTTACTGCTACAGTTCCTAATTATTCTGGAATTTCTGGTTACACCGTTCAAGCAACTCCGCCTGTAATAAGTACTGCTTCTTCGTCTACTCTAAATCTTACTTTACATGGAGTAATTACCTATCTTAGTGGAGATAGTTTCGTGACAAGCGATGTCACTTATATGAACAATGTGAACGTTGCTACGGTTTCTCTAACGGTTCCTGCTGCTCCTTCTTCAGGTGGTGGAGGAGGGGGTTGCCCAACTCTAGACATGTTTGTTCAAGAAGGTGTTGTAGTGTCTAGTGTAGCTGTGGGGAGTCTATTAGATTGTTTGACAGGAGAGACTATTTCAATTAATTCTTCTGTAGATAAGTTCCCTGTGGAATGGACAGGAACTAGTGAAGAGGTTTGCTATCTTATCGTAGCAGAAAATGGGGCTGAGGTTGAATTGTCTGGGTCAACTCCTATTCCTACACTAGAATCTCTAAAAGCATTAGAAGATAATCGGGTCACTCCTCTAACTGTAGAAGAGGTGTTTGATAAAATGGGTTCAGCTTCGGTCTTAACTGATATAGAAGGTAAACTGGAATGGTCTTTTGCCAAATTTACCTGTATCGGTAAGAAACAAGTTGCTCGTCTGTATGTGGGAGGAAGAAACTACGCAGCAGGTCGTGATGCTAAGAAGCGTGTATTCTCTCATAACCTGCTGCTGACAGTAAAGTAAGGAAGGAGGACGTGTGGCTAATTCATTCAAATATTCTTACCCAGGTCCACCCTTCAATTTCCTTGGGACATTTTCTGAAACTCAAAAAGAAGTATTTAAGAGTTGGTTAAATGTTCGTTTAAAAAAATTTCCAGCAATACAACAGGCTTATCAAATACGAGCTACTCAACTAAGAAAAACAGCAGGAGTTTTAGAAGAATGGTATCGTAGTTCTAACGATGAAATTTTGTCTCCTACTTTTGACAAAGCATCTTGGCAACCGGGTCCCCATGGGCACTTCGTCCCCGCTCCTCGTAATGATCATATGCCTATGGTAGTTACATCAGAAATCAAGAAATATTACAAGGAACAGTTGAATCGTCAAGATGAGGCAGTTTTTCACATGAATCATCTTCGTAATCTTATTGAAAAGAACGAAGATAAAGCCCAATATGCTAAAGATGCTGTTACTCAAATTCCTATTCTGTTGCAGGAAATTGAAAGTCTATTTGCTCAAAAACAATACCAAGCAGTCTTAGTGAAGGATAAGACGGAGAATTACCCACAGAATAGTAAAGAACCTTACTTCCGTGTTCATCCTTTGGATACTCCAACTACTTGGGAATTGGAGCAACATAACAGGTCTACACCTGGTGCTCCAATTGACCTTAAATTCGTGGATAGGACATTTTAAATGTCATACGATTTTAACACATCATTGATGGTTTGTGATCATTCTCAGAGCAATGAACGCTATATCATAAGTCCTAGTGATTTGAGAACCCTCAATTATGTGGGAAACACGGCTATAAATCAACGTGCGCCAATTAATGGAACAGACCAAGTGAAAGTTTATATACAAGGAAATCTAGTTAACATAAATGATTCTATTTATGGGTATCAAGTGATCAAGGATACAAATCGTATCCTGGAAGCAGGAGTAATTTTCTACAAGATTGTTTTCAATAGAGAAGTTAGACTTTTTAACCCCCTCATCGAGGTTAGCTATCTAACACAAAAACTATTTTGCTTAAAGTGTAATGGAATAGGTAGATTGAACAACTTCGAACAGAACAGTGGGGGGGTTCTGGCTAAGATAGGTGGAAATTTGAAACTATATCAGAGAGCATTGAAATTTATCTTAACATCTCGTTGCGCGTTTTATCCTTCTTTCACTTGTAGAATTAAGGATTTTATTGGTCAGAAATACGGTTTTACGATAACCGATTCGGACATAGCTTCGGAAGTAACCAGGGTCTTGGATAGTATGAAACAAATACAATTAGCACAACGTACTATACAAACTCTAGATCTTCCTGAGATTTTAAAAGACATTGTCAGCGTGTCAGCCGACTTGGATCCTAACGATCCCACTTTGGTAAATATCTCAGCTACCGTGTCATCGTATTCAGGACAAACAATGCCGTTAAATTTTTCTTTAAAGGCTACGTCATAATGAAAAAGGCGACCTCATAATGTCAGCACCGATTTCTAGCTTAACACCTATATCTATTTTGTCGCCTTACATACCTTCTACAGAAGGGGTAAGCACTCTGTCTGTTGACACTTCTATCTTACCTTTTAAGGTTCAAACCGATGCTAATACCATACGTTTAGAAATTTCTATCTACAGTCAGACTCTGGTATTTTCAAATCCTGTTACAGGATTTTTTAACACATTTTCTGGGACCATACCTCTAGACACTAGTGTAGCTTCAACAACTGTACAGATTACGGGAAGAAATTATGTCCCAAACGTAGTATGGGCCACTTCTACTTCTCTTGCTGTGGGTTATAGAGTTACCGATAGCAATGGAAATGTTCAGGTAGTTTTGATCGCAGGGATTACGGGGTTCACAGCACCTACTTGGGGAACTGTACCAAGTTCTATTACCACAGATGGAACAGTTATTTGGAAGTGTTTAGGGCCCATCGCTATAACACCGACTTCTAAGTTTACTCTTCTATTCTTCAATTCAGGACTAGCTTTAAAGATTAGTCCTCCATCAGCTTTAAGAGCTTATAAGGGTTCCCAATCTTGTCAATTAGAATGGGCAACTCCCCCTTTCACCGGATTTTTAGGTGTAAGAGCTGTATTATCAACAGATTCTTCCGGGGTTACGATACCCTATACTCAATTTGGAGACTTGGTAACAACCATCAGCAGGACATCAAACGACCCGGTTACTTCTAATACCACCACGGTCGTTAGTGGAAACACTACCACAGCAACCACTGTTACTTCAACCCAAACAACCAATTATAGTTCTATTTTTGTCCCTACCTCAGCTATCAATTCGGACAAGTTTTATGCCTTATTTTCTACAGTTATTCAAGACCCCACTACCAACGTGGTGTTTGAGTCTCAGCAGAATGGTCCTCTTACTTGTGGTTTTGTCAATCTAAAGAAGGTAAATCCTACAGACTTTTTAGGATTACAGCGTAAGGAGGATATAGCAGGGAGAATGATCTCTCAAATTACTCGCGCCTATCCTCAACTAGACTTAACTCCTCGTTCCGAATTGCGTGACTTAGTTATTGATCCTATCGCAGTAGAACTATCTAACATGTCTGTTCGAGAGTGGTTCAGTCATATGGCTTCTAGTATCAGTGCTATTACTCAGATTGATGATGCTAATAATGATGGAATTAGTGACTCTTACTCTGATTCTCCTATAAAACAGCAGATTTCTAGAGCTTATGGAATGAAGGCTTCTGATACACAGGCATTCATCAATAAGCAGTTTGATATGTTGGGTGAGCAGGCAGGTGTTGTGAGAGGGGGATCTACAACAGCGGTTGTTAATCTTACTTTCTACACATACACTAAACCTCTACAATCTATAGTTATCCCTCAAGGAGCTATTGTAGCAACTAGCCCAAACTCTCAGACTCCTGCGTTAAATTTTGTAACTACAGGAAGTGCGTCTATTTCTCCTGCCTCCGCGTCCAGTTTTTTCGATTCCCAATATGGAAGATACCAGGTGATAGTTCCCGCTCAGTGTACAACCACTGGAAGTATTGGAAATGTAGGAGTAGGAACAATTACTACAGTGGTTAGTGGGGGACCTCAAGGTTGGAGTGTAACAAACTTAGTTCCGGCTAATTTTGGAACTGACAGCCAAAACAATTCTGTTTATGCAGCCCAGATTCAGGACCGTATTGTTACTGGAGTTGATACAGGAACACGGAATGGATACTTAATTCAGGCTCGTGCTATTCCTTCTATTGTTGCTGCTAATGTTGTGGCCGCTGGGGATCTAGAGATGCTGCGTGATTGGGATCCTATTCGACAGAAACACGTCTTTGGTACAGTTGATTTATATGTTCGTGGTTCGTCCAATTCTCAGCAGACAGAAACCGCGATTTATCAATATCAAAACACTGCTCCTCAGGGGACATTTAGTGCTTACACTCCCTTGACTCTTGTGGATCGCAGTATTTTGAAATTTTCTATAAGTGGGTTTTCTCAGCTAACTTCTCCTTTAGAACAGGCAGTAGAAGTTATTGTACAACGAGGTGGTCAATCGTTTTATTTAGGTACTTTGAATTCTTTCATTGACAATACAGATGGGTTTCTTTTCTTGAATCCCAACGAATTAGCCTATCAACTGGTAGGAAATTCTGTATTTGTATCTCAGCAACCTCTTGTCATAGCAGGTGTTTCGGCTACAAATTCAGTGGCTGTCAATGCCTTACAATCCGCTTCTGCTGGAACCTATAGCATAGGAATGTTTGCTAGAATTCATACTCCTTTGAACAATGTTCCTACCCTACAACCCATTATTTCTGTGAATAGCGTAACTGGAAATCAGAATACCGGGGTGGTTTCTCCTACTTCAATACAACTAGTACGCACCCAAGATTTTCTATTGAATGGGGGTTCTCAGTTAGCAGGAGATACGATTTTGATTCCGTCTTCTAGCCTATTACAGACAACTAAAAATGTCTCGTTAACTTCTTCCATAGTTTCTATTGATAACGCAATGTCCGTTGACGTTGATTCGGGAGCAAACGTAGTTCTACAAAAAACCATCAACGGTCAGGTGTTACCTTCCTTAGTTGTTCGTAGTGGGGACCTTTCTACCTTGTATACTTATGGGGTGGATTACACCTTGGTTAGGACTGGACGTTATAACAACTGGAGTTTGAATAGGGTTTCTACAGGGAGCATTCCTGCCCCAGCCAGTGTCAATCCCCCTGTTTTGGTGGTTTCATATTACAAGTATTCTCTATATGAACAGGTTACATTTGTAAATCAAGAAAACACAACTCTTAATGGAACTGTTTCTAGCCAATTGGCAAACTCGGGGTTTATTCATAACGTGTGGATGCCTGAGTCTTATGACTTCACTCAACTGTCTTTGGACGGTTTTAACACCGATCCTCTCTTAGCAACGGGGTTAACCGGAGCAGGAATTGCTCACGATAACCGATACATAAAAGTAACACTTACCGTAGCAGGTATTGATGTTGTTATGCGTGAAGGGATTGACTTTTCTCTAGTATATAATTCCACCAGTGGAATAGCAAGCCTAGCAAGAATTCTTACAGGACAGATCCCTACGGGGTCTACGGTGAAAGTTAGCTACTTCATCAATGAGACATTTTCAATAAGTACCCAATATCCTGCTTTTGTTAATCAGTTAGCAACTCAAATTGCGGTAACAAAGCACGCAGCAGCAGATGTCCTGGTTAAGTCAATGATTGCTAACCCCGTTGATATAACAATGGTGGTGGAGATCTCTTCCCAGGTATCTCCGGATGTTATAGATGCCAAGATCCGTAGCATGATTAGCATTGTTTTAGACAATGTACCCGGTAATAAGTTGGTCATGTCCGAAGTTGTTCGTCAGGTTAAGTCTGTAACAGGAGTTACCAATGTACAGCTTCCTTTGATAAAGTTTGCTAAGAGTGATGGAGCTTATGACATAGGAATTGTGGTCCCTTCACAGACAACCTGGAATCCTTTAAGTTCGGATCCTTCTTTTACAAACTTACAATTACCCATACAGTCATTTATAACCAATTCTGCTGTTCTCCCCGATGCGACTATCCCCGGAGGAGGATCCTCAACTGCTTATGTAGGATTGTTGTATCAAGGACAAGCGTATCGTAGAGCTACAAGTGTTCAAGATTTCCTAGTAAATAGTACTGTTCCTAGTTTCTACATAATTGGAACAAATGATCAAATAAGCAGTACTCAATCCCTAAGCTCTTCTTATGCTCAGAAAATTCTAATCACTATTCCTTCTACTATAGCAAATCCAGGATTACAGTCCTATTTTGTAACTTATCAAGTTTTTGGAGAAGGCGGAGCCAAGGATATACAGATATCAAGCACTGAATATTTCGTACCGGGAAGAATACAGCTGGATTACAAAACGAGTTAATTCATGAGCGTACCTACCCAACAAGCAGATAATCTTTACATAAGAACACGAGAAGATCTTCTTCAATATGAAGATGCTCTAATGAACTCGTTGTTACAAGCCACTGCTAATTACTACACACCTAGAAATGACCAAAGTATATGGGGAGAGATTCTCCGTGCTGTGGCTATAGAATTGGCTCAATTGGAATACAATTATGCCTACGATCAGGTAAACAAAAACCCAAGTTACCTTACTCCTCCGGATATTCGTCGTCGTTGGTCAGAACCCTTATCTATCAGTCGTATCTATCCTCAAGACACTCAGTCTGACATAGCTTATCGTACTATGTTAGTTCAGTTAATACAGGCTTATTTGGAAGGGTCCAAGGTAGACGGGATAGAAAGGGTGATCTCAGCATACACAGGACTCAATATCAAGATAGTAGAACTGTATAAGCTAATTGGTCAGTTTTATGATCAGTCAGATCGTAACAGTCTTAACGTAAGCATAAGTGTTGGAGGATCTTTAAATAGTATTTCAGATTTAAATCAACTTCAAGCTATAACACAGACTTTATCAGGGGCTATAAACTTAGCTAAACCAGCCCATGTGGGACTAAATCTAGCCACTGTGTTCGGTTCGGGTGAAGACATTGATGCTTTCATCCTAAGCATACAGGATACTTTACGCATTTTTGTTCGTCAAATTGAAGGAGATACTTTTCCTCCTCAATTATTCTTGGTTCCCGACCTTCTACCAACCACCCCTCATACTGGATTAGCTATGGTGTCAGGTTGGCCCATTAACTCCTACTACAACCGTGGTCAGGCTTACGGATTTACCGGAAGTCCCGCCATAGGAGATTCAATCTTAGATTTAAATGGTTTTGTGCAGCAAGTTACGACAGCAGGAACCACCTACCCCTATTGGGTCTCTTCTCACGTCTACAATATTGGAGATAAGATAAGAGATTTGAATAACAATATTCAGACAGTTACAGCGGTTACAGGGGACCAGAAATCGGGAACAGGAGTCCCAACTTTCAGTCGTATCTTATCGGGAACTGTTGTAGATAACCACATCACCTGGACTAACACTTCTGCCTTTGCTTTCTCTTCTAGTGTAGACGGAACAACAACCGATGGTACGGTGGTGTGGACTAATAGAGGTGTTCCACCAGGTGTTCTTGCGCCACGTATCAATCAAGCATGGGAGATTTCCGGCGGTGATATATTTAACGGATTTTTGATGGTATAGTATATGAAGATTTCCTACATTTCGCCTGTTGCTGGAGAATTAGAAATCACGATTATCCGTGATGCTACCCCTTGTGTCGTTATAGAATTAGATTTAGGAATACCCAACTTCACAAGATTCTCCTTAAAATTCCCACTTGTTGTGGACGAACCAAAGAATATGGTTACGGTTACGCAAGAAGCTCTAGGAGTTCTTCTTGACGAAGTCGCTACTTTTATGCTTAGTTTGCGCTATGACAAAGATGTTATCACAGACATTTATGCGCGTGCTTTAAATTGTTTTGCTGGTTTGTCTATGGAAAATTCAACCCAGGCAAGTACACCTGACGTAGGACACGATCCCACTCTACAAACTTATAGGGGGTTGTTTAAACTTCCCCAGACGTTTGTTCAAGAGACACAAGAACGGGTGATAACCTCGGCAACATATATACAACGTGCTCCACAGGTCCGTAAAATAGAGTTTGCTAAAGCAATACCGATCAAGCCGACTATAAATGATGCTCAGCGGGTCATCCAGATGTATAGAAATAGACAATTGAAAACCCAACCCAAACCGTTATATGTAATTGTGTATGACCAGATGGGTAAACCGACAGGAGTACTTCCCGTGGAACAACAGTGGAAAAGTAGATTGCTACAGAAGATTCAGGCCAGTTCAAGCTGTCATTGCGGTCCCAACTGCAAATGCGGCGCAAATTGCAAATGTCCTCCAGGATGCAAATGTGGTGAAAATAAAACTGCTGATGTTGGAACTCTTTGGTATGTAGAAGGAAGAAACGCTTATTCAGCCGACGCTTCAGATCTTCAACACTCTGGAGAACGAGGAAAGAAATGCCCTGGATGTAACGGACCCATGCCACCAGTACGGCTGAACTTTCTTCCAAGATCTCAAGGGGGAGAAAACATAACCCACTGGATAGGTCGATGTCTTAACTGTAAAGCCAATATAACTATTTGGAATGACTAAAAGGTATTATTTTAGAGGAGCACTATGCTAGAGCATGTCGAAAACACAGTTGTAAAGGGGCTACCGCGTATCATTCGTCAAGATACGGGAGAAATTCTGTGGCAGAGTCCCAATGTTATAGTCAACACAGTTAAGAGTTTGTTTGCTAGACTCATGGCGAATAACCTCCCCAATACGGCTCTCATTTCGGGACCGAATGTTCTATCAAGCGATTGTCTCTATGCGGTTTGGGGACTGGCTCTAGGAACTGGAGATCCCACCTGGAGTCCTGATACCCAGCCTACAGAAACCCCTGGTCAGACGGCTCTCATCGCTCAGGTATTGCGTAAGCAGCTTAGTACTGTAAATTTCGTTACGACCACAGACAATATAAATTTTACTCCGGTTACAAAGTTTACCAATCTTGTGGATTTTCAAACACTTGTTAACGCAACCACAGATAACATCACAGGTGTGGGAATAAGAGAAATGGGCTTAATTGGAGGAGGATCTAAGCAGACTCCCACCAACATGCTTACGGCTCCTTATTGGAACCCCGCTGACATTTCATATGGGGGAGGACCGAGTCCTAATTCAGTTACTCTAATAAATTATAAGACCCTACCCCCTCTTTTACTACCGCCTGGAGTCAATTTAATTTTTAGTTGGATTTTGTCGTTCTAGTCTTTAAGGAGAGTTACAATGTCATCTCTGGATGATGAGTTACGGCAATTAACGCCGTTACCTCTTGATTTACAACTTGCTGTTAACGAAATTCTTAAACAAGCATCTATCAATTTACTTTTGCTGGAATGCTCATACGAATTGATCCTATTTCTCTCGTAATGGTGTTCCTGTAACCAACCTGCTATCTTTATAAGTTCAGATCTCATGAAGTGGTAACGTGACCATTTATCCCTCTTACCCACCAGTTTGATTGTGAGGGAGAGAATATTACTGTAGCGCAGAGCGGGGCAAGTGGAATTGGACCAAACACTGTAGTCCGCTGTAACAAGTGTAACGATAGTTTAGACGTAACGGAATATGAATCTTGGTAAAACTACACGCCCGTAGCTCAATGTAGAGCAGCCCTCTTCAAAAGGGAAGGTTGCGGGTACAAGTCTCGTCGGGCGTTCCAAAGGTGAGACTATGACTGAAAAACAAAAAGAATATTTTTGGTTTTTGTGATTTGACGGGTTGCGCCGAACAGAGCGTCCGTCTATCTATGAATACTCTATTCGTTCGAAAATTCGTTATTGCAGGCACCAATTTTTCGCTTTCATTATAGAGGCACCCATGAGACTTACTTCCCGTTTATTCCGTTGGGCTGATGCTCGCGATCGTGATGAAGATATGGCGTTGCTCACTCCTTTAGGTTTTGAATTCCAACATGCTGAACCTTCTGGATGGGATCACTACACTAGAGGAAATGAAGAAGTATGGACTGGACCGGGAGATAATTGGAAACACATTATTGATGGAAAAGTTAATAAGGGCCAGAGTCACGATGCTTTGAAGGCTGAATTAAGCAAGTAACTACAGTATCTACATAGGTTTACAAACTAACCGAAGTCTGCTTTCTACAGTAGAATACCTGTATGAGAATATTGGTTATTGTAACTTCAATTATAGTTTTCTCAGCTACAGCAGGGTCCTTTATCACCGCTGAGTTTCAAGTTCCCCAACCCCTCCGTGTTAAGGCTTTCTCCCCTGAGGATATAATCAATCAAATTTCTCAGGAAAAACTTCAGAAGAAATATCATATGGCTGAAGATGTTTCTCGTCATATTTATGCGGCTAATGGCTGTGAAGACGAGGATCTGATCTATATTACGGCTCGTAAGGCCGTTGATCACAACATCCCGGCAAGAGTATTGTCTGCTCTCATTTTTGTGGAGTCAAGTTGTCATTCTCAGGCGTCTTCTAAGCGTTATTCTTGCGGATACATGCAGGTTAACAGTAGAGTTTGGAACATCCCTTGTGAAGATCTTATGGACCCTGAACGCGGAATTGAAGAAGGAACGAAGATTCTATCTTCTTACAAAAGACTTCACGGATTGCGCGGTGGACTTCATCACTATCTGGGAATGGGAACTGACGACGGAACTATTAGCGGGGATGATTATGCTACCAAGGTTCTCACGGTGGCGGGGTATCGTCATCCCGAGTTGGTGCAGTAATGTCGGGACTTTATAGGAAGATTTCTGTAAAGACTTTGAAAACGTTGGAAGAAGAGCAATATGTCGTCTAACGCCATAAGCAGCTATTTAGTGTCGAATGTTTCCTTAATCACTCTCATTTTACCTCTCCCATAATATCAATGGGACTAACAGCTTCTCTGCGTTCTACAGACCTGTAAATTAGAGGACGTTCTCCTAGCCAGTCTAAGAGACTCGCCAGAGTGAACTGGTGGTTAAGGGTACGGACATCTCTACCTTCCTTCTCTAAGGTTGCTCGCGTTGTGATGACTCCTCTGAATTTACCTGTAAGACTCTTTTCTGGGTCAAATGGTTTTGTATTACCTTTCTCCGCCCGACGTTTTAGAGTCTGTTCAATACACTTTTCTAACGGCGTGTCAAGACAAGCCCAGATCCAGTTATGGGTGGGCTTGAGTTCATCTTCTAGCTCCCGATATTTCCCATACATACAGGATATAAGAACACCTTCAAATACTACGCTACCTAGCTTTGCTAATTCACGAATACCTGCGTAGATTTCTTCTTGAGTCCGTATACCATCACATCCTCCGGTTGGAGTTTCATAACGACCCAAAACGAAGACACGATTTTGTAGGTTATATGCCCAGATCTTCCCATCCCTGAACATAGGAATTCCCTGCATATACTTTATTAGACTTTTGACGGCAAAAGTTTTGCCGCCTCCATTTGTAGACCTCAAATTTATTATAATACGTTGGGGATACATTCTCACTCACCTCGCGATTTTATAGGTTTTCCGGTATTCTTTTCCATCTGTACGGCACGATCATCCCAAAATTCGGTCATACCATAATCCTTAACACAAGTGATAGGAAGTACAGCACCAAGATGCTTTAGACACCATTCTTGCATAGCAAGTAAGGCCATTGCTGCTTCTCGTTGAGCAATGGCATCATCAATAGGAGAATAACAACGAGCAGTAAATATACGAACATTCTTATCTTCCGCTATCCACTGCTTCACCCGACTCACCATTTCGGGTAGAGGCTCTCCCAGATGGGTGGGACCGTGCCATTTGTCATAGAAAGCTAGTGTACCGTCAAAGTCCACGCCAATCCAGTCTTTTTTGTGGTCTATCATTTCATAACCATTCTAGGCGTTCGTCAGCCCAACCCATTAGATAACACCCTCCCGTACTTCCTAGAATAATCCAGAATCCGTAGGGATGCTTTGTTAGAAGAGTCCAAACCGTCAACCCTAATAACACTATAAAAGTCACTATAAAGGTTCAAGATAACTACAAGTCCTCTAGATACTCTGGCTAGAAAAGTCATCATATCTTAACTCCCCATTTGGAGGGAAACACATACTCAATCTTATTACTGTTTTCCTTGAAGTTCTGTTTAATCCTTGCTCGTTTTTGAGCATCCCCGGATCCTGTCTCAACCTGGATTTCAGGGTTACTTGCTCTTGTAAATTTATCCACCTCACAAAATAACGACTGGCAATCAATTAACTGTAGAGGACGATTTCCTATCTTTTTAAATTCTAACCCTCGCGACATAAATTGTTCATCTTGAGTTTCTTGAACCCATCTTATAACATCAGCTTCATTGTGGTTTCCTATGCTATCAAAACATTTTAGGATTCCTCTTCTAGCTCCCGGTCCGGCTATGATGAAGTCTGTCTCTAAGAAATTTACGAACGGAGAATAATTGAGGTCAATTGCGTACTGCATCGCGAGGAATGGTCCCATGGTCCGATATGTACGGATAAGATTGTAGAGAGCCTCTAGTGAAGTGGCTTCTAAAATCTTGTCCTGGATTTTATCCTCATGAAACATCTTTTCATACAATCGCAAATACATCCGGTGACGACGATCCCCGTTACTACCCGCAGCTGTCATCATGTATGCGTTGGAATAAATTTTCTCTCCACGATCTTGAGCAGATGTAAGAGTTTCATCGTAGATGGTAAAGTTAAAATTATCTATATGGGGTTCTTCGCCTAATTCACTGCTGAGCATTTCCCAAGTTTCTGGACGATTGAATAGCTTAAAGAACATAATACGGAAGATTGTGTTCTCAGGAGAAGAGTGGACTGTACAATCCAAATCGCTACACTCCGGATAGACGATGATATTCCTCAATAGGTACTGGCTGACTCTATCCAGTACCCGGTAAGTATTGGTAAATTTATAGGTTTGCAGAATAGGATCTTCACTCCAAGGACCTGGTTCACCATTCTTGCGTTTCCAAAACACACGTTGACGCTCACTGGCAAAATTCCAATAGGTTTCAAAAATGTGGTTAGGTATAACTCCAGAAGGAGGAATAGGAATCTGCATAATTGTATAAGTACTTAATTCTTCCTCAGTTGAGTTAATTTCCACTCCACTATAGAGGTCAATAATGGCTAAGGCTTGGTTTTTACACAAAGGAGCTATGGACAGGGATGCTGACGTTTATTATGTCTGGCGTCGCAACGACGGATATGTTGCTGCTTCTGTTGGTCGTATGCCGACTCGTTGGGTCGGTGATGACGGTTCCGTCACTACTTTCGAGGAACTTGGTCAGTATACTGATTGGAATTTGGCGTACCGACGAATTCTTGATGAAAATGCTGCGAGGCCTTATCAAGCATACTGATTGGAATTTGGCGTACCGACGAATTCTTGATGAACGTGCTGCGACTCCTTATCAAGGAGACTTTGAATGAGAATTCCAGTTGAACTTCGAGGAATGTATCAAGGGGATAGTTTGAACTACTTTCGCATAGTCGAAATTCCAGATAAGGATGTCGAACTTCTTCGTGGGATTCAGAGTCGTGATCATGATGAGTTTGACTCTCGAATTCTCCATTTGGTTTGGGAATACGGTCAGAACGAAGTTCAACTTGCTCCTTATACACGGAGCTTGGTGAATGGTGATATTATTAGTTACTTGGGATTACGAAATTCTAGAAACGGGATTTCGTAAGTTGGACTACAAATCATTCTTCCTCAGTTGAGTTAATTTCCACTCCACTATAGAGGTCAATAATGGCTAAGGCTTGGTTTTTACACAAAGGAGCTATGGACAGGGATGCTGATATCCTGTTGATGGAACACGGATGGGATAGAATAGCAAGCCCTGATGAATTTTCTATGTGGCGTAAGCAGGGAGATACAGGTAAGATGTTTGTGTATCCTGACGGAAGTTGGCAATTCCTTAGTAACTTGCGTAGAATTTTAGCCGAAGGATCCGATTCAGAATCACTTAAAATCTATGTAAGTGGTCAGGCTAAACCTATAGAGCATATGGGAAATAGCCGTTTAGCGTCTAATCCAGTAGAATACAAACGGAGGAAACGCGCAATGCCGAATATCCAAACTCTGGAACAAAAGCGCAGATATGACTTGGGTATGCAGCTGACACAACTGGGAAAAGAAGTTCTTCAGTTGAACAGGGTTAAGGACAAGAATTCCATTTCCAATAAACTCAACATGATCGGGGGTAGCTTCGCTAATGGTTATGCCAACTTCTCCGATACTCACTCCGAGCTTGAGAATATCCGCCACCAGTTTACAAGTTATAATGACATGGACGATGTCCAAAATATGAATTTCTTCAAAAAGCTGGACCACACGACTCAGGAATTTTCTACACCCCGTAACAGGACCGTTTCCAAGTTGTATCGTGCTGGCAGTCAAGGTCACGGAATTCTCCAAGCCATTGCCACGCGCCCGGATGGTTGTATAAGCAAAGAACTCAAGGCGTATTTTCCCTCCTTACACGATTCTTCTCTTCTTACCCACATGCGTCGTGAGGGTGTCATTGAAAAGAAAGACGGAGTGAACTCTCCCTGGCTGTTGACCGAAATCGGTAAGGAACTTCTTAATCAACGGGGCGCTTATACTCTGGATATGTATGGACCAACAGATAATTATTATTATCCGGGAGTAAAGACGCTCCCGTGGGAACTCCCTCCCGCTGATCATGCCCAGTTTGTTGCGGACAACGGAATTAAACGTTTCACCTAATCCCCGTGAAATTGCCAAAGCCATCATTCAAGAAATGGAACTTGACAATGGCAGCCTCGGCATCTTCAACATAAGTAAAGAGAGCCTAGATGCTTGCCAACAGGGAATTGAACAGATGAAGGCAGTTAATGAAGCTCTAAATTCTATTTTTCTAACAAAAATAGAAAAGATTGGGCGATAGAAATAGAAAAGCGAAAGACACTAGCTTTTCTTAACTTTTCAAGTAATATATAGACAGCGACTGGTGCCGGACAGAAGTTCGTTACCCGGTCTGGTTGCTGAGACATTGACGCTCGTAAATACCCGTAAGGGAAGAAGGCGTTTTGGTTGTCGTTTCGTACCGGGGTTCGAATCCCCGCAGGTCCACCAAGTTTTTCTATGGGCCTGATCTGGAGTCGCCGATCCGACTGAATCGAAATTGCTTACGCGCCGTAGGTGCAATCCGAACGATATTCGGGTCGCAGACAATAAGTGTCAAAAACACTGTTGCCCGTATGACATCCAAGGTTCTGCCGTTCGCTGCTATGCAGCCAACAGCCACCTTTGCGATGGCAGCGGCGGCTTAACATCAGCCTGGAGTTTGTCCACTCTATAAAATAACGGCTACGAAAAGGTCCTAGAGAAATCTAGGACCTTTTTGTTTTAGATAAAACAACATGTAACTTCTTTAACCTTGGGAAGCCGAAAAAGCTTATTGGAAGAGATAGCTCTATGTGATGTGCATTGTGCTAATTGTCACGTTCGCAAAACTCTAAAATTACGAAATTCTATTCGTTACAAAATTTGTTTAGATTTTTTCACAATTTCCAACATATCTAACACGCAGCATTCCTCACACAATGAACAAGGATCTCCCTCCAGTCCATAATGTATGGGTCTATCGCATTTTTGACACTTGGGTGTGGGAAATTCAATAATCTTTGCCATATATATCTACTTTTCCATCCCTTAACATGGACTACCTACCAGGACAAGGCGTTATTAGTACAGCATTTGGTACCGGAACCGTTGTATCCCAAGATGGCGACATCGTAACCGTTCGTTTTGATAAGTCTGAATTTGGTGACAAAAAACTCAAGGAACAATTTTTACAACCTTCCAACCATGCGGTAAAACCTCTACCAGAAAAGAAAAAGGGGCCAGGTCACAAGAAAGTCACCATTCTTCCTAGTGGTGAGTTTGAAAACTACCTACTCCATAACGGATGTTCTATATCCGCCAGTATGCCTCCTAAGCAGTATCCTAAATTTCAATCCGATTATGAAGTCGCCACCGGGTATAAAATTACTAAAGAAACTTCCGGGGTCAGTATACTAAGGGACGATACAAAACGTTGGGCATTGACAATGATTGTCCGGTTTCCTAAGCCCACTGACAATTTTCACATCCCGTATGAAACTTATTCTTCTCCCCAACATCCCAACGAACTTTTTATCGCTAATAATGGGTTCATTTGGGAGCTATTTCGTCACGGTTTTGTCCTAGGACGTAATGATTTACAGTCTGCAGCAAATGCTTTAGCTGGGGAGCCTGCTGCGCACGCAGCCTCTCTGGAGTATTCTACCTTAGATTTAGAAGAGTAGCTACCAGAACCTTAAATGAGTAGCGAGGTTCTTATCAAAAATAGACCGCCAAAGTCTTCTCATCCTGTTCCTGAGAAATATAAAAAACCAATTGCCCCTCGTAACCCCGCCCAATGTTGCTATTTAGAAGAAATTGAATCCCATGCCATGACCTTTGGTATTGGTCATTCAGAAATCGTACCATTGAGAAGTTTTATGGATGAGGAGATGGAAGATTGGATTCGCGGCCTCTTTATGACGCCGCGTTGGTCTCTGGAGTGCGCAAAGAGAAGAAAATCGCTAATTAACTTTTTTCAGAGAACTACGGTATAATATATACAGAACACCATGAACACTTGTCGCCGAACACGAACGTACCAACGAACTTACACTCTGTAAGCGGTTCGCGGCGGCTTTTTCTCTCACAACTGAATCGTAATATCTTGAAGTCGCTGCTTGTTTTTCTACTCCCAGATCGTCTAATCGGTAGGACGCAAGTCTTTGGAACTTGCTGTACACGTTCGAGTCGTGTTCTGGGAACCATTTGCTAACGTGGCGGAGTGGCCCATCGCACCTGTCTTGTAAACAGGCAACCCGTGAGTTCGAATCTCACCGTTAGCTCCAAGTTACCGGGCGGTAATATTTTTGAGATTCAAAGGATATTTCTCAGAAACATTACCGTTCGGGGTATTTGCCTAGTTGGTTCAATGGCAGAATCCCTGTTTCGTAATCAGGGGATGTCAGTTCGATTCTGACACTAGGCTCCAGTTTTATGGATCCAAATGCAGAAAAAGTGGAGAAATACCTGAAAATGCTATCGTAGAATAGTGGCAGTTCTCGACTTTGGTAAAGTCGAAGTGATGGTTCGATTCCATCCGATAGCTCCAGATACTTGTCTTCCAGTAGAATAGAGATATGGGTTCACTCGACAAGAGTGATCCCAACGTGGGTACGGGACTGGTGGGTGCGCCGGAATGCGGCGACGTCATGAAGTTGCAGATGACCGGATACGCAGGGCGTTGGGCTAAGACGGACGATATTGATTTCTACGTTTTAGAAGAAAACAGAGGGATTTGCATAAAATGAGCTTTGATGGCGGAATACGGAAAGCAAGGGAGCGCGGCGTGGTCATTAACAAGATCACGGCGGTCGTGCTCTGTGGGAAAGACCGATTTGAAAAAGACATCCATAATCCGTACATGGCTTTTTGGGACATATTTCCTCAAAAAGGGAAAGATTTTGAAAAGAATTTACAGTTCTGGGCAGACCGAATTAACGGTAAGACTCGGATACAAAAACCGATAACGGTTAACGATTTTTAAGCACGGTATGCCGATTGGGAAGGCGGCGGTCTGCAAAACCGTCTAGGAGGGTTCGATTCCCTCACCGTGCTCCAATTTCCAGTATTAGTAACTCATGCAAGTTACTCTACTAACCCCTGAAGATCTTCATTGGCCGCTAGGAAGTCAAGAAACCACGCCCGTATATCAATGCGGAGCGGGTACATATCCTCGTAATAATAAGGTCGATCCTTATCCTGCTTATGCCCACGACATAGGACTCGTCAACAGTCTAGCCACACAATGCGAAAAAGTATTCCCCTTAAAAGATGCTAGAGTTGGCATATGGATTTTGTCTCATGACTTTGTTGATAGAATAAATGGGTGTACTTTTGAAGACTCTGTCTATAACAAGGAAGACGGATCTGAGTGGGACGAAGAAATCAATCGCTATGATGGGAAGGTAATAAGGTCCTACGGTCAAGCCCTTTCCATAATTTTGGCCGCGAAGCGTATTCCTATCATGCCTGCTATGACGCGCTACCTGGTTCCCCACGAGTACGGTCATGCGGTATTTGATTATGTTGCTCGTAAAATGGGGTACCCGGATACTCATCAAGAAAAATTAAAAGAAGAATACATGAAGCTCCGAGGGATAGAAGATTATTCCAAGAAATACACCGGAGGTAAATGGCATTCTTCTCCGGGAGAGATCATAGCTAATGATTTTAGGGTTTTGTTTACTGGGAGAGAAATGGAGTTTTATCCTCACGATTGTTCTCTTCCTAGTTGGGAGAGTCCTGAGGGAAAGTGGTGGATAAAGGCTGCGTCTGCGGCGGGAATATACGATCTGCCGGGGTTGTGAGATTGAAATTAAAGAAGGTTTGAATTGTTCCTTTTGTGAACGAAAAGTTACCCATTGTAACGACCAGCACGACGTATTGTGTGATAAGCATGAAGGAAGAAAATCAGTTAAACCCAATAAGGGTAAGGGTCATCTTTCACCAGAAGAAATTTTGCTTAGGAAAATACTTAACATTCCTGATGATGAAGAATTACCGTAAGGAGATTGTATGAGCGTATACGGACAAGGTGAAAAATGGTTTTGTTTTAAGCATGGGGAGTTTGAGGCTGACTTGCCTACCGACGCTTGGCGTGTTCCTAGCTGTCCTAAGTGTAGCGCAGTCTTCGCGGCTGACCTTTGTGTTGACTGCGAAATTCATAAAGCGACAGTAAATTTTTCTGAATCTACGTTAGCTTATGTTCATGGTATGACGGAGAAGATTTGTCGTTGTTGTCATTTCAAGAGAGTGGAAAAATCTTTCAACGAAATTCGCACCAATTATGAAAAGTTTAAAATGGAGTTAGAAGGGAATCCCTGTGCCTGAATATTACCCAGGTCAGAATTTCTACCACCATCATAACCACAACGTTAGACGAGCGGAGTTGAATTTTTTCTGTAATAATTCCCACCTCTTAGATGTTGAGCGTGATAACCTAGCTGGAGATGAGAACACTTGGAATAAAGCCTTCCGCTATTATCGAGCGGGAGGAGACCGCATTTGTGAAAAGTGTGGTATTTGTTATTACGACCATCCTGTTATTCGTGGCGCTGAGAAGCGACATTATGGGTGTGAGCTTCAGGTGCTGTGTAATACGGATAGGGTGAAGTTAAAGTAGAATAACTTTGAAATAACTCAATAGCTTATTCATTGAGACATCTCTCCTCGATATTTAATATTGCGAGAAGAGGAGTTTTAACAGCTTGCTCAATCCCTGCTTCTACAGTATTAACCCCTTGGGGGCACAGTGAACTACTACCATCTTATCAAGAACTTCGTACCACAAAATCAGATTGAGAACATTATTAAGGAGACGTTCTCTTTTAAGAAGACTTTCTATACTCAAGAAAACTTAGCCTGTCATGCGGCTTATCTAAGCGATACCCATCCCAATAGAACTTCCCATGCCTATGCGACTTCTCTCTACTATAATGGGGAACTTCCTTTCATTGACCTCTTCAATGTAAGATTGGAAAATCTAGTAGACCTTCACCGACGCGCCTTGGGAGAACTCGGATTGTCTCTTAAAGCAAGAATACTTTTCAATGTTCAGGAGTACTTCTCTTCTTCTGAAGTTGTTCCTAAACATCATGATGGAGAATTGCTAGATTTTTCTATTGATAACGGGAACCTAGATATTAAGCGTAGCATCCGTCCCGATAAAGTCGCGGTACTCACTCTTGTCAACGACACCGATGGTGGTGGAACTCGTATTTATCTACCTGATGGAACGGAAGAAGTTGTAGCCGCTCAAGCGGGAGATCTGCTGATCTTTGATAACGCTAGTTGCAAACATGGAGTTGACCCTCTGGTTGGAACCGTAAAACGAGAAGATGGGTTGCTACGTCTCATAATCGGATGGCGGAGTCTGAATGAGAAAACTTCCTACAACAGCGAATTTGGTAATGCTTTTTTGAACACTGAAGATGCTGAGGCCATTATCGGGGTATGGTATAAGACTGGGTGGCCGAAGCAATGGGAAAGGATTCAAAATTCTCAACAGAAGGCTGCGTTTTAATGGAAGAAAAAATATATCAAATATTGCCTCAGTGTCAAGTGAGTTTTGAGCAGAAGTTTTTTTGATGGCGTGAATGGGGGTGGCACGGTATTCTACGTCCATGATTATTTTCGTCCTGAGAATATCAAAAAGGCTGCGTTCTAAATGTTACATCATTGGGTATTTCTTGGCAATAGAGGTGCTTCGGACGAGTGGACTGTGTATCGTTGTAATAAGTGGGGTAAAACAGTCACTAGGATGCCGAACATCTTGATGTAGATGGTTGTAAGAAAATTATTTGCGCCTATCCTGGTTGTACAAATTATAAGCCCAAAATAAAACAGTATTGTACTAACGGGTGTGTTTGGGATCATACCGATTGGAAGAAATTACATAAAGAAAAGGCACTCAAGCGTGGACCTAAACGAAGAACAAAAACTAGCCGTAGAACATCCGTTAAACGAACCCGCGTGTCTAATAGCAGGCGCGGGAAGCGGTAAAACTCGTGTCTTAACTGAGCGTGTCCGCTATCTGATGGGCCAGCGCGTTCCTCCCAAGCGTGTTTTGGCGGTAACTTTTACGAACAAGGCCGCAGATGAAATGGTAGAGCGTCTCGGCTTAAATGACGAGACTCCTCATGATCTCTGCCCCCGCGTTTCCACTATTCATTCCTTAGCCTTGTCTGCTATCCGTCGTAATCCTAAAGGGTTTGGTTTACAAGAAAAAGTTTCTCCTTTAGACGATTACGATCAGTCCCAGATGATGAAGAAACTTGTAGAACGGGCACAGGTAGAAATCAATCCCTATTTCGTTCTTGAACAAATCTCTTATCATCGCGCTCGTGGGGTTGGATTCAGTAAAGACTATACAGCAGAAGTACACGCAGCAGCTTTAACCTCTCATGCGGGCTATCACGCTATGGAAAGAGAAGCTCAGGAACTTTGGGCAGCTTATGAACGAGAGAAAACTGCTAATTCTGTTGTAGATTTTGATGACATGTTGCATATCGTGGTTAGACGTGGCGAAGTTGATCTACCCTGGCTCATTGCCCTACAACATGCCTTCGAGCACGTTCTCGTAGACGAAGCGCAAGATCTCTCACCCATACAATGGAAGGTGGTCAATCTTTTCCTAGGGCCAGAGAATCGTAATCTCTATGCGGTTGGGGATATGAGCCAAAGCATTTACGCCTTCAATGGCGCTTGCCCGCGTCTATTGAAAGAATACAGTGAGGACTGGCGCGGAATAAAACCTAGATTATATCACATTGCTAGGAATCATCGTAGCGTTCCTGAAGTAGTCAAAATGGCTAACGCTGTTCAAGCAAAAATGACCCACACCCTCCCGCTAAAGATGGAGTGTTTTAGAGAAACTCTAGGTCATACGGGATCTGTAAAAACCTATAAAGCCAGTATGCCTTGTGATCTGGCTAAGAAAATTGTAGAAGAGATCTACAGTGACAACCGACGCAAGAACCTAATTCTATACCGGGACAACTGTATCCTGGTCCGCTCCGCTATGCAAGTTAGGGATATTGAAACGGAGCTTGTTCGTTGGCGAGTACCTTACGTTATACGTGGTGGACGTGGGTTGCTTGCTACAGAAGAAGTCCGTGACATCCTATCTTATCTCCGTCTAGCTACTAATCCCAATGATTTCATGGCCCTATCACGAGCCGTCTCCGCTCCTAAGCGAGGAATAGGACCGGGAGCATTGGAGAAACTTAGATTCTTAGCTAAGGACTACAACGACAATCTTCTTGAAGCAGCAGCGGCTAAACTTCCTAAGCTGAACATGTTTATACAAGTTCTTACGCTCGTGATTGAAGCTAAAGACGACCCTGTAAAAGCAATTGATTTGATTATCCAGATGACCAGATATAGGGAATACATTGCTGAGAAATATAAGAAGGATCATCAAAAAGTTATTACCAAATTAGAGAATCTTGAACGGTTAAAGGAGATGGTTTCCACCTTAACCGAAAATACTGGGCTGACAACTGAAGATCTTGTATTCCAACTCACCCTGGACCGTACTGAAGATAAGAGTGAAGAGGGAAAAGTAACAGTTTCTACGATTCATTCAGCTAAGGGGCTAGAATGGAAACGGTGTTATATTGTGGGTCTGTATGAGGGAAGTCTACCACATAGATTTTCAATGGGAAACGCGGAAGAATTGGAAGAGGAGCGCAGACTTTTTTACGTTGCAATTACAAGAGCTAAAGATCAGTTAATTCTTTGTATACCAGGGCTAATACAGGTGGGACCTAATACCACTATCGTAGCCCCCTCTAGATTCCTTTGGGAGATTGGGATAAGATAGTATATACTATATCCTCAGAGCTGCCGATGTAGGATTTGGCAGTATTAACATTGAGTATCTGATAGATGCCACAAGTATCTCCAGAGAAAGATGAAGTATTAACTCTTTCTGAAATTCATGAGTAGACTACCATTACAGGAAGGCGATTACTTTGCAGCCTTGGTAACTCGTAAGGACGGGACCGTCTACACTGCGTACTTTCGAGTCTTACACGAGTTTGACTCGTCTATGGGTCATGTGGTTTTTGTAGATGATACAGGGGCTAGAGTATCTATGCTCCCGCAGTATGCTAAAAATATGAGGCCTGTCGGCTCGAAGGAAGTTCACCCTGAAATTAATTTGGAATTCTGGAGAGAAAAGGAACGAGATGAAGCAGGAGCCTGAACGTCCAGCGGACCTTGCTGGTACGGTAGGTCGTGACCTTAATAACTCTTTAGAAGGAGGTTATGACTGGGTTCTTGTCGGTAACCCCCACGCCGTTGCTGTGGATTTAATTAATTTCGCTGATTATCCAGACACAAAACCCGAAGAACTTGTTCCTCATGTTAAGGATTGGCAGAGTAAGCAGGATAAAAAATTGAGAAATAAAGCTATGAAAGCATATGGTGAACACGGGGAGAAACCCTTATCATGATTTCTGCACAAAAAGATTAAGAATATACAAGTTGAAATTGACCGTCTTTCTTCCCGCACGACCAAGAAGAAAGCCATTTTGGAACGGTGGATTAAGGAGATAGGAATCCAGAACCTAACAGAGCGCATTGAAAAGGGCAAGTATTGGGCGTGGACATTGCCATCATTCATAGGAGTCCTCGTGGTCCTGTATGTGATATTAGCGTCCTTATGGGACGAAAAGCAGACGGTTCATCTTCGTTTGAAAAGTTATATGGAGAAAACATATGCCCACTCCGTTTAAACCCAATCCTCTTCGTAAAGCGGATAGCTACAAAGATACACATTTCTACGGACCAGAGATTACGGAACTTCTATCGTATTTTGAAGCTCGCGGAGGAGAGTATCCGTACACGGAATTCTTCGGGTTACAGGGAATTTTAATGGAGGAATTCGAGGGTGAATTCTTTACTCTGGACGATCTGAATGAAGAGTATGAGAACTCCCAGCAGCATTTTGGCGCAGGTTTTCCCTACCATTACGACGACTGGAAGTATATCCTAGATACCTACAACGGACGTCTACCAATGGAAATTCGAGCCGTTAAGGAAGGCAGCGTCGTTCCTGTCGGCAATGTTCTTTACACCATTAAATCCACAGATAAGCGGGTACCTTGGATTGGTCAATGGGCGGAAACCGTTCTTCAACATGTCTGGTATACAACCGCAGTTGCTACAAAGAGCCGCATGGCAAAGGAAATTTATCATCGGTTTTTGCTAGAAACCGCAGATGACCTGTCGGCGCTCCCCTTTCAACTTCATGACTTTGGATTTAGAGGGGCTACGGGAACTCAGGCGGCGGCTCGCGGCGGTGCGGCCCATTTGATTAATTTTCTAGGCACCGATACTAAAATTGCCATGGATTATCTCCATCAGTACTATGGTGCCCCCCGAGTTTCTGGGTATAGCGTTCCTGCCACAGAGCACTCCATGTTTACTATCAAGGGCCGTAATGGAGAAGCGGAACAAGTTGGCGCGGCATTAAGAAAGTATCCCAAGGGAATCATTAGTCTCGTGGGGGATTCCTACAACATCTTCAATTTCTGTAAGGAAATCCTTGGTCATCAATATCGGGATATTATCCGTAATCGAGAGGGAAAAGTTGTAGCCCGTCCCGACTCAGGTGATCCTATTACCCAAGTTCCCCAGTTGTTCGACATCTTTGGGGAGTGTTTTGGATTTCGTGAAAATTCCAAGTCCTATAAAGTTCTCGCCCCTTGTATTGGTACACTCTGGGGAGATGGTATGGACCTATATTCTATTCAGGGACTTCTTTGTGCTATTAGGAACTTTCACTGGAGCACTGAAAACATAGTCAATGGCATGGGAGGCGGTCTGCTTCAAAAGGTCAATCGTGATACTCAGAAGGTTGCCATTAAACTTTGTAATGCGGTTATTGACGGAGTAGATACCCCGGTTAGCAAGGATCCAGTCACCGATAAAGGCAAGGCCAGCAAGGGTGGTCGTCTGGCTCTTCTCAAGCAACTAGGAGGTCATTGGGTTACAATTCCGGATACTTATGGTAATGGTGTTCCTTTTGACCAACTTGAACTGGTCTTCCGCAACGGGGAGATGAAGCGTATTCAGACCCTAGACGAAATTAGGGAGTTGGCTAAAATATGATAGAAATTATTCCCTCTAAAACAAAGCTCACAAGGTATCTAGTTCGTAGTTCCATCAAAGAGATTTTGTGTATCCATATACCAAGATGATCTTCAAAATTAACCTAAATACAATAGAGACAGTAGAATAAGGGTATGGAAACGCTACCTATGCCCGATGAAGATATCCAAATTCCCAAATTTGGATACTGTTCTTTGTATCTAACCAAGTCGTTCTCGGCTCCAGTGGATGGAGAGTCTATCTACTTTGTTCTGGATCAGTCACCCAAACAAACGACTCTGCTTCACCCTTTCACTCTTACTAAATTCGTTATTTCTTCAGTCACCTTTCAGGAATCTGTGATCAAGTGTTCTTGGAATCCTACGAATGAACGGGTTGTAAAACTCTTTAAGGATAAGATGAATTCCGAAAAGAGTCTAGGCCATAAGGGGCCATATGTTGACGTTGAGGAAATTATAAAGTATTACTCTCAATAGGAAGTATTATCCTAAAAGAGGGTCTAAATGGCAGCGAATGAACGTCAAGTGGCGGGGGATCACTACCGCTCGGGATTACAGCATTGGGATTTAGTAGCTCATAATAAGATGGGTTATTTTGAAGCCCAGATAACAAAATATATCACCCGTTGGAAGAAGAAAAACGGGGTTCAAGATGTAGAAAAGTCTATTCATTATCATGAAAAGCTGACTGAATTATTAGAAAATAAGGTGCTTGACCTGCCTTATAGTCGTGAGCCTAAGTTCTTAGAAGAGTTTAAGATTTCTAATGAACTTCACAGTGTTGAATACACAATTTTCTATCTCCTCTTAACCTACACATCTATGGACGAGCTTTTTCGTGTCGGCATACTTCTCCAACATCTCTTAGAGATGGCAAAAGAGAAGGAGAGGGTAAATTAATGAGTGATTGGGCTATGTCTTATAAAGCAGGTTCTTGCGATGGGGGTGGCGGTGGGTGTTCTACCTGTATTACTGAAAGTGAAAACACAAAGCGGCTTCGTGAAGATTCCATAAAAGCCATAGAAAATCTCTTCCGTAGAGATAGAAAATTAAAACCTCTGATAAAGAGTGTCCGTGGGGGATTTGAACTACTAAATTATTACACTTCTGTTCTTGATGCTATGGCAAAGATTCCAACTCCTTCTGGTGTTTACCCCGATTTTTCCATAAGCAACACAAATAAAAAGAGGATTAAAGACATTAAGGTGCTAAGGTGGTTATTTGCTGCTATTGAAAAACAACTTAAAACAGAAGGAAAGAGGAAAAAGTGAATTCTCCCTTACAGTCTATTTTAGAAATTCTGGCAGCGTTGACGGTGGAGGGATCTACTGGAAAGAACCTAGATTCTTTGGCATCGGGGTTACTTAGACAACAAAAGGTAGAATCAGCGTTTTTACACTATACTCCAGGAGGAAACGCTCCAACAGAAGGATTTCCAAATGTTCTCTGTGTCAGTATCAACGGGGAAGTCATTCATGGAATTCCTGATGATAGAAAATTTCAATTCGGAGATATAGTCAAACTAGATTTAGGTTTGAAGGATGCAGAAGGAAATTTTGATGACGGTGCTCTTACGGTAATCGTGGGAGAACGGGCGGGTTCTGCGGTAGCCCGTCGTCTAGTAAAGACCACAAAAGAAGCTCTAGAAGCGGGAGTAGCCCAAGCCAAGGCAGGCAACACGACCCATGACATAGCCAGAGCTATCTACGCGGTTGCTCAGCGGGAGGGTTTCTCAGTTATTGAGGGATATAGTGGACATGGGATAGGAACAGCCCTTCATATGGCTCCTGACGTCCCTAATAAGCCCGTAGGAGTGCCCGTTAAGTTGGAAGCTGGTATGCGTCTGGCTATTGAACCAATGCTTAGTTCCAATAAAGGATACACTGTAATTGACAAGAATAATAAGTGGACCGTTAAACTCCAAGGTGGGGGAGTATCCGCTCATTTTGAAAGAACGGTGACGGTGAAATAATGTCTAATCTAGAATATAAAAAATTATTAGTGGATATGTATGAAGTAGGACAAAAGATTTCATCTGCAAAACAAGCGGGAATTCCCGAAGTAGGTCCTTTTTGGCTTTTGGATGATGGTAGACTTCTGGGTGATGGATTACCTGTTACTGAAGCACCAGAAGTTTGTGGGTTCAAAATAAACCCTAGAGACCACGGTACTATTTGGGGAATATATCAAAGAGCCGATGTAATACCAAAAGATCAAAAATACGATGATATTCCTCGGGGTAGAGTGACTTATTTAATAGAGTCAAGAAAATATGTCATAACGGCAGACAGGTGTATTCTTAGTAACCCTTCTGCTATTGCTAAGATTAAATCTGACATGAATCTTCCATACGAAAATACTCTTGTGGAAGATGATGAACACTATCGTTGTGTAAAATGCAGGGGAACAACATGAGAATTGAAGTCAAACTTATCAATGACGCCAGGGAAGCCTTTCTGACTGCGATGGCCTGTGGGCATGCGAAAAAATATCAGCGTTTCGATATGGAAGCGAATCCACTTTGTGCTATCTGCCAAGTGAATCAATTGCGGGCCGAGCAGGAACGGCACGAGGTGCAGATGGCTGGAATTAGCGTAGCCGCCGCCGGTTGGCCAGGATGGCGAGGCTGCAACTAAAGAACAATACGGATGGAGCGTTTCGTACCAAGACGTTCTTAACCTGCGCCGAAAGTATCAGATGCTGCTGGCCGAACGGGAAGAGATTGCGGCGCTGGAAGGAAAGTGGCGCGACATGGCAGTAATATCCCGCGAAGAATCGAGGCGTATTCGCCGTACTGTTTATGTGGCAACTGAGGCGGAAGCAAACTGCTTAATACGCGCAGAGGTTTGGGATGGGTGCGCCGACGAACTCTCCGCCATCCTCCCGCATCCAGGCGGGAACGTCCGCCAGTGAAGCGTACATCAATCCGCAACACAGCCAAGAATGTCAACTGCGGTATATAACAGCGGAAGAAGCTCACCTCCGAGACTATGGTTGCACTTGCGGGCCAGCCGCCGAAAAGGAGAGAGAAAATGAGACACCAGGAAGTCGAGAAGACTGTTAGGATTGTAGAGGTAGCAGAGATTTTATGTAACATGTGTGATGATCTATGAAACTTCTGGCATTCCAGGACAATATGAGTATGCAGTATTAAGTGCTGATTGGGGCTATGGTAGTGAACACGATTCTGAACACTTCAAATTACAGATTTGTGAAAAATGTGTTTATGAAAAAATCCTTCCTAGTCTAGTTATTCAACCAGAAATACAAGAATTTATCTAACTGTCTCCTCTATTAGAGAGGTGACTTATGGGTGGACAAGGGTTCATAAACGAAGGAACAGATAAGAGATGGACAACTCTTTGGGGGCTGGGACCCTGGTTGTCTCAAAAATTGAGTTTTAAGTCAGGATGGGATCCGGTATCCCTCTATTTCGTTTTCCCTCTAGGCTTTGGCATCAATGCCCCGGCGTTCTGGAAGGGCCGTGGATGGGTTCTTCACTTCCATCTGTATCTCCTCCGCTACGATCGCAACTGGCCGGGATACTTGTTCTTCTCAGCAGATGCGAAAGTTCAGGATCATCCTATCCTATATTAACTTTCCGCCGCTCTATAGAGGGAGACTCTATGGAGATACAGGTGAATTTGCGGAAAGTGATGGAGGATCGGTTTCCAGATGCTAATTTGAAGTCTTATTTCTCCTTTCTTGATCCGGATTGCCTTCTTTGTCAGGGAGGTGTGTAGTGGCTGGCGGTGTGTGCTTCAACCAAGGGAAGCAATTAGGCACGGGTGACCTGAGTCTACTTGTACGCGATTCACAAAATAATATCATTGACCCTTTCAATATATCATACACGATTTTTCAACTAGATGAGCAGGGTAATCAGACTATGATGACTCAACCCAAATCTTCTCCTTCTAGAGCAGGGTTGGGAGCCTACTTTATAAACCTGACCATTCCTTCCGTTTGGCATGGAGAGTTTAAATTGGTATGGTATCTAATTCAGAATCAAGGGGATCCAGAAGTTCAAGTCTATGAAGACTTTCAAGTTGTTTTCATAAATCCTGCTTCTGGTTCATTAGAAGCTCAGTCTGTATTAGTCTCACCGAAGCTCGCCACCCTACCTAAATATGCCCCGGCTATCGTGGCAGTTCGTCAGTTACTTTTTGATACCAACCCAGATCGTAATTACCACTTCCGTCCTCCTACTCCAGGAAAAGTTGTAGCAAACTTTACAAGTCGTGTAGGATTTATCTGGCCCGATGACATGATTATAACCTTTTTACAGTTAACCATTTCTCAGTTGAATTATTATAACACAAAGAATATTTACAGCTTTACTTTGGATTCTGTTCCTGTAGATTGGGGTAACGTAGCTGCGTTAGGAGCAGCTTCTATGTGTCTTACGGCTGAAGGGTGCCGATGGGCTGAAGAAGAATTTTCGTATTCGCTTAATGGTGTCAGTTTGGATATCAATAAGTCACAGTTGTATCAGTCACTTGGACAGATTTACGACCAAAAGTTTATTATTATGGCTCCATTGGTTACGGCTAACCGTCCATTTAGTGCTGGCCTCAGACAGCAGCGTTGGTTGCTAGGATAAGTCCTTTATTATCAGTAACTTACAAGAGGATCGCATTGCATGATTTCAAATCTACTAATTCTAAACTCCAACTACGTGGGTGCCCGAGATCTTCACTGGGTAGATGATCCTAAAGCGGTTTTAGGGTATAATATCTATCGAGCATTTGACTATCCAACAAGTTGGGTTAAACTCAATTCTTATCCTCTAACTATTCATTTTTACAGAGATGAGACGACCTTACAACAAGTTACTTACACTGTAACGTCAAATGATTTTGTAGAAAAGGGTGAGGGTGGGCATTGGGTTCTTCATATTCCCGACATACCGTATTCTACTATTGTAAGGGGCCGTGCTCAAGTTACAAATAGTCCTCAGGATGTAACCATCCTTATGGACGGTAAGTCTTTTCGTCCTATTCAAGTTCAGGGGTTAGATCAAAGTATATGGATTCAACGGGATAATACTCTACATCAGGGTGGGGCGGTGAGTGATCTGCCCGCAATGCCAGATTTGACCCAAGTTCAAGTATTTCAGGTTGTATACAGCAAATTAGTTAACTATGTTGACATCTACACGAGACTAACTCGCACCTTCTATACAGTGGTAGGAATAGGGGCCGATGGACAAGAACTTCATACACCAGGGGAACCCAATACTGAGATTGTGGACACCCAACAGATTGATCGCATGGACTATATGCAGCGCGAAATGGTGCGCAGAAATGACTGGCTCTTCGAACAAGTCGGTGAGCCTGCCTTCCTTATGTTTAGAAAAACCAAAGGAGTTACCTGCGGTTGTCTTCAAGGAGGACTCAATCAACCCCGCACTGGATGTTCCGGTTGTTTTGAAATAGGGATAGTGGGTGGATATTTTGGTCCCTATGACTTTCTTTACATAGATCCAGATTCGCAAGTTATGAGAACTCTTCAAGAAGGCGGTATAGAAGTAGAACGTGAATCTACTGCTTATCTTGGACCTTCTCCTATAGTTCAAGACGGGGATCTTATCATTCGTCGTAATGGGGAACGTCTGGTCATTAATAAGGTTCGTTATAAGTCTCCTCGTGGCGTTCTTCTCATGCAAGATTTTACAACTACCTTGCTGAGGATAGGAGATACTAGATACCTAGTTCCTGTGGTTTATCCCCAGATTCCTCCTGTTATTTATAATCCTGTGTACGATATTACATCTCAACCGAATGCTGGAGGAGAACCGATTTCTAAAATGGTTAATGACCCTGATGCCGGAAAGAATTGGGAAAATCCAGATAAACAGGATGGAAGAACCGTTACATTTAATCGTATAAAAGGCAATAAGAATCCAGTTATCTAAGGAAAACTACTTTCAGCTACATTAGAGAGAGGCTTTATGAGCACTAACCCAAATATCCTTGCGGCAGAACTTTCTGAAGTAGCAAATATCAAGACTGCCCGTATGCTAGAAGTAGAACACACAGGAACCACGCCTGCTCTTCAACGTATGGTTGGAGATCCCGATGATCAAGTAGTTACTCCGTTCTCACAGTTCAAGCCTAATCCGGGAACAATGCAGTTGCCTAATCCTCTTTCCCCCATTCAAGGAGACAACACATTCTTTTCCTATCTGATCGCCGGGGCTAGATTCCAAGCCCACGATGGTAGCTGGTGGGAAATTATTGATTATAACTTCCAGAATTACAGCATAGAACTTGAAAATGTTTGGTATCCTAAGATTCACGCAGTAGTCAGCGTGTGGGACGTCCGTCGTAGCATTCATAGTTGGATTGAACCCGTACAGATTATTGTTCCTCCGCCACCTCCAGGAAACCAGGATTACGACGTTCAGCGCGTAAAGATCGTAAAGTAACCTTTCTGTCCCCTTATAGAGGACTTCATCGTGATTGATCTCACCGGGGCCGGACTTATAAATTATTTGTTGCGCATAACCCGCGATGTTATGAACCGCAATCCACGTTTTCGTAGTACTTTGGGTGCAGTAACCTTTGCATCTTCTAACCAAATCAACACAGGCGACGTTCAATTAATTGTTAAGAGTGTGACCACTTCCGGAACTCGTTTATCGCCTGATTACTTTATGTGTACTCGTCATGGCAGAGCTATTTTAGCAAAAGTAGAAGATAAAGATGGACAATTTATAGAGTGGGTGTCGGAGACTGACGCTACCGGGTTGCTCCTTGACCCCGGTGTTTATTATCTCAATGTTGATTCTGTGGATGAACAAACTAGAGAAGTGGGATTAACCATACATAGATATAAATGGCGTGAAGGGAAAACAACAAACGCTTTTGGTTCTAATGTATACTTCTCTTCCAGTATAGATGTGAGTTCTTTAGTGTTGAGTGATTCTTCAAATTCTAGTTTAGCTATTTCCTACACGACATATGGGGATTATCTAGCCCTCTACACTCCTGTACAGAATCTTGTTATCACAGGGACAAAAATAAGTTCTCCTCCTGTCACCGGAGTTTTAACCCCCAATACAGACTATTGGGCGGTTCGTTCTCAGTCCAAAACTCTTGTCCAATCCACTGTCGGAGGTCAAGAACTTGTCAGTGTTCCCACCAATTCAATAGGTTCTGTTATTCTTACCGATCAAACGGGATATCAACTTCGTGAAAATTTGGATTTTAGCTATTACAGTGGTCCTGATTGGATTCAATTGTCTGAGTGGACACCCACAGGATCTACAATAACAGCAACAGGAAATTATAAAATAGACATGTCTGCTCCTTACGGTTCTATGAATCCTGAAAATACCTTACCTATTACTCTATTACCAGGAGAAACTCTCGCCTCAGGACAAGTTTTTATTCGTACTAGTCAAGGAGATGTCTTTAACATTTCTCCCACTACGGGAGGAAATGTCCAGTTACCTACTCTTCTACCGACCGGAGGATACGTTTTTTATGAAGTTCGTATAGACACAGGACAACTCACAGCTAAAGCGATGAAGCAGGAACTAAATGGAGCAGTGATACCCGGATTACAACTAGCTATTGGGGATAGAGTAGAGGTGGGAGATCAAGTTGCTATCATTATATCCCCAACTCTTACAGAAACTTATCATGTGTATGGAAGTAAAGAAAACTTAAATTTCACCCTAGAAGTGAAAGCAAACGATTTACAAACCGCTTCTGAATTCACTGAAATGTTAAAACAAGAACTTCTCGTATGGCGTAGAAATAATATGGAAAGTGATGGAGTGACGATTTTTGAAGCTACTCGTGAATATCAAGGAGAACAGCGAGATCCTTCCGGTACGGCTCCTCGTTATCTGTACTCTCTTCGGGTAGAAGCGTCAGCAGACTGGAAAGTATTTGTTCCTCTGGTAACTCGTCTAGTTAGTTATCAAATCACAAATACAATTTACGGTACTGATTTTGGAGGGAAATTACAAATTGTTCCTCGCTCTCAGGCTTTGGGTGCTTTTGGGTTTATTCAGTCTTATGCCTGAAAATAAACAATGCAAATCTACAAAATTACAAATAGAGTCAATGGTACCATAGTATGTCTCATTCAGAAGAGACCAAACAGCATTTAAGTGAAGTTCAGTTAGAAAATTCTTCTATGAAGGGTAACACCCTACAGAAGAAAAGCAAAAATCTCTAGAGAAAGAGATAGTTAGAATGGGAGAATCAATTTGGATTTCAGAGTGTGGATAGGTCGTAAGGGAAGGGCCAAGCAACAGGGTCTTCTCTTAGAGGGTCCAGCACCTAAACAATATTTATTTTAAGGAGAATCTTAATGGCAAGATATGATTTCAAGTGTGAAAAGTGTGATATAGTTAAGGAAGTTATTCAATCCGTTGAGAAACAACTTCCTAAAACAATAGAATGCCCTAGTTGTAAGGGAAGAATGGATTTTGTCATTCCTTTAGTATCTCTTGGGGTTTCTACCATGGATACGGCTCCCATTGATGTGGTTGTAGGTCGTGACGCAGATGCAAGATGGGCACGAATTAACGAGAGACAAGAAGTTCGTAATAAAGTTCGCCAGGAATCTGGAGTTGTTGGGTTAACTGCTACGGGTACCAATGAATACCAACCCATTGATACAAAACAGAAGTTTCGTCGTACCGATGCTATGAAAACAGTAGAAAAGGATGGCTTTAAGCCTCAGTATGATGATGGAGATGCTAAACTTATTAATAAGCGTTAATGAACCTGAAACTAAATCTGTTAGAAATAATCGTAAGAGTCGGTCTGTCGTGAGTGTAATAGACGATTAGGATGTTTAGAAGAACTATTAAATGAATGTGAATCGGTGACAAAGCAGATTCATGGATGAAACAAGCTCTTGAATGTGTACAGCATTACCGTTTGTGTTAGTAGAATTTAGTTTATTAGGTCCAACTAAGAAGGCAATCTCCTTCAAGGGAGCAAAAGACACATGGCACTATTTCAATCATACGCACCTCCGGGAGTATACACTAGCGTTGTATTAGCTCCAACATCCGCGCCGTTATTTGGCACTGCGCGAATTCCCGTACTCATCGGAGAAGGTGTTGAGAATTTCGTTTTTTCTGATCAAGAGATCTTTCGTGGTTCTTCGGCTTCCGCTGATGACCAGTCTGTTAACGAAGATATTTCGGCTCAGGCAACGGGACTTACCCGTACTTTCCAAGTAACCTACTTCCCTATAACAACGGGGGATGGTTCTGGAACTGTAACTAACGATTACACTAAGATACAGGTAACAAGCAACGGTATCCCGGTAACGGTCGTGTCTCTAAACGGTACCTTGGGTTCTTTTCAGACTCAACAAATTATCCCAGCAGGAGCAGTTCTTTTAGTAACGTATTTCTTCAAGCGTTCGGACACTCACAAGGTAAATGAGGATCTTTCCGCTCAAATCCCTTCTTTTGCAAGCCTGACCTATACTCCGGCTGTAGGACATTCCATTGTAATTGGTATAAATACTCCTGGTAAACTGGGTAATTTGGTCAATGTGACTTTTACTTTGTCCACTTCCCCGGTTAACGGTAAGTCTGACGTAACAGCCGTAACAGGAGCAGGAACCGCTAATATCAGCATTGAACTTCTGAAGGCTGATAACGTATCGGTCAGAACCCTAACGGACATTAGCAATTTAATTGCTGCTGGTATTCCTACTTCTCAAGGGTATCTAACAGGAAGTTCTATTGATACCACAGTAGGTGTTGCTAATACCGCTGCCTTCCTTTCGGGTGGTGCTGGGCCTTCTACCAACACTGTGTTTAAGACTCATTTTACACCTATAGTAGACGGGACCAACGGCGGAGTCGTAACTACAAACACTGCCGATGTTCAAGTCAAGGTTAATGGAGTAGCCGCAACTGTTACCACTGTAGATGGTGCTCACGGTCTGGTTACGTTAGCAACTGGGGTAACTTTCGGGTCTACCTTAACTGTCACTTATTATACAAATAACTGGCAGAATACTTTTGATCTTCTACCAGCAAATAACATAGTTCAAATAGATCGTGTAGGACTTGGTCCTGGACGTGCTGACTACATCAATGGTGTGGACTATGTTTTAGCTAACAATAAAATCTATTGGGGTGCCGCTGCCGTTACCTCAATTGGTAAGCAGACAGCAGGATTCACTCCTTTAAGTGCTACCCAGATAACTACAACCTTGGTAGACGAAAACGTCTACATGGTTCCGGCTACTGGAGTTGCTGACGGCGTCAATGCTGTATTTACTTCTGCATTCACTCCCGTAGACGGTAGTGGTCTGGCAAAAGTAACCGATGATCCTAGCAAGATTTTAGTGTATGTCGGCATCGACCCTGCTTCTGCACAAGCAGCAGGAGCAGTTACGGTTTCCCGTCTTGTTGGAGCTACAGGAGTAATTACACTTTACAATCCTCCTGCAGCAAGCAGCAAAGTTTATGTAAGTGGCTATCGTACGATTCTTAATGACCACACATTTACGTTGTCTGTTGTTAATGCCAACACTCCTGGACAAGGAACTTATTCGGTAGTAAGTGAAACAGGAAGTTCTATTATCAAGGTTACAGGAACCGCCGCAGGATCAACCGGAACTTCGGTTACTGATGGAAGTTTCGCTACCACAGGAATCGTTTGGCCCTTTAGTTTCCCCGACATCGAGGGAGGTATTGGTGGACCTGATGAAACCCTTACATTGACCTTTCAACAGGATGGTCATACTCGTATCGTCACCCCTGCAACTCAGGCAACAGCCTCTGTGGCTCAAACAGGCTCCGATTCTCTACTATTTACGGCTACAACCACAGGAACAGGACCCAACGCTACCACAAGCATCACAATGGTTGGCAATGGTACTCAACCTATTCTTCCCGCTTACACAGTTTATACGAGCGCAGGAACTTTCTCGGGTAGCACAGGAGTCGCAACAGCATTTGCTTCTTGGCAATCAAATCACGCTTATGTCGCGGGTCAAATCATCATAACTGGAACTAGCATCCAAGTTGTAACGGTGGCTGGAACTTCTGGTGGAACTATTCCAGGGGGATTCAGTGCGACTGCGGGAGTCACAACCTCAGATAGTGGAGTTACTTGGACTTCTAACGGTCTAGCTCCTACTACTGTAGAGCAAGTTTTTGTCAACATATCTGCAACTACAGGTGCTCTAACATTAAGTGGAATTATCAATCTCTTCACAGGTGTCACGGGCTTCAGTGGAAACATTGTAACCACTCCTCTTGCTGGTCAGATACTGGCTTCATTAGGAGCAGGTATAACAACTGACTTGTCAATCGCTCACGCATTAGTGGCTTTCTCTAGCGGAACGGCTCAAGTTACTGCAGCAATAGCAAATCGTTATGTTGTGTCCTCCAGCCGTACTTCAACACAGACAGCAGCCGATGGATTAGGTCGTACTGGAAACGCAACAACACCAGCATATGTAAATGCTGCTTCAAAGCTATGGGCAGCCCTAACAGCTTTCTCAACCAATGATACCGTAGTTGATACCAACGGAAATATACAGAAAGTTATCGTTCCGGGTACTTCTGGAGCAGCAGCACCTACTTGGGGTAGTGCTGGAAACACCGTGGATGGTAGTGTGTCTCCTTACACAGCTATTACATGGCAGTTCGTCGGACCCGTTTTTGGTCTCTCTAGCTACTTAGGAGAAACCTACCTGGATCCTAACACTGCGGTGAAGTTCACAATCGTAGACCCTCGTAATGCTCTACCTTACGGATATACGACACTTCCTAGCCCAGCGTACTCTTTTGCTCCAGGAGACAAAATTACCTTCCTTCTGGAAGATAGTAAGGACTCTCCATTTGTAACGGGAGTAACTCCTGTCATTGTGCTAGGTGGTTTGAGAACTTCTGTGTCTACGACATTTGGAATGAATCCTACAGATACAGCAACTGTTGCCACATTTAATAAGTCTGGTAGCAACCCTAACAATGGACAGTTTTACTACCTAACCTTTGAGACAGCAAAACAAGCCAGCGATTTTGCTCTTCAACTCTACACCAATGCTTCAGATGCTTACAAAGTCTACGGAACTCCTAACACAACCAACCGTGTGTCCTTGGGTATTTCTCTGTTAACAGAAAACGGTGCACAGCAGTTTGGAGTCATTCAAGTTCCAAAACAGACCGGAACTCCAGTTGCTTCGGATCAGTCATTTATCAACGCAATCCAGTCTTTAGCATCCCCGTTACCGGGTAGCTCTTCATTTGCTTCGGTAATCGTACCTCTCAGTACCAGTTCTACGGTACAGCAGTTCTTGAGTCGCTTCTTGATAACTCAGGCTGCTCCCCGTATTCAGGCGGAAGGTATTGGATTCGTTGGGTTTGACCAGTATACCACTCCTTCAGCAGCACGTCAAGCAGCACGCAGCTTTAAGAATAGCCGTATTATCGCAGTAGCTCCTTCTGTGGCTGGAATTCTTCTACAGGCTACACAATCTACTGCTGCAGCAACTGAGTATGCTGTAGATGGTCCTTTCCTAGCAGCTGCTTTAGCAGGTTTGAATGTGAACCCCGCGAATGACGTAGCAACAACTTTGACAAATCAACAAGTTGTTGGCTTCAGCCGCTTGCTCGGAACACGCCTTGATGAACCTACTCTGGACTTAATGGCAGCTGATGGGTTAACCCTGCTGGTGGAAAACAATGGCGCACTAAAGGTTCGTCATTATATGTCTACGGATAATTCTAATGTTCTTACTTCTGAACCAACATCTACAACGGTTACGGATTATGTTCGTCAACAGTTCCGCACCGCTCTGGATCAGTTTATTGGACGTAAGTTCGTAGGAACACTCGTCAATGATGTAACAGCTGTATGTAACTCTCTGTTACGCATATTGGTAAATCAGGAGATTATTTCCGGCTATAAGAATCTATCTGTGGTTCCGGATCCTAACGATCCGACGTTGTTGGATATCACGGTTAGCTTTAAGCCTATCTTCAGCCTGCTTTACATCAGCGTAACGTTCACGGTTACTACAAACCTGTAAGATATACGAGGGGTCATAATGGCCCCTCATTAACTGAGGGAATAGCAGAATGAAAATTCATCCGGTCATAACTCAACAAAACGGTATTATAAGCGTCGTTCTACAGGCTTCGTTCGTTGGGGACGTGAATGATACGACGGATAAATCTAAGATATTAGCTTTTGGTGATCCTCAAGTTAATATTGCGGGTACTTTTACAGACCCTAATCCCCCTGGTACGTTTTCTTTTCAATTTCCAACGACTCAACTTTTAGTTGGTATCACAACTCAGTTGCAAAATTACACTGCTCAATTCATGACAGCTTTGCCTCCTTCACCAGGACCCAATCAACCCGTTCCTGTTCAAGGTCCGCTACAAGTTGTAACTACTGACCCTGCAAAGGCTGCTCAAATATGGTATTCTGTTATGGCTTCCTTAGGACCTTCTTCTCGTATAGGCCAGGCCATTCAGAGTCTTAGAGCACAAAGCGTAGTACCGTCCTTAACGGATACAACACTATGAGTAAACTTTTCAACGAACGGAATAAGGTTTCTTCCAAAGCACTTCGTCCTTTTGATAAGACAGACTGGTATGGGGTGACGGGAGTAGAACCTTTTGAAGACGGGTCTAAGCCTCTGATAGCTGACATGAAGGTTACTAATTGGCCTGAGATTAATGATTTTGAAGAACCTAAAAAGATCTTAGATGAGGTTACTGTTATTGTTGATAAATCTGGAATATCTATAAGTGGTATTCAGGGTGTTTTGGTTCGTAATAGTCTAGGAAGTAAAGAAGTTGACGTAGACTTTGCTAACGGGATGTTGCGTCGCCAACCTATAGATTTTAGTTGGTTTATGAAACATGGATTCGAAGAAACTGATGAATTTGACCCAAGAGAGGTAGACCAATTCAAATTAGATTCAGCACCCAAGCCCATTACAGGCCCAGGGTCTGCTTTAGCTTCTGTTAAAACCGCAACCGATATGAACACCAAGATAAAGCTACAGGCAAGAGATGCTTTGTCTGGTATTGCTGATGTAAGTTACAGCCCACAACAGAGAGTTTTAATAGCAAAACATGGGTATTTCTATACTCACGGTATGGACGAACGTAAGTTTGCCGATAAAGTTGTAAAGGCTTTGAATAACGTAGGATTGAGGGCATTTGTTGTAGCTGCTAGCAATCATTGGAATGCTTGGCCTAAAGATTCTTGGTTTGAAGCCCGTTTTACTGTTGAATCTAGTCCTTTAGTGGGAAAGACTCCTCCTACGTCTATTCCTCGTCCAAGTTCTGCATTCAGTGCCCCAGTTGAAGCTGTGGATCCGGGAGAAGTTGGTGGGGTTGTTACCTCATCCGTAGCAGATGAAGAACCTGAGATTGAAGCAGAAGACATGTTTACTGGTTCTCTCACTAGATATGACATGCAAGATTTTATTGATATTTGTAGTTCTAGATATGGTTGGGCTATTGAAGAACAACTTAAGGATATTCTCCACGGAGAAAGTTACGCAGAACAAAATCCTAATGCCCTAAAGAGTATAGAAAGACTTGCTCGTACTAAGGGAGAAATTGACTTAGCCGACTCTATTGCAGGATACTTAGGACCAATGGGTGAATCTATTGTAGGGTCCTCCTCGGATGATGATCGTACAAAGTGTGAGCTATGCGGTAAACTTCATTCTGGTAATGAAGAATATTGTAAGAAGTGTATGCCAAAACGTAAAAAGAAAGCAGAAACAGAATCTCCTTCTCCAGCATCAGAACCTATCAAGAATTCATCTGCTCCTAAATCTACCGTTCCTATCGCCGTTCCAGTTATAGCTAAGAAAAAGAGAGCTATGTCACTCAATTATGAACAGATTCTTAACTCGTTGGATTTTGAAGCAGACACCAATGCTCCAATAGGTAGGGAAATGGGAACTGTTTATTGGGGACCCGTACACGGCGATGAAACCCCTGGTTTAGAAGCTGTGGTAGTAAAAGAAGATGGTAGTTGGGAAGCCTATGGTGGTGGCGGAGCGAATGATATAGTAAGTGAAGGTCATGGTCCCGAAACGCTTCAAGATTTCTTTCGTTCTGAAGAAGGTCAGAAGAGATTAAATAAGAGAGGTGCTTTTGTGAGAAAGCGTGCAGATAAAGAAATAGACATGGTTGAACCACCTGAGGATATCCTTGAAGACGATATCCCAGTAGAAGACGACCTCCCTGTTGAAGATGTGTCCGAATCAGGTTTACCTACAGAAGATATGTCTGGAACAGGTGGACTGGATCCTCAATCCCTAGGAACTAAGGCTATAGGAGCAGCCATTAAGGCTCTAGCGGGCGTTCCCGAATTTATGGATGATAAGTCTGCGGTACTTTGGATTGAACAGCTTTCTTCGGTTCTAAAGAATCGTCCAGTTGAACAAAAGTCAGCAAAGAGTCATGGTCAGCCTGTAAAATGTGAATGTGGTAACAAGGCTATGGCGGGTTCTGATATGTGTGGAGCTTGTGAGAAGGAATATGCAGCTTCACAGGAAGAAAAAGCAGCTTCTGTTAATAAGAATGCGGTTGCTCCTGAAGGATGGGAAGGTACTGTTAAGAAGATGAAAAAGCACCCAGAGATTGATAATCCCTGGGCGTTAGCATGGCATATGAAGGGTGAAGGTTATACTCCTCATCGTGCGGCTTATCTTCTTGAAAAGAACGCATCTTTATTCGTAAAGAAATTCGCTTCCGCTGCGATAGGGGGAGCTTGGACTTCTAATGACGAGACCTCCGAAATTTGTGACGGAGGTAAGCGTGTTCCTGAAGTTGCCGAAGCGCACAAAATGCGTGACGATAATACAGGGATTAAGCGTCCAGCAACAGTCCTGCCCGAGAAATTAGCAGCTGAGATGACCGTTACCAAAGCGTTGAAGGCTTGTGAAGATGCTGAGGAAGATCTCAAGAAGATGTATCTATCACTTAAACCCTTAACTAAAGTGAATGATGTGGCAGCTATCCGTAACTCAGTTGAAGCCGTCTACAGCGCAATGCTTCTTTTTGAAGATGCTAAAAAAGCATTTAACAAGATGCTCATGGCTGAAGAAGCTGAGGAAGAAGCTACCAAGGCAGCAAAGAAAGAATCATCTAAGGAAGCATCTGTTAAGTTCTTCGGTTTGAACATAGCAGAAGCTGAATAACGGAATAGTAGAAAACAACTTCGTTGCTAATTAGTAGCAACAAGGAGAAACAACATGGCAAGCGGATCAAACGCAATCGGCGGATATCTTTACCGCCAAGGAACAACGGGTCAGACCGAATCGGTCATTAGTACCCGGTTTAAGATTTTCACTCCCGCAGTGGATGTAGGTAAGTTTGTAAAGCTAGGAGTGACTTCGTCCTTCAGCGTGTCAGAGACTAAGAATATTGAAACTATTCGTGGACTTGGTTATGGTGATCAGATCGCGGAACTAGTCCCTGGTGTAACGCAGCCAACAACCATTAGCGTTACTCGTACCGCTCTTTATCTTGCTAACCTACAGCAGATGTTTGGTTATAAAGCAGGAGTTAGTGGATTGGTAAGATCTTTGAAGCATCACAAATGGCCCTTTGACATCAAGACAGAAATAGTTTTTTCTGAACTTGCTTCAGAAACACGCAATCATGGTAAGGCTTCTAAGGCAGATGTACCGAATGAAGGCGGGCTGAACAACCTGGGTAATTCTGGGCTGTATGCGGTGGTTACGGTATACGAAGGATGCTGGATGAACTCTTACAACTCTGGCTATCAGGTAGAAACCGCAGCTGTAGCAGAAGATTGCAGCATTACCGTTACAGACATTTTTGATATCTCTGGCAGCGTTTACGGAGACTTTATTGATAGCGGAAATAACAAGGGTGATGCTACAGGTCGCTCGCTTCTTTTCCAACAGCGGAAATAACAAGGGTGATGCTACAGTAGTTAGCTAGTTAAAAGGCGCAGCGGAGCTACCTCATGCTGCGTCTTTATTTCTTGAGGGTGATATGGTTAGTAAAAAACAAACGGTAGCTCCCACACATAAAACAAGCACATCTTGGAAGCATAATACTTGCGCTTTTTGCCTAAAACCTACCGCTAAGTGTATTTGTGAAGAAGATGAAAAGAAGAAAAAGCAAGCCCTAGATCAGACCAGTATAGAATTGAACAGACCTGAAGCAGCGCAGGATCCTCGCGCATCATCTGAATCTACTGACAGATTCCCTTACGCTCAAAAAGGTACAGAACCTGAAAATGTAAGATATGGGTCTAGTCAAGATTCTATAGAAGAAATGGGTTGGTATAAGATTCCCACCGCTTCAGACCACCGTGGAAGATACCACCGATGTGATGGGTATAGTCATTATAATAATAAAAATCTTCCTGGTCTTAGGTTAGAAGTTACCAACTGGGGGTTTACATTATTTGAGAAACGTATCCCCGTTCAACAGGGAGAACTGTTCGAATTAGACGGATTCTTACAAGGATTAAAGGGCAAGACGGCTGCGCGAAATGTTCAAACCTTTGCTCCCAATGTTACTCGACAATTGAGACATTTTGATAAGATGCCCAGTCGCTTTAAGGATGAACCCTGGCTGTTTAATCGTAAACGTCGTGAGCGTGGTAAGCCTCCTGTAGCACATAAGTTCAACACGACTCCGTCTTCTAAGCCTCGGGATTCAGAAGTTGAATTCCACGAGACTCCTACCAAACTCCCGCCACGTAACGATATGCGTCGTCATCTCGATGAAGATGTTAAAGAAGAAATTAAACAGGATACAATCAGTGGGGGAACCAGTAAAAAGATTTCTAGTGAGAACATAGAACAGGCATGGAATGCTTTAACTCCAAAAGGTCGTTGCAAATTGCTAGGAGTAACGGGCAAACCAACTTCAATGCTGTTCTTCCGTCCCTGGGTAGAATTAGACAGTCGTGAACAAAATCTTATAAATCACTGGTTAAGATCTAAGCAAGCCATGGAAAAGGTTGCTACTGATAATTGGTTGGATTTCATATCAGAGCAGGAAGAAGATGTCAAATTACGTTTCATGTCTGATCCTCGTATGAAGGAAATGGCCCGAATGGAAGGTGTTGATATGGAAGCACTTTGGTCAGAGTCTAAGGATGAATACTTAAAAACATTTCATGATCCTTTGCCCTAAAATTCTGGAAATGAGTGCATAGTCTTTTTATATAGGCTATAAATTCTAAAAAAGAAAGACTAGATTTAGCTCGGTTACAGTGTTTACAGCAAGTTACTACATTTTCTATAACGTACCCTAGATCATTGTTTTTTCTATCCAAACCGTTGTAGACAAAATCTCCTCCCAGTTTTGAACCCCTACAACGATTAGAAGGAGACATTCCACAATAGTAGCAATTCTCCTGTGTTAACTTGTCAAATTGTTCGTTAGTTAGGTCCCAAGGTAGATTTCGTTTTTTTGCACAGTTTAAACGATAGTGTTCATACATATTATTTCTTGCCGCTCTACCGAAAGACAACATTCTACTGGTGTATTTTAAGCAACCACAACTTTTTGTATTTCCATATGTGAGATCTGAACCAGCAATAGTCTTTTCAGCACCACAATCACATAAAGTTCTCCAAATAGTTCTATCATTTTCTACCCCTACTTTTTCCAATACTTTCAACCTACCAAAACGTTTTCCACTTATATCTAAGTGCAACCAAACGGCACTTTTTCCTAAACATCCACAACTTTTGGTGTGATGAGACTGTAGGTTTTTTCCAGAAACTATCTTTTCTGTACCACACTGACAACGCACTTTCCACATAGTGTGTCGTTCTTTATTTGTTACCTGTGAAGGAGCTTTTTCTATCACTGTTAATCGTGTAAAAACCTTTCCTGTTAGATCTTTGTAGGGGGCGTTACAGCCACAGCTACGACTACGACCTTGTACTAGATTGTTCTTTAGAACCTCTTTTTCAAATCCACAATCGCACCTACATAGCCAATATCCATTCCTAGTTTCTCGTAGAGCCACCCAACAATCGAATCTTATATCTCTTATATCAGTTTTACGCATAAGTAGTGCTCCTATACTACTTGATACTGTAATTATTTAATTACAACACACATTATAGCTATGCCTTTTATCAAAACAGCACGTGCCTTAGTAGCCGACCCAGTTATCAACATTAGAGACTGGAATACATTGTATTCTAATTTCTCAAATTCCTCATCGTTTTTAAAAATAGCAGCCAAAGCAGATAAAAGTATCTATCTTTTATCACACTGCACAATCATGAGTTCTGTCATGGTAGAGGATGATCCTAATGACTATTTTATCAAGCCAGAATGCAGCCATCTTGTCAACAACAATGACGATGCCTGGACTAATGAAGTCTTAAAGTTGTCTCATAAGTCATTTGTAGGAGCATTTAACTTCGTTGAACACTTTCAAAACTCAAAATTCGCTAAGGGGCATATTTTGGATGCGATTCTTCGTAAGATAAATATTGCTTCTGGAGTGTGGGTTTATTTAGTTGACATCTTGGTAGCCACTGACCTTGCACACACACAGTTGATTGACGACATCCGTTCAGGCAAAGTCAAGTATCTGAGCATGGGTTGTGTTACAGACTTGGTAATTTGTTCTTTTTGCGGGGCAAGAGTTACCGATAATGGAAATTACTGTAATCACTTGGCTTTTCAAAAAGGTTCTTTTTTAAACGATGAAAATGGCGTTCCCCGTCGTGTGGCAGAACTTTGTGGCCATAAGACAATGAAAAATGGTGGAGTCAAATTCGTTGAGGCTTCTTGGGTTGCTACTCCCGCTTTTCCAGGGGCGGTTAAACGTAATACAGTCATGGAAGAGTGGATTGGTCCTAAGACTCCTTATACTACGGCTTCTGCTGAATCTGATAAGGAATCCAAGTTCGCAAAAGCAGCTAGTGTTAGTGAACATGAAGATTTAATGCTGGAAATGAGTGAAATAGCTTCTAAATTGAAGTAATAGCAGGGATTCAAAAAGCGGATAACCGCTTTTTGATAATAAATTAACTTTAGAACACAAAGAAGAAGGGGTTTGTATATCCCCAATCTTTCTTAAAGGAAAGTGAACATGGCGAATCTTAACGAAAAGTCCCCCATAAAAGAGCGTATTGCCGCTGCAAAGCAGGCACAAGAAGTGGTAACGGCAGCAAGCAAAGAGGCTCGTGTACGCACAGTCTGTGCTTGGACCATCGCCAAGACCATGCTACCTAAAGCTCCCGCTGAGGTGCAACAGCACCTGGCGTCTGCGCTATTGAGCGCGTCCACTAAAGTATTGAAGGCGGCTCTACGTCAGACCGCTATCAATGCTCACTGGTCCAAATTTGCTGAGACGTATGAGTCGGTACACAAGAAGGATCTTAATGACCTTATGTCTCCCGAATCCGAATTGAATAAGGAAAAGAGTGCCGTAACCACAGAAGTTAAGGGTGACGCCAAGAATGCTGGCAAGGTTGCAGACGATCGTAAGGATGCAGGACCTCAGCCTGACAAGTACGAAGATGGTCGCAAGGGTTCTGAACCAAAGGAAATGGACGCAAGCAAGTCGGAATCTCGTCCCGCTGACTCCGTTGATAAGAGTGAGGGCAGTGAGAAAGAACAGAAGTCTGTTTCTGCCGCTGCAAAAAAGGCAGATTCCAAGTGTGCAGAATGCGGTAAGGTAGGTTGCAAGGAACATGTAGTTTCTAAGAAGGCTGATGAAGGAGACGCTGCGCCTGTTGAGGCCGCTCCGGAGGCTGAAGAAGCCCCAGTTGAGGAAGCACCAGCAGCTGAAGAGGTACCTACAGAAGAGGCAGCACCTGCTCCTGAAGAGGAAGCTGCAACAATGTTAACAGAAGAAAAGAAAGAACAGGTTTCTGAGCAGATTGCAGAAGCACAACAGGCTATTCAAAACATTGAAGAGACTATTCTAGAAGAGGGTCAGGAAGAACTGGATCTCAACTCTATTTTCTCTCAGCCTGAAGACAAGGTTGATTCCTTGGCAAATGAAGGCGAAGAGATGGAAGAGGGTATGGATGAAATGGGAGGCGGAGAAGATTTCTTCGGGCCTTCTGAAGAAGGTGAGATGGCAGCATCAATGGACAACAATTCCAATGAAATGTCCGGGATGTTTGCTTCTGTAGAAGGTGACGATTCGATGGCAACCTTATTCGCCTCTTACAAGGAAGCTACTTCAGTGGACGGGGTGGATGTAGTTCCCTCCTTTACTGGTGAGGCAGCAAATCACTTTGAATCTGAACTCAAGGGTGATGATCGCGATAGCGAATCCGACCACACTGGTGACATTTGGGCAGAATTGATTGAAGATCAGAAGCCCGAAGACAGCGGACAGAAGCGCATTAAGGAAGACCAACAGCCTGTCATGGAAACTCCTAAGGCAGCTGCTAAGAAGGAAACCATCAAGAAGTTAAAGGTTACAGCCGGGGCACCTACTGAGGGATCTCTTGCTGACTTGCTCTTTGGCGACGAGTAACAGAGTTTAATACAACCCTGAAGATGGCATCTTCAGTTTAAACACCCCGCTCAAAAGGCGGGGTGTTTCGTTTTATACGACGGAGTGATAGACTTCTTCACCGGGTTCACCTAAAACTTCATCTAAAACATATTCGTGTATACCAGAGTAGGCCGAATTCTTTTCAGCAGCAAACTCCCGTGCTTTTTCTAATGAAGAAAATATCCCCACCACGTAATAACAGTCATAGTCTGACGGTCACATTAAGCACCCGAGGATTTTGATCTTCCACGAAATACGTGTTCCATTAACTCGTCAGAAATTTCTTCTTCCAATTCTTTGAAGATTTGGTTTACATCTCTCCCAATATTCTCTGTTGCGTATTCTAACTCTGCTTCACTGGCCATGAATAGAGCTTCCAAGGTGACTTTTTCTGGGTGTTTACGACTATCCACACCTAAACTGACAGCACGCGCATAGGCGCGGTTGAATTCCTGCTTCCCATGCCAATATTGGTCCATTTTCAACACACCATAGGCGAGGAGTAGAGGAAGTATTACATTTTGAACTAATAGAAGTATCCAAAACATTATACTATGTTTGAAGCAATCTTGAGAAGATCAAAAACTCCAGGATTTACTTCAATGAGATTCCCTTCTTCAATTAAAGCAGCAGCCGTGTCAGCGTTCACTGGGACGTACTTTTCATCAGGATAGAAAACAAAAGCCACCTGAGGATTATTTAGAGCGATCTTTAGAGATGCTCCCTTTTTGAGATGAAAAAGAATTGCCTGCCGATTAGTGTCCATTAGCGGCTCCTTTTTGTTTTAATACGGCGTTCCCGACGTTGGTCGAAAGTCTTGAAGATATGAATCACCTATTCTCCTCAGCTTTAAGAATTGCGTCCTCGAGTTTACCCATCTGGTCATACACAATTTTAGTCATTCCAAATAGTTATATTGGCTTTACAGTTAAGACATCGACCTATCCAGTGGGTTATGTTTTCTCCCCCTTGAGATCTTGGAAGAAAGTTCAGCCGTACTGGTGGCATGGGTCCGTTACATCCAGGGCATTTCTTTCCTCGTTCTCCAGAGTGTTGAAGATCTGAAGCGTCGGCTGAATAAGCGTTTCTTCCTTCTACATACCAAAGAGTTCCAACATCAGCAGTTTTATTTTCACCACATTTGCATCCGGTTGGCATGACGTTCCTCCAATTATACTCTACTGTAGGGATTGGAGAAAAGTTAGTATTTGTCTAGATAAGAAATTTGATATTTTTTACAAACTTCTTTTTTGATGTGCTGACCTTTTGATCTTCTACCTAATAGAACAGCCTGGTAATGTTCAAGAGTTCTTGGATGTGACATGATTTTGCTTACTTTTTGTTTCCATGCCTTAGATTTACGTTTTCCTTTCATAGGATTATTAGTTGCTGAAAAAGAGCCTTTTGGATTCTTTTTCCCAAACATCGGATTTTTGTTTCCTAATTTAGCTTTTCTGATTTTTTCACAGGTTTTTGGAGAACGCTTTTTGCCCCTATGCCAATATCCTGCATTACTAGTTCCTCCCCAAGTTTGATTATATCCTCCCACCGTTTCATGTGCATTTAACACTATGATCCAGAGTTTTTCTAGATTATCTAATTCTTGCTGTGTGAATTCACCCTCACATACTACGGACAATTCAAATGCATTTGCTCCATACTTGCGAATAGCATTAGCTAAATGAGTTTTTGACCCTGCTCGGGCATCGGAGCAGTGCCCTTTCCACCTATCTTTTAGAGATTGAATAGTTTGCCCAATATAAGGTTTTTTAGAAAGCGTGCAATGTATTAGATACACTAAGGACATAATGTTTAGGAGTTCGCTAGTTTAATGCTTTCTTTACTAACTTTTTCATAATGAATGTAGTCATTGTATTCATCCTAAAGTCTTACCGGGTCTCCAACCCGCTAGACTGGGATAAATACAAAATTCAAAAGCTACATTGGAGAACCAAAAATATGTCACTTAAACTGATCTATTATGGTCAGAACGACGGAACTACTGTTCCGGATGTTACACTGACTGGCGATCCAGGAACTGACCAGGCTGTTCTTTCGGCTGCAGGTTACAAGGGTGGAATTATCGTTGCCCTTAAAACTTCTGCAACTGCAGGGCGCGGCGTAGTCGCGGTTCCGTGCGATGCAGATACGGCAGCGGCACAAGTGCCCTATGCAACACTGCTCAACGGTCCGGGTGAGTTCGCTGGCGCAATCGGACCTGCGGGTTCGAAGAAAGCCCCTGTTGTTCGCGCATTTTGGCAAGGAATCGTTGATTCCGAAGCCTACGATGCCTCTGCAACTTTCGTTGTAGGAGCATATGTTTATTGCGGCGGAACCACTAGCACTAATATCGGCAAGTATACCTCGAGTGCTCGTAAGGGTACTCTCTCAGGAAACCCTGCTGTCGGCGTATGCACACACATTCCAACCGCAACCGAGCCTTGGCTTGGCGTTGCGAGCTTGCTCTAAGAGAGAGGATGAAAAGAGACTACTATGAATCTTTCTAGAACACAGCAGCAAACCGCAATGCTTGGGCAGTTGCTCAAGACCGCAGGTGGACGTCAGAAGTTGGCCGCATCGTTGGGTCCTTCACTCCGCCGTCGTCGCGACTATATGAGTATCGCACGTAAGGCACTCATGGTCGAGACGCTTCCTGATGGCGCACTCCCGATCTACGACAAGGAATTTGATGTCAGTGGATCCGTCAACACCGATTTACAGGGTGGCTCGTTCGTTGAGGCATTCGTAGTTGGTGAAGAGGGTGGAGACATCGTTTCCGTCACAAAGCCAAAGCGCGTAACCGTTCCTACGTTCGAAATCGTCTCTAACCCGATGATTCCGATCACGCAGATCAAAGAACGCCGTTTTGACTTGGTCGCCCGTGCGCTCAACCTTGCTAAGGCAGAAGTTGGCGCACAGGAAGATGCTTATGTATTCCAGTTGTTTGATGGTGTGGCAGTAGCAGCTAACGCTGCAGCTGGCTCCAACGTAAACGACTACGTCTACAACATCGACCAGACAATCACAGCACCAGTCTCGGTGAGCCAGATGGCAGATAGCTTTGCTCAGGTTACTCGTCACGACCTGTCTATCGCTTATGTCTTCTTCAACCCCCGCGACTATGCTGACTTGCTCAAGTGGACAGATGCTAACATCGACCGTGAAACTCAGCGCAAGCTGCTCAAGACGGGTGTTATGGGTTATCTCTGGGGCGCAACGCTTCTCCAGTCTCGTAAAATTGGCTACGGCACATTTTATGTTCTGGCAGACGCAGAGTTCCTTGGCGTTATCCCTGAGCGTATCCCTCTAACGGTTATGTCGGCAGATCGTCCTGACCTTCGTCAGATCGGTTTCTCGATCTTCGAGAACCTGGGCTTCCTCGTATTCAACCCGAGCGGAGTTCAACGCGTGCTCATCACCCGTGGCGCAACAACTGGTACGGGTTCTGGAGTAGGTACTTCTGACCGCTAAACAATAGCGGGAATAACTTCCTAACGACCCTCGGCTGAAAAGTCAAGGGTCGTTTTGTTTTATAGAACCTATTTTAGAGTATTAACTCTACGGAGGCTCAAATATCATTTTCATGCAAAAATCGTTTGTTGTAAAAAAAGCTGTTCATTTGTCGGGTGGTTATGATATAAACGGCAGGAACATCGAAGGATTCCTCACGCGTCCAGGGGATATTTTGGTATTTGATGCCCAGAATAATAACAATTTAACCATTTACAGGAATGAGCAGATAGCGAGGGTGTTGCCTGGTCAGTCTTCTATATCTATAGAAGCCCTAGTTAAGGGCAGATTCTTTGATGATATAAAGGACTCTCCATCAGCCCTCCCGGCCCCTGAACTTGCTGTTGTTGAACTTCCAGTCATTGAACTTCCAGTCATTGAACCTGTTACGGAAGTCGTTGGGGTAGTAGTGGTAGAACCTGAAGTTAAGGAAAAGCCCAAGGCTCCTCAAGCTAAACCTCAAGTTAAAAAACTAAAAGTTGATGATGTTAGCATCTAAGAAAGGTTTTTGTGTCTCGCGTGCCTAAAATTAAGTGGATGCGCACTATGTATAAGTGCCGTGGTCGTTGTTGGTACTGCGGACACTATGCCGATACAATTGATCACGCCAAACCTCGCTCGCGTGGAGGTAGGAATTTGGATTATAATCTACTCCCCGCTTGTTGGAGTTGTAACAATGACAAAGGCGACATGACAATAAGCGAATATCGTCGTTATGTTAAGGCTCTTGTTATGCGTAAAATGCTTATCAATGGTATAAATTTAGGACGTGATTTAACCAAGACAATTGTCACATTTTATGGTGAAGGAAATCCTCATCCGCTAGGGTACACATAGGGGTACAAATGTTAAAGATTTTATTATTTATAATTACGACAGTAATTCTAATGGTCCTTAGCATTGGAAACACTGATATTGTCAGCAGGATACCCCCTTCAGCTTGTTCTTCTGATTCTCCTTCTATTATAGAATTACAAGAAATGTATAAGAATAACAACAAAAAATACTTCTCTTCCAAATTGCCTAATAAAGTGATAATTCGCTATGGTGGTAGTGACGAATATACAGGATTTACTTCTTATGAAAATGGGGTATTTATCATTGAGATTAATCCCAAACATAACCTCACTCCTAATCAAACGGAACTTACCCTAATTCATGAGATGTGTCATGTAAGTTCGTACCCTGAATTCGATGATCATGGACGTAAATTTATGGCTGAATTACACAGACTGATGAATGCCGGGGTGTTTGACAAATTGCTTTAAGAACTTTCATTCCCTTAGTGAAGGACTAGGGAATGGAAAAAGTCTACATACGCATCCCATTAAAACGTGTTATTGCTGGCGCGTACAAGGTCGGTCTGACCCCGCGTGATGAAGAATCCTCTATCTATGTGAATGGAGGTTGGATAGATACAGAAGGAACTATTCATCCTCTACTACCAAGACTTGTAGATCCACATACAAACCTGGCTCAAGAATTGGGTTATACAAACACTAGGACTGCTTTAGATGCTGGGTGCATACGTGTGGCTGTGTATTCTAGGGATTATTTTGTAGAATTTAAAGAATTAACCCCTCGGATCCGTTCTCATATCATAGACTTTTTACAGGGAGCTAACTCTAGTAAAGAAGTTTTGATTGAATCTTACAATCCACCTTTTCATCGAAAATTTAAGACTATAGAAGAAGCTCTAGATTCTTTAGAAAATCGTCGTGTTTTTGCTGCTAAGTCTGCTGCGTCTCTACCCGATCTTGTTCAACAAACGAATGCCTTTTCAGTTAAGAATCGTCCAGGTTGTACTCCTATTCTCCGTAAGTCTGATCCCAAAGATCTATTCTTAGATTACAATGTAAAATGTAACCTCCCCGAATCAGACCCTTCTGGTCATGAAGTTCGTGTTCATTTTGATGTTTCTAAGGTGGAGGAAACGGGTGATGCTAAGAATCTTGATGTACGTGTTTCTTGTAGTTGTCCTGCTTTCCTTTACTGGGGAGCACAGTGGAATCTACATCAGAGAGATGGGCTAGAAGGAGAACCGCGCCCTAAGCTCCAAGCCCCTACAAAACGTCTTGATCTTCGTAGTAATTTTGTTATCTGCAAACATTGTAAATCAGTGTTTGAGCGCATTCTACCGTCTGTTCAACATAACGTGGATAACATCATTCGTAAACTTGAGGTAAAGAGAGTGGAAGAAAAGTGGGAAGAAGAGGGTAAACCCACACCTACCATTCGTCGCCAGTTACTTCCTAAGGATGAACAGATACAGCAAAAGTTACAAGAGGGATTGGAGAAGAGAGAAAGAGAACGTATTCTAAAAGAACAGGGTATTGTAAAGCGTACAGAACCTGGTGAAGAGGAAGAAATGGCTGTAGAAGAGCCAGAGAAGCCCGAGAAGAAGCCCGATATCGTAACTGTACCAAGTACACCAGAGGAAGAAGATAAAGAATTTCTCAAATGGCAAGAAAAAGAAGAACGAGGTAAATTGATACGAGAGAAGCATAAGAAGCTGCTGGAAGAGAAAAATGCTCCTAAGAAGAAGCCCGGACAAATTGAAGAGCATCCTGCCGGACCACACCTTCATAAAGGACTTCCTTACAAGAGAACTCTTGTTCAAAAACCCCCTAAGAAGAAGTCATCATTCTTGAGGACATCTAATGCTTAACGCAGCCACAACCGGGACATATCCTAATCGTATAGTCATTCAGTGTGTTCCTTTAACTGGTCCCTTTTCTTCTGCCGTTACAGGTTCTTTTGATCCTACGAAAGATGTAAAAGTATATGTAGACGGAGAAGGGTTAAATATAACAAGTTACATTTTTGACTCAGTAAACAATCGCTATTTGCTGTTCGCCGACAAGACTTTCAACTTACAAGGCATAGTCCAAGTTATCCACCACATGCCGAATCCTCCCTTCACAGACTCTAGTTCTCCCCCGAATACTTTGGGAGGATTTGCCTTAACAGCTATTTATTATCCAACATAATCCATAACTTACGAAATTTTAGACTTTTTGACCCCAGAATGAGGGGCATCCCGTAGTCCCATAGGAGCACTAGAATGGCAAAAATAGCAAAAGTTGACGCAACCGCTATGAACTCTCTGCTTACAGGTGAGCATAAGCGTATGAAAATAGCAGTGTCTGTGGCTGATCAGAATGGGGCACCTAAAGCTCCCCAGGCTATTGAAGACCACAGTGAATACACTGACATCCTTTCGTCTGTATTAAAAGAAGGAGAAAAGACGAGCTGGGATCCTAACGACGTAAATTTAGATTAACGACTTACGTTTTCTAACTATGAGACCCTCCCTTAGAGGAGGGATTTCGTGTTTGTATACCTAATTGTTTGTGATGTAACTTGGAAAATCTACATCGGTAAGACTACAGGGTCCTGCTTAACCCGATACCTGAAGCAGAAATTTTACGACGCAAAACACTACGTGTCTTTGCGTTCCCATCTTTATAAGGCTATCCGCAAATACGGTCCTGAGCATTTTCACATTTTCCCTCTTTTTGAAGGTCAAACTAATCGAGAAATCTGCGAGTACGAGAAGTTGCTCATAAAAAGTTTGAAATCTCAGCATCCCGACATCGGTTATAATATTTGTCGTGGCGGAGAAGGTTTCACGGGACCTCACACTTCAAAAACAAAAGAGAAGATCGCGACTGCTTCTAGAAAAATGTGGACACTATCAGAAATCCGTGAAAATTTCACAAAAAAGATGACAGGAAGTCATCCTAACCATACTCCTGAAGGACTAAAAGCTATCCATAATGGTCGTCTTGGTAAAAAAGCTAGTGAGGAAACTTTACATAAACTTCGCGATTCTCATATAGGACTAACCCGTAGTCAAGAATCTTGTAATAAACAACGTGATTCAGTGAAAGGTGAAAAGAATCATTTCTTTGGGAAAACGCACACTCTTGAAACCCGCGCTAAACTTCGTGAATCGAGATTGCGTAATCTAGATAAATACCCAATGCCGAATCCTCATAAGAAGGCTCAAACATGAACTTTAACATTTTGAACAAAATAGTAGGCGCTGAACTACAAGCGGTAGATCTTAGAAAGCTCGCCAAGTTAGAAACTGGGGACATCGTTCATACCCTAGCTGGTCCTGTGTTCCGCGTAACCGCTAAGGTTACGAGTTCCAATAAGACCGTTCTGTGCGTCACTAACTTAGCTGGGCAACCTATAAATCTAACCGCAGAAAAATTTGCAGCGATGGTTCCGCTGTCACCTCTATTCGCCAGAATAGCGGCCAGATTTCGTTTCTGTGCTAGTCTAAAGTTTTCTGTGATTGTCCATGAAGCACTAAAACAAGCGGGCATGCCTATTGATCCCAAGATGAACTGGGATGGTTGGTTTAATACGACATACCTATCCCGATTGTATAGTAACACCAATGTTCATGATAAAGAACTGATACGAGAAGCTGCTCAGGAAATTATTATCAAGGAACTTTGGGACCGTAATGCTCTTAGTAAGTTTGAAGAGGCTATGAATAGTTGGAAACCTCTTCAACAATATAAAGACAAGCCTCTTGAAAAAAGAGTCACTGAATATCTAAAAACTCTGTTTTCTTGGCGCTATAGTGATGCTGTGGATAATCTCCGTCGTTTGAGTCAGAGTGTAGATACTCCTTCGGGTCGTCGATACAAGTGCGAAGACTGTGGAAAAACTTTCTTTTCTGGAAGTTCAAAAGAAAGTTTAAATTGTCCTAAATGTCATTCCAAAGATGTTAAGCCCTATGGTGGTACTGTTCCTATGTTTAAGGAGACGGACGAGTCTGCTAGTACATCGAGTCCTAGTAGGGGAGGAATGAGAAATCCTGAGGGTGATCTCACCACAAATATTCTTGACATTCCCGAGCACGCAACACAACCAGAAGTAGAAGAAACTATGCAGTGGGAAGACATATCCCGTTTCTCTAAACTCTTTAATGATTGGATAGATAAGAAGTACAAGCCTCAGCAGGCTAAGAATTACAAATTACTGTTCAGTTTGATGTTGCGTGATGCTCGCGAGGATACCAAATCTTCTCATAGTAGCCGTAGAATGTATGCTGATGAGTGGATGAAAAGAACCGGACTTTCTCATGATGCCTTTAAGCAATATGTTCGTGAATTAGTCAACAACGTAGAAACTTTTGTTGACGAAAATCCAGAACTTGAAAAGAGTTTTGAATTCGTACAACTTCTAATGAATGTTCTACGAAAGAAACGTAAGGATGAAGTAGTTTCTGAACCTAAAGCATCATCTCTTACTTTAGCTGCTGTAGAAGAAAAGCAGTCCGCAACGGACCCCTATGCTAATCAGCAGCCTAACACGAGCGGGAGTCCCGTTCAAGTGTTAGATCCTGCTAAACAAGAGTTACAAGATAAATCTAAGATGCCTTCTCTCCGTACCGTTCAGCCAGGGCAAATGCAACAACAGCAACCCCAACGCACTGTTGCTCCTGAAATTCTTCCTGTTAAGCACGGAGCAGAGGGTTCTAATTGGGGTGTTCACGGTGGAGAATATGACCAATTGCCCAAGAAATGTCTAAGTGATCTATCTCAACCTTTCATCGCCTATTATGCAGTGAGATGGTGGCAAAAAGAATTAGGTTTTAACGTTCCTCGTGAAGAAGCTATTCGTTTTATCAAGGAAGGAGGAGGCGGAATCTGGACGGAAGAAGAGCTTTCGGCGATGCCTGATATAACACTTTCTCAAATAGTTCTTTGGATTGTTTCTAGACAGCAACAAGAAGAAAGTAGAAATAAGACAAGTGGTAATGAAGAAGAGTTAGAAAAACTACGCGCTGATCTAGGGAAACAACTTGACGATTCTGAAACACCCAAAGATCCTGAGCTACAAGAAGCTCTAAAACGAAATAAAGATGAGTATAATCGCCGTCACGGGCGTCCAGTTACTTCCGCTGGCGAAGGACGTATAGAACCAGAACCTGAGCGTGAAAAGGCTTATAACGCAGTTATGGGTAGATATGGACGTTATGTAGAATGGGAAGGTGACACCTTGACTATCCCTCGTAGCTACAAAGGTAAGATTGAGGAATTAGTACACGATTCCGGTGGTATTCTTGAAGACGCAGACGAATTGATGATAACTTCTGAGGATAAAGAATCCGCCAAACGCGGTAAGCATTGTACTAACTGCGGTAGTGATCAGATACAGGTTCTTCCTCAAGACGGATCTTACATAGACGTCTGTCAAGGGTGTGGTAATACGGGAAATTTTTCTAACTTTATGGCCGTGTCTGAAGCAGATATTAGCGGTGGTCAACTTGTAAACTCACAATGTCCTCTTTGCGGTCATAGTCCTATTTATTTGGAAGACCCGAGTCATAATCTGCCTAACAAATACTATTGTCACTCTTGCAACAAGGGGTTTGATGAAATAGTTGATAGAGATACTTCACCCGGAGAGCACGCGGATAATCCTGGTCCTTGGGATCGTCATGGAAAGCCTTTAACTAGTTCAAATAAACTCACAGCTGATGAGGGTGATAGTGATCAAGACTATCCTAACTTAACACAATTAACTTGGTATGGGACTCCGAATCTTATAAGTAAATCTTTGGATATTCTTGAAAAGATGCCTGCTAACTTCATCGCCATTTTTTGGGAAGGGGGGTATGGAGGCGCGGGTACAATTAGAGTAGCCCCATTAAAAATCGCTCCTAAAACATTACAAGAATTTGCGGACGTGTTTGAGTCAGAACCTAGATATGTAGCTGCGGCTGCGGCAGAAGGATATTATTCTTTTATTTCTAAGGAAGATCTTATCTCTGCGTTTGAACAGTTATTACAGAATCCTGGACAAGATCCTTCTTATTTCACAGATACTGAAGGTATGAATAGTCTTATGGAACTTCCTGACTGGGAAGCTCAGTATCGGCGTTACCACAAATTTTCGTCTACGAAAAGGTACGAGTACTATGGACATGGACAAATTCATTTCGAAAACAAAACACAGGTTTGGTTGTGGTATGGGGAGATAATGGGACAACTCTCCGACGGTATGTGGGAAAACGCTCCTCCTCGTAATCATTGGGAGCCTCTTGCGGATGCCAACGTTTCTGTGGGCACTCCGGGCATGAAGGATGTTTGGACTAAGCGTATTTATAACTTCTCACGCTCCGATCTACTTAGCCTCGTTGGGGATCGCATGTTGTGGTATGGTAAGGGTGCTATCGCATATCCCAACATTGCTGATGATGAGAGTGTTATTCGCGCCATTGGTGTTGTGGGACAAACACAGGGGAAACTTTTCTACGATTTCCAAAAGAGCGATTTCGCTAAGGCCGAGGAATACACGGGTGACAATCTGGCTCTGATTGTCACGAAACTAAACGATGCAAAGTATTCGCGCTCTCAGATGGTGGGCGACTTGAAGCAAATGTCTGATGTCATTGCTGGCCGTAAGAGCAAGCTCAGTCCACATGCTCCCGCTTCGGAGGACCAGAGTGGTGAAGCTCCTAAACAAATTCTATCCGGTATAACCTTTTGTATTACCGGGGTGTTTCCGGAAAAGCGCGATGAGATCACCAAGAAATTGGTGAATCTAGGTGCTGTTGCCCATGGAAGCGTCACCCGCTCCACACAGGTGTTGATCGTTGGAGAAAAGCCAGGGCGTGATAAGACCCAGGCAGCAGCAAGGCTTGGAACTAAAGAGGTTGGAATCGAGTATCTTCAAGACGTATTCGATAAGGCTGGCGTTCCGTTCGGCAAGAAGGCTTGTTGGAAGTCAGCTTTTCTAATCTCCGCCGCCCCAAGTAACTTCAGCGGCAGACAAAGCCTTGCTGCTGGAGGGAAAAGGGCTGCTCCAAATTGGTTAAATGACCTTGAAACAAGGGGCTATAGCCGGGACACTATGGCTGTTCAAGTGGTCGGCGTTAAGGATGGAGAAATTACACCTAACGGACACGGGTATCAAATGTTCCCTAACTTGACCGAAGCAAAGAAAGTATTCCCCGATTTAGACCCCGATCATAGTGGTAAAAGATTTAGTTGGGCCATGCGCGGGGAAACTCCTGGACCTGATAGTTATCCTGCTATGCGTTTTGAGAGTTGGGCCGCAGAACAAATGTACAGCACATAGGAGAAAACATGAGATTCTTTTCTAGAATGCTGCTAGCTCGACCCCACAAGGCGGCTGATTACTGTTGCAATTATGATATGGGAATCCCTCTCTATCGCTCTGTTCAGTGTCCCGTTCACAAAAAAGAACACGATTGGCATAAGCACAGTGACATGGCTTGTCCCGAATGCGGACTGAAGATGATTTCTACAGTAAACTTGGAGAACAAAAAGACCTCTGCTGTTGATGATATCAGTAGACGACCTTATGTCTCACCGTAGTTTTAGCAAAGATGAGAAACAATCTGGCGACAATTTAGCTTGGTACTATCGTGAAAATATTGGACACGACAATGGAGAACTTAGAGTTTGTGTTAATACTCAGGGTGGCAAGTGGATTGCTTATATGGATGGAGAGCCTATAAGAGCAGGCAAGGACATGACTTCTCTACACTCTCTCACAAACACATACGGTGATTAATTCCAAAACCCTAGTATTGAATAAGATAGATATTAGAATTTTGGGCACACCCTGCCTTAATACAAGTCTACTGGGAAAAAATTGGAATGGTTATTTATCTCATAGAAAATCTTGCCAATGGAAAGCGTTATGTCGGTCAGACAACCTTTGACCTCGCTACGCGCTGGCGGGATCACGTTTGCACAGCCAATGGCGGAGGCCAAGCTGTCCTGCATAAAGCGATCCGCAAGTATGGAGTGGAAAGTTTTGCTATTAAAGAGATAGCGAGAGCGGTCTCCCTTGAGGAATTGGACTTCCTGGAAATTCGTTTCATCAATTGGTTGGGGACGTTGGCCGAGTACAATCAGGCTGAGGGTGGACGGAATAATCGTAAGGGCGTCAAGGCGAGTGAGGAAACCCGAGCGAAGCAACGGACTGCGTGGGTGGCACGCAGACTCAAGTCCTGCAAAAAGACAGGACCTAAACTGGGGAGTATTCCCTGGAATTTGGGAAAGACTTACAAGTTCAAGAAAACCTATCCTCTAGAATCTTGGACGCAAGAACGCCGCGCCGCGCAATCTGCTAGAGCAAAGATTCAAGGTCTAAAATCCAACAATCTGTTGAAAGGGGATGTGACGTAAGTCACTGATTATACGGAGAATAGCATATACATGGACTCAATCACGGCGCAACGCAGTATGTTGTTGACCGAAGAAGAGGCGTTAGCTGGTAATACTACAATTTCACTTGAAACTCAAGGAGATTTGGCAGAAGATGATATTTTTACCTACATACAAGAAAACTTCGCCAAGTTCCTCAAGATGATCCGTTACCTTTCCAAAGAAGATCAAGAACTGCTCCTCTCCTATTACATGTTAAGTAAGACCCAGAACATCTTAGCCGAGATACATAAGTCCACCCAGACGGCTTGTTCTTTCTATATCCGCATGGCGATAAAGAAACTGGGAACGTTCCTTCTCTTGGGAGAGCCTACCATAGAAATCATGCACGAGATTCTAACCAAAGCGGGGCTTGAAAACACTGTTAAGAGAGACCAAACAAGTGGAGTGGAACTTTCTAAAGTAATAAAGATGTATGAACAGACGCGATCCTTTCAAAAGGTGTCCGACGCATACAATTTACATCGTCCCGACATTCGCCGCGCTATGAGTAGAGCAGCAAAACAGTTGAATGATTCTAAAAGTGGTGATGAAGCCGCTTTGGGAGCTTTCATTCACGGTCTGATTGACAAGGCGAGTGCCAGTGGGCAAGGATTCAGTAAGAGAAAGTTGGCAAAGCAGTGCCACATTTACCGTCGTGATCCGGAAATATTGGGAGAATTTCGCGTGGACATAACCAACCCTCACTTTGATCATCTCTTCACTTCCCGCGCTAATAGGTAATCACCTACTCATCAATGATGAGTAGAGCACATAAATTGCAACATGACCTGATCGTTAAGCTTTTCTCCTCCTGTCTGGTAGAATAGACCCAGGAGGATTTACCGATGAGTCAAGCAGTCCTTTCCGCCCACAAAGATACCACCCTGGTTTCCCGCGATCAACTTCGCAACATTCCCATGCCTGTTGCCACCGAAACTTTCAAGCCCGTTCCGCATATCGAGCTTGTCGAGACGATGGAATTGGCACTGAGCAAGCGCAACATCACCATCGAGCGCGAGCAGTATGCCATTCGCGCTGACGGTTCCCGCCTCTTTGGAACTTTCGATCTCTCCCTCAACGGTGTTCCCGATACCTGCGCCGCAATGGGTTTCCGTCAAGCGAACGACCGCTCTATGGCTCTACAAATCGTCGCTGGTCTCCGCGTCTTCGTTTGCGACAATCTGGCTCTTAATGGTGATTTCGTTGCCATGGATCGTCGTCACACTTCCGGACTGAATCTGGTTCAGGAACTCAACCTGGCCGTTGCGAAGTTTGAAGAGCACTATGCCAATCTCAAGATCGAAGTAAATAATCTTCAGGCTCGCGAATTGGGTGACCTGGAAGCCAAGGCGATGATTCACGATATCTTCGTCAAAAAGATTCTTCCCGTAAGGCTTTTCAATGACGTTAGCCACGAGTACTTTGAGCCGCGTCACCTGGAGTTCCAGCCTCGCAATGCCTGGTCTCTCCATAACGCCTTCACCGAAGCTATGAAGTCTATGCCTCTCACCACTCGTCTTATTTCTACCCAGCAAATCGGTCGTGAATTCGGTTTGGTGGTTCAGGCAGCATGAAGTTATTCTTCGTACTCACGGGAGTGTTCTGGTTGGCGGCCAAGAGGGCGATTGCTGCCCCCTGGGGGAGCGAATAGCCTGATTACAACCAAATTTACTGACAATGGAATTCGCTTCCATATTGAGTACGGTAAGTCCAGGCAAGACATGGAAGACATCGCCAATAATATTAAACCAGAAAAAGGTTTGAACATCGCCAAGCATACCGCTGTATTTAATGATCTTGATACAGAGGGTGCGCCCATGCCCAAGAAGAAGCAAAAAACCAATTCCAGGAAACATCAACATCATGTAAGGTCTAAGATTGCGAGAAATAAGGTGGATGCAGTTGCCAGCGAACCGTGACTGCACCAGGTTATGAGTTCCGGTTTCCTGGCGTTCTCACAACAAGATTAAAAATTTCGGAGCAAATAAGTCTGCAGCTCTCTTGGAATCCCAGGACCTTTCTTCACACTACCATCATCCTTTTCATGCTCAAACCCATGACGTGCTACATGAATCACGTCACCAGGATGATCATCGTGACTATAGTAGTGAAATAGAGGAGTGTCACCAGTTTGAGGAACTGTACCTGAATGCTTCCAACCCATTCGAGTGAGTTGATTGTGGGCATGATTCATGAACAAAGGATGATTCTTCGAAGCTTCCTTGGGAGCCTTCGGTTGACCATTTTCATCGCGGTCGTTGACCCAACCCTCAGATCCTGCGGTTACAACTTCTGCAGCTTCTTCAGCGTCATGAGCTTCTTCAGCAGCTTCTTCCATATCTCCTGCTTCAGCAGCTTCTTCCGCTTCTTGTAATTCTTCTTGAATAAACTCTGGACCTTCTAAAGTTGTATGTCCTTCAGCAAGTTCTTCCTCGTGAGATTCTTCTACGCTTTCCATAGGAGCCACAAGTTCAACCCCTGCGTTCTCAGCTAGGTTTTCAATGCCTTCTGCTAGAGAATTGATTTCAGAATATATCTCATTAATTGCTCCGGCTAATTCTTCTGGATTTTCGGTGGCAATGAGGCGGAAATTATTACCATAAATCTTAGCCGCCGCCACGCGAATCTCCAACGAAGCTGTCTTGGAAGGAACTGATAGTCCCAAGTTCTCATTCATTGTATGGAGACCTTCACCAATTTCGTGGAAAGAGTTCGCCAACTCTACAATTGCGGCACTAAAATGACGCGGGTACTTCTCGGCGACAGTTTGGAGACGAGCATATTTGCTAATTGCTTCCTTGGCTAATCGGCGAGCACGAATCTGTTTTTTGAATTCTTCACGGCTAATCTTCATGGTGTAACTCCCTATAAGTAAAGATCTAAAGTTGTTTTCTTAGAAAAGCTGACTTCCCTCCAGCAGCAAGGCTTTGTCTGCCCTGCTCAAACTCTTATACTAGCTATCTATTTCGCCAGAAAGATAAGCAATAGTTTCTAGTGATCCGCTGGAAGCCTTACGAACGCGAATATATCCTACATAAAGATCATCACTAGGTACATAAAGGGTGTTGGCACCTGTAACTAAAACAGTTCCCGACCCTGTGGTGGTTAATACTGCTGCTGTAGTTGCAGTGGGGCAAATAACAACTCCTGCTGGGGTTGCAGAAGATGTTGGTGCTGAGTTATAGTTTGAATTTCCCTGAGCAGCTTGATAAGTCCAAGTTACGGTGTTATCTGCTGTTGTTCCGGTTGTGTTCCAGGTGGGAGGTTTAGATCCACTTGTCCCCGCTACAGTGGCCTTTTGTACGTTTCCAAGGTAGTCTACAACCAAAGCGTTCAAAGCATATACTGTGAAAGGCTTCCAGGCTAGAGCAGTGGGTTGATAAGCAGGAGATTGTACGTTATTAGATTGAATTGTGGGGTCAGAAGAAGCCTCAACCGAGGTGACAACTGCTGCGTCAACTCCGTTTTTTATGTAAAGACTCCATTTTGAATACTTCCCTACATAGAACCAAGCCCCGTCTGTTGCGGCAGTGTTGTCGAAAATTATTTGAATATTGGGTATCATTGTCAACTATTCCTCTCTAAATAGGGGTCGTTAAACGATTACTCCTCAAGATACTGAATTCAAGACCCTAAATGAAGTGAGGGAATCTATGTCTAAACTAATTCACGTTGAATCTCATGGAGTCGGAACTCAGGTAAGAGAAGAAATACCTTCTAATAATCATTTTGCTTTGGCAACTACAATAGCACCAGGGGTCAAAGTTAAGATAGCAAGTATGGGATTACAGCGAGTAGCAGGTAATGTATACGAATGTCCTTCTACCAAGGATTTTTGGAAGGTAAAAGGAAATAGCATCGTTCGCCTGACTGCTGAAGAAGTTGATAACCATGAGCGTATTGCTGCTGCCCCGGCTCAGGCACCTATGGGCTTTCTTGATGAAATTCTAGGAAGTTTGGAGTAACCAACATGGCTAAAAAAGAGTACAGTTCTATAATTGATGCGTTTCTTTCGGACCGGGAGCCGGATTGGAAAGATCTTGGTCTCAAGGATGCGGTTAAGTCCGGAGAGACGCAACTGAAGCGCACTCATGACCATATTGACGGTGATATACTGGAAGAAATAGCTGAGTCGGCTTCTCATCACAGTATGCTCCCCGCTGGGGGTAAAGGTGGAAAGAAAAAGCTCGTTAGTTCTGTACCTGACGATTGGTCAGGACGTAGCAAAAACGCTATGAATGAGGATAGCATCCTAGGAGAAGCACTTCATGACATAGAGTCTATGAAGGATAATTCAGACGGGATGAAGAAGAAACTCACCGATGCCGAAGTTACCGGGCGTATTGATAAGATCCTAGGATCGGGACTAACGGCTGCTGCTAAAGTAGCTGCTCTCAAGAAACTCGGAGAGATAGAACTCTTCAATAAAGGTATGGCTACAGATTATCTTAATCGCACCGCGCCGAATCTAGGGATCAATTATTTGGAACCTAACACTTATATGGATAAGAGTTCTCCGACGTATGAGCGGGAGACTCCAAATGTTGCTTCTGGAGACAAGCACTCCGATGAATGTGTTGCTAATAACGAACGCAGCGCCACAGAAGTCTGCATTTGTGGGTTAGACCCTGAGCATCCAGCAGGAGTTAAGACTTCTGTACAAACACCCCAGATTCCGGCGCTCCCTGGGTCAACTCCATTGGGAATAAGTGGCAAGCCTAAACATACACATGATCTAGGACGCCCACATGATGGCACTTGTCCCGCTTGTGGTCAGGGTTCCATTTCACAGCCTGGTATCAAAATGATGTCTTCCTACAAGTTTACCCCAACAAAGATAGTAGCAGCTAACATTCTTGCTTTTTCTCATGAGAGCGATGGAACTTCTATTAAGATCTCTGCCAAGACGAATTCGTGGCAACAGGTTGGTATGGGTGGAAGTGTTAAAACAGCGGGAACAGGGCTGAAGTCTCTCCTAGTCTTGCTTCAAAAGAAGTATGGTCGGGGACTACCTGTTCAGGCAGGACAGCGCACAGCTGGGGGTTCAAATGAACCAGTATGCATAAACTGTTCCAAAACTGTGTCTTTACAAGATGTTATGAAGAAAAAACAAGAACGTAAATATTCATCTAGCATCCCTATCATTCGTAACGCCGAGAATAAGTCCAGTAAGACAGCTTCTCAAGTTGCTTATGCAACGGCTAATGATTTTGATTCTGGTGATATTGAACGTCTCCGCGTAGCAGGTCAGGCTCTTTCTTATATCTATAAGTTTGCCACCACTAAGGTAGGAGAGCATGTAGCTGCTAAGGCAATGAGTGCTTGGTTAAGTGGTAAGAAGAAAGGTGGAGAGATTATTCTCCCCGCTGGCGATGTAGAATTCCTTCGTGATAAATTGGGATTCAAGGGCGCAAGGGTTGAAAAGAACATAGCTAAAGCAGCGGGAATTAGACACAAAATAGCTGCCAACGCACCTATAGATGGTCATTCTATCTTAGCTGAGTTTGATTTGAAGGAAAAGAAAACGGTTGATATCAATACAGACGGCTGCACGCTGGAAAATGTTGAAGTCAATCCTATTTTTAGCATAGAGGTTTAATGGAGCAGATCATTAGTTTTAAGGATGACGGTTCGGTAACTCAGGATCGTGGTAGGATGTTGCGTCGCTCTACAAATCTTCCCGAATTAAAAGAGAAGATGAACGATGCTAGCTACCCGGTGCATGAATTGTCCCGTCTTATTTCTTTGGAGATCGTTAGCATCGCTCAAGAAATGAGCGAATGTGAAAATGATCCTTCTCTTCAGTTTAAGATGAAGGGTTATAACGACCAGATAAAGGGTCTGCGCGAACTGGCTAAAAGCATCTCTGAGACAGATATATTGTCAAAGAGAGATATTTTGAATTTTGATGGAGAAAAATTCAAATTTGTTTTCACCGAAATAGTGAATGCGTTTAAAAAAGCGGTGAAAGAAGCTGGCGCTGGAGATAGTTTACAAAACAACATCATGAAACATTTTGCTGATATTATGAGAATGAAAGAAACCGATCTTAGACGTGACACGGCTAAGATCGAATTGGGAGGAAATAAGTAATGGCAAACTCGGGAGTTTTAAGCGGTAAATCTTTTCGTTCGTTCTCTGTGAACGATGACCTCCTAGCAAAAATGGTGGCGGCTGTTAAAGAAGGTGATTCTAAAGCGCGGAGTACTGGGAAGATACAATCATTCGAAGTATTCAGCGAAGGTTTCCGTCAACATATCGTTATAGGTCGTTTAATGGTCGTCCCTTCCAAGATTACCGATTCCCCTGAAGAATTTCCTATCGCCCTACTATATGGTAAAGTCGTTAAGATGCTCAATCCCGAAGATATCGCAGACATGCAGATGCACAAAATTGGGGAAAATGAATTTGATGAATTCTCTAAGAAAGACTGGACCCGCGTAAAGGAAGAACTCTTTAAGAATGATGAAGATAAGTTCGCATCCTTAATCATATTTCTTCCTGCTTGGACTAATCCTCGTGAATTTGTAACCTTCCATATGATTAAGGACGAAGGCAAACTAGCCGAGATGCTAGCTCATCAAGTGTTTGCTTGCTACTTCGACCCTCGTTTATCCTCAGCTTTTGATGCTATCCTGACTGACATGGATACCACAAAATTAGATGTAACCGACATTAGTACAAAGCTCAATTTTCCTTTCCTTGCAGAAGGAAATGAAAAAGAGTACCCCGATTTTACCGCTGGTGATGCTGACGGTAAGAACGGCGGTCAATCCGCTCAAAAGAGAGCATCTCATAAGAAGCAGATTATTCTTCTAGCTCGCACTAACGTAGCTGCTTTGGAAGATCTTCTTAGTCATGATGAAATTGATGTTATGGCTTCTCTTAATGATGCCCTGACTTCTGCTTTAGGAAAGACAGCTGCTCCTATCACCCCTGCCACTCAGTATAAGCATCCTGGAATCAAGGATCCCAACCATTATAGAACAGTTCTACCCGCACAGAAGAAGCCCAAAGCTCCCTCGGCTTATGGACAGGAAAATCTAGTAGAACAGCTTGAAGGAATTGAGTCTCCGGTAGAAGGAGAAAAGCCTTCTGGAAGAATGGACCCTGAATGGATTGCAAGTACAAAAACTGCTGATGGCGTAGGAGCTGATTTTTCAGGAGCAAAGTCTAAAGTAGTTTCTCCTGATGACCCAGATATAAAGCAACCCACTGAATCGGTTGATGTAGTCCCTAAAACCGATGCTGAGGTTTCTAAAACTGCTGGTTGGGGTGAATGTAAGAATTGTGGAATGCAAATAGAAAAGGGTTATAACTTTTGCTCTGATGAATGCCGCGATGAATTCAATAGAGAAGATGAAGAAGTAGAAAAAGAAGCATCATCAAAGAAAACTGGTCGTAAGATGGGTAAGTGTCAGGACTGTGGTAAGGAACGCAGCATAGATGATAATAAGCTATGCCATGAATGCTGGCAGAAGCATAAGGAAGATGAAGAAGCAGAAAAAGTTGCTAGCGCGATAGGAGAAGATCGTACCGACGCCTATCACGCAGCAAGTCGTAGACAAAATGAGAAGATTTCTAAGCGTGAATCCAAGTTAGAAAAACTTCGTGGTAAAGTTGCAGATGTTCCTCTAACTGAAGACTCCATTTGGTCATCCCTCACTTCAGATTTTGGACCCGCTCCTCAAATTGAGTTGCCCGGTGACGGTAAACAACCACAATCTGAAGGAACAAAAGATCCTGATGGCTTAAAGAAAGCTCTTCCTGATTCTACACCTAAGCAGGAAGAGTCCGCAAAACCTTTCAATTTTGATGAAAAACCAAAAGAAATAAAAATTGACAAAGGTGACAATACAACTCCTCCGGAGAAGAGTGCACCAAAAGCCCCAAAAGCTGAATCCCCAAAGGAAGAAGCCTCTGGGGAAAAGAAGGAAGCGGGACTTAAAGGAGTAACCAATATTGGTCATTCGCTGCCCGCAAAAGGAACTCCAGAGTGGCACCAACTTCAAATCGCTATAAAGACGATGAGCATGCCCGACGCTGTTGTTGGAGTTTCTGGAGGTCCCAATAAACAGCAAGCCACCGAAACTCTTCGTCGTTATGGTTTGACCTGGGAAGCTAGATGGGGTGAATTTTATGAAAAAGAGGGGGAAAATGGGGGAGTATTTGATAGCGCAGCAGCCCTAGACTCTCATAGGGAACATTCCCACAAAAAGGCATCATCTCAATGGTCTATGAAGTGTCCTCAGTGTGGAAAGATAGCAAGTAAGGAATCTCCTGAAAGTTCTTATTCATGTTCATGCGGATGGAATAGTAGTAAAAAAGCCAGCAAAACAGCTAATACTCTTCATCAGCAAATGAGTGAATTCAACGACCTTAGTGGTGGACCTAAGAACGTAGCTGGAAGTCCTATTGTCCCACCTACCATGTTAGGTGGGCCCAAAGCTGTAACAGAACCTCAAAACGCCACTGCTATAAAAGATGCTATGGATACTGTAGCTGAACAAGAGATCGGAAAGAGTTTTTCCGAGAAGGCTCAGGAAATTGCCAATGAAGTCAAAGCTGACTCTGTAGCTCATCACGATATGGGCAAGGCTGTTCCAGGACAGACCGTAGAAGTAGGTAAGTCCGATGGTGGGAAAATCGTTATCAACATTAATGCCTCCGCTCACCAAAGTTTTTTAGGAGATGAGTTAAAGGCTCGTGGTTTTATCTTTGATCATCATGGTTCAGACCATAGGGCAGAATTGGCTAAAAAATACGGCGATGAAGATTCTATTCCCGACGAACTCTATGAAAACGATGACGCTCAAGTCTTTACCCATCCAAAAGGACTAACACTAGGGTTTAGTCAGGATGAAGGTAATTGGTGGATGACGTATAGAGGTATAACTATTGGTGGAGATCTATACGATGGTTCTCTAGGAAGAACTCTCAGTATTAAGAAGTTGAAGAAAGCAACTGTTACTCCTGATGCTATCAACAAACTGACAACTCCAAACATGGGTCAGAATATTAAGCCTTCTATGCCTATAATCCCTCAAAATATCGGAGTCAAAAAGAACGAAGAGGAGTGCTTCCCGGTAATTGAAGAAGCTGTTGGAGCGAATCAGGAACACGCAGTTGGTGAAGATCAGACAAGTAAAGAAGCAGGATTTAATTTCTTCTTCCCTGGTCAAGTCCTAAAGGAATTTTATCCAGAACTTCAACATAACGTCGTTGATTATCCTAACGATAGCAATGCTCCTATGCAGGAACCTTCCATTAGCGGAGGAGAGCTAGAAACAGAAGAAGTAGAAATACCAGGAATTAACATACCCGACGAAGCTCTTAATCAGATAACAGCTTTCGTAAGTACTTCTCCTGCAGCAGGGATGGGTATCGGCAGAGAGGGAAAACCTCAGGTTCTTGATGGCGCTCCTCTCCGTAAGGAAAATGACATTCGTGGTCCTATGTTCACGGATGAATTCTATCAGAATACAACCTCTGTACCTGGCAAGTATCTAATTAATTCTAGTCGCGCAAAGCGTGCTGGATTAGACGATAAGACTTTGCTCTCTGACTTCCTCAAGGCTGTGGTAGGTGAGATTGCGGTAACATTCGTTAGTGCATTTAAGGTTACAAATCAGGGAGTTGCTTTAGACAAGGTTCCTGGTGTTGGAGAAGTTCAACTCCAATATATGGAGAATCCTTCTGGTCTGTCTTCATTCTCAACTATGAATTCTAGTAGAATAAAAACTCTCATTGAGAGAATGAATGACGATGAGATTAGAGACTGCGTCAATGATGCCGTGGCTCAGGCGGCTGTTTGGTCTAAGGGTAATGGCGGATATACCTATGAAGTGTATGTGAGAGCGGAGTCTATTGACACCGATACGATGGTAATGAAGTATAAATTCGTGACGGGTACAAAGAGATAAGGTATGGATTTTGACGACAAACTCTTACACTATTTGCTTATTTTTGGTGGAATGACACTAGCTTCTGTTTTACATAAAGCAGCAGATGCTTTAGGGTGGGACTTAGTAAAGTTTTTGAAGAAGCAATTCAAAAGGCTTAAAAAGGAAGTTTAATGTCGCGCTTATTTGAACTTAGAAAATCACAAGAGAAAACTTCAAGTGATTACCAAGTAGGCGGAGTTGTTTGTCCCGATTGTCCTCAAGAAATTAAACATCCTCTTGCTCGTCATAAGATGTATCGCCATTTATTAGATCATGGTTGGAATCACTTAGACGCGCTAGAACTAGCGAATAAGATCCCTTCTCCTAAGCATGCTAACTATTGTGTGGCTTGTCAAAAGGTCGCTGAAGCATGGAGCATAAGTGAGTCTGTACCTAATGAAAACAGTAATGAAAAAGTAAATGAAGCTCTGAGACGTCATCAAGCTGCTCAGTTTTCTTACGAATGGGATAAACGAGTTTCTTGGGGGAGACGCGGGTTATTGAGAATTTCTGGAGATCGAAAACTCCCCTTAGATAAGAAAAAGTGGTCAGAATTAAATGCTTCAGAAAAGAAGTATGTTTTGGCACGATTTAAAGAAGTCACCGCCACCGATTTTAATCACAAAGAGGCGATGCTCATCATAGGTTCTGAAATTTCTATAACTTTAAACAAAGCAGTAGAAATCTTAGGAAAGAATGGCATACCAACTTTAGTGATTGGGGGGGCTGCTGTTCAGGAATTAGGATATCCACGCTATACTAACGATGTGGACCTAGTTGTTCCTAATCCTAAAAAAGCAGAAGAAATTCTTTTAAAAGAAGGTTTTATACGTGGTAAAGCTCCTCTGACTGTTATCTTACCTGACATTGGTAAAGATGTAGATCTGATACAAGCGGGAGAGAAAATGAATTCATCTCGCGTTCCTACTCCTATTCCTACGGAAGTGGTGATTAGTCCAAAATTCTGTGATTTAGAAACTCTTATTGATTTGAAATTAGGATCTTATGTGGCGTCTCAATCTGTTGGATCTTCTAAAAGAAATCAAGACAGAACAGACGTAGAAATCTTGACTGAGAATAATAGACTTCCAAGAGAATTTTTATCTGGCAAAATCAATAAGAATTGGTATGAACAGCTTTGGGATATTCTTAATAAATCTAACACCACCAAATTGTCTTCAAAAGAAATATCTGCTCGTATAAAAGAGATATTTGCTCCCGATTCTCTTGACAAAGTTATTTTGGCTTCTTTTGACAAAGAAGCAGGCCCACTAAATAAAGCCTTGCTTCCTGCTGCCCTCATGTTAGGATTAGGGGCACCCTCTAGCGCACCTACTCCCCCACCAAAACCTACTTCCGCGCTTATTGTTAAGAAACAAGACGCCGTGCCTACGAATGAATCACTAGATAGACTTGTGGCTGCTATTGCCCGTGCTGAAGGTGCTAAACCAGAGTTACATAATCCTGGTAACATTGTGGACTTCAACACAGGAAAAATTAAGAAATTTGAAACCGATGAGGAAGGTGAAGAAGCTCTAAGAAAACAACTTCATCGAATTTCTGAAGGTATTAATCCAAATTTTGAGCCTGGCATTAGCTTGCGAGATGCGGGATTAATCTACAGCAATGGAGACCCTAATTGGGCGAAGAATGTTTCTAAAATGATGGGCGTTCATCAGGACGTTATGTTTGCTGATTTAGTGAAGGGAATTTGGGGTGTGGACAAGAAAAAACACAAGAAACATTTTCAATCTAAATTCTTAACAGCTGGTTCTATAGGTAATGATCCTTTCCCCGATGGAGCGGTGGATTTCTTTGACGCTGTTCGAGATCCTCACAGTGTAAGACCCACACCAAAAGATAGATTAGTGAAATTGAAGAAGCGAACTGATCCAGATAATTTAAAGAAACAAAAATCTATTGATCAAACCTTTACAACTGTGAATATGCCAGGTATTCCTGTTGGCGCGGCGGGTAAACGTCGTCCCCGCATTCTTCCGAGATACAAGATCATCCCTTCATGCCAGGTCTAAAAGAAATCAGTGTTAAGGTAGCTCATTTTGGACCAAGACTGAGCCGCAAATATCCTGACTCTGCTGATGGCGCGATTAGAATGCTAAAGCATGAATCTACCCTTGATGTAAGGGATGCTATGGCACGACCAGATCCATCAGTTCAGGGTGTTTGGTTGGTAACGTTGAAGTCCGACCAGAAGGTTATCATGTACTTGGCTGGATATTTGGATCCTTTTGGTCGCAAGCGTGAGAATAACGACTTTGAAGTGGTAGATTAACGCTAATTCCCTCACTTTCCTCCCCCTATATGAGGGATCATGTCACAAAGCCAAAAATTTAGCCATAAATCTCAGGCTTCTCTATTAGGTAAACTTGTCGATCAATCTATTGGCGAGACAGTTAGCATATTAAATGCCCTAGACTTTGTGGAGTCTCCCCAGGGATTTAATCTTGTAATGTCACCTTTACAGCGTTTATGTATTCGCTGTTTCTTTGGCATACCTTTTGACTATCGCCCGGAAATGCCTGGGCACCCAAAAGCAGTGGTTTGGAACAAGTTTCGTGATCAAATTCTATATGAATTTGACGATGAAGCACAGTTATTAAACTACTTTTACGAAGAGGGTCGTTGTAACATAGCCGATTGGCAGGATATCCCCGAATATGGGTTTAATGAGGCGGCGTTATTTGCAGGCCGCCGTGGTGGAAAAGCTCTCAGTGTTGAAGAAGTAGTCCCTACGCCCTCTGGCTTCAAACGGATGGGTGATTTAGAAATGGGTGACACAATACTTTCTCCTAATGGTAAAGCTATCAAGGTAAAGGAAGCCTTTGCTCCGTTTTGGTCAAAGGTTTATAGGGTTAGTTTTGACGATGGAACTTACACCTTAGCACATCCTGAACATCTTTGGAAGACCTTTACAATGTTAGATCGTCGTAATCTCCGCATGCCTATCACTAAAACTCAACGTGGAAAGGGAGCGAAGCGGGGCCGGGCGAATTTCATAGACCGTTCCGGTATTACAGGGACGGTTAGGACCACGGAAGAAATTAAATCTACATTGATGCATGGCAAAGATCGCAATCACACCATCCGAATCACCGCTCCCGTTGAGTTTGAAGAAAAGCAGTTACCCCTGGATCCTTATTGCTTGGGGGTGTGGCTAGGGGATGGTAGCAAGTGTGATGGCTACATCTACAGCCACCCCGATGATGCCCCAGAAATTCTAAAGCATTTCACCGCAGCAGGTTTCAAATGGAAGCAGGGAAAGCACGCTAAGAACTTTTCCTGGAGCATATTCGGCCTCCCGTTGCGAAAAATGAAACTTTGGAAAAACAAGCACATTCCTGAGGACTACCTATATGCTTCCACTGAACAGCGGTTAGCCTTGCTACAGGGGTTGATGGATACAGATGGATACTGTGCAGAAGACGGGCAGTGTGAATTTGCTAACACCAATCGTAACTTGTCTGAGGGCGCGTACCACCTAGCCGCTTCGCTTGGGTTAAAACCCTACTGGAAAGAGGGCCGAGCTACTTTATATGGTAAAGACTGTGGTGCCTACTACTCTGTTTTATGGACGGCTACTTTACCTGTTTTTCGTCTTAAACGAAAATTGGCGAGTGTGCCAAAAAAAGTGCGTGATTTGCAGAATTATCGTACGATTACAGAGGTGGAGTACGCTGGCGAGACGCTAGTCCGCTGTATCGCGGTAGACACTCCTGACGGTCTGTTTTTGTTTGGGAAGAACTTCAACGTCACCCACAATTCGGAATTGGTATCGGCCATTGGAGGATATGCTCTCTATCGTCTACTCAATATTCGTTCTCCTCAAGAACATTATGGTTTAATGCCGGGTTCACCTATTGACTTCACATTCATGGCTCAAGACGATGAAGGTAGCAACCGTCTCTATGATAAACTCCGTGAACGTGTAAATCATTCACCATTCTTTTCTCCCTACATCCGAGTCAATTCAAATAGCGAAATGGCTTTTGTAAGCGAAGCAGACCGCCAGAAACGTGATATTACTCCTACAATTAGAGTAGCTTCCTATCCCTGTACGACTAACGCACTTCGCGGACCTTCTTCACTATTCTTGGCTTTGGATGAATTTGCTCATTTTCGAGCGGCTAAGGGTTCAAGTTCTGACGAAATATATGAGTCGGCAACCCCGGCTACGGCCCGTTTTAAGGCCGATGCTGGTAAGGGACGTAGAGAGTCTCTTATCTTGTCTATCTCTTCTCCCTGGCAACGTGTAGGTAAGATGTATGAGCTACACAAGCTCGCTTTGGAGAGAGGAATTTCATCGGGCATCTTTACACTACGTTGCTCTACAGCTGAAATGTGGCCCGATGCTGACTCTCCATTTCTTCATCAGAAATATGCTACATCTTCTATCACTTGGCGGGCGGAATATGGAGGAGAGTTCCTAGATTCTTCTGAAACTTATGTTAAGAGTGCACAACTTAATGTATGCGTAGATGAAGAGCGTATGAATACCATTCAGTTTGATCCTATCCAAATGCTAGGACGTCAGTATTTCTGGGGACTGGACTTGGGTATGCTACATGATGGTACTGCTCTTGCCATAGGTCATCTTGAATTTAGAAACAATGTTGGCATAGAATTAGTGTATGACTATGTGGATAGGATGATGGTAGGAGAGAAATTTGAGGGACCAGGTGTAGAAGACATAGGCTTAGGAGGGGACAAGTATGTCAACTATACCGAACTTCCTCTCTTAGACATTGTTTCCTGGCTTAAAGCCATGCACAATATAATGCCCTGCTTTAAAGGAGTAACGGACCAACACGGTGGAACTATGTTGGTTCAGTTGCTACAGATTAACGGGATAGAAGGTATGGAGCTTGTGCATTTAACTCCAGCTATAAATTCTACAATGTACTTTTCTCTTAAAGGATACATTGATAATGGACGAACAAGATTTCCGAATGTCCCTAAATTCTTGAGTGAAATTAAACAAGTAGAAGCAACTGTGGCTAGTAAGTATATGCTTCGTGTAAAAGCTCCTGAAGAAAAGGGTTCTCATGACGATATGTGTGACGCCGTAGCACTTGTGGCTTGGCAGGTGAGTGAGTATCTCCAGGGAGAAGGTCGTTTGGTGATGGACCCCACAGGATTAAGTTTTGCTATGCAAGAACGTCAAGCTCATCCACCGGGTATGATAACGGATGTCTCTGGAATACCAATGCGGGGTATTAAATTACTTGAACGTCAGCGTAAGATACAACAGAATGTAGTACTTCCGGGAGTTTCGGTGACACGGAATCCTTTCCATCGTCGGGGTCGCTAATAGATTAGTTTCTGGTATTTTGACATAGTTGAAATAAAGAATTTATCTGGTGTACTTAATAGGTGAAGTTTTTATAATGATGTACTAGAAACTTAATTCATATGGGGCTAATTGATGAGCATGAGCAGCGACCTTTCTTGGATACCTCAACAAAGTATCTATTATGTAGCAAGTGCACTCCTAGCCATCCTTGTGGGAGCAGGAGGGTATGTGATTAAGAGCTTTAAACGGGACTGGGATGGTGCGATAGGAAAGCTGGATACCATAGAAAACATCATTCATATCCAAGCAGAAAATCACCTACAAACCATTCAAGCTGAAGTAGTAAAACACACTACCATTTTAGAAACTATGCGGGATGATCAAAGAGAACTCCTAGGAAGTATTAAAACGGATCAGAGAGAACTCCTAGGAAGTATTAAAACGGATCAGAGAGAACTCCTAGGAGAACTTCTCTGTCAGTTGAGAACTGAGATTGCTGAAACCAATGGTTACCTCAAAGCTGTAGTAGATCTAAACAAAAATATTACTTCTTAAAATTTTACTAGCTTTCTTCAAAAAATAGGCGTAGAGTACTGTTTTGACTTGACAGGTACTTTAGTTCCTTATTCCTGTCACAATTAAAGCATTTTGTTGTTATGCCGTATTAGGCGTATACAGCAGCAGTCACTATGATGGTTTATGGGGGCGTATGCTTTCACCGAGTGCTGGTTGCGTTATCTTTCCTGGATCAAAAGAAGTTTATAAACTCAAGCCCAACAAACATAACTTGCGTATCTCTCTTGGAGGACAAGTAGAGGAAGTAGGACAAGTTGTGTTGGCTTATATTCCTACTGATAAGGAGGAAGAATATGTCCTGGAACAAGACGTATATCCGGGAAAGAAGATTTCTAGAAACTCTTGGAACGCTGGAAATCGCATCCCCGTCGTCAATAACCAAAAAGACTGGGCAGGTCGTAATGTACCCAAGTATGTTGTCCTTATAAAGGAAGAAATTGTTTCCAGAAAGAACAGCCGTCATGCTCACTTGGTTTATAAGGGAGCAACGGTATATCTTTGGCGTCCGGGTGTTGTAACCCTAGAAGGTAGACCCTTGGATTGGGATTTTCCCATTGTAGGAGCTTTGACAGGAGAAGTTGTAGATGGGGTTTATTCCTTTGACGAAACCATAACCAGATATATTGAAGTCAATCCTTACACTGGAGATAGGTTCAACGTCACCACTAAAGGTCGCTATTTTTCCTATGATGACGGATACCTTGTTCCTAAGAATTTTGCTGAATTTTATGCAAAAGAACCCCGGTATATTCGTCGTTGGACATCCAAGTGGCTGAAATTGCCTGAAGACAACGAAGCTGTTCGTGACTGGGAACAGGAACTTCTTCTATACCTACACTATCTTCCAGAAAATTCTAAGGCACGTAAGCCTAGTAGTCATCATCCAGATGGTTGTACGGATGTAATTCAGTGTTTTGATCCCTATCGTCAGTATGGGGCTAGTGAACGGAGATTTCGTAATTATCTTAACATTTGTTTATACAATCGTTCTGTCACCATTATTGGTAAACAGAATAAGAACCCTGTTTATCGTAAGGACAATGTTATCTTTGGTATGGGTAACTCTTCAGACGAGGATGTGTATATTGCTGATGATGAGTACATTCATTCCCACTCCCGAGTATTGGAAAAGAAGAGTGAAGACCAGTGCACAAACATGGAAAAACATCTACTGGTAAAGCGTTTCTATGACTATGTGTGGGAGAATCAACCAGAACTCATCAGTACTCTGAACGCTATCAGTGAAACCGGAACCATCCGGGAAGCTAAAGAAATGCTGGGTGTGGATGAAGCCACTTTTACCCGTAATAAGAAACGTCTTATTCAGTTGAGAGAGTCTTTCATAGATGGCGGACCTATACAGAAGCAACGTAAACCCTATAAGACGAGGGAAAAGGTAGAGAAGTCATTCACCGGAAACACGTCTCAAAATGAGTATTTCTAGAAGAAAGAGAGGTCAGAATGGATGACATGCTCTATCCCGACCCGGAGGATATAGAGTTCTCCCGTTCCGCTTATGCCAAGCTCTATTACAGTGGAGAAGCAGCGGGGGTAAATCCTATTCGTTGGGAACGTGTGCGTAATGATATTCGTATAGAGGATGTCGTTTTTGAACTTACCAAAAAGAACACTCAAGCTATCAGTTGTCCTTTTCACGGTCGGGATAGCCGTCCGTCTTTCTATGTTTATCGCCGTACAAATGATTGCTGGTGTTTCGGTTGTCCACCGCGTCAACAATATTACGACGCCGTCCGTTTTACTTCCAAACTCTTCAATTTTTCACGCGTCAAGGCTCTCATTTGGCTGGAACATAAATTTGAACTCCCACCTATAGAAGACGTCTTATCTGAAAAAGAAGATGACACTGTTTCTCTTTCCTTTGAAGATCTTCGTGAACCCTTCTTACAAAAAGCCACTCAGGATATTATTACAACAAAAGACCCCGAACTTGCTATGGAATATCTTCGTTTATATTTTGAGTCCGAACACGACAAAGCTGCGATCCCTCTTGCGTCAGTATTAGGGAAAGAAGTGGTTAGTAAGCTCGCCATACGCAAGGGATTCCATGGCTAAGATAAAACGTGAGAATGTAAACCCAGAAGACCTGGTTGTCAAAAAACCTGTTAAAATTAAGGCTCCTAAAGACATCCGAAGTGTATTTCGTTTTCATTTAAAAACTCTAGAGATACAAAAATTAAAAAAGCCTTGGATGGCAGAGAAAGCCTTCCGTATCATCAATACGAAAGAAACTCTTCTTGATTGGGTTCAAGAAGTTATATCCGATACCACACGGCATTTTACCATAAACGGAATGCTTATGCCCGTGGTGGCGTTAGACACAGAAACCCTAGGACTTGATACCCGTAGTTTTTACAAGATGGGTGTTGACGGTCAACCCCTTTACGAAGTGATGATTGATATTGCTGGTATCTGTTTATCGTCTAATGGTATTGAAGGAGTCTATATTCCTATCGCCCATGAGCATGCCGATAAAGAAGGAAATCCTTCTCAAAATGTTAGTCGTGCGGACGTACTGGAAGCTCTCCAACCCCTGTTTGATGTTTGTCACTTGGTTTTTTATAATGCTAAGTTTGACCGTGAGATAATGCGTCTTTGTATTGGCGCGAAGCTACGCGGTTATCCTTATTTTGAAGATGTTCAAGTCCTCCATTACATTGTTGATCCCAAGGCCGACGTCGCTGATAAAAAGCGAGGGCAATACAGCGGAGATACAGGTGGTTTGAAGGCTTTAAGTAAAAAACTCTTGGGTATGGAAATGATTGATCTTGATGAACTTATTAAGATCAAAGCTGATTGGTGCCCAACGTTACAGAGTGGAGATTGTAAGTGTACTTCTGAAGAACGTAAGATCAATAAACATACTCAACGTGTACAATATGTTCCCTTCACCTGGCTTCCTCTTGAGGTAACTCTCTGGTATGCGGCATCGGATGCTATCTGTACATGGCTATTGTGGAAACATTTGAGGGAACGGGCTGCTCAACAAAAATTTGTTCATCGTATTGATCAAGAACTTGTAGACTCTTTGTCGTGGATTGAGCGTCAACGGTTCTTAATAGACATACAAAAGCGTAATCGTACTGTTAACTGGCATGAGACTATCATAAAAAAGATTGAAAATCAGCTTCGTGATATTTCTGTTAAGAACGGATGGAAAGTAGAAAAGGATGAGGATAATAATCCCATTGAAGATACTATTTTTAATCCTGGATCTCCAGCTCAAGTTGGCAAACTACTATTCAACACCCTGGGGTTGAAGGTAACTAAGAAGACAGCGGGAGGAGGGAATAGTGTAGACGCTGAGGCTCTGTCTGACTTACAAAAGTTGTATCCAGATAATGAATTTCTGAATCTCTACGGAAAGTATAAGGAATATGTCGCATTACATCCTGAAAACCTAACTTACGATAAGCGTGATAATTCTGCTCGTATTTTCTTAAAACAAACCACTGTAGCCGGGGGACGATTATCCGGAGCAGGTGGGGACTTTATAGTTGATGGGGGTTTTGGTCTCAACCCGCAAGGTATTGTCCGTGTTGAGGGCAACTGGTGGGTAAAAGGCAACGTTCTAGAACCAGATTCAATTCCAGAAGAGGAGATTGAAGAACATGCAGAAGCCGATCTACACCCGTCGTGTTTTAAAGAAATCGAAGAAGACATTACTGAGACAGTCACCCGTACCTACGAAACAGATGAAGGATCCATCTTCAACTCCAGAGAAGAAAAGGTCGTAACGGGAAAACGTAAAATTCGTAAGGTTGCACCTAATATCATTAAGAATCATATTGGGTTCTATCAGGGCTATGCCATATGTTTAGTTCCTTCTTGTAAGACTTGCGATAGGAAGTTTAACACCATTTGGAAGAATGGTAGGGCAGACGCGGCTGAAGTAGTCAACATCCGTGCGCTGTTTAGCACCGAACCAGGCTGGACGTTCTTCACCATTGACTATAGCAATATTGAAATGCGTGCTGCCGCTAATGTAAGTGGTGAGCCTGAATTCATTAAAGAATTCCTTGAAGGGGCTGGGGATTTCCATTCCTTGACCGCATCTAAAGTATTCCCTGAATTTAATGATCCCAACACTCCCAAGGCTATCAAAAAAGCTCTACGTTCACTGGCTAAGATCATTAACTTTGCTCTTCTGTACGGGGGTACCGAATACACCATCTATGAGAATATGAAGAAGCAGAATCCTGACATCACTTGGGAAGAAGCGAAATTAATGGTTGAGAAATACTGGGCAGGAGTACCCGTTTTTGCTGAGTGGTGCACCATGAAGCAGGCTATAGCCAAGGATAAGATGATTTGTAAGACTTCTACCGGACGTATCATCAATTTTAAGTCCGCTATGGAAGTTCTTCACATACACGAACCTTTAAAGATTGAATTAGAGAATTATTGGGAATGGCGGAAGTCTTGTAAGAAGGAAGAAGCTCTAAAGAATTCAGAATCTCCTGAGGATAAGGCTGAATACGAACGTCTAAAGGAACATAATAACCGCGTGTGGAGAAACGTAGATACGGGTGTTCGTAATGTACAGGATTATAATCGTTTTCAGGGTAAAATTGGCCGCGTAGCGGTGAACGTTCCTCTACAAGGACTGGCAGGAGACTACATGCGCCTCTCCTTAAACCGTATTCGTATATGGGCATGCGACCAAGAACCTGAAGTACAAAGTATTCTTAGAGTTCATTGTTCGGTTCATGACGAAATTGACTTTGCGGTTAAGAATGAGTATGTCCCCTTTGTTCTACCTAGGATTTCTCGTCTTATGAAGTTACGCAAACTTCATGAAAGAATGAACTGGGTAGTGCCTATTGAGTGCGATGTGGAGTATGGTAGAAATTGGGACGTAGAGCATCACGTTACGGGTGATGATGGTCATAAGCCTGCTGCGTGGACGGCTATTGAAGGTATGGAACGTTATATTCCCTCGGAGTTTACTCAAGACACTGTAAAATCTCTTATCAAAGCCATAGAGTCTGGGGTGGAAGAGCGGAGAGAAAAGGCTAAAAATTGGTTAAAAGAATCCTTACACGAACGTGCCTTCTTGTCAATAAAAGAGGTGTTTGACGCAAAAGACCATAAGAGTCTTGTAAATTCTCTAGTAGCTGTTCTACAACTACACGAGTTCTGGACTATTGATAATGTTCCTGATGACGACAAATTAGGGACATTAGAGGATTACGAAACTCGAAATGGGTTATCACCCAAAGATCGTGGAATAATGCCTCCTAGCGGATATCTAGGACCTATACCACCATCCAGAGCAGTGTATCCGAACATTATGCGTCTTGGTAAGGAAGAAATTATCCAGGGAGAATTGTTTGCCCCTCCTTCAACTGTTACTCCTGTGGAAGATGTTTTATTGGATAATCCTATTAGGAGACCAAAAAAGATTAGTGTTTCTACCCCCATCCTTCCTATTCCAAAAATAGATACAGGATTGCCCGAACTTATTGATCTCACACCCGACATAGTAGTTAAACTTACAGCTGCAGTAGGGTTTGGGAAAGGAACGAACATTATAAAAGTTCGTTATAAAGACAAGATTATGACTTTGGAAAAAACAGTAGTGACCGAGATTCCCAATGAATTTTTAAAATCTAAGATTTCATTGATAGAGGCTATGCATGGGTAACAATAATTCTTTCAGATTTCTTCGACACCCGGTTAGTTCAGATATTGAGATTACTCAACAGCGTCAATTGTTACGAAGAGACTCTAGCTCTACTTACAATAAAATGGCGTATTCGGCTAAGTCTTCTGAATTAGTTCATCTAGCTATGAATTACTTTTCTAAGATGGAAGATTATGTAGGTAGAGAAATAAAGCGTCGTCTGGAAGAGATAAAGCAAGAACGAGAGAATCCAGAAAATAAGAAGAGACATAAATTGCTACAAGAACTAGACAACCAAGAAACTGAACTTCGCTCACAATTAAAAGCAGAACAAAATGAATTTGTAAGTACTCTAGATATTTTACAGAAAACTTCTGCTAAATTGGAGTTAATTAAGGAACAAAATATACGTCTAGCTGTAGAGATGGAAAGCCAGATTATGGAAACGTTTCAAAATCATCGTGTTGTTCGTCTAAAGAATCAGAGGAAGAAGGAGATTAGTACCCTTCCTGTAGAGATGACCAAAGAAGAGATCCTGGCCTCGGCACAAAAAGAAATCAAGGATAAAGAGAAGCCTACGAGTAGAGTGGTTAAAAAAGACAAGATCCCCGATGGATTTAAGCCAATAAACTAGCAAACCCTTTAAGAGGACAGGATTGTAATGGCCGACGAACAGCTTCCAAAACCACCCGATACGTCTAAGACCGCAGCTAAGAAGTCTACCCCAACCCGTGTCCGTAATGGTTCTGTAACAGTTCAAAAGTCTCCAGCCAAGACTCGTAGCCCAAAGGCTCCGGTAACTCGTGAGTTTGCTTCTGCAGGACGATACACCCAGATGGAAGGCAATAATATCTCTGAAGATGCGGAATTCCGTAATAAACTACGCCAGATTAAAGAAGCTGCTCGTGGTGGTATGGATAAAGTTGCAGGGCTGTTTAACGATGGGGGATTAGGTAACGCTAACATAGCAGACTCTAACAACATTGGTTACTATTCCTACGAATTTCCTGTAGATGCGTTAGAGCTTCCTGCTTCCCGTGCTGAAGAGCTTCGGTTTTTTCGCCTTGCTTACGACCGCGATCCTATCGTGGGTCGTGCCATCGACTTACACACAGAAATTCCTCTCAGTAAGATGGTTTTAGAGAAGCCTAAGTGTTCTGACGAAGAATTTGCTGACTTCATATTTGACTTTTTCCAAGGTGTGGTCAATGATACGAAGATGTTTCAAATCCTTATTGCTGCCGTGCGTGAATATTGGATGATCGGTGAGACTTTTCTCTTTGTCGAAGAAGCGGAAAATGTTAAGCCCTGTAAGATGGCTCAACAGATCTTAGACAAGAATGAAGATCCTCAAGGTATGGAACCTTTAAAAGAAAATGAAGGTTCTCCCCTTAGCGATGGTAGCGCAAAACTTCTTGACTGGTTGAATCCTATCAAACAAAGTGCTTTAATGAAGAAGGCGTCATTGTTAATGCCTGAATTTAAAAAGGTAGGAATATCTTTTGATATTGATGAAGACCCTGTAGTTACCGGGCGTAAAATTGCGATGAATGAAAAGCGACTTTCTAAAAAGATCGCTAAACTAATCTCAATTACTGCTGCTCCACCAGAACCTGCTGCTGATCCAGCTGTGGGTGGAGATCCTGGTGCTGCGCCTGAAGAAGGCACAGCAGACGTAACCGATGAAGGCGCACCCATGGGTGCGGAAGGACTTGAAGATATAGCAGGTGCTGAACCGGGCGGAATGGGCGATGTTGATATGGGTGGTCCCGCACCTTCTTCTGGTGGTGGAGGTGGAGGTGGTATGCCTCCTTCGGCTGATGGAACGGAGCAGAGTATTCAAGAAGCTCTAGCAATGGGGGCTAGTGCTAAGGCTCAGAGAGAACTTCTTGAAATGAAGCACTTGTTAAAACTGCTCAAAAAAAAGAAAGAACTTCTAGAAGAGCTTCAAGAAATTCGTGAGAAGAAACATAAACAACTAGAATTGTTCAGTCACATCACCAACTTTAAATACAGTGGTTTTGATCGTATACAGGTTCTACCTCCTGAGCAAGTAGAAATTGCTAATGAAGGTTTGATAAGTGATGGACCTTCAATTTATTTCAAGCCACCTGACCAACAGAAACAAGTTTACATGGAAGACCCTGATGTCCCTTCTAATGTTAAGGATACTCTTGCCCAAGAGGGTAAGATTATGCTTAACCAGAATCCTTTTGAAGGTTCTTACGTTATTCATATGGCGCGTAAGAAGTCCAACTATGAATTACATGGACGTTCTATACTGCAGCGTTGTCTTCGTACTATTATTTATCGTGAAAAGCTGCGCCAAGTACAGTCTACTATTGCTTCTCGCAATATGACACCTAAGCGTCTCATTGTGGCTCCGGACATTCCCGCATCTGAAGTTATGGCTCTCCGTGCTCATATTGACGAGGCAGTAGCGGATCCCGACTATACAGTTGTTGTGAATTATGAATGTCAGTGGAATGAAATCGGTAGTGAAGGCCGTCTCCTTGCTCTTGACGGAGAGTGGCAACACACAAATTCTGACATAGCCATAGGGTTGGGATTCTCTCCTGAAATTCTAATAGGAGAAGGTCTCTACTCCGGTAATCGTATTCAACTTGAAATCATGAATACAAGCTATCTCCAATTCCGTGACATCGTCAGTAACATATTAGAAGAACAAATCTTCAAGCCTATCGCTATGAAGAAGGGTTTTTACGAGATGGACAAGTACGGTCGCCCTCGTTGGATATACCCCAAGGTTTCCTTCTCCCGTATGGCGCTGCGTGACTCTGGCGATCTGTATGACATGTTGTTCAATCTTTACAGCAAAGGTTCACTCCCAGTCAGCACCATTTTGGAGTTCTTAAACATTGACCCAGAAACTGTTAAACGTCAATTGGAAGATGATCTTTGGTCTGTCAACGATAGTAAGATGAATAATCTTCTTGATAATATCTATGGTAACTTGGGTCCTGAACTTATTATGCGCACAGATATTCTCAAGCGTGTGGCTAAGGGTCTTCAACTGGACGAAGTTGATAAGGAAGACGAAGGACCAGAGGGATCGGGCGAAGGTGTCTAGTCCCCGCGTTTTCAAACTACTCAATCAAGAAATTTGCGAACAAGAAAAGATTTTGATAAAGGCACTTTGCGCCCAACATCCCGATATCGGCTACAATATTTGTCGCGGTGGTGAAGGGTTTACCGGGCCGCACTCTGAAATTTCCAAAAGGAAGACTAGCAAAAGTTTACGAATTAAGGGTCACAAACCAACTCTTGAAGCAACTATCAAAAGTATTTATGAACGAAATCGGATCTACAGAGAAATTGGATCTTGGCCAGGGTCGCCATTCAAAGATATGAAGAACGTAGTCATCAACGGTATAACCGCATTAACTAGAGTTAAGAACGATAAAGATGGCAATGCTTTTTGGCTTTGTCGTTGTCATTGCGGGAGAGAATTTGTGACAGCAGGAAGCAGTATTAGAATTGGGCACACAAAGAACTGCGGTTGTTTGAAGAAACAACAGAATTTATCTAATCTTCATGTGCTAGAAAGGAAGAAGGGGGTCTAATGTCTGGTCCTATTCAGGGGTCATTTCCAGGTACATGGAACTATCCGCAGCTAACAGGAAATTCTGACTGTACCATTATCAAGGGTATCCTTTGGCTGGTAAGTACTTCAGCTGTTTCTAGTTCCCCTCCGGGACCAGATTTTTCTTGGTTTTATAGCGATGATTACGGCATCACGTTTACTCAGGGAGGTTCTTACTCCTTTCCTAATAAAAATTCTACTCCTTTTGACCCAGCAGTTTGTCAGGACAGCAATGGCTACATTCATATCATTGGAACTAGAACAGGTTACGCAGGTTCTCCTCCTGTTAAAAGTGGCACTTTTGATGTTGTAAAATTTACTCTAGATAGTTCTCCTCGTTGGATAGCAAATCATTCCTATGCTTTAAATGCCAAGGTCACCGATTTTAACGGAAGTATTCAAATTGTAACAACGCCAGGAACCTCGGGAATTACAGAACCTACTTGGTCTACTTCTGGTACAACGACTGAGGGTAGCGTTACGTGGACATTTGTAGCGGCAGCTTTACAAGGACCTTTTGCCCTAACAACTGGAGAAGAAATTCAGGGAGACTATGATATAGTTCCTCTTGTTAATGGGAATACTTATGCTGTCTTAGATATTATCACTCCGGACTCAGCAGACGCTCTAAAAGGTTATGAAATAACTCCTTCGGGCGTTGTGGTGTACTCTGTCATAATCTTATCTTCTGCTAGCCGTGTAGGAGATACTTTTGGAGCTTTATCTCTAGTATCTACGAATGGCGACAATCTAGAGTTATACTTTACCGAACATCCTAAAAGTTTTCAATTCACTGACATGACAGTGCAGGTTAACGTCATTAAAAAGACAACAGGGGTCTGGGGTTCTCCCACTACTTTACGCAACATAATCTGTCGTCAATCTTCTACCAAATTTTCTGTAATTGCCAATGGAAATTCGCGCTATCTTGCGTTTGCCTATTACACCCAAAGCCGCTCAGGATTAATAGGTAATAGTCTGGTAGGTTATCTAGCAAGTATTTTAGCGGGATCATGGACATTTAATGATTTTCTAGGTACAATCACCCAGAGTATTGTAGAACCAACACTGACAGTAATGACAGGAGGGTCCCCTCCCGTTTCAAGTGTGACTCTTACCTATCTCATCCGTGATATGACGCTATCCGGAGTGACAGATTCTATTGTTATAGTAGCGGACCTTAATGTGACAGACTTTCAATTGACCGTTCGTCAAGATTTTCGTAATCCTCCTCGGTTGTCTTTCCTAAGGGGAACTAGAGATGTTGTTCCTAGTACATCAGGTTGGCTAATTTTTGGGGAAAATTCTTCCTACAAAGTTCAGTTTCTTTCTGGCTATAATGTCACTCCTATAGCTATTGTCACCCCCTTGACTCTGACAGCCTATCGTGGCATTCCCTACACCTTTGATGCCAGTGGGAGTAGTGATGCTAATGCAGACCCTTTACAGTATGAATGGAGTATTTCTTCACTAACAGGAGTTTCTCTTATACCTAATTATCCTCCTCTTAGCACTAATTCTTCTGCTACTTTAGTTGTGTCTAATTCTGTAGGACCTGCGGGATTCTCTATCACTCTTACAGCAGGAGCTGTGGACATAGATTTCAACAATAACCCTATTCATTTCCCCCCAACAGGAATGGCAATAGCAACAGCTGTCATTACAGTTCCCGCTGTACCTATTCCGATTATCACTTGGCCTAGCAATCCTGTTAGTGCGGCGAGAAATTCAACTGTAACGTTGACCCCTACAGTAACGGTGGATTCTCACACATTTCCTACCTATTCTTTTGTCCAAACCTCGGGGACTATTGTATCTACGGGAGGTAGTTCTTCTACCTTGACTTTTAGTACATCGGGAGCCAATATTAATGGAGAAACCCTAACTTTTAGCTTAACCGTAAATGATGGAATTAACACTCCGGTTTCTTCTACAGTTTCTGTCGATGTTGTAGCCTACACTTTTATTACGTTTGACGATCACGTTTTAGCTAGAAGCAACTTCATTTCTACCTCTAATAATCTCACTCCTACAAATATTGCTTATCGAAATACCACCCAAATGTGGTCTTCTCCCATTAAATCTAGTCTGTATACGAACATGACTTCTATTCGTAGAAGTGTAACCCTACAGGGACATGATCGTTTTATATCCATAAGTCCAAGTTCTGTTCTCGTAAACCAGTATAATCCTGAAATAAATACAGCTATCTTGCGTCGTTTACTTCCTCCTTCCACGAACATCGTGCCTATCTTAGACGCAGTACACACAGAACAAGATCAGACCTTTGTCTTGCTGAATAATCAAAAGTTATATCGTTACAGCACTGCTCCCTTGATCAGCACGGATAACCCCGATGCTACTTTGAATTTACCTGATCTAACGTCCTTTACAGTCAATCGTATATTCATCACCGCGACGATTGCTAATAAGCGCATCCTCATACTGAGTGGGCCTAATGGACTCGTCTTGTTACAAGTTAAAAATGACACATTAGAAGTCCAGGGTAAATTGGAGATTTCTAAAGAATCCGGACTTATCTATGGCGCGGACAATGTTCAGTTTGTACGTCAAACCAACCTTGAGAGCCTACACACAGGTAAACTGCTAATAGGAACCCTAGGAAGCGACGGGGCTACTTATGAAACTCTAATAGACATGGCTCATGGATTGATCATAGGAACTTGGGACAAAACAAAACTACGCAACCAAATTGTTACAAGCGGGGAAATACTTTTTGAACCTTTCTCAGGGTATGTCGGACTCCAGACTGCTCCTGTTCTAAACCCTGTTGTTACTGATAACAACTATGTAGCAACACTGAGTTGGACTCAGGAGCGTCCAGATCTGGTTCAATCTTATGTCATCAGTGTCTCTATTGACTTGGGACCTTATAACACTCTTGCTACGATAACATCAGGAGTAGCTTTAAGCTACACGACGGGAATACTGGATGTAACTAAGAATTATAGGTTTAAAATGTATTCTGTGTCAGCCGATGGAACATCTCCAGATTCTAATATCCAGACACTGATACCGATAACTTCAACTCCTTCTCCAGTGTTAACTATCCCCTATGCGGTAACGGACTATGTCGCCCCGATTATCCTACAATCTGCTCAGGCTAATTTTCAAGGAATTTCAAGTGATAGTATATCTCTACCAAACCTAGTAAAAGCCAATAGTTTGCTCTTGTTTGTTAATTCAAATCCTAACTTTACTCCGGGCCTTACTGATAATAACAGGGCTGTATATTCCAACGCATTTGGGATCTTTAACTACACCACTAACCTAGTAGCAGGATCTTTGAAAATTTCATACTCGGGGACAAGTTATACAAGCGGAACTGTGTTTTTGTACGAAATAGCAAATGCAGATCCTCTAAAGAACTCTTTCTCATCAACTGGCTCTGGAGGTAGTTTCTCTGGTAATTATTCCACCAGCACACCAAACAGTTTGGAAATTATCAGTACTCAAACCGCAGGCGTTCTCATTGCTAATTCGTTCGGGATAGGATTGAGTTCTATTCTAGCTAACGCAGGATTTTTTAGTCTGGGAGATATTGTTAGCGAATTCGTAGGACAGTACACTCCTTCTTTTACACAAGCAGGGTCGGGATCATGGAGTATCAGGGGATCAGAAATCCCTTCTCGTATTGTAGGATCCGCTCAGCTTACATGGACTCAACAAAATAAGGAAAACGTCGTTGGGTATAGGGTACAGCAGCAGATACTAGGTTCTCCTCCGGGGTCTTATACCACCTTGACAACCTTAAATAGTCCGGATATCACATCTTACAACGTTACGTTGAATCCTCAAATGTTGAACTCGGGAACTATGAGTACGCAGTTTAACTTTCGTGTGGTAGCTATGTTAAAAGCAAATGTAGGAGATACGGCTCCTTCTGAAGTCATTTCAGTCAAATTCCCGTTACAGGCTTCTGTTGGGGTGTCATCCGTTCATGCGATGCTTTCGACATTTAATCTAGTCACCAACGGATCTATAATAGGTGGAAATGCCCCCTTTACATTCTCAATACTTGGAACGGCTCCTACAGGAGTGACTTTGTCATCGGCGGGTGTTTTGAGTATCAATTCTCCCACTGTGGGGGTGTTAACACCTATCATCCAGATAACCGATTCTCTAGGTGTTACGATATATGTTGTCTCACAAATTACGGTGAGCTAGTATTAAAATTGTATGCCCTTGGTAGACAAAAACGAACTCTTAAAGACACTTCGTTCTCTGACCGCATTTGATAATGGATCTCCCTATATTGCGATTTATGTGGATGAGCCTCTAACTTTTTATCGTTCCTCTCCGTTTGGATTCATTCAATCTAAAAAATTATCTTTAAGCGTAAGGGGAACTTGTGTTAGTTTATTACAACTTCAGGAGAGATTACGGGTTCTTCCTGAAGAACAGGTAGATGTAGATTTGGATCCCAATGGTGTATTGAAGATCTCTTCTATTAATAACACTTGGAACAATGAACTTCGTGTCCATACCGTAAAACATGAACAAGCCGGGTTAAAAACTCACACCATTGGTGATGTTAAAATGAAGTTAGATCCTTCTTTATTTTCTGGGTTTAATGCGAAACCTTTCCCTGTAGTAGCCTTTCCTTCTCTTACTAATGGAATAATTCTACTTCCCACCGTGTATGGAATTATCATTTGGCAAGGACCAGAGGAATTGAAAAAGATTCAGTTACAGCCTCGTGATACCTTTCTAAAATTTCTATCTCCCTCTGTAGAAGAAATCTATCTGACTGAGAAAGGGTATTGGGGAGCTTCCACAGATAGTCTTTTGACATTTGTTGGAACCCACAATGTCAGCGACATTTTGTTTAAACTCTACAATGTGGCGGGGACCAAATTAGTTTCCTATCCCGCCGATCGTCTCTGTTATGCTCTAAACGCGGCAGCAAGCATTGTCAGTGGAAATATAGAATTGACAGGTCAGGAAGTAAGAGTTAAGGATAATCACGGTTTAACTTCTAAGTTTGGAGTAGGAGGAGCCGGAGATACAAAATTCACTATCTATACCAAAACAGCCAAGCTAATTGTAGATGCTTTGGAACAGACTAAAGAAGATGAAATTACCTTGTATAGTGTAAATGTGGGTAATCATCCTACAATGCGTCTTGAAAGAGGAAACTGGGCGGTTTCCTTCAAAACATTCTAGGAGACCTTATGGGTAGAATTCTAAGCATCAAACTCCCTGATCATTATCTTCCCGTTTTAGCAGTCAATGCTGTAGAGAAGAGAGTTCAGACTACTGTTCTCTGGGGAGACACATTACTGTATTCTCAAACCTGGTTGCCTGAAAATTTGTACTTTACCCAACTCCTACAGTCGTGGTCAAATATACCTATGACTTGGGGAGAGTTTATAAACGTTCCCATAAGCTACCGTCCTCCCCAAGATTTTATTCTACACAACCTTCCTATAGAGTTCACCCCGGTGGCGGAGAAGACAGCGACTCTTTTATCTACGGGATTTGATCCTATAAAACGGTATTGGGCGGAGTTCGCAGGGAACTACAATCTATATTTTGGTCTGTTCCAAGGCGATTGGAACAAAAGTTAGTATTAATCCTACATCTCTGGTGTAATAAAGGAGGAGGATGTTATGCTCAACGTAATAGAAACTGCTCAGTACAAAAGGAAGTATATTATCGGGATGACTCTAGCCATCTTGATGTTCTTGGCTATTTTCCCTGGTATTGACCTTGCTGCCTATCACTTTCTCAATCCCACCACTTATTGGCAGAAATTTGTTTTCATCGCGGAAGTTGTTTTCACCGCGTTTCCAATGATATTGGCTGCGGCTTTTTCGTGGCTCGGAGTTGTGAGCTTTTTTGGGTTATAGCCACGAGAGTCTAGACGCCTCGGAGTAGCAAAAGAACCGAAATGAAACCTAAAATAGTTATTAAAATGCATTATTACCCCGGCTATGGGGGACCATCGAATTGGAGCGTCTTGGCTATCTGGGAAAATGTTCTTCTGGACCGCAGAACTGTCTACAGCGAAATGGAGGCAGGAGAATGTATAAAATCATGATTGAACCTAGAATACAATCCTTCCGTAATGCTGTATCCCTCACCCAAGAACAAGTGAAATATGAAGCCGTCCATATTGTGCGTTTGAAGACTAAGATTTCCCTTCTTGAGGAAGAAAAGAAGCAACTGGTAAAAGCTGTAGGAGTAATTGACCGCGCCATTACTATCATCAGTGCCAACGGAATTGGGAAAATAGAAAGCATCGTTAGTGGTGGACTACAGCTTATCTGGCCGGAACTCAGCTTTGTAATAGAGAAAAAAGAAGGAGTTCGCGGTAACAGCTACCGTTTGTTAGGAAGAAAAGGTAACATCACCGGACCTCTTATGGATACGTTTGGGGGCGGCATAGTGAATGTGGTTGCGTTCCTCTTACGTGTTATCATGCTCAAGAGATTTAAGCTCTACAAGTTTCTGGCGGTTGATGAGTCCTTCAACAATGTCAGTGCTGAATACCTACCAGCTGTCAGTGAAATGCTACAAACCCTTTGCTCTAAACACTCTTGGACTATACTAGCGATAACGCATCAACCAATCTTAGCAACAGCAGCCAATAATGTATATGTAGTTACGACTGGGGAAGATCAACTTCCTCGTTTAGAACGGGTTGAAAATGTTAGTATATCTGATTCGCAATAAGATTAACAACAAAGTCTATATTGGTAAATGGCAGGGAACTCATGCGGAGCATCGTTGGAAACAGCATGTTAACTATGCTTTGAAACATAGAGGGACAACTGCCCTTTCTTACGCAATTCGTAAGTACAGCCAGAATTTCCAGATTTCGGTTCTTTCCACCTACGCTTCTTCTCCTGAAGATCTCATTGTTCAAGCGTAAGCCATAAAACGAAATGAAGACAAACCTCGAATTAGGAAGTAATAAGTAATGTGGATATATCATCTCAACATATAGAACTTCGCTCTAAACAGGACATCATAGCTCGTTGTCGTGAAGTCATACATAGAGCGCGTAGAAAGTTCTTAAAAAAGAACTCTCGTCCTTGTCCTTTTAATTGTCAATTTGCTACTCAACATGGAAATGAAGTGACTGGGTGTAAAAAATGTCATTCTTATAATCCAGAATTATGCATCCGCGATGAAGAATTTGTTTCTATTTATACCAAAGAAGAACTCTACCAACAATTTCGTGATGAACTTTTCGATAAGCATATACTTTTCCGGAAATATCCCGCAATTGGCGTATTACTATGGGTATTGGGAGTAGTAGATACGAACGAGGAAATTATTGATCATTCAGCAATGGAGAAGTTAGAAAAACGTGTTATCCCTAAATGAACGAAAGACAAAGATATGATAGACTTTATTAAAATCGTTTGGGCTATTCTAAAAGATGAAGATGGGGATAATATGAAACCGGAACGTTTTGTTATTGGTGCTTTGGCTATTGTAATGACTTTGTTGACCATTCTTTTGATATTTCAAGGTGAAGTCGTATTAAAACAAAAAAGAATGATCATCAGTTTTTACAAAAATGAAGTTGTTTTACAACAAGAGTTAGTCCAGAAAAATGAGACTATTCTTAATCAGGAAAAGCTACTTTTAGAACCACAAACAAACTGTCAATGAGCGATTTTCACAACGTTCCGGAACTTTTGAGTCAGACGGATGTAATATACTCTCGTCTAGTCGAATTGGGTAAACCCACTAAATTCGCTTTGACAAAACAAAAGATTTATAAGGAACGAGGATGGGAACCTTCTCGTCCTATGATAGAAGCTAATTTTGATAGAGAGCTAGAAAAATTAAGATTTTTCTATATCCCTAAAGTTTTCCAGCCTGGTCCTTGTTTCGTATTCCCTCTTATTGATGTTGATGGGTCGTACCGTAGAGCACAAACAAAACCATTACCGGGTAGTGTTCTACACAATAACAAAACTAAGTATTACACGCTCGGGGATAGGGATCAATTTATAGGTCCCACTTGGATAGGAAATGACATTTCTACATTGGTAAACATTCTAGAAACTCGTTCCGTTACTTTGGTAGAAGGAGGATTTGATCTTCTCGCTTGTAGACTACTAGTTCCTTCCCTTCCTATTCTTTCTCCTTTGACCAAACGTATTGGTAAGAAACACATCATATGGTTACGAATGTTGGGAGTCAAACGGATTAACCTGCTTTTTGATCACGAGAAAAGTGGGCAAGGGGATGAAAGTATGAAGTATCTTCAAGAAGATTTAAAAGGGTTTGATGTCTCGATATTTGAACAAACCGGAGGCGGAGAAGATCCTTCCGGTGCTCTAAAGAGTTTACGTTCTGCTCGTAATTTATACAACATGTTAATACAAATGGAAGTACCGGGGGTACGATGACAGGAGGAAAATGGGAAGAGTTAGATAAGATCAGTGCGTATAGGATGAAAACTGAGATAAAATTAGCCTTTTTCTGGCGGTGACGGTAGAGTAATTAACAGGAGAACAAAATGAAAATGACCAAGGAACAAAAAGAGCAAATCCTGAGGCTGTATATGGAAGAGGGCAAATCCGTGGCGCAAATCTCCAAAATCATCAAAATGGATGTCTGGGAGGTCATGGCGGTCACCGACGCCGCTTACCGCCGCCTCGTCGAGCGCGAGGAGGCCCATTAAAATGCGCGCCTATGCGGGCGGTTCTTTTGCCAGACCTGTAAGGGTCGGCACCGACGGCAGGGAGAACAAAATGAAAACGCGGGGGGTAAAATGAAAATCAAATTGAACGGAACGGAAATCGAAATCGTGGCAAAAATCGGCGGAACGATTAAACCGCACACGGACGGCCACGGCCTTGCTGGCCGCCATCGCGTTTCCTGGGCGCGGGATGCCGCCGGAAATCTCTACAATACGCGAAAAGACGGGCATTGGCGCAAGGCGCGCCCCGGCCAGATCGCGCCCGTATCGCTTTGACCTCCGCTGTGCGCATCTCCGCGCAGTGGAGGACCACTAAAATGCTAGTCACCTACAAAAAGCCGTATCGGTGCCGAGTACGCGGTCGGTGAGCGTGCGGACGAATCAAGACCACCGCATATATCTATTCAACAAATAATGAGGAGAACGAAATGAAAATCGCAAAAATCAGCATTGGAGACAATACGCGGGGATACAGTACGGCGGTTGTGGAGATTGGCAGATCATTGGTCATCCGCCAAACGGCCGGGGATGTCCATGAGATACGGTCTGTCATCCGCCAATTGCGAGACCTGGCAAAGACGATACCATATCACGCATCAGCGACCAACATTGGACGGTATGGTTTCCGCGTCACTGCAACGAGCCTTTGTGGGGATAGTTATCCCGCGACGGTGCACATCTGGCGTTTCGGGCGTGACGTATCCTCGGAGCGCGTCGCTGCATTGGTATCCTATCTCAACGACAGGCCACGCAAGGAGAAAGGAACCACATGCAATTAAAAGGAGAACAATCAATGTTTATTACCGACGCAATCGCCGCCATCCGCGAGATGCTCAAGAGGAACAGCGACAACAAGGACACCTTCCACGCCTCACTGAGCACAAGGGAAGTCCTGGCCATCGAAACCGTGCTGAACCACTCGGAAAAGTGCCCCCTCCTCACTGCGGAAGCGACAAGTAAGGATTACTTACTAGTTCCGCCACGCCGCAACGGAACGGAAAGTGAACACGCTTTCTGTCGTGAACTTCTCAAGACCACGATGCGGGAAGTTCGCAAGGCGTTCACCGGGGAACAAATTAATGCTGCGTGGGCATGGGACAGCGGGGGCGGCCGAAAGCAGTACGAATTTCACGGTCCTAATAAAGAATACGTTTACAACCTTGATGCTGACTGTCTATGGAGCGCAAAGGCGTCTGGCTGGAACAAATTGCTTGCTCAGAGCGGCAGGAGAACTCTGGAAACGCAACTAAGTTAGGAGACAACATGAGGCAACGACGAATAAAAGTATTTTTTGAATGGGAAGCAGAAGACTTGGAAAAGAAAGTAAATAAATGGTTAGCTGATAACTCTGAAATCAGTAAATTGGGTGGTATTCTTATCAAACAGGAATTTTTCTCAAAATCAACTCACACCAGTGTAGGGTTTGGTATGTATATTGAGTATCTTGTAGACGTAGACTAGGAGAAACAATGTTTGGTAAAGCGCAATGGGCTATTGTAGGACTAAATCCTGAATCGCTGGATGCTTTTAGGGTCAGTATAATAAAGACTCCGGCCTTGTTTGATTCTTCTCAACTTGTCGCCTACACCCGCGCCAAGTTTGGTAACGTGGATACTGTGGGTATAAATCCTTTCAACGACCCGCGAAAAGATGAAGGTCGGGAGCTAGGAATAACTCCTCACTACGAAGAACTCTATACTTCTCTAAAGAATGAGAATGTTGTAACTGAAGATTACCGTGATTATTATGGCGATAGTGAAGTTTCCTATCGCATCAATCCTGACATGCCCTGGTATGGTTTCTGGTTTGTCCTAAATACTCAGGAAGATGTCAGCGATTTGAACTCCATTAGGGAACACCTTTCCTACACAAAGATGTCCCGTCCTTATAAGTATACCGGGAAAGACGATAAGAAAACCGTTGATTCCATGGCTCAGGGATGGGCTGAGCAACTCCGCACCCAATTCCCAGTGCTGCTGGATTTTCACACAGGTCGCGTCTATATCCAAAATTCTAATCAAGATAATATCTTAGCAGTTCTTAATCTCATTAAGAACCTGGGAGTAGAAACCTACCCTCTCATGTGGCAGTTTGGCGACGCCGATTGGGTTACGAAATTTCTCAATAACAAAACCTCTGGTGCCTTGTATGTTGAGGAGATTGGTAAACGTGCGGAGGAAATTCGCACCTTCACCGGAGGGGAACTTGCTATCATAGAGGATCCTTCGGTGGCTAAGATTGTAGAGAAATATTTTTCTGTTCAAGATCCGGGCACAGGGCTTCAGATGGCTTTTTCTCCTACAGCCACAGCCACTCTATATCCAGGGGGTTCTCCTATTACGGTTGCTAACCCTTCGGATCTGGTGAATCTTGAACACGCGAACGACAAGATGGTCATTAACACCGCTCGTGTAACTTTTCAGGAAATTATCACTCATGACACCAAAAAGGGAACTAAGATCTACAGGTTTGATCTCTTCACCTTTGACATAAATCCTAATTGTACCCTATGGGATGCTGGTGCGGCTTTGATTCGGGGGTTTGATATTCCCAATTTTAAACGTACTATAATGAAGGAGATTCGTAAGACTAAGCAGGAGCAAGCTATCTCCTACTTTTATAGTCAATGGTTACGACTTATGAACGAGGGTATCCATACGCTCGTTGACAACATAGCAACCGTTTTGGAATTGGATAGAACTAATGGAAGTTATGGGCTAATAGAGGCTGGAAATGAAATTCAGGAAGAAGTGGTACACAGTATACCGGACGTAGCTAGGATGAAAACTGAGATAAACTTTCCCTAGCCTTTTTCAGAAAGTAACAGTAGAGTAACTAAATGAGAACCGTAGAGAGATTTCGTCTTCGACGCGGATGCCTGAGCAAGAAGAAATTTGATTCCAAGGAAGAAGCTCTTTGGGCAATGGAAGACATGAAGATGAAAAAGGTTATCAAGCCTGAGCTGCGGCCTTATCTCTGTGAGAATTGCAAAAAGATTCACTTGGGTCACTATAACGCTGAGTATCAAAATCGTCAGTGGCTGAATTTTGTGAACGAATCGTCAACAATGACTGGGATTAAAAGGTACAAGGAGAATTAAAATGAAAAAAGTAAGACCAAACATTTTTGAAACAAACAGTTCCAGCACGCACAGTATCAGCGTCAAAGAACTGGACTCTACGGAAGTTCTGGATACTTCCCTAGTTCCTGACTCAGACGGTTACATTGTTCTGCTTGGGGGAGAATTTGGATGGGAGTGGAACCGCTTCAACGATGCCTTGACAAAGGCCAATTACTGCGCGGTTGATCAGCAAACGAACCCCGATAATCTGGAGATGTTGGAAAGGGTTATCAAAGAACAGACAGGTGTGAAAGGCGTCATTAGCCGGATTTCTACAGACCAGAGTCAGAATCATGGTAGCTATGTTGACCACCAGAGCGCAGGCACGTCACAAGAGGTCTTTTCTTCAGATGAAAGTCTCCGAAATTTTATTTTCAATAAGGAATCTTTTTTGTTTACGGGAAATGACAATGGTGATGCGCCCGCAAACTTTTACGATGTCGATCCCGATGTCATTCATCTTTACAAGCCGAAGAGTCAGTAGGCACCTGGTAGGGATGTTAAGTATCTGGGAAAAAGTCTTAGAAAGAAAAGATATTTCTTTCATAATTTCTGAAATAGGGTAACATGATCAGATACCAAAACGGAAATACAATAGTCACCATCCTGGACGATGGAACTAAGACACGGGAGTATGAAGGTACTCCCATGCCTGTATTTCCGGAGTCCATAGACATCAAGATCACAAACTATTGTGATCTTGGGTGCGCTTACTGTCATGAGATGTCCACTACGGCGGGAACTCATGCGGATTTGGGACATTTACTGGATACGTTAAAGGGTCTTTCTGTTGGGACGGAACTCGCTATAGGAGGAGGAAATCCTCTATCCCATCCTTCTCTGGCTGAATTTCTGAAACGTCTAACAGAACTGGGGTTTATCGCAAACCTGACAGTCAATCAAGGTCATGTTAAGAGATACGAAACCGACCTGGTGTCCCTGATTTCAAAAGGATACATCAAAGGTTTGGGAATCTCGGTTTTAAATTCTAAGAGTCTTTCTTGTCTTGGTCGGGTTAAATCCCTTACAGAAAATATCGTCTACCATGTTATCGCTGGTAAAGACAAAGTTGAGGTCATAAACGACCTACTGGCATATGATTCAAAGGCTAAAATTCTCGTCCTAGGTTATAAGCATTACGGACGGGGGTTGGCGTTCTACAATGAGGGTATTGAAAAAGAAATTAACCGATGGAAGATGTACATTGCCAAGTATTTTGGAAAATGTGTTCTATCCTTTGATAACCTCGCTATTGAACAATTGAAAATTAAGAGATTCTTTACTCAAAAAGGTTGGGACAAGTTTTACATGGGGGACGATTTTACCTTTTCCATGTATATAGACGCCGTTAAGGAAGAGTTTGCTCCTACCAGCAGAAGTCCTCATAGAATGTCGTGGAAAGATGCTTCCCTTAAATCCTATTTTGAATATAGCTTTTCTCCTTCTATTCCAGTAGAATAGTTGTAATGAACGGACGGAATGAACATACTGTTATCTACAAGACCCGTGTAGGATCGCACGCCTACGGGATGAATACTCCCACGTCTGATGAAGATTTCGCTGGAATCTTTGTTCCCGCCGAAGAATACTTCTTCGGTTTAAAGGCTTTTGATCAACAGATTGAACAGTCTAAAGAACGCGACACCACTCTGTATTCTCTGCGAAAGTTTGCCAACCTCGCTATTGCTAACAATCCAAACGTTATGGAATTACTCTTCGTTAACCATAGCGATGTCATATTGGCAGATCCTATCATGTGGCATCTACGCTACAATCGCGACAGCTTTCTTTCTCAGAAGTGTGCTAGCACCTATGTGGGGTATGCCCAGGCACAGCTTCACAGAATCCGTTCTCATCAAAAATGGATCGCTCAAGAATTTGAAGCGATAAAGGTTCTTGAACCCCTAGTCCGTCAAGGTAAGATCAGTCGGGATTGGGTGGCTTGGCGCTTTGGTGAGAACATGGTCAAGCGGTTGGAACCATTTGTTATTTTTCAAAGCATGGTCCAGCAGGACCAATATCTTGAGCAACTAAAGGGATTAGGCATTGTATGCCCCAGTGAACAGTATCAAAAGCATCTTTACGATATGGCAAAGAAGCAACGGGATCAGTATGTCACTTGGATGGCTGAACGTAACCCCCACCGTCGTGAGATGGAAGTGAAGTTTGGTTACGACACCAAACACGGTGCTCATCTGGTGCGGCTGTTAAGGACCGGGTATGAAATCCTGACTGAGGGCAAGTGCCATGTTCGTCGCCCCGATGCTGCTGAGTTACTTGCTATCCGCCAAGGTTCTTGGTCTTATGAACAAATTACAACCTACGCCGATGAAATGATCACTAAAGTCAACAGCCTTACAGAATTCGCTGTTCCTAAGACTCCGGACTACGACCTAATCAACAGCCTCATTATTAAGATGACCAAAGAAGTTTTAGCTCGTTAATTTATAGGAGGAACGTCATAGCAAGTTACAAAATCACGGTGACTGTCACGGGCAGTAACATCAAGACCATTGAGAAAGCCGCTAAGAAAGTCTTTGGCAAGGAAATGGATCTCTCGGTAACAAAGCTCAATGTGGCTTCTAGCCGCTCTGATCGTCCGGGTGAGCGAACTCAAGGACGAGTTGCAGAATTGATACGACAACTTGCCCGAAAATCTTCAGTCCTCCAGCAAAGCTGATGAATTACAGGAAGCGATTGACAACTTGGAAACTATCGAAGGTGATCTTGAGAATGTGGATTTCTCCTCGGTAAGTTTTCCAGGAGTGTTCTAACGATTAACCTTTTTTCGTCCTACTCGGTAGAATATAACTGGAGGAACACCATGGCAACTTTTTGTCTTACTCTGGGACGCAGCGATGTTCGTAGTCATGCAATCCTGGCACACACCAGTGAGAGTTTCTTGGATCGTATTCTTTCTTTTTTATTTCCTCCCAAAATTAATTCTCGGGAAGATTTCAGCACGTCACTGAACTACAGCTATCGAACGAACCGCACAGGGGTTGAGCGCAATCTGGCCGAAATCAACGTGGTCAAGCTGGGTAACGTGACTGTGGGAGAAGCCAAGCCCACCTATAAGAAGGGGACAGCTTCCCGACGCGCTGCTTTGATTAGTGGAGAAATTTAATGATTGAATTCTGTATTTGCGGACATCCCAAATACGAGCACAAGACGGTACGCCATTTCATACCTGTAGATAAGGTTGAGATAACTTTTTGTGAGCATGGCATTCTAAAGCCAAAACAACCGTGAGTGTACCCAATTCATTGCTTTAGACAAAGAAATATCTCTCAAGTGAGTACTATACAGTATGCTTGAACTAAAGCCTGTGGATCGTTGTCTTCTAGCATGGGAGCAGCAGTGGGCCGAAGAAATAACTCCTAAAGAATTTTTCCGTCATCTCTATAATTCTCTTCGTAAACGCTGGGAATTAATGGGACAACCCCTTCCTTTAAATCCTCCACTCCCTTCTTTAGCAAACAGAGAATGTCAATCTTGTGGAAATATGGTAGAACAAAATACTCATGGGAATTGTCCTATTTGTGGGTATCATCATTTAATCTATATTGGGCATTCTCAGGTATTACCTACTGTGGAACATCCACACGTAATGTACTGGGGTAAAAGTGGCAAAAAAGTGGCCTCCGCCTAGTAAAACATCCTATCAGGGAGAATCATCAATGCCACGTAATGATGATGAAAACGAAGTAGAACTAGCAGAACCTTCCATGCCTGAACCGGAAGATATTCCCTATAGTCGTTGGTATGTTCGTGGGGGGAAATTTCGTCCCGTAGGAAGCACTGTTGAACGTCTTCCTGCTGGTATCTATGAGGCCGATACGGATGGAGAGGGTTTGTACCTATCTCAGGTAGACTTTCCTGCTGACGACCTTCTGGTGCTTCCTGGCATGCCCATTGATTACATACTAAAACAAATTGCTAAGTTTTGGGTGAGCGAAGATATATTCAAAAAGTGTGGATTCCTGCACAAGCGTGGGATCCTTCTTTACGGTCCAGCTGGCTGTGGTAAGACTTCTATCATCCGTCTACTTTGTAATCAGATTATCCATGAGCAAGGCGGGGTTGTTCTCTATGTTTCTAATGTGAGTAATTCTTCTATTGCTTTGCAATATATTCGTCAAGTTGAACCTGAACGTAAGATTCTCACCATCATCGAGGACATTGAAGAGTACACGGAATCTAGTGGTTCCCGTCCTCGTCAAATACTATCTCTGTTGGATGGTGAAGAACAAATCAACCACGTAGTACATCTAGCAACCACCAATAAGCCAGAAGTTTTGGAAGATCGCTTTGTAAAGCGCCCAGGACGTTTTGACTTGGTTATTGGTTTGAATCCTCCCGTTGCGGAAGCTCGCTACGCCTACATGAAGAATATTGTTAAGAACACCATGCCTGAGAAAAGTCTGCAGGAGTTGGTCAAAAAGACTCAGGGTCTTGGTCTGGCACATCTACGGGAACTTATTGTGGCCACCCATTGTCTAGGTATGGATCTTGACGAGACTCTTTGTCGTCTACAGGACAACCGTAAAAACTTTCCTAAGATTAAGAAATCCGGAGACCTGGGATTCACGGTCAACTTTTCCGATACCACCAAAAAGGACTAGTCACCTCTTTTAGAAGGGAGCAAACAATGATGAATAAGAATCTCATTTTTGGTTTTATTCTTTCCTTTTTAGTGGTAGTCCCGGCCTTTTCTCAAGGACACGGACGAGTAGAATCTCACCGTAGCGAGGGACGCCAACGGCAAGAACAGGTTCGTCCAAGACAAGAATCTCCTCGTGTGGAGAATCGGCAAGATAATCGTCACTGGAATAAAGAGGATCGTCGTGAGTGGCATCGTACCGACCGTCACGAAAGAGAATGGAATTCTTACAACAGACGTCATTGGGATGGAAAACGTTTTGACCAGAGATACTATGCGTACCACTTTGGATACAATCACAAGTTCCGTGTAGGACGTCCCTATTACTACAACGGTTGTAACCATTTTCGTTATGGTGGATACTGGTTTGCTTATTCGGAGCAATGGCTTTGGGGTTACTACGAGGACTATTACATAGTTCAGGACGATGATGGGGTTCTATGGGTGTATAATCCTTATCATCCTGGATGGCGTATTAGAGTATGGGTGATTATTAACTAATGCTTACCTTTATAATCGTTGTTCTTGGGGTGGTGGCTACGATAGGTCTTCTCTATTGGATGCGCCATCGTAAAATAGAGAATTCAACAAAAATTCTCTGGGCAGTTGGGTTGGCAGAATGGGCATGCTTTTGAGGAGGACGTTCACATACAGTTTGAGTCGGTCCCAGAAGAGCCAACCGGGACCGAAGCGCCTGCGCCAGAGGAGCGAACGAGACCGACTGATCGCGACACTGCCTTGGATGTATCATGACGAAGAATAAGAAGATGGAAAAACTGATAATTAAAGTTATCAACGAATGTCACAAGAAATGGGTTAAAGAAGGCATTGTTAAGAAGAAAATCGCTAATTAACCTTTTTGAAAGATATCCCGTATTCTATATACGAGAGCAATAAAATGAACTCAACGAAACGAAATCGGAGCGAAGCGAAGCGACAGTGGCATAGAGCGTAAGGCTCGTGTTTCTGGCGGTAAGCTGAGGTTCGCAATTTCGAGGTTGAGGGTCAACGTAGTTCCCACCGACTCACTTAATCTCATAAATCAATAGAACCCAGCTTACCGCTCAGGCGGTAAGACTAATAGGATGGTCGTTCAGCGGCCAGGACAACGGTCTCCAAAACCGTTTACGGGGGTTCGAGTCCCTCCCATCCTGCATTCGTGACTTTCAGTATCTCTTACAAAGGGCATTGAAGGGTTCATGAGAAAACAACAATGGTGGACCGTGTGCTAGGAAACTAGGAGTAACTGATATGGCTGTTCATGCCCATTTGAAAAAGAAATGGACTGAAACTGCCTTTTACAAGGAAGCACTAAACGATGGTGTAGGAGGCGAAACAGGTGACGCGCCGGACTGTGAATCCGGTTAAAGCGGGTTCGAGACCCGTCCTACACCCCAAGTTTTAAATGGGTTCGTAGCTTAACTGGCAAAGCAGCTGTCTTTTAAACAGCGTTATGGGGGATCATAACCCTCCGGACCCACCAGAAGTTACTTTGTCCCCGTAGCCTAGTGGACTCAGGTACTGGTCTACGAAACCAGATACGCAGGTTCAAATCCTGCCGGGGATACCATTTTATGAAGCGTGACGGGGGTAGCTTGCCTCCGTTCACGCAAATAAGCCGGGTGGATGCCGCCTGTTACGGACGTAAGTCTAAGGCATCACACGCTCGTTATCGTAAGGTAACGTAAAGCCGACGTGGGATAAAAATATGGGCAATTTTAGGGCTATAGCTTAATGGTAAAGCTGCTGACTCTTAATCAGTAGACGGGAGTTCGATTCTCCCTAGCCCTACCACTTAACTTTGGGGCAGTGGCGCAATTGGCGGCGCAGCGCACTTGCAATGCGAAGGATGTGGGTTCAAATCCCATCTGCTCCACCAGAGTTGTAGAAGTTCAATTGGGGTGTGGCTCAATCGGTACAGCGCCTGACTGTTACTCAGGTACTTGGAGGTTCGAGTCCTCCCGCCCCAGCCATTTAGTCGTCGTTTAACGGAAAGACGCCAGCCGCCATTGGCAGAGCTGGAAATGCCAAAATTCAAGAATTGGCCGACTAGTTAAGAAGGAGATGATAGTCGCGACTATCATCTCCTATCAATTCTCCGGTAGCTCAATGGCGGAGCAGTCGGCTGTTAACCGAAAGGTTGTAGGTTCAAGTCCTACTCGGAGAGCCAATTTTAGAAAGGAGTAATGATATGGTTCGTTTAAACGGCGGGTGTCCGCAGGAAGAGCATGACCAGTGTGAATGCGCATTGCCAAAGGTCACAGAAGCTCTCCGTAATGATGACGGCGGTGAACCTTATCATTACCGCTTTTCATCTTGTACGACATGAGTTTCAATTCCCAGATGAGGCAATAGGTAGCCTAATTCGCTCTGAACGAATTCATACTGGTTCGAATCCAGTTCTGGGATCCACCAGATACCCGGTCATAGTGACCGGATAGACGATTTCGGAAGAATTTTGTAGTCTATCCGGCGTTTAATAGAGTTTATTCCCGTAGCCTAGTGGACTCAGGCGCATTCCTCCGAAGGATGATACGAGAGTTCGAATCTCTCCGGGAATACCATGTGGTCCCTTGGTGAAATGGATATCACACGATGCTACGAACATCGTTTTGCAGGTTCGAGTCCTGTGGGGACTACCAAGTTTGGCTGGATAGCACAAATGGACAGTGCGCTGGTTTCCTAAACCAAGTGTGCGGGATCGTACCCCGCTCCGGCCTCCAAAGTGGGACCATAGCTCAATCGGACAGAGCGCGGAGCTTCTACCTCCGATACCAGGGTTCGAATCCTTGTGGTCCTACCACTTCTTCATTCCCGCTAATCAAGATAAATAAAAACTTAAACCCACAAAACATAAGAGTAGTTCGGGAGTCTTCATGAAGATTATAGCAATCATACTAGCAATTTTCTTATTTCCTTCAATCACAAGTGAACAATTAAAATCCGAATACATTGAAATCCCTCAAAAAGAATGGAAATCTAGTCTTAAACCAGTGGTTGGAGAATACAATGCTTCATTTTGCGGGAAGGGAAAATTTACTCCTTATCACATAAAATTAGCCGACTCTGACCCCTCTTTTGTATTGATATCTTATTATGACAATAAGACGGGAATTACCCAGTCCTTAAAGCAACCTATTGTGTTCAACCTAACCAGCATAAACATCTATCCCGATGACGACACTATTCGTCTATTAGAATTTCACTGGATTCCTGATAAGGATTCTTCCTTTAAGGTTAGTATATTTGTTGATCCTTCTCGTTCTCGTGTTGTAGGGTTCTTTACGGAAGATTCCAACGGCACAACTGTGATGAGTAGCATTGTTTTAATGGAGCGTGGAGATGTAGACAAACTTCCTTCGTTTTCCGAAAGTACTTTTGACGTGTGTAAAGAAGTACAGGGGTATGAAGATGAAGATGTTATAAAGATTATGTCTTTATGGGCGACCGGACACTATAAGCCGAAGCACGAAGAAGTAGAACCAAGGGTAAAGTCTTGAATTTAGATTGGGGATTATCTATGCAATTTCTTCTGTTTCAACTTATTTCTATGTTTGCTTACGGATTTGCGGCGGGATGTGGATTAACGCTGGGTTGGCGTCTCTGTAAGGGGAAATGACCTTCCCGATAAGAAACATGAAGGCGAAGCCATTTTATTATAGACGCAAACGATTTCTTGATGAGTTTCTTTATCTTCCCAAACTTCTATCATGTGACTGTTCAGATGTTCTTCGAAAACGATAGCAAAACGTGAAGAATTCGTTCTAGACTGAACGGTGTCTTCTCTAGAAGACATAAACATACCGAAACACAACAATAAAATTACTCCTACAATAAAGAATATGATTTTCTCCCCGTCCCTCGGCAAACGTAACATTCCTGCCAATCTTCCCCGGTCCAGGAATGTTGTATTCTAACGATCCTCAACCCCTTACAAGTAGAACAACGTTCTGACTCGGGGATAAGGGCCGCGTAACGATAATCGTCACTGGACGGTCCCTCACGCATTTCAAATCCACTATGTAGAAATTTGCTCATTTTCCTCTTCATAGTCTGGTTCGGGATTATTACGTTCTATCCATCTACGGATGTACTCAGGAATTTTAGAGTCTTCCATGTCACTTACCCAATCGGCAATGTCGTAGTAGTATTCTTTACGACCACCGAGAAAAGTAGCCAACCGATCATGACAACACCTCGTTGAGTCTTTTAATCAACTTATGTAACTTTCTTTCTCCCGGAATTGAGAACGCCTCTAGGTAATTCTTTATTTCTATCAGTTCTTTTAGAGTGAGATCTATGTTCTTTTTCGGTTTACAGGTGTCAATGTGATACACAAAGAACTCTGCTGTGGGGAAGGATTCTTTACAGTCTTTACATTCAAAGGGTCTCATGTGAGTAATAATACTATCATGACAGAAACTTGTAATTTGTGTGATAGAGAAAACCTAGTCCTCAAATCTGAATACAAATCTTCCCGTCCTTGTGAATATCTGTTTAGATATTGTGATAAATTTTGTGGAAAAACACCTACTAGGATGAATACTAAGTGGAAACGAAAAGAAGATGGAGATTGGACACGCATAAGCGTAGAACATCTCTGTTGGGACCATGACTATTGCGCAGGGCAATCTTCAGATTATACATAATCTTTAATAAGAAATTATTCATTTGAACACACGAAATCCTCGGGTCTCCGTCCAACCCGAGGTAAATCGTGCTAGATATTAGGATCACCCCCTTAACTGTTTAAAATGTACTTCTTACGGACCGTCCGAGTAGAATTGAACACATTTTTGTTCATACATTATCCTCCGGTCCACCAGTTAAGGCGGCTTGTTTAGAATGTTGGGACAAATTGCCTTCCCATGTTAAGAATTCAGTATTAAAAGTCTAGAGGACAAAAGCGATGGATCGTAAGTTACGAGGATTGTTTGGGTTAGTAGATGATGCCAAGTTTGAATATCGTATCCAGGCTGATGATCAGGAGGTTACTCAGGAAGAATATGAGTATTGTCAAATCATTACCGGGTATCTATTTGACGAACACATTGGAGTTGTAAAGACGCTGGGTCCTACTTGGGAGATGGTTCACGATCCTCGCTTTCGTGAAATTGAATGTTGCTTTGTGTATGACCGTAAAGCACTATTTGGGGGAGATGCCCGCTATGGTAAGCAGTTTGTTACGACTAGTGGAGTGTTCAGTTCTTCTACAGGAGACCTTGAACAATATGCTGAGATCCTTGAAAACGGTCGCCACTTTGCTGAAGTCGTACGCAAAGAGGGTTATGATCCTAAGATGTTCTTTACCCAACCCGACGTAACCATCTGGCAATTTATTAAACAGGAATGTCCTAATTATTTCTCTAAGGAAGCAGGTCTCCCCAATAAACTAGCTAAGTCTATCTTTGCGTGTATAAAGTGTGACCTGCTAGGATTGATTGTAGACTATGCCGAAGTAGCCAATATACAAGAGTGGATTCATATTGATACGGGAGTTGTAGTAGAGGATATAACTACGGTGGAGGTCACTGAGCATAATCCCATAGTCTGGCAAGAAGTAGACTTATTGGAAAAGGCTCTAACCTTTCGCACCTTGCTCCGCGTTACAGCAGCAAGAATACTTGAGAAGATGGAAATTACTAAGTGGGCTGAAGAAGAGAATTGGACTCTCACCGAGTTTGAACGCGATGCTGTTCTACAAATGGTCTATCAAGGAAATTACCCAGACAATAAGATAGCCATATTCACTTCGGTTGTGGGATATATTGCGTCGGCTAATAAACGTCCTTACGAGGAGCGTGAAGCAGAACAATTGAGGAATTCTGTAGAACGTTCTCAGGAAGTAGTGACCGCTTTGAAGAATGGCACTCGCCAACCTATTACGCGCTACACTGAACCCGAAGCTGAAGTAACTATGGATCCTCATGCCGTGTTAGTGAATGAGATTCTTAGTAATCCCCTAAAGAAGGACTTGTTCATGTTGTATCAAGCGGCTGAAGAAGATAAGGATCCAGGGGTGGCGGATCTTCTGGCTCATATATTTGAGGCTCCTGGCTTTGTTGTTACAGAGGAAATATTTAGAGACTTTGTTAGGAAAATTGCTGCTATTCAAAAACCCCTGGAGAGTAAGCAATTTGAAGGTACCTATGATATTTATAATAAAGACCTCCTCCCAATAGGGTTCAGTGATAGTCATTCTGAGGGATGCGATTGTTTAGAATGTAATCCTAAATTTGGTCCAGCGTGATGAAACTTCCCGAACATATGAGAAATGCTGTTTCTGATTATGAATGGAACACAGCTAGAGATTGGTGGAGGGACTTTAGTCCCGATTGTCCCGATGATGAGTATGAAATTCAATCTTTAGCTCTTCTGATTAAAAGAGTTCGTGAAGATGCTAAAAAAGAAGAATGAAACGAGTTACGACGTATATGGATGACCTTACCATAAACCCTGTAATTTTCAACTCTAATTAGAGGGGTTAAATGATCTGCGAACATATCTTAGCAGATGAGAATGGACTATGTATTACTTGTGGGCTTCCTGCTACGGATGATGCCCCGCGTATCAGTCCCCAGGAGCAAGCATTGTTAGCAGAGGTTTCTATTGATTCTATTATAGCCCTTCGTATCCCTCACAAGGCCGATCTACCAGGTATTTGTCGTCTAGCTGACCTAGCCATAGAAGAATATGCAGAGGAACTAGATACTCAAAGAGACCTTAATTCGGCGGAGCCCAAACTCAGGATGATAGGTAAAACTATACACCGTCCTACTTGGGAAGATATTTGGAATAGGATTTCCATGAAATCCTATGTTGGGGCCGTTATGTTGGGCTATCGTCAACCTATATCCCGTTGGGATAATTTTCTCAGAGAGACAGTAATACAAGGAATACTACGCAATTCTGGTTTGGAATAACTCATCCTAAAAAGACAAGGTAGAATATTCACATGGAAAAACGTAAACTTGCGATTGAAATCTCTCCCGTTAAAGAGACTCTACTCAAGAGGCCTTTTTATCAGTATCCGGTTTACCACTTATTGGCAACTCGAATGCTCAACGACCGTGAAACTGGTTCTGTTTTCAGTCCCGATTGGATTCACCCCGATTTGGTCCATCAACTCCTAGAAGTTGACAAGCTACTCATCAACCATGGTGGGTTGACGGACATTCAAGTCGTTGCGAACGTTATCCAGCAATGGGAAGAGGGTCGCGGTGGCCACAAACTGGACATTGGACCCGCGTATCACGAATCCAACACGTCTCAAAAGGACACTGATGAAGATGCTTTGGGAAGCAAGTAAAAGATACCCCATGGAAGTGAAAACATACGTCGTTCTAGCTGTTAATGCCGCTTATATCTGGAGAAGTGTATGAGTACTCGGAAAGTCTGTACCCGGATCATTAACCTTTTTCATTCTGTTCGGTAGACTGGAGGAACGTTATATGATGCCAGGACAGCTTACCGACACCAAGCAAATCCTCAAGTTCATGTTCGCTGGTAATTCCACAATAACCTTCCGTTCCGCCAAAACAGGAAACCGATATACTTTCAAGATTCGTGAGGGGAAAACAAACCCACCCGGTGGGGTGGCTTGGCCTTCTGCTGGTCCTGTTCACTTCGTAAAGGTTCTCGCTGGCGCTGACAACACTGCCGACTACGTTTATATTGGCATGATTCGTGATGGTAAGTTCACCACCCGCGCTTCCAAAATGGGAATCAGCAGCGTCCCGGTAAAGACTTTTATGTGGGCATTGGAATCTTTTCAAAAGGGAATCATTCCCGAACTTTTGGAAGTCTGGCACGAGGGTCGCTGCGGTCGTTGCGGTCGTAAACTGACGGTGCCGGAGTCTATCGCTTCGGGGTTTGGTCCTGAGTGCTCAGAGCGTATGGAACTCCCCCTGGTGGAGTCTCCCATTACCCCGGTGATTGACCAATCCAAAGTCAAACTTCCCAAGCCTGCCGTTCAACAGGAACTTCCTCTAAATACCATTAAATCAGAACAGGACTTGGACAACGTATCGGAGATAAACTAATGATTGGAAAAAGTGAACTTCTTTATGGACCTTGTCTGTATTGTGATTCTAAGGAGCATATTACTCTCCGTCACAATCCTATGGTTGAAAAAGCTGTCGTGGCTGCTCTGGATGATCCTAATTTTCAGCTTGCTGTCTTTATGAATTTTGTAGACAGGATCAGCAAACTGCTGAATCAGGTAAATCCGGCATGAAATCTTACATTGACATCACGGAAGAAATGATGTCCGAACTAAAGTCCCGGTCTCGAGTGTTTGTGGAAGACAACATCGTTAACCCCACTCCTATGGATTATCTCATCATAGAAAATGCTTTCCTTTTGGGTGCGTCTATCGCTTTTGAAAAGGCCAAATAATGATAACCCTATCCCAAGCCAACCAGCAATGTGACAGTGAGTTCATTCTCATTACTAAGCCGGGGAACCGGGGAGATTGAATTGCCGTAATTATGAAAGGTTCATTGTCTTGGTAAATTAACTCTTTACTACTGCTCCCCGGTAGAGTACCTTTATGAAAACTATTCAACAACGTGTGTCAGGTAATCGCTACCTAGCTGCTAATTTACGCAGTAAACTTTCTAAAGGATATCCGGCAACGAACCTTCTTCCGTTTAGTTCGACGTCTGTCTGATGAAGAAATCATCCATGACTATATTGAACATGGAGTTACACAAACTTCCATGAAAACGAAAATTGCCAAGAAAATTTCTAAAACTCCTTTCTTCGCATTCGTGGAGTTAGTGGAGACAAGATGACGTCTTATGACGAAGGGATAAAAATGGAAGAACGGATTAACGTCTATTACATTAACGGCAAATTTCTTCCTCGCACCGAGGGACTTGTCCTAGCAGCTAAATTAGAGATAGTTTGTAAAAGTAAGCTGCCTCCTCGCGTGAAAAGAATGCGCATTAAAAGACTACAACGATTACTGGCAGCCTATTATTTTGTTAAGTGGGGAACTATTCCAGAAGGAATTGAGTTATAATGCCTGTCATACAATATCAGAATATCAATTTCAGCGCCACGAAGCGGCAATTGATATCCGTATGTAATCAAATCATTGATGACTACACCGAACAAGGATTCCAACTTACGCTTCGGCAGCTGTACTATCAGTTAGTCCGGCGCAATGTCATTCCCAACCAACCTCGCGAATACGCAAATTTGGGCAACTTGGTTAGCGACGCTCGGTTGGCCGGATTGATTGATTGAGGTATTATTTACCTAATGTAATAAAATTTACCCCTTTTATAGAATCAGCAGTAGACTATAAAAGGAGAACCCTTATCTAAGGGGCTTACATCTAAGGAGAACACATTTGAATATCAATCGTAGTATCTTTCGTATCTCTATGCTGATTCTTGCTCTTGCTTTCACTGTCGGCACAGCATTTGCTGACGACTGTGGCAATAACCAGGATCACGGCAATGGCAATCCCAACTGTCCCAACAGCAACAACGGTGGAAATGGTGGAAATGGTGGAAATGGTGGAAATGGTGGAAATGGCGGCGTCGGAAACGGCGGCGTCGGAAACGGCGGCTCCAGTTCTTCGACTTCTTCCTCAACTTCAACCTCAACGGGAGTTGGCATCGGAATTGGCGAGGGCGGAAACGCTACCATCAAGAATTCCGGCAACTCGTCCAATACTAACACCAATACCGCCACTGGCGGCCAGGGTGGCTCTGCGTCTGCCACGGCAGGCGTGAGCAACTCGGGTAATTCCAGCCAGGGTCAGGAACAGTCCAATAACTCCTCGGGCAATTCGACCACGGTGAACACGACCTACAAGCAGGTTCGTCAAACCGCTTCGGCTATTGCTCCCGATGCTTTGCCTTCTGCCCCTTGTATTAAGGGATACGGCGGCGCGGGTCAAGCTGCAGGATTCGGATTCTCTATGGGCGGGGGTAAGATTGACAAGGGTTGCGACATTCGTGAAACGGCTCGCTCTTTTGCTTTGCTTGGTTCCAAGCTGGCAGCTTGTAAGCTGCTTGTTCAGGAACCCAATGCAAAGAAGGCTGGCATCACGATGGCAGATTGTATGACGGAACCTGCTCCTGCTCCGGTGGCTGCAGTAGTTCCTCGGGTGCCCATACAGGTTAAGATTGAACCTGTCACGGTGCTTCTTCAACAACCCATCGTCACGGTGACACCAACCCCTGTAACTCCGGTCACTCCTCTTCCTGTGAAGACGGGTGAAGTTATTTTCAATGAGAGAATGCAGGACGTGTTTTTTGCTTATGACAAGGCAAACGTTGACAGTAAGCAACAGTATGTTTTGGAGCAGAACATTGCGTTCCTCGTTGCTCATCCGGCAGTTACTTTCACCATCGTTAGCGCCTGTGATGTTCGCGGGTCTAGCGATCATAACCTGAAACTCGGCAGGAACCGAGTCAACACTGTCCATAAGGCTATTTTGGCAGCTGGAATTGATGCGCATCGCATCCTTGCCGCTGACACCAAGGGCAAGACGAACATCTTCTGTCCTACTCCGACAGAGAGCGAATCCTGTTATCAACTTAACCGTCGTGTCCACTTCGTTTGGCAGGGCGTTGCACTTACTAACTAACCTTCAAGGCGTGAGAACACCGGGCGACTAAAAATCGCCCGGTTTTTCTTTTTACTCCCGTATTACATCTGTAGAGGTATAGAAAATGAAAGTAGAAACCAGAGTTTTTGATCGAGGGAAATCTAATGAGCGGAGATTTCTCATCCTTATTCCTGACCAAGTAGAAAGCGAACAACTAGACTTTGTGTTTGGTGACCGTGTAGGCGAAGACGGACACATTGCTAAGGTGAAGGGTTCCGTAAAGACTTGTCTTATCGTTGGAGAAGTGAAATTAGAGGATGGTTATGCCGGGCACTACATGCGGCTGGAGCGTGATGACAATGGTTAAGAAATTTCGTAAATTAACGTTTTTGAAAGACAGGAGAACGTTGTCACTCTTGTAGGCGAGGATTATACGCTGATATGTACTGGTATCAATCGAGAGAAACATAAGAAAGGTTAACCTTTTTCTATTCGTTCCGGTAGAATATAATTGGAAGAACCTATATGAGTCTCGAAAACACTCCCGAATTTGAAAAGATGTACGAAGTACCTCCTCACAGTTTTTGTGAGACGGTGACATCCGGAAGGACGGCTCGCTGGCACATTCGTCCTCTTACCTACAAGGGTAAGATGTTGGGCGGCGGTGCCGATACCCTGGCCCTTTGCGGTCGTAAGGTTGCTTGGGATCTGGGAGTTGAGATTACCGAAGGTCACCTGAAACATTCGTGTTTCGCCTGCGTCGAAATCTACCGGAGGGTCCGGTGAGTAACTACCAATCAGAGTCTTCTCATGGCTCTGAGCAGGAATCTAAGGACTATCTGGATGTGTATGAAATCATTCGGAGGTGGAGGTAGTGTCATTCTACGCACAAGAGGAAGTTCTTTATATCAAGGCACCCAGCCTTACCACTCCTCGTCATGAACCTGTTGACGACGATCAGTTTATCCTCAATAGGGAAGCTCCTATTAGAAATTGGAAACAAGAAAATTCCGTAGGATTACAAACAGGAGTATCAGCCTTTCAAGGTGCAAACAAAACCTACATGAATGAATAACCTTAATTCGGCGGGGAACCTACATGAATGAATATCATAAAATTGAAACGCTGTACGAACGTGATGCCGACACTTTCAAGGTCAAGCCAGGAGTATTTAAGAATCGTGTCTACTCCCTCTTGAAATCCTGGCGCTGGTCGGAAAAAGTGGACGGAATGAACATTCGCTGCATCTGGAAGTCAAACAGTCGGTCCTTTGGTGGTAAGACAGACAACGCACAACTTCCCGCTGATTTGACCAACTGGCTTCACGAAAATATCAGTTCTGTTCTGTTGAACGATCTCTTTCCCGAAACTGATGTTGTAATATACGGTGAAGGATATGGCGCAGGAATCCAGAATGGCGGAGGGCTTTCTCCCACTAAAAAATTTATCGTCTTTGACGTCCTCGTTGACAACAAATGGTGGCTTTCTTATGAGAATGTCGCCGACGTGGCAAGTAAACTCGGACTTAGGGTTGTTCCCGACTTTGGGGAAATGACCTTGGAAGAAGCCACCGAATTCGTGCGTAAGGGGTTCAAATCCCGTTGTTCAGTGGATCCTGACAAGGATGCTGAGGGTTTGGTAGGTCGTCCTCTGGAAACCTTGTTTGACAAAAACGGCGCACGCCTGATTGTGAAACTCAAGACCAAAGATTTTGCCAGGGGAGAATAACATGGCCGTAATGAATAGCGAGAGAATTGCAGAACACAACGATTTGAGGAAGCGTCATCCCAGCGTGTATAACATATTGGAGGGACATCTTCTTGATACCGTAAATGACCTGCGCATTCACCTTGATGAGGCTGACATAGTCGTGGCAATGATAAAAGAAGAAGCCGAAAAGATGGATGCTCGGTCCTTTCTGTATGGGGTAAGTTTCGGTCTGGCAGTCTCCCTGATTGCTGCGGGTTTTCTCATTTGGGCAATTCAATGAAGCATTTTTGGTGAAGTTTCCAAAGTTCATAGAAGATGAAAACAAATGAACGCTATTTATGAATTCTTTTTCTGCCCTGTTCACGGGATATTCTCCCCCGCTAATTGGCCTTTGCTCATGTCAGTAGCAGTAGGTTTGGTCTTGGCTGTTAAGAATTATTGGCACGCTGTATTAACCTTAATTCGGCGGGGACGGTAGTATAGAGACATGGGACTATTTTTTACCATTTGGACTTTGCTTACTATCGTACTTGTGAGTTTCATGCGTTCCAAAGACGACGAAGAAATTTTTGAAGATATTAAACGTGAAGGATTTTAAGGGGACTTATATTATATGGAGGTCACGCAAATGACCATAGAAATCAGCGAATACAAAGAGGCCAGGAAAGCGTTGCTGGGCGGCACTGCCCCTGTCATGGCTCACAGGAAAGACTCCGTGAACGTTGATAATTGGTTTCGCGCCGTCGAAGTAAAGGCTGCACGCGGCACGTTTCTAGCCCGGTCCATTCATGTCCCGGAAACTTGGGTTCAAATCGACGGGCTGGAAGTGCGAAAGTAAATCAAGATGATGCACTGGAAGTGCGGTCATCACTCACAGCATCGGATGGAATAAACAAAACGAAACGGTGCTTACGGAGTCCGTCTTGGCCGCCGCACCCACAGGGAGGGAGGGAAGAATGAAGATTCGCCAATTGGTGAGTTATTTGATGATGTGGCTAGATAAGAGAAAACAAAAAGAAGAAATCTCTGTCTACGGGCATAATAAAACGATTCATGGTACTACTCATCTTGATATAGAGTTAGATAAAGAAGGTAATGTTGTAGCGGTTTGGTTCCGTTGTATGCCTCTTCCTTTTCGACAACATTCTACTAACGATGAACGCGCAGAACAGATGCGTTTAATGTATAGAGAACCTGTGCCTCTTCTGGTTGCTGTAGAATTGATTAAGATGAACACCAATGTCAAAGAATTTTAAAGAACCAAAGCATAAATGTGAATGTGGGGTACACGCTCATCCGGTGCCCTGCGGTGAACTTGCGTTTGAAAAAGCTACAGCTACCAGTGGAGATCCATTTTGGGTCTGTGACTATTGTAAAAGCGGCCATAGTCAGAAATTTCTTGTGGAAAGCCAGCACACCATAAAGTAGAAACCTATAAGGGCAGTAAGATTTGGGTGTGCGACTCGTGCTATAGCAGAGCCTGGGATAGGAAGATTAAAAATTAAATAATATTATCTACCATGAGCCTGATAACTAAACGACCTCAAGACTGGAATGGAGTAGTAGGGCAACCCCGCGCCATAAAAGTTCTACAGGCGTTACTCAAATTCAATAAGTTCCTATTACGAGGGTTCATATTTGAAGGTATTCGGGGTGTCGGTAAAACCACCACCGCATATATCCACAGCCGTGCTCTTATGTGTACAGGAAGTGATCCTCTTGGTTGTGGAAAGTGTGAAAGCTGTAATCTAATAGATACCAATGGTATTGACCAACATCCTGATTTCCGTGAAGTTGACGCCGCATCAAATTCTGGGGTAGAACAAGCAAGAAATATCCTTGAAGTAGGAATATCCCTTCCTATTTTAGGAAAAAGACGAGTGACTATGATTGACGAAGCTCATCGTCTTAGTCGGGAAGCCTTTGACGTCTATCTAAAACCCTTAGAAGCTGCTGATACTGACGCCATTTTCATATTCATAACCAATTCTCCTGAAAAGATCCCAGGCACGATAAAGAGTCGCAGTTGTCGCATACGGTTTGCTAAAGTGGCTGATGAGACTATTCTCGGGCTGCTCTCGGCAGTATCGGTAGAGAATGGTGTAACGTATGAGCTAGAAGCACTCAGGGCTATAGCACGTGCCTCTAAGGGCAAAGTGCGTGATGCGGTAAAGATGTTAGATATAATTGCAGCCCTAGGAAATGTAACGGTTGAACTGGTGAAATCTCAACTTGAGACAACCCTAGAAGATGGAGTAGTAGACTTATTTACGTTAGTCCTACAAAAGAAGCAGAAAGAAGCCATATTCGCTATAGATGGACTAGCCCGCGTCTATGAACCTGCTAAGATCATTGAGGCTATGTTTGGCTATTATGCTCGGAGCGTATTTACCGATGAACTGAGTGATGTTCTGACTCAGTTTGGCAACGTTCCCACTATGACAGAATTTTTTATGAAGTGGAGTCAGAGTCAAACTCTATCCTCCGATGTGCTTCCCTTGTTCCTGTATGAGATGTTTTGTATAAGAGATCCTAAACTACCTGGAGCAGCAGGAGCGGCGAAGAGCGGGTATAAAATAACCTCATCAGCACCTGCCCCTATTAAGAGCGGCTTAGAAGGATCTGCCTTAACAGCTAAGGAAGCTGCCCGTATGGGTGGATTTAAAGTAGAATAAGAAGGTTTACCAGAATGTGAACTCCACTGCCTGCATTTTCACCTGGTGTTAATGAAAGTCTCTGCTTCTTCTTTCGTATCGAATCGCTGCGCTTCACACGGATCCAATGTGGCAGTGTAATCCTTCATCACAAAAACACGAAAGGGATGCGCATCCACACATTCGACCAACCAACATTTTTCAATACAAGGGTTTCCCATCCATGAAGATACATGAGATCACAGGCAGCTTCCTTTGCCTCTATCTATCCTACTGTTCCTTGGGGATAGAAAGAGTGATTTCCTTCAACAATTGGTGCAATTGCTGAGCGGTTTGTTTTATGGCAATGAGATGTTCAAGACTAACGTCAGTTACATCAATCTGACTGATAGACGAAGAAATTCCCATGGCTTGTAGAAGTTGATTACGGATTATTGTGTTTTTCATTGCTCCTTCTTCTTGTTCTTCTTTTCCAACCAGACTGTTTTAAATACTACAAAAAGAGCAGAGTCCATCATGAGTTTTCTTTCTTCAATTTCTTTTTTATGCGAGCATTTTCCAACTGTTTCAATTTTGCCTCAGAACATGTAGATTTTTCTAGGCCGAGGAGCTTACGGATTTCAATAGCCCGTTCTTCGCACCGTTTTAAATCCTGTAGAAGCTCTTCCCGTAATCCCATATTAGTATTCTACCTCTGAATTTTCTGATAGGCTATTGAATAATTTATTAATATTCCGAAATTCTCTGAACGTAGTATTGAATCAGAAGAGAGGTACTACATGCTTTTTCAATATGGCGCAATAGAGAAGCTCAAGAATAAATCTTGGTATATGATGGAGTTAAGCAATGAGAAGACGATCGAACAGACTCTACGCCGTATAGGAAAAGCTATTCCTAGTATCTTTCGTTCAGAACCTGTAGAAGTATTCATCCCGGTTTGTGTAAGAGACTTAGATGTTTTTGAACTTAAAACTGGCATCTATATATTCATTCGTACCAATGCTATCCATCCCTTACTCAGACTCAAGTCTATCACGGGGGTGGTGGCACTAGTGACAGAGGGAGAAACCAACCATCCCAGCAAAGCCATTATGGCACAAGATTCCTATGTTCAAGAGGTAATCAGGGACATACAGAAGATTTTTTATGAACGTGCTAAGAATCTTAGGGCTGGAGACTTTGTAAGAGTTATAGATGGGGAAACACGGGACTATTGCGGGAAAATAGAAGTAATGCAGAATGGTGTTGCTTGTGTTCGTATAAATCTAAAGACAAAGAGCATTCTGGTAGAAACTCCAGTTAGAAATCTTCTCAATCTTAACCACATTCCTGAAGATCAAAGAGTGTTCTACCATGGACCAGTTGTTTCTAACCTTGTTAACGATGATCCTCAAGGTAGATTTTTAATATCAGATGATCTAAAGATAACCGAGGAAGAATCTTTATCTAAATCTCTCCCCGAGATTCAACAAGCTAGTAACTCTGACGAACCTCGTCGTTATAGTCGTCAGCGCACCGTAACGGCTTTGGTAAAACGTTTGGTAAATGATGGCGTAAACAGCCCATTACAAATCGCTAAAACGGTTATCGATGCCATAAAGCGCAAAGACATTAAAACTCCTAAGAATCTATTTATCGTCTATTGTATCATCAAAGATAATTTGATGCGGAATTACTTCAAAAAGATCAATCCTAAACTCACCAATTATCGCGAAGTCATTCATACCTACGGAAGACAGTATAAATTCAGCGCCAAGGCTATTGCTAAACTGGACCCAACATTGGACATTCCAGTATTCACTCTAGAGCCAGCTAAAGATGGTCGTAGTCGTGAAGCTAGACTACGCAAAAAGACGGAACAAGAAAAAGCCAGTATTATAAATCAGGACAAAACTAAAAATGTCAAACCCTCAGCGCAAGGAAATGGAACGAAAAGAACTAGACCAAAAGTTCCTAAACAATCTAATACAACAGTCTGATAGAGGAGAGCTTAGTTGGTGGGTAACGGAGAATACGGATGAGAATTCTTCATACATCTGTGCTTTTCCTAAGCGCATACAAGTAAACCCCTTGAGTTTCAGTCCCCTGGATTTCAAAGCTGTAGACTTGATCCTTCACCCAGATCGCCTGGATGTAGTGGATACAACCAACCCAAAATACGATCCTATCCTACAATTTAAGATGGAAAATTTCCCCAGCCATCTCCCCCGGTTATTGGAACTTGCAGAAACTCAACGCATAGCAAAAGACAATGAAAAATATGCTAAATTGATGGAAGGTTTCTTAAAGGATTAACATGCTAAGACAACTCATAGAGTATCTCTTCCCAGTTGTTGTGGACGATATTTTTAGTGAATCCTTCTCCAAAGGCAGGGAAGCTGGTCGGGTACAAGGAAGGGAAGAAGGAAAGGCAATAGGAGTTGCTACGGGTAAAATACTAGGATTTGAAAGTGGGTATGCCGAAGGCTTAAAAGTGGGGTTAGAAAGGCATTCATCGGTTGCTATGCCCGTAGAAGCTCAACAGATTTTGTCTAATCCTTATGCTACTCAGGAAGAGATTAACGCCGCGTTTGCCATGGCAGTTGTAATACCAGACCCAAAACACCAACGTGGATTAGACGAACAACTTCTGCTAGATAAAATTGTGGACATTAGTTGTCATTGTGATTTATTAAATGGGTATAACTGTGGCATTCACGAAGTTGTTGCTCAGTTGAAACTTGCTCGTGCCGTTGTCAGTGGGGATGAAGTCATTAGTCGCGGTGCGGGATTGATGTCTATGTTAGACGACAAAACTTTACAGAAGATTCGCTCCCAACAATACTACGATTTAGGCAAGGGAAAGTTTGCTGTAATTCCCGATTCAAAATACGAATTAGCTACTTTGGATTTGGATGACTTGCTGAATGGTTATGTTTTGTCTGAAGTTTTCCATCGTGAAGGTGTAGATGCAGCTCTTAATGGAGTGGAAGAAAAAGACAATCCTTATATACCTAATGGATTGGGAGAAGAGCATGCAGGTGCTGCGTATAATTGGTCTTTAGGATGGAAAGAGGCTATCGGGTCTACTAAAGGAGCATCGGAACCTTTAATCTCGAATTTACAAGAATCAGAAAAACGGGTAGTTACTGCAACGGCAGCACCAGGAAAGAAAAAACGTGCAAGGAAGAAAATCAAAACTCGTCGGTCAAAAATTCGGTAAGGCTACTTGTCATCAAACAAGCGGAAAGTACCCGTCAACACGACACTCGATGGCTTTGTTTGTGTATCTGTGGAAAGGAGAAAATTATTAAGGGATTTTCTTTAAACACGGACTACACCAAAAGTTGTGGGTGTCCACAGCGAGAAGTAGCCCGTAAAAATCTTCTCACTCATGGTATCACAGGAACATACCGTTACATAATGTGGCATTCAGCGAAATCTAGAGCTAAAGAACATAAGATTTCGTTCACTTTGAAAATAGAAGATATCCCTGAGATTCCCGAAAATGTCTTCCGAGGAATATTCAAATTATAAGCTATCGAGCTAACATCCTAAAGAGTGATTCTACACTAGAAGAAATTGGGAAACTCTATCGTTTCATGAAAAGGACAAGATGACATTTAATTTAAAAGAATTTGCAGGAATATCAGATTTTATTAAACATCACGAACGACTCATAATTGTACTTGCCGTTCTCGCTACAGGGTATTTTGGGTACTCTCGTTTTATTAACTGGCAAGAAGGTGTCGCGCAAAGAAAAGCGGACGCGAGTGCGCAAGCCCTCGCCTCGCAAAAAGAAGTAGTCGCCCAACTACAGGCAAGTCAAGTACAGAAGGATGCCGCTGCACAACAAGCCGTTCAACAGTATCAGAATATGGTGGTTACGCTCACGGCCCAGAACGAAAAACTCGCCAATACAATCTCTACACTACAAGCAGGTCTCATAATTCGTAAAACAGCGAACGATAAGTTAGATGCTATTGGTATGGCAACGCGACTATCCGTGCTAGAAAATCTTCCTGTTGGTAATGCCACAGCTAATGGAGATATGCTTTCCCTAAGTAATGCTGCTTCTCACCAGATATTGAACGACCTTGAAACGGTTCCTGTTTCCAAACAAATTATTACAGCCAAAGATACAGAATTAAAGAACAAGGATATTCAGATTGCGGGTTTACAAGCGGTGGTTATGGCTCAGGCAGAACAAATAGGGACGTTGAAAGAAACTGTAAAAGAACAGATCAAGGCATTGGCCGACAGTGAAGCCAACACCGTGAAGCAGATTGAACTACAGAAGCAAAAGGACCGTAAGTCTAGATGGGGCTGGCTTAAATTTGGATTCGTAACCGGGTTTGTGAGCGGTCTAGCTACTGGACATTTTGCGCCTATCTAGCACGTTCAGTTGGCTAAAACGATCATCTATTCTTCCCTACTACACTCGTCCACGTCATTAGTACGACATCTAAAAGTAGTGGTGTTCTAAGCTAACTTCGTCACCCGGTTGAGCAATGGCATCTGTCCATCACCGCAGAGGATTATCCCTTCGGTTTGTAATTATCCCCTATAGACAGATGATACCCTATTGTCTATAACGAACACATTGATGGTGAGAGGGTCGTAATCTTTCATTTGACGCCAAGGGGGCTTGGTGGGAGATTTTACAACTTTACAGACATAACCGTATCCTTCAATTTGGGTCTTAGCATCACCATACGACATACCGATAAAAATTCTTGGATCAATGTGAGGAATTCTATGTGTCAGTATTGGTAGTGTGGCGGACAATTTGATCTCCCTCTAAAAGAAAGCTAGACTTGAGTTTCTTCTTTTTCTTCCTACTCTTATTCTCTACTGGCTTTTTAGTCTTTTCGGGTACTTCGGGAGCTTCGCCGTACACTTCTATTAGGTGCTTTATGGCATATTTTTCATCAAAATCGTAGTAATCGTCTTGTTCACTTGCCTCTACTTTTAGGGTCTCAAGAGTTTCGGTAGGATCAGAAGTACAGCTTCCCTCGTCTTCACATTCCATAGCTATGTCAACAGCGTCAACCAATTTGAGAACTGCGAAGATTTTGCCATAGTAAACATTGTTTCCTTCATACACTATCTTAATACGTTCGAAACTGTCTGTGGCTTCTTCCACGGCTCTGGTTAGAACCTCAGACATACGACTTAGGGTTCCGCTTTCTACCCCATAACGATAAGCGGTACGTAAGTTATCCATTACCTCTGAATTTTTTCCTTCTTCTTCTAGATATTTTATGAAGTCTTTTATATCTCCACTATTGTCTGGTTCCCAGGTATACTGCCGACGCCGGGGATGTGGCGCAGACGGGCGATAGTTTTCTCTGAATTTTTTTAATTCATCGGCACGGTTCTGTTCTAATGATAAACCAATATTCTTCACCACAGCATCGGGAAGACGATCAATGAAATCTAAGGCGTCATTTTCATTTACATAATCTACATCTAGAGTCTCTCTCCCAGTTTCATACTTCATAAGCCATCGAGCTTGCCTGTTACCCCTTTCTTCTACAAAATTTTCTACACTTTTCCAAGTTTCAATAGTCCATCCCTTGTTATGTTCATCATATGTTTCGGAATTTAGCCCTAGAAGAACCTGAGTCTTCTCAATAACATAGTCATCAATTTTGTTTTTATTCTTCGCCATATAACGACGCAAAGTCATAAGTTCTGGCTTATCTTCTTCCAACTTGGTGCGATCTTCTTCCGACAGGTCATTCATAGCAAAATTGTGGGAAGGTTGATACCCGCCACCGCGAATTCCTTTGATACGATCACCTTCCAACAATTCTATGATGTATGGATGATAACGAGCAGCTGGCTTCTCGTTACCCCGCCCCTTCATCTCTCCCAACATCCCGGTATCCTTGTCAAGAATAAAAGTCAGGTGAGGTACCCAATAATTCTTACCACCTTTGCTTTTAGGCTCACGTAAACTTATGATTTGATTTCCTGTGACCATTCCTTGATTACCGCAATGTCCCATTGCTTCAGCTTCCTCAGAGCAAACTCCACGGTTCAATGCCCACCAGGCCCAACCATCAGGAAACTTGATTAATACTTTGTCATCTTCTTGGGGTTCTAATAGACGAGCGTCTTCCTGCACCTTTTCCTTAAATTTATCGTCAATGGTCTTTAATTCAGTCATGAGTTCGAAAGGAGTTTCATATCCAAATTGCTTAGACTGCATTTCTTGATCGGCCACGCTCATGTAGTGTTGAAGATCCCGTTTAAAACGCCAGTCATCACGAATGATGTCCGCTGGGGTGTATTGCTTCCCACTTTTAATTTTTAGAGCATCTAGCTCTTTATGTAAGGTTCCTTTGGGCAATTGTTCGGTGTTTTCCGCATCTTGTATCATACCGAGACGAATCCAACGGAGATACCAAACGATACGATCTTTCTTTTCTAAATGTTCCTTAGCCCAGGAAATTTCTTGATTTACAGCCCCTTCAAATTTAGGAACAGCTTCAAGAAATTTTTTAAACATTTCTTTGTAGTTTACAGCTGCTTCTTTAGGGACGCTAGACTTACGCTTAAACTTCTTCAACTGCTCTATATTTTCTTTAAGTTTCTTATCGGCTTGTTCTATTTGAGTTTCTAATTTATCCACATTACGGAGGAGATGTTCTTGAGGAGTCTTATCTTTTTCTTCAACAGGAGCAGCGGGAGCTTTCTCTTCTGACTTGAGGACGTCTTCCATTTCAAACGTAAGGTAGTCGTTGTCGGGAGAGAAGAGCCACTTCTCAGCCTTTGTTTTGGATTTTGTAACCCCTACAGGGTTACTATTTTCCATCAATACGAATACTTTCATTTATCCCTCTATAAGAGGTTGAAAAAGCGAAAAGAGGCTGAGAAAAGAGGCTGCGAAACTGAGTAGCCTCTTGAATTGGTGCTGACGTAGGGAATCGAACCCTAAAGAAGCTCTAATCTAGAGCGACCGCTTATAAGGCGGTTCCCCGTACCAACGGTCATCAGCGAAATCTACTCAGCGAGTTGTAAATCAGGTTTTCCATCTTCACGCAAGATAAGAATAAATTGTCCTTTCGACCAAAGACCCAAATCCACCGCTGCCGCCCTGCCTTAAATTATAGCAGAGTTTATCCTGCTTCTCAGCCTCTACCAATTCAAATTCTTTCTTAAATGCTTTCTCAGCGTTATCGTATACGAAGAGAACTTCTTTTTTGAAGTTCTCTTCTCCATACTTGGCTATCGCCCGTAGGATAAGTGTACCCGAACCCAGATAGCTATCGTTCGGATTAACGGTCTTATGAGAGCCAAGGTAGAATTTGGCATTCTTAAGATTCGTTGTTTTGTACACTGTGAACTTTATACCCATATAGAAAGTTCACTAATGAGGAAAGATACGGAGTCGAACCGTGCACCTTTCGGTGCGTCTGTTTTCAAGACAGATTGCCTTTGCCGTCGGCAGATCTTTCCATTTGGCGGAAGATGGGTGAATCGAACACCCTATGCCTTTCGGCTTGACTCGTTTTCGAGACGAGCGAGCGGCCATCGCTCACATCTTCCAAACTCTTTACTCCCACTTCACATCCTTATTTTCAGGATGAAGTAGTAAGAAAATTAAAATCTCAGCACCACAAGACAAGCAGGTAAGAGTCTTCTTACCATCAGCTTTCTGTACAACTTCCCATTTGTCCTCACCACACTTGCATTTTAGATTCATAATCTGGCGGACGGTGAGTGATTCGAACACTCGTTACCCTTTCGGGTAATCACGCTTTCCAGGCGTGCACAATAGGCCACTCTGTCAACCGTCCAAATTGGCGGGAAGTAGAGGATTCGAACCTCTGATGCCCTTTCGAGCATTCTGGTTTAGCAAACCAGCACAATAGGCCACTCTGCCAACTTCCCATATAGGTTATCTTATATAGAAACCCCTTCCTCTATATAATATCACATATCAAAACCGGACTCGCTACTGGGGTTCCTAAAGGATGCGTCTGCCTAGTTCCGCCATCCTTAGCGAATATTGGTGCACCTGGTGAGAGTCGAACTCACAAGAGCTTTCGCTCCACGGTTCTCAGCCGTGCCCGTATGCCAGTTCCGGCACAGGTGCAAATTTTGGTCGGCGAGGAGGGATTCGAACCCACACCCATTTAAGGACTAGATTCTAAGTCTAGCGCGGCTGCCATTACGCCACTCGCCGAAAATCAAAACTTTGGTACGGGTAGAGGGCCACGATCCCCCACGGCCTTGCGGCCATTGGATTTTAAGTCCAACGCGTCTGCCAGTTCCGCCATACCCGCACAAACTAGTTACTGAGTTTATCCTAGTTTACTCCTTTCTAAACTAAACCACAGTAAACTCCAAAAACTTGGTACCGAAGGAGGGATTTGAACCCCCATGGCTGTTAACCAACTGGGTTTGAGCCAGCCGCGTCTGCCTAGTTCCGCCACTTCGGCATTGGTGCGCAAGAGAGGATTTGAACCTCCACCCTCTTTCGAGGACTGCCTTCTGAGGACAGCGTGTCTGCCATTCCACCACTCGCGCAAAGATAAAACTTGGTGGAGCGAGAGGGATTCGAACCCACAATATCCGCAGGGGACTCCTGTTTTACAGACAGGTGCCCATTCCAACAGGGCGTCCGCTCCAAACTTTACTTCTAAAACAAAAGCCTCGGACCGTGTACTTTGGTCCGAGGCCGATTCTACTTCTAAGTGTCTGTCTTTATTCCACAGACCCTCTCATCGGCTCGGATCCAGTAAGCAAACTACTGGATGATAGATACGATGATAAGAGTATGTGTCTCATGTTAATATAATACTGTAGTTTTCTGAAAAAGGTTAATTAGCGATTCTGGTTGTGCGTACCGTCTCATGTGTTCACGATTAGGTCATTCTTAGCCTCTTTAAGCCCTTCTAAATATTTTAGGGCACTATGCACCGCCGCAGCCCCTTCCCCTGTAGACAGTCTCTCAGGGAGTGCTAAACACAGTTTAGGGAAGCGGTTATAGGTATTGCCGGCGTGTGTGAAGACTCCTTGAGCACGTTCTCGAAAAGCCAACATATTGCTATAGGTTTTCTCAGGGAGAGAAGTTTCAGGAATAGCGAGTCCCTTACTTCTCCTCATGTTGTTTTCAAAACGACGATTTATCAACCGACGAACATTTTCTTCCAGGGAAAGGTCCAAGTACACAAATAATGCGGTAAGCGGCTCTGGATAGGTTTTCATCCAATCTACAAATTTCTTACTGCAACGTACTGGATCAACAATAACAGCGGGGACTTTAGCCCAGCAAAGTTCTAAGACGTTAGGAAGAGCATCAATGGCATTGATACTGTCCGTACCACTCTTAGAATTCCCGGCAAGTGCTATTCCATTACTAGACCAGACGTAGGAAATCTTCTCAGTCCCAATCACTCCTTTGTTTGTACAAGGAACAACATCGGATGCTTCTGCTACATAAGGAACAGGATTTCCATATTGAAGAATAGCTCGGGATAGCGTAGACTTACCTGATGCACCAGGTCCGAGAATATGAATAAGAGTCTTCACTTCGTTTCGATTTTGCTCCCGTAAGATAACACCACGAATCCCACGCCTTTGAAGAATTCTTCTAGGGCAATATAGTTGATGCCCCCCACTTTGGCTTCGTTGAAATAGTAGGGTTCTTGTCCAGGGTCCAAAAGCAACTCAACTGTTATGATTTGTTTGATTTGTTTTGCCATCTTTCTTCTCCTTTAATTTCCTATCGGTTATGTAGACAGCATCTACAGCAGCCTTGAACTTCCCAGGAGTTCTAGAACGATTACGGCGGTCCTTTTTACGAACATCTTTGCGCCTATCTCCACGAGGAATCGGATTAATCCTATCTTTTATCAAAGAAACAAATTCCCCGGCCACCAAATCTACAAATACGTTCACTTCTTTAGGAATAACTTTCTTCATGTTACTCTTTAAAAGATGTATGAACTTAACATAGTCCTCGGTAGTGGCTCCACAAGACGAACACCGCCCCCTCTCGTTCAAGACGAAGGTGTCCATCTCTATTTCACATACAGGGCACTTTAATACGGGCATCTATGTTCTCCTTCTTTCCTGCTCTTTTATTCTACCCTGTAATTCTATTTTCGGGTAGTTTTCTTTATTTCTTTTTAGTTCCTTTGCTCAGGTCTAAAGGATCTGCCTTATGTTGTTGGAAATCGGTTTGGGTTTTGTCAGAAGTAACAATCTGGAAATCATCCTTACTTCCAAGGGGAATACCCACCTTGATATGGGGGTAGTTACCAATCCAATTGTAGAAGAGACTATCAGTCGTAGCAGTTACAAACTTACCATATTCCTGCTTACGCGCAATCAGGTTCGTCTGTGAAGCCTGGAAGTTATCATGGAAAGCCTCAATAGTCCTCTGAATTTTGACGTAAATCTCAGGAGACAAATTGGGGTTCTGTTCCTTGATGAACTGAACGAAAGCCTTGCTTCCACCCGCTCCGTACCGCCCTTCCATAACCGCACCATACAGCTGCTTGGTCTGTTCCATCTGCATAGCAGGAACCTGCGCAACCTCTACGACCTTTTTCCAACCATTATCATAGACGTTCTGCATCTCGGTGTATTGCGCCGGGATGTCAACCTCATATGCTTGAGCCTTGTTGCGGAATCCAACGTAGCCCAGCATATAACCGCAAACCACTAGGAATAGTCCTGCCACTACGAGTGCAGAAATGATACCCACTGTACCAAATCCACGTTCAGTTTTCATTAGTAATACCCCTCTTCCTTGTGAATTTTAATGGACGCCACTGCCGTACCAATACTTGTCAAGACCCCTAGGATAAACAAAACCAGCATAGCTCTACTGCTGGGTTGAAAGCTGTACACTAGCCATTTCATGTCCTTCATGTGCATACGCTGAAAGCGATTCTGGGTTTCCTCAGCAATCACTTTAACAATGTCGTCACGAAGATTCAATTGTCCTACTTCCATAATACGGTCACGAACATAGATGGTATATTCTTTGTTTGTAGACCAGCTAACAACGTCAGCCCAATCAATCTTCTGTCCATCTTGAGAACCAATAAGGATGATGGCGTCGTTTTTCTTACCACCCAACCAGGCGTCCTTAAAAGCATACATATAATTTGGGTCATCAGTCTTAACGAAAACCAAAATAAGATTGACTTGCTTTGTAGGACCCAAAGTTTTGTTCGCTTCGGAAATTAACCAATTCCAGGTGTTAACGTCTAGATTGGGAACTCCCATATTGATCACGTGGTTGGTGCGGTAGTAATCAAATACCTTGGGGTAAGGAGGAATCAAACTACCGAATTTCTTCAAGTCTCCCTTCTGTCCTAACAAAACAGAAGCAGGGTTCGCCTTGATATAGTTTTCAAAGTGGTGCTCAGACGAAAATGGTTCTCCTACAAAAACACTTCCCCAACGCGGGGGCATGTTCAACCCCTGCCTATCAACACGGTCAATGGTGATAGTTTCCTTAGTAGACGCCGCTACAAACCAACTCACATCGTAGGAATGCTCATAACAGGTTTGGCAAATTGTGGTGTCAGTTGTGTGGCCCCTGCTATCCGTGCTAGGGATCGTAACACAGTTACACTGATAAGAGTGGTTACAAGATACCTGAGAACTTTGCTTATCAGTAACTTGACCGTTCCAAATTTCAGTATCCGAGGTTCCCTGATAATAAGCAATTGCCAAACCTGCCACCATTGTGACAGCTACAATTCCTAGTTGGACTAACACATCACGCCAGGACTCTTCCCGTTTATAGAAAACGAGAATCCCAACGCAAATAAAGAAAGGAATGAGCATCAATAAAAGAAAGTTTATCATTAGGCAGCCCCGGCTTTTGAACTACGAAGTTCAGCAGTCAGTCTATTAACAGCCCGCTGCGCCTCGGCAAGTTTCTCATTAGATTCTTCAAGAGTTGAAGGCACGCGGTTCCCGTAGATCAACACATTCATATTAACTCCTTGACCTCACAGATTTAAGCGCAGCAGGACCCTCACTTTGCTTCTTGATCCAAGCCGCAATTTCTCTAGGAAGAATCTGACCATCCAAAGTCTTCTTCCATTGACCTTGTTCAAATGTCTCCGGAGAGCATCCCTTAATTTCATGACAAGCCGGAGTCAGTACAAATCCTCCAGGTCCTACGATTCGGACGTTTGAATAGCCCACCATATAGCGAAAGACTTGCCCGTCTACGACGAGTTTTCTCACAATTCTCTCCCCACCAGAGTAATAAGAGCGATTTCCACGGTATGGGAAAAGTTAGGTTCTGCTCCCTTGCCGTTTTCATTCTCTATGTGTTCCTTGGCTAGGTTCTCAGCCTTTCCAGCACTTTCAGCTTTAGTGCCAAAAGAACAATCCTCACAAGTTATTCTCCAATTTTGTATAATCTGAATGTGATTAAGTGCGAGTTTCGCCGTGTAATCGGCATAGAGCAGTGCGTGTTTCTTTTCGTAGTCGTCATATGTCATGGCTTCTCCTTAGTGTTAGCGCATAATTATTATTTGAACGGATTTTCGATTACTGATCGTTGCGCCTTGTAGTCGTCATCGAGTGCGAGTTGCGCCTTGTAGTCGGCATAAAGCGGTGCGCATTGCGGCATAGAGCAGTGCGAGTTGCGCCTTGTAGTCGTCATCGAGCAGTGCGCGTTGCGCCTCGTAGTCGTCATCGAGCAGTGCGCGTTGCGCCTTGTAGTCGTCATCGAGCAGTGCGCGTTGCGCCTCGTAGTCGTCATCGAGTGCGTGTTTCTTTTCGTAGTCGTCATATGTCATGGCTTCTCCTTCGGTGAATCGAACAGGACTCCAAAACCGTTAATGCAAATACAGTCTTCCATCATGGGCGCTCCCGGCCAGATTATACTCCCTGTCAAGATCTCCCTCCATAATGTCCCTGGTGGGCCAAATATGTAAATGTAGAGTATAGACTTCAGTCTGACGCTGCCTTCCTCAAACATTTAGAACACCGATAGTGTTCATCGGTTTCCACTTTAGTGCTATTTTCAGGCAAATTCATCTTTGCCTTAATTTGATTCACCAGCGGCTTGCTCTTCAAAATACAGGGGTCAGCCAAGAGAGTATACTGACGGGTCTTGGTATCGTAAACCACTCTACCCCGAGGAACTTCGTCATACTCTAAATCAGGGGGAACAACATCTACCCGCTGATATTTTTCCCAGAGAGAATAATGATCGGTAGTGTGGATTTTGAAATCTCCATATCCCTCGGCTTCGGTGATGGGAGTACCGTCTATTAGAATACGCTTACCTAAGATCCAGAAGATACCCACTTCGGGCGTCCCGGCTACGCGGCTCTTCCTACGTTCCTGCGCCTGCTGGTAGATTTCATCAATCAACTTCTTTTCGTCAGGAGTTAACATTTAATCCTTTCTACTCTGTACTCAACTCTTCCACAATCTCTACAAACCAATTTATTTCGTTTAAGTCGCCGTCGTCAAAGGGTACGCCGTTCTTAGAGAAAGTTTCCACTAACCATTCAATACCGACTTTCTTGACTCCCAGTTCCTGGGCCTTAGTGAGTTTGGACTTACCGGGGGCATCGCCCACGATGAGCAACTGGGTCTTCTTAGAAACTCCAGACTGAGATTTGGCTCCCAGACTTTCCAACTTCTGGGTAATAGTATCGCGGTTCTCGGAGAATTCTCCCGTGATAACGAACGTCAATCCAGTCAAGGGCGATCCTCCTACCTGGACCACAGCTTTAGTTCCCATAGGTCGTATCCCATTCATGTAGAGTTTCTTACACAATTCCCGAGAACTTTCCAACGCTCCCCAGCTACGAAGTTCTGTTAACTTCCGTTCTCCAATACCTTCAATTTTGTCGGGAAATGCTACGAAAAGCAGAGGGAGATTCAACATATCATGCTCACCCAGCTGGAGAACTTTGGCAATTACTTTTCCCAAACTACGACCAATCATGGAAATCCCCAAAGCTGCAATCCAACGATCCCAATCAGCGGCCTTAGCCTTTTCCATACTGGCAACCATCTTGCGGGTGTTGGTAATAGAAAGGCCATGGCGGGCCAATGCCTTCTCGCCTCTTCCGGATTTCAGAATCTCGTTGAATTCATTGCCCACTTCAAAAAGGTCGGCAATGTTATAAGCCAATCCAGCGCTGATGATGGTAGTCGCCATCTCTGGTCCCAGGGCATCAATTTCCAGGTACTCACGATCTGCGATGAAGGTGAAGTAGTCACGCAGTCGTCCGGGGCAGCGGTCGTTTATACACCAGTGCGTGGTGATTTCGGAAGAAGGATCAGTCCAAACAGTCAATTTAGTTTCGCACTCCGGGCACTCCTTAGGAACCACAATTTCTTCGGCTCCGGTCGTATCAATAGCGCGAGTGATGATAGGAATGACATCACCGGAGCGAAGAATTTCAATCTTTGCTCCCTTCATCAAACCCATCTGCTTAATCCAAGTGATGTTATTCAACCCGGCACGTTGAACTTTGGCTCCCGCCAGCACTACAAGTTCCACTTCCGCTACAGGAGTCAGCTTACCCTGCCGACCAACTTGCCAAGTAACGTCTTTTAAGATGGTCGTAGCAGAAGCAGACTGGGGTTTGAAGCACACTTGGTAATTAGTGTACTTGGAAGAAATCCCCAATTTCCTACGAAGGGGATAAGAATCTACCTTGATAACAACCCCATCGGTCTCAAGAGAATGCTTGGCGCGGAGGAGGGTTTCACGCTCTTCCAGTTTCTTCTTGAGACCGTCGAGGATAGCGCGGGGATTATTCTTGTCGAAGATCGTTATGAGTGGTTCGGCGAATCCATCCCACAAAGCAATGTTACTCAATCGCGCCGAAGCGGATTGATTCAAGTCTGCGTCGTTGCCAATCACATCCCAGGGCCGAAATTGAATTTCACGATCCGCAACGATTTTTAAATCGGCAGTCTTCATCGTTCCAGAGGTCAGGTTGCGAGTGCTGGTATAAACTTTCTTTCCTTCCTTGAGAAGCTGTTTATTGATACGTTCCAGCGTGGAATTCTTCATCACCAGTTCACCACGAATTTCAATATTCAGCGGTTTGTACAAACTCTGGGGGATCTTTGTTGCTTTGACCTGAGCAGTGATATCCTCGCCCGCTTCACCATCTCCGCGAGTAAGAGCCTGAAAAATATTTCCGTTGACATACTTAATTGACGCACTCATACCATCAAATTTCGGCTCCAAAGAAACCATGGTCCCTTCGGGTAACTTGGCAATCCAGGCAGCAACCTCATCCTCAGAGTAAAGATTCTCAATGCTGAGCATGGGAATGTTATGTTTGATACGACCAGAGCCATTGTTTCCGGGAGCTTGAAGGGCGGGAGCTTGAGGCCAGGCGGCACGGAGTTGCGCTTCCAGAGTATCGTACTCCGCATCGGGCATGTCGGGAGTGCCAGAGTAATAGGCTTCTTGTGCAGCCTTTACACGACTATTAAGGTCCATAAGGAACTTATTCATGTAGATATTCTACTATGTTATTACGAAAAAGGTTATGAAAGTGGCCAGAAACGGTTAAATATTCCAGTCTATTAATACTCCCAAACGGAATAAAGCCTTTTTGTACCGAGATTCAATACTAGCCATTTTTGGCCCTAGCTTTGCCCTGCGGATGGGGAGACAGTTATCCTTCAAGTCAGCAATTTTGACACTGCGACTAACCGGATTCATCCCTGCTCGGTCAATAAAGTCCATGTAAATTTCTTTGGCATAGTCTGCTGCAAAATGGAACATCGGCTCTTTGAATATCATCCGTCCTGTATGAATACTGATGTACCCGCGACTGACACCTTGAACATAGCTCAATACTTCGGGACCAAATTTCTGTAAAATATCTTCATTTGTTACGTTAGTGTCTTCCAGAACATCGTGTAGAACCGCTGTGATTCGTTCGTCTTCCGTGGTTAAGGAGGGATCCAACATAACGCGGAGAGGATGGAGGATATATAGTTCACCACTCTTATCCAGAGTGTCACCGTGGGCCAGGGTAGCCATGATGATTGCTTCTTTCAATCTGTTCATACAGGTATTCTACCACATACATTTCAAAATAGCTATTAAGTTATTTTTGGTGGTCCCTCTAGGACTTGAACCTAGAACCTACCGATTATGAGCCGGGCGCTCTAACCATTGAGCTAAGGGACCATCCATATAAATATTACTGTGGATGTTAAGAAAAAGCTACAGTTTTAAATGAGATATTTCTTCGGAGGCTTTACGGATGGCTTCTTCTGCCATTGTTATATGAACCGAAGCAACTTCGGGCTGAGAAGGAATCAGTTCTAATCCCTGTTTGAGATTTTGTTTAACAAGATGAAGATGATGCTCAATAGCATAACCTTTAGCTTGAGCAGGAGTGACCTTCTTCCAAAGTTCAGCGAGTTCTGTACTTGCTTTTTCTACCCGATTATGTAAGTCAGACCCTCTCTTTAAAAGAGCGGCTTTAAATGACCCTACGACAGGTTCTACAGAAGGTTCATTGGTAAAATAAGTTGCGCAGTAGTCGTCAATAGCAAGTTGTAACTGATCGGTATCTGATATCTGTTCTTCTAATTCAAAGAGTTTAGCCCAGAAAGGCTGAGCCTCCTCAAATGATAGATGTTTAACTTGATGATCGGGAGATACTATGATGGCTTCGTCCCCGTTAGCTTCCCAAATGTAATGTCCGTTAACTGCGGCTATTTTGTCTTCCATTCCAGAACGACGACGTTGGAAACCCAAACTTTCCCAGAACTTTGACCAAAATTGTTCCACTGCCACTCTAGCTAATTCAGGAGGCATACCGAATTGCTTCATAAGTTCATCAAGAAGTACATCTTTTGTGTCTACTAATCTCTTATTCTTTAAGAAATTATTAATAAATTCAAAGATTTTGGTCTTGTTAAAAGACGCTGACTTTTTGACTTCTGCGCTACGGAAGGTGATATGAAATGAATTATCTCCTCCGTCCCATGCTTCCCAAAGTTCCAATGCTGGGCTATGACCAGGAAGGGAACCCAAAGTAAAGTCTACATAGTCAGAAATCCCATTTTGTAGCCAGTCAATTAATTGATGACGTTCTACTGTGTTAGGAGGAGGGGCTGCTTCATCGGTGGCGCGTTTAGAAGCGCGTATACGAACCTTATTCCAGTCTTTATACCAAGAGTCTAATTCTCGTTGAAGCCAGTCGGCGGCATCATACAAACCATTCTTATTGGCTAATTCCAAAAGAGATAATAGTTGATCGAAAGTACTTCTCTGATCTTGCGGCATAGACGTCCCTCATAAAGAAGTACATATAATCTATTTACGAAAGTTTTACTGGATGTGCAGTTACAGTGTTCCACAAATGTGGTTTTAGAGCAACTTATAGCTGTCCCTTCTTATTGGCTATTCGAAGGCATCCAGTAGGGTTTCAATCCACGCGCCCGCACGGGGCGCGACCTACTATGGAATAGCGGTTGAAAAGTCAAATAGTGAACATATGGTAAAAAACCACACGCGCCGGGCACCCACACGGGGTGGTGTGGCTGTGTACACCCCACACGAGGGGCTAGACGTCCCACACGAGATCATCTGGCTGCTTGTGTGTGTTGACATATGTTGTCTTTCCACTGCCTGCTGCTCCACATACCACGGTGGTGTTGCTGCGGTCACTGAGTGACTCTTTTCAATCCACGCGCCCGCCGGGGCGCGACATAACAAACACCTCCACGTTTTCAGACCCCATACTCATAGCCATCTTAGCTAGACTCAGAGCCTGCTCTTGGGTGGTGATGTCTTCATTAAGCTGCGCGGTCTCTACGACATTTAATACCGTAGAGAACAACGGACCAGGTTTGTAACCCGCAGCAATCAGGTCGTTCCCTGTGATGAGCGGCTTATAGGAAGTTTCACAGTTATCCAGTCGGAAAATAATCTCTCCAGCCTGAGGAAACTGGTCAACTCCATAAGAAGACTCAATAATGAAGACGGTCATAGCTTCTTTAGCCCCCACCAAACGCTTGAAACGCTTGAGGGTAGCCAAGTCAGCGGTGATAAATTCCCGCATCTTATGTTTGTAAGAGTAGGCCAGAGTAGCAACCTGCTTCTGTTCGTTACTCAATTTCAGTTGGTTAAGAACGTTGACAAATTCCTTCTCTGACAGTTCACTCAAGAACAGAACTAGAGCCACCATAGGATTCTTCGTTCGCGTACCCCTAAATTTATTCAAAACGATATCCATTGAATGATACTTGGGAAAGATTTCAGCCAACAGGGTGGTTTCCTCCAGGAGTTTTATCGCAATACTGGGACGAGGACCACTAAGCATTTGAAGAAGTTCGTTAGTGATGCGTTCCTGGCTAACACGCTTGATAGTAGATGCCTTAGAGATAAGGGCTGCTAAGGTATTGAATTCAATTTTAAAATCGAAACGCGCTGCAAATCTAATAGCGCGAAGCATACGCAAAGAATCCTCTTCAAATCTCTTAATAGGATCTCCAATAGCACTGATATACTTGTTATGAATGTCTTGCAGACCCCCGACAAGGTCAATTACATCTCCCTTGGAATCTTGCAGAAGACCATTGAGGGTGAAGTCACGACGAACAACGTCTTCATTAACGGTCTTGGAAAATTCTACAGTGTCCGGACGACGACCATCACTGTAGTCACCATCGGCACGGTAAGTAGCAACTTCAATCTCAACGCCATCAATTCGAACACGAACTACACCAAAACTAGCTCCTACGGGGATCGTTTCGGAGAAAAGTTCCATAACCTGAGCGGGTGTGGCATTGGTGGTAACGTCGTAATCCTTGGGTTTATGACCCATTATCTTGTCACGAACACACCCACCCACCAAGTAGGCTTCGTACCCGTTAAGGGACAGAACCCTCACAACCATGTTGGCTACTAGGTTTTCCATGTAGCTATTCTACTGTAATATTTGGGGAAGGGCGTCTAGAACATAAGAAAGTGTTAGATTATCTTCATCTAATATCTTAAAATCAGTGAGTTGAGAGTCGCTGGAAACGATGTGAAAGATTTGTAACTTGGTAAAAGCAGGAATGAAATAGGATAGTTCTGGAAATACTTTCTCCTGAGGTATAAGTACGCTGACATCTTCCAGATAGGGACCCTTCAAACCATACGTGTGTTGCAGAACGTAAGAACGGATGTGCTTGGGTTCATCTGTTAAATAGAATAACTTTATCTTTACAAAGCCTTCTTTAGATGCTATACATTCCAGACAGTGGATAGGGGTACCTTTTAGAACGGCGATCTTAATCAAGGAATTCCTCCACGAGACGGGAATCAACGTGGAGGGACGAAGTAACTTTGGGTTTTAATTCAGGTGTTGTGGTGGATTCCGTCTCTTTAGGGGTGTGTTCTTCTACACCTTCGCGAGTAATTTCTTTATGAGGATGTTGAGGACCTTGAGTTTGAGGAGCGACAGGTGTCTTACCACCATACTGTTGTAAGAATTTGTCAGTCCAAAGATCATCCTTAGCAAGAGCTAACTGAGAAAATGAGGCCAGAGTAACTCGAGGACGATAACCCGCCCACATTAAAGAAGTAGTATCTACTCCATTCCCTCCACCTTTACGATAGGCAACTTCTTCATCTTTTAACTGTAATCCACTTCCTGTTAGATAATAGATTATGTCAGAAGATAGAGGAATGGAAACGGCTACTTCTCCCACAATTTTGATGTCAGTTTCTTCAAGATCAGCTTCCCCCGCTAAGGCTTCTTTAACCGCATCAATAACTTTTGGATCCGAGGTTATGCCGTAAAGACATAAGGTGACCGCAGGCGCGTCAACTTCATTCAAATGACTGATGATCTCTAGACCCTCACGGAGCTTCTCTAGCTGATCTTTTGTGACGCTGACAAAACGCATAAGTTCCCCCTCTTATTGGGAAGGAAAGTTATTTCCCGAAGATTTTCTTGAAGGTCTTATTGACTTCAGAAAAGATTTCGTCTGTGGTGACTTTATTTAGCATGGTGTCTAACTCGCCCCGAACTGTGTCGAGGTCAGTTCCAGAACTAAGTTGTCTTTATCCAGATTGATACTTACAGTCTCCCCATTAGATAGACGCTTGAGGGGCAGTAGCTTTGCGTATGGATTTTGCTTTTTTAGAGGCGCTTGTGCTCACGGTATCTTCTCCTTAATTCTTTAATACTAACATTCGCATCATCATATCCGAATTCATTCATACACTCACAACAGATGTTGTAGTCTTTAGGTGGATTTGTCATTTTGCTGTCGCAAACCGGGCAAACAAATTTTCCGTACTTTTGAGCCTCTTCCCAATATGCTCTAAGCAGGCGCTTGCGAATAGCAGCGTTTTGAATTTGAATCAAGTTAGACATTTTCTGAAATATGCTGCGACACACCCTCCGCATTAGCCTCTGCCCATTGGCGTTTTTCATTTATTTCCATCTTTTCTAAGATATGGGAAGAAAGAGGAATATTTAATTGATGAGAAAGGTGACAACACACAATGACAATGTCGGCTATTTCTTTAGCCATCTTTTCACGAACCTCTAAATAGCTCATATCGGGTTTAACTTGAAAGGCTGGAGAAAGCCAGATATCTAGTTCCTTACCTAATTCAACCATTTCCTTTTGAAGATGCTTGTACGTGCCCTGGATAGTCACTCCTTTGGGTTTTAAGACGCGATCAGACCAATCACCAACCCAGTCCTGTAAGCGACGGAAATCGTTTTCTTTCAGTTCTGAAACTTTGTCTAAGGCTTGTTTGAATCGGGTATCTTCATTCTTTTCTATATTGCGGATCCTAAGATGTTCTTTTCTCATCCCACGGAATACAATAATAAGTATAGCAGCAATAATGACATAAATAACATGTATCTGTAGCACGCAGCCTCCTAAGTTAGGAGTTCCCCGGTTAGCCTTGTATCTCTTCCGTACTGTTGCAAGTATTCCCTCCCAGCACGCGGCAATATACAGGCCTCTTGGGAGATTTAGGGGCTAACCGGATCACTCTTTCCTTTATTACTGCGTGAACGACGAAACTCTTCTTTTATAGCAGGAGCGTGAGGATCTAAATCTATTGCTTGTCCTACAAACGGAGTAAATCCAGCAGGGATCTTCATAACACCCTGACGTTTTGAAGGGGTTGAAAAGGCGGCTATATGGATATGAAAGAGTTTATGATATTTTTCTAAAAATCCAAGATACCGAGTGTTGTGAAATCCAATTAACACAACGGTGGATCCTAAGGGAATCTCCGAACCTAACAGGTTATGGATATAGTAAGTGGGCTTATAAAACACCTTAGAATTACCACTTTTAGAAGGGATAGGATTCATTTTTATTACTTTAACGCCATGACGCTCCAAGGCTTGCGCATAGCGGTTGGCTTGTTCTTCCTTGGTGGAACCGTGCAGAACTATAGTTTTTGCTTCCCCAGGGAAATAAATTCGCCGTAAGAAATTTACCACATCCAAGACAAAAAATTGTGTCTTAAACTTATCTCCGGCGCGAAATAAATGCGATGCTTCTATTATGAAATATATGTCCACATAAGAAGGTCAGAATAACTTTATTTCTTTAAGTCAGGACCAATGTAGGATTCTTCTTTATAGGGGACCCAGACTTGACAAGTGTTGCAGAATCTTTCCCTTGGAGGATTTCCTGTCTTAATGTCAGACTCTTCTCAAGTTACACATTTGGCGACATAAATGGTACGTTTTATGAAAACTTCATAGCTCATAATTATTCCTTATGCTTCCTATTTTCCGCATCATGACGTTGTAATTCGTCTAAAAACCCACCGTATTGATGCGCTATCCAGGGATTAGAATTTTTACTTCCCAAACCGATTAAAATTAGAACTCTTGAGTCTGGAATATGACTCGTCTGCCAATGACGTTCGTCAGCTATTTGACGACAAAGTTCTTTCACATCAGCCCAACTCGGACCAGGTTCATAACCGTGTAGAATAAGTGCCTGACGAATCTCTTCTTGACGTTGAATAGTGGGAGATTTTTGTCCCACAGGTTCTTTCTTCCCAGAAATCTTCTTAGAAGATGATTTCTTAACGGTTTCCGCATACACGGGCAGCGCCAAAATTAGGATTAATCCTGCGGCAAGTCTGAAGTTAGCCATTTTGTAAACTCAAAATAGTCTTTGTTACGAATGTAATCTACTGGCTTTCCAGAGGAAATACTAAGCAAATAATTCACTTCATAGTTATCTGCGATAGGAGGGACTTCAATCAGGCTGAACTCCGCAGCAGGAGTTGTGATCTTTTCTAGCATATCGAAGTGACGTTCATAGACATGAAAACTGTCTGCTACATGGTGGTAACTACCCATTTCTAGCTCTTTATAGTACCATTTTACACAGGCCCAAACCATTTGATGAATGAAAGAAAAAGCTGGGGCGTCGTTGCCCATACCATAAATAGCATCTTGACTACGCATTCTCACGCTCATATTGAGCTTGTTATCCCGAATGCGAAAACCTAACGACATCGTACAGGGTACATCTTTCTCATTAGGATTAAGATGTTGATTTCCCAATATCATAATGTAAGCGCGGCGGCTATCTCTATCTCTGCGAAGTTCATCAATCACCCAGGCGAGTCCCTGTTCATTGCGGAAGATATAGTGCCCGTAGTTAGAATTGAGTTTGCCATCTACAACTATACCACGCCAAATAGCCGCATGCTTGGCAATAGAAAGATCATATAGATCTCCCTTCAAATACCATAGGAACTCTGTCTTTAGATAAGGGATGGATAATTTACGGTCAGCAAAGTTAGAGATACAGACTCTAGGAGGGAGTTCGTACGAAAAATTCTCACATTCAATAATCTTTAATCCTCGGGGAGAACAGAATCTACCCTGGGTTTTGAGGCGGGTGTATATGTCTTGGAAGATCGCTTTTTCGTTGGGCATTTTGACGCTCTTTAAGTATTACCCCAAATTCACGAATCTTCACTAATTTGACTCCCGATTGTTTTACGATTTTCTTAAAACGGGACTCTGTAATGTCAAAATGAGAACGGTAGGTTCCAGCATCTTGAATCCATATTTCTTTCATACCCATCTTAGTAGCAAAAGCAACTAGTTCTTCTTCTGTGTCTGCTATCATATGGGAGAATTTCTTCCCCGCTCGGAATACTTTTTTGGCTTGTTTTTCTTTAGAGCTTCCGGGAGACGGGACTAACTCGTGGACGTATACCATGTCGTTCTCTCCTATCTGATGCCAATCCCACATCTCCTGTTTAATTCTTCGTGTTTCTTACACGCTCCAATTATTCTACCGTTGTCATTATAAAACAGAGTTAATTTCTTTTCGTCACACCAGTTACAAGTGTCAGGTTCTTTTTATCTTCTAGTTTTGCCATACTTTACGCTCATAGATATCAAAATAGGTAGCGGTCTCTCCTAGGCTCATACTACGAGCCATCTGAACAAGCCAACGAATATTGGGGATAGCATCCTCACGAGAAGTTAAAGATTCTACGTTTATGACCACAATTTGTTCACTTGTTACGGATCTGGGTTTACTCACATCTCCAAGTATCCAGTAACAGTAGACTTCACTAAGAGAACCAGGAATGCCAATATCACCAAAACAGAGAATAGAGAAAAGTTTCCATCCAGAGGTTTCGATCCCAGTTTCTTCCCTAAATTCTCTAGGCATAGCATCATAGGGGGATTCATTTTCTTCTACCTTTCCTCCTACACCATTAAGTTTACCTTTTTGCCACTCAGGACGATCTTTGCGTATGAGCACAACTTTATTGAGGGTATAATCGAACATGAACCCGACGACGTATCTTTTGATGCCGATCATAGTGCTTTAATACCGCACCAAAGTACATTTGGGTGCCAAATATCTTTGCCCCCTGGACAACAACTAGGGCAAGGACAATGAGGACACCTACAGGGAGGACTATTGAACAGATGGAAAGGTTCTACCCAGGGTTTCTGTGGGGTATTAGGAATCTTAGGAACAGCTTTCTTTTTCTTCAACTGATCCTTTAAACGATCTATGATTTCTTACCTGCTATCCTTCTTCTTTTTGTTTTGTTGCTTTTTCATTTACTTCTCCTTTCCCAAATTGGGAACCTTTTAGCTCAGCAGTGAGCAAAGTCTTAAAATCCTCAAGCATGCTATCCATATCTTCATAGAGAGGGATACCGTACCGCTTACAATAAATCTCCACGTTACCTTTGCGGTAGAAAAGGTCCGGGCAACTCCCATTACATTCTTGGAACTCGGACATTTCAGGGTTTCGTAAGGATATTTTTCCCAGAGTCCGGGCCTACCCTCAGGAGTACACCACAAGCACCCCTTGACTGGACCCCTTTGATCATTACATGATGCTCTTGAGGAAGTTCACTCATTTTGCCCACTCCTCCGAATAAGGGAACAATTTCAGATGCTTTCGAATACTACGCAGAATAATGTGATGAGGTTTGATAATGGGACGCCGTCTTTTAATAAATACGAGAGCAGCATCAAAATCCATAGTTTTCGCCACATGAAAAATAGACGCAACAATAGCAGGGGAACGGCTCATTCCTGCTGAGCAATGAACCAACGTGTTTTCATCTGATTGATAGCACTTTACACCCTGATTTACTATAGTCCAGAATACTTCTAGGGGGATTTCATACCCATCCTTTAAAGCATAGTTAGAGTAATTCACCCCTTCACGAGTTTCATACTTTTCTTCACACACATTTATGACTTGAACTATGCCCAGAGGATTTTCAACAGACAGCTTCGCCGCATCGCCGCAATTGCCTAGCCAAAGATTACGAAGAATTTGCGTCAAGGGGTACCCGAACGAGGATGGAGTCCAAATAGTCATAAAGTCACATGAAATACGGAGTGGTTATAGGAAGAGTTAAAAGTTCTTCCGGTGTTATATCCCTTAAAGTTCTCGGCTTGTCCTCACGATATTTTGTACAACCACAGCGTTTAATAAATTCCTTTCCTTCATGGACAACCTTTACATTAGCACAACATTGACCTTGATCATTATGTCGCTCTTTATTATGTGAGCATTGACAGAACATTAGTCACCGATACTTGGCTGTCAATTTTCCAGAAGGCGTATGAATACCCGCTTCTTGAAGAAATTTTCGGGCTTGTAGACTAGTATTACCATGTTTCGCCCTCACTCTTTTTAAAGACTTACGGAATCTATTCAGTTGTTCCCTATTCATGTTGACCCTCAATTTTATCAGCCGTCTCAGGGTCCATTGAGATTAATTCAACGTTCTTTATAGCTTCAGACTCTGGGGTTATTCTACCCGTTAACTCATTAGAAAAGTTAGGAAATGATTCTCCCTTTTGGGCTGCTATACGTTTTAGAACACTCCTTGACATTATCTCTTTCAATTGCATTCATCCTTCCACCTAGAAATCTCCAAAGGAGTATAAGCATCGGCCATCATTTCTGCCACTACCCTATCCATGAGAACTCCAGGTTCTTCATCTATATACATCATTACTGATATAGGAATAAGAACTCCATTATCGTTGTATAGAGGCTCAATTCGGACTAATTGAGGATTTCCCTCGGTAGTCATACGAACGAATAGCTTTGTATCTGCTAATTTAACAGAAACCATCCCTATCTCGTAATCTCTCATCAGTGGCCCCTAATTTCTCGAATTCTTAACAGTATACCCGCGTCTACAGGAGAGACACCCTCTAGAAGAACTTCTCTTGTCACTAGGGCAGTTCTTTTAGGATCTTTACCCTTACGGAGGCTGTCTGCTAGAAGACGTGTCAGAATGCTTCTACTTACGTTTGTCCCATATTGCCCGGCTATGTTATCCCAGTTATGAGCAGCACGGCGACTTGTCAAAGAAAGACGAGCAGATTCTAACAATGTAGAATCTATTATAAAAGACACCCCCAACATAGAAACAGAACGTTCCAAAGTAGAGATATCTTTGACATATAAAATATAAGAACGGTGAGAGTTCTTATATAAGAGAGATACTTCCGGTTTACTATTCTCCCAACGAACTTCAATCTTACCAGAGGTTTCGTCAATTACAGGTTCTAACTCTAAGAGGGTGGGACCTTGAAAACTAGGGCTAAGTTTTATCTCCACATTCATCTTTGGCTCTTTCTTCTTTCAAGTTCCATTCTAGACTCCGTTGATTTTGCATCCACCAGATCTTTGTATCGTGGTGGGTAAACTTCTCCTGTTGTTCAGCTGTTAAGGGAATCCAAAAATCCTTTGTAAACTTCCAAGTGAGTTGATAGACCCACTGAATAACGTACCAATCCCACAGACATCCCAAATCTCCATAACATTGTTTAGGAGTAGTGGCTCCAAAATCTTCATCGTGCCACTCGGGCCAGTCGGGAAATTCAATAAAGTGGAGAGGCCAACATCCCCTGTCAGCTACAAATTGAAGCACAGAACACCACCAGGGTATGACTTCTAAGTGTATCTGCGCTCCAGAAGTCCCATGAGAAGCGTACCACCTTTGTAGTTGTCCTAAATTTAAAACATACTTCAAATAATGATTCACAATATTCTCCAGCCCCAAGTTTCAGAAACTCTGGGGCGATCATGCCATATACGAGCACTGGCTATATCACACATGTGACAAAATGCTGCCAACTCATTCATATTACGCTTTTCTGAGGAATAGTCTGAATTCTCTCCTTCTACATAGCGAAGAGCATCACTCTGCTCTTCTGTAAGAGGAATTTCATACTTAGAAATTATTGCTCTACGGAAAGTTTCACGTTCTTCCTTTTTTAATTTGTACTCTTCCTTCCAAGGTTTTTCTATATCATGTAGAAATAGAACAATGAGAGCGTCGGTAAGTTTGAACGGTAATTTTCTAAGGGAAGACAACGTCCCATAGAGTACTTCCGCGATATTCATGACTTCACGAACATGGTCATAATATCCACCTTTCCACGTCTGATGGTTATGGGAAGAACCTTGAGTTCCTGTGAATCTTTCATGATTTTCTAAGTAGATATTCCACAACTTAGAACGAACAGGTTCTGGTATGTCTTCCATAAGAGGTCGCAATCCCTTGTAACTCGGATAGTTATTCATTAGATATTCTCATCTTCCGATAGTATTTCTAACTTCCGACGCGGAGGCTTAATCATAGCAGAATTTTGTTCCATCATTAGAGCCAAAGTAATGGCAGTAGATGGTTCTTCAGAAATAGGTTCAAACTGGTCTGAAACATGACTTACAACTGTGGCTTCACTAACTTCTCCCATAGAAATAACAGGCGCGGGGTCTCCCTGTTTTATAAAAGTTCCTTTGATTTCCTGGTCCTTCTGTACTTCCACGACTTGTTCGGGAGTTACAGAAAGAGTGTGGATCTGTTCCACTGGAACTCCTAAGATGTTAGCTATTTCTTCTTTCTCAGACTGTTCTTCTTTACCTTTGTTTAAACAATCAGTTCCAACAGCATGTGCCCATCCTGAACCGTTACCATACATCTCTTGTCCTATACGAATACGATGATGGCAAACATTACATTTTATTTTATCCGGGTACCCATCCTTAGTACGAGTTACAATAACTCCCGCTCCCGGCTGTACAAATTTAACAACCGAGATGTCTTTTCCCTCAGCGTTAGTAGCTGTGATGACAAAATTTTCTAGTGTCATCCCCTCACCAAAAGATGCTAGGACTTTGTCGTCAGACACTAGGATCTCATTTCCTGGATCTTTCTCACTTATAACTTCCGTTTGATTTACCGGAACAGGCTCAAGCATACAACGATCTAGATCTCGACAAATCTTTGGATTAATACAGGGAGGACAGTTCTTAGGAGGATGTTCATCCGAAGTAGGAAACACCGGGCGTCCCTCAGCAAGTTGCTTTTCTTCAATCTGATGCAGATCCCTTACGGTAAGTTCTTCCGTAATAGATTCTACAAGTTTTTCAGTTTCTTTTGTTATCTCTGCTATTCTTTCTTTACCAGGTCCAAGACGAGGGGCATAAACTGGAATAGACGTATTGTCTTCCTCTTCAGATTCAACTCTTATCAGTTCTAAGGCTCCATCACTATCAGCTAGTCCTTCAGCGGGAAGATTCTGACTAGTCCAAGAAGCATTGACTTGATCTTTACCCAAGTTATATTTTTCTTGAGCAACACTCTTATGGGATTGAATCTGTTTTGATAAAATCTTGGTAGCTTCCATCAGAGTTTCCAGATCTATGTTGACGCCATTCATAAGGCGACCAAACTCAGCCTGAGCAAGAGCCTTGATAACGGTGGATGTCAATTTGATAGTCTTATAATTTTCCAAAGCCTCTGCTACGGCGATAGAATACCAGGCAATGAAAGTAACCTCAAGTACGTTTGCCTGTTGAAGAGCAGCGCGGAGTTTAGACTGGAAAAATAAAAGACGGTTGAGTACCAAATCTGAAGCATCAAAAATCTTTTCTAAAGCAGTGACAAGTTGAACCTGATATTGGGATTCTGTTCCGGGAGTAATAGATGATTCTAACTCTAAGCGGGGAAGAGAAGAAATCTCTTGTTGGATAATTCCAAAGAAATCTTCAAAACCGACTTCATGATTACTCGTCTTGTATTTAAGACCTTTACTCAGAATTTCAATTTGAGACAGAACATGACTTCCCTCTAGTAAGGTTTCTGCTTGTAGTTCGTTAAGAATGTGACTGGTCGGATTCATGTTTTCTTAGATAACCTCTCACCTTTTCAATTCTAGCTGTTGCAGCTGCTAGGATAGTTTTGTATTCTTCACCCTTTATGTTTCCTGCTATGAAACGATCTGTAAGTATAGATTTCCAAGCCGCAAAAAACATGTCAAGAGAATGATCACAAACATCATCAAGTCGTTCTAAGGGGATCCCTGTATAATCTGCGGGAATCTTGGCACTGATATTCTGGAAAAATTCTTGTCCTTTTCCGTATTCCTTATCAGAAAAGGAGACGGAGATCGTAACAGCATTGATTAGTAACGGCAGCTTACTCATTTTAGCCAACGATCTGGTACTTCCGCAAAAGTGAAGACCTCTTTATGCTTACCGCAGTATTCACAGACGTACATGAAACGGTCTGATTTAGTCCCATTAAGAACCCAGCGATGATATCCTATCCAACATAGTTTCATAGCATATAGCATTTTCTTAGAACGATATCAGAATTTTCTAACAATTCCTCATTTCTAGCATTGAAGAGGTAAGCAACCTTTAAGGCATTTACAGCACCATCTGTCATACCCGTCAGGTCCTCCCAGCCAAAGTGTTCCAATAAGGATCACGAAGAAATAAGGGCGCACCCTTAGAGTCTTGTAAAAAGTCAGCCATTAAGTACTCCTTCGAGCCAATCTGCAACACGACGAATCATTTTAGGATCGATCTCGCGTTGCTTAATAGCATTCGCTCTATGTGAAATTATTACTACGTTTCCGGGTATATCCCAATTCCGGGCAAATCCGGTCCAGTGTTGGGGACAGAGCATTAGGTCCTGCATGTCCACGAACTTTTTTCTTGTTGACCACGAACTCATCACCAAATACAGGGCCGTCCAGTGTACAAATGAGACCGTCCAATTTGGCACGCTCACGGGCACCATAGGTTCTCAACCAAGATCTCTCATTTCTAATCCGACGACATTCTCGACATTCAGGTGAATGGCCTCTGACTGCCCGGTAACGAGATGTTTTGTGACCGTTCCTATATGCCCCATCTGTCGAGAAGATCTTTGTCACTGACTTTCTCCTTTCTCTTTCGTCCACCCTTTTCAAATACCATCTTGTATTGGTCGTCTTCCCGCGCCTGAATAAGAAGTTCTCCTTCTAGGAAATCCGACATGCCTACCGATTTTATATGCGCCGTTAACATGGATTTGAATTCTTCTTCGGTCCCCACCGCTTCCATACCGCTAGCTATGTCATACCCCAATCCATCATCTAAGATACCCGCAGAATGAGACTCTCCTAGGATTGATTCAAAAACACCTTTCTTACCCTTTAGAGTTTCAATGGTGTACTCGTCAATAGTACCCTTTGCGGTAAGAACGTGAAGAGTACAAGCCGAGTGAGGAGAAGCCATGCGGATCATTCTTCCTACCAACTGTATAAGGTCTCCCCAAGACCACGGAGCATCCAATAAAATCATATGGGCGGCTTGTTGTAGATTAATTCCTTCCATACCTGCGGCATTGATAACAATTAGATCGTACCCGGAATTAGGATCTTGAAATTTAAGTTTAGCTTCGTGCCGTTCCTGTTCATTTTCATTCCCGGTTATGCGTAGGAATTTACGGTCGGTGAAATGTCCATCCTTGGTGATCTTTTCTAGACGATCAATCCAAGAACGATACTTTGTATAGACAATAATCTTCTCTCCCCGGTAGTCTCCATCTAACATATCTAACAGACACTCTTCTTTGGGAGACAGCTTTTTACTGTAAAAATCTTTTATGTTTGATCTGTCTAATAGACCCGGATGATTAGCAACAAGTTGATATACGGACAACATCGTCATATTATTGTTGACGTCTCGTTCACGCAGATACATCTCCCCATTATGTTCAACAAACGTGGGAGGAAGGACAAACTTTCCTTGGGGAATATCTGTTAGAAGTAATTTAGCTTGTTCGTCATTTAAGTCCACTCGGTGGTAAATGGTGGTGAGTTTAGGTAAGGGTTCTTTAACTTGAGCCTGAGACCTTCCATAAAAGAAGGGTCTTATACCCGCCTTAAACTTGGCAACGTTCTGGTATCCTTTTAGAGTTTTGATGCTTCTACCACCACCAATGTACTGGTCATAAAATATACAGAATTCTTCCTCAAAATCTCTCATGTAACCGAAAGGACGAATGCCTATGGCGGAGGCAATACTATAAAATTCGCTAAGATCATTCTTGATCACCGTAGCGGTTAATGCCCAGACCCATCCACATTGTTTTTGTAATGCCTGTACTAGATAACGATGACTCCCCCCGACACTGTTGTGTGTAACTAGATAGTCATCTGTAATATACAATCCTCGTTTTGTGGTCACAGTGATGCACCGTACTAAATTTCTTCCCAAGGTATCGATGGTTACTATTCTCTTAGCTCGAGCTGACATTTGACTGCTACGTTTTAACTTTCTCTGCTTCTCCCATTTTTCTGCTTTTCTAGATAAACGGAACGGGTTTATAGGAGTGAAGAGACTTATTCTCCAGAAATTTCGAGTTGTTATTTTTCTTTCATTTTTAGTGTAACTTCCCTCGTAAGGTCCGTGGATTCTTGCCACCCCACCAAGTGAGCGCACTAATTCTAGTGTATTTTCAGCTAGAGCCTTAGATGTGGTGTTGAGAATAATCTGTCCCGTGTCAGAAATACTCCCGTCTGTATCAAGTAATCCTCGCAATAATTCGATGCGTTGGGGGATACTTGCTCGCAAATAATCTAGAGGGATGTACTTTTCATGCGCTCTTTTACCTCTTAACCCAAAACGGCGCAACCAATAAGCGTATTCGTGAGTTCTCCAGGAAGGTTTTTTACTCCCATCTTTTCTTCCTGCCCAACGCACTAATGTTTTTCCAAAATGTACTTTTTTCTGAACTACCCGCCAAAAAATGAGATCATAGTTATCTTGAATAATCTTCAAAGAGGCTGGAAGAAGGGTCTTACAATGTTCCACTATCTCTAAATCTTCATTCGTAAAGCCCACACCATCGTAGGCAATGCTTCCATCTCCCAATAGAACACCCAAAACATAGGGAGAAATGGGGAGTCTTTTTCGCTTAGGTGTAAAGTTTACAGGTTTTGTTACCGGGATAGATAGAGGTCTTTTTAAAATCTTACGACGAACTATCTCAGTGATTAAGTTTTGAGTGGTGAGGATACGATCTGTATTCCTCTGTCTGTTATTCTCGTCTGTCACCAACCAAAGGTGTTTATCTGCAGCTTGTGCTTTACATCCGTCATCGGTGGTCAACTGAAAAACTTCGGCTTCGTGTATTGGGTGAAGTTCACTGACTTTACCCCATCCACCATCAGGATCGACTACCTTATCTCCTAATTGTAGTTCTCCCATAAATTTCCAACCTTCAGGAGTTAGCACTTTTGAAGTCAACGGTTGAGCTTTGAACTTCTGACACTCGTCAAGTATAAGAATGACGTTTTCTTTGTAAGGTTTAATGATCTTACAGAATTCTCTCACTTCACTAGCAATACGTTCTCGACCCTGTTTTACTGGATTACCTTCAGAATCAAATCGACCTTCTATTTTCTTCCTCTTACCAATCATAGAAGAGTATTTACAAATCATTACATCTATCTTTTTTGAGTGGAAGAATGTATGAAGCTGATCAAATCGTGCGGGGTAAGAAGACTTTTTACCAAATGTGTCCTGCATAACATAAGGTCGTAATGTAGAGAAACGTTCAAACTCACTAGCCCACTGCAACGTAGTGGACTTTGTTGCTAATACAATGATTTTGATGTTAGGAAAACGTCCTTTAAGATATGCGGCAGCAGCGATACAGTCTAGAGTATTATGCGTGGGTATATAATCATCTGTAATGTATAGGTTTCGTTTGGTTGAAACACGAATACACTGAGCAGACTTGACACCCACAGAAGAAATATCTAGAATTGCCCTAGCAAATATCGGAGGTTTCCAAATTTGTACCTTCCTAGTTAAGTGAAAAGGAACAAACGACGTCTTGATGCTGACATTCCAACTACCTCGACAGATTTTAATTGTGCCATCTTTCTTTTTGTACTTTCCTTTCCCTCCATACTTAATTTTAGCTATTCCTCCAAGGGAACGGACCAAATCTGCTACATCGTTAGCAAGGTGAAATGAGGTAGAAGAAAAATAAGCCCCATAGCTTTTCCCACATTCACCATCGGTATCCATTATTCCTCTAAGAAGTTCTATTCTGTTAGAAATCGAAGATTTCAAGTAGCACTCTGGGATAAATTTCTCATAAGAAAAGTGTCCAAACAAACCCAATTTCCTCATAGCATTAATATATGCGTTGTTTTTTCTAGTAGGGGTGATGATATTGTAATCGTGATCTCCTACATGCTTCAAATTCAATGTTGAAGGAAGTTCTTTCTCAACACGTTCTAGTATTTCTCTTTCAGCAACCGAAAAAGCCATATGATGTCGAAAAGTACCGTCACCTAAAAGAGCACCCATCGTGTAGGATTTAATAGAAAGAGAACTTCTTGCTTGAAAGGAGCTAGGTTTTATTGAGGGTAAAAAGAATCTATTACGGTGCCAACCTTCCGGACCGTTAATTTCAAACAGACCTTTTTCTAAAAGCTGTTTCGTGGTCAGAGTACGAAATTTTCCTTTTATTCTATCATCAACTGTTTGAACAGTCCAAAGATGTTCCTCACAACACTCTGTTTGACAACTGTCATTGGTTCTTAATCTAAAGATTTCCTTCTCTCCTTGAGGATACACCCCCTCTACATAACCGATTCCGCCGTCGGGATCGACTACGGCGTCACCCACTTTAATTTCTCCCATGGTAGTCCATCCCGTAGGAGTAAGAATTTTAGCGGTGAGAGGTTGTGCTTTTCCTAATCCTACAGCATCTCCCAATATGAATCTAGGCATCCTTATCAAATGATGAGCGGCTTGCTTTTGATATTCTCGTAAGTGTAACGGCCCCTCAGGAGTATGGGTCTTTAGTTGAGCGGGCCATTTAAAAGGAAGGAGTTGTTCTACATCCCACTGACGAACCGCATACAGTTTCTCTAGAGTAGCGTCCGGGAGTCCGAACTCTCTAGTGTAGGAGGTTATAAGGGGACAAGTAGGTAGTGTGTCGGTCACACTATTTAATACTATTTATTCGTCATCTTCGTCGTAAGAATCCCCGTAATCTTCATATACGGGGTCGGGGTCGTCATCTTCCTCTTCAGGAACAACGACGACTTCTTCATCCTCAACAATTTCTTCCTCATCAGGGGAAAGCGGCTCGTCTTCGTCATACCTATAGGCCATGATTATTCACTCCTAAAATGAATGTTAAAATATCTATTTATTGTCGAAAAGTAGTGTTACAAGATTGTCCAAAATTATAGTGTGCCAAACTTTGGGACTGACCCCACCCTTGACCTCTATCAAAAAATCATTCGTTAAAGAGAGTTTTCCAAGAATTGGATCATTCACTTCTACTTCGTATTTCTCGGACAAATGGCCATCAATGACTTTACGACGAAGTTTTACTTCATTGATAACAATACCATTTACACGCAACATGAGTTGATTCTTAGTTTCCATGCTACCACCCTCTTTAATAGATACTAAGAATTTACTTTTTCTATCGCCTGACATTCTCGGATGAGATTATCATAAGTCTTGTATCTCTGAAGAAGTTTAACAGCAGCGGAGCGAAGGATCTTCAATTTTTTCTTTTTGGCATCCCAAGAAAGAATACCAGGGTAAATTTCGTAGCACCCGAAAGAACACTGCGTAGCCAAAGGAGAAAGAGGCTTTCCCCAAGGAATTTTAACCTTGGCTCCACAAATCTTACAATTTAGTTCTACGGTTCCCTGGGGCATTTAATAGCCTCTCCTGTCAAGGTAGATTTCATCCATCGCTCTTTCCACAATCGCAATAGGACCAACCATGCGACCTATTTTCTTATCATCTTGGAGTTGTTGGTCCATGTTATTTCCTCGGACGATGAGCCTTCTGAACTTCCTTGATAAATTTTCTAATCTTATCGGTCGTCAATTCCGCACAATCCAAGGACATGGTGAGATTTTCCACTCGGGTTCCCACCATAGTTCCTAGCGTAACCCAACCCTCCCACCCTCGCTCGAATTTTGAGACGATAATTCGTCTTCGCCTCGGCTTCCCTGGCGAACATTTCCGCGTCCGATAATCTCCGATTTTCATGGCGTTCCTCCAGTTATATTCTACTGGGAACTACTGTAATAGGCTAATACTTTTCGTTCTATTTTTCCTGAGTATCTTCTTTTTTGTCAAGTGGAGGTAAACACGTAATCAGTGCTGTCGTATAAAACTCGTAAATCGTGACCTTCATGAGGAACTTCCCACTCAGAAACTCTATTACTGTGTGTTCAAAAACGTTGCGTTAACTGAACACTGAACCGTTGGAGAAGGTTTCAAACTATCCTTTATTCTATTAACAATTTCTCAGCGCGGCGACGAGTGTGAATTTGTTTGGAGTGAAAGTCACTATTTTCTGCCGTTTTTTCTGCCGTTCTTTGCGGAGGTCACCCATACAGCAAAATACGAAATGAGAATAGCCGCAACACCATAAAGAATAAGATAAATCCCGGTCATTACATTCCCATTAATATGATGGTGTCCCATGGGTATATTCTACTTTATAAGTATAGAAAAAGCTAGGACGCGTCAATAAAACTGACATAGTTCGGCTTCGTTTTATCATAAAGGGAGCAAAACTATAAAAGGTCCCACCGCGTCCTATATTTAGTACGTGGAAGTGCATTGTCGCGAGTGTCCCAACGTTCTTCGGATATCACCCCTCTATTGACAATGCGACAATATTCGTGCCCACAGTTAGGACAGTTGAGAACATGACGACCATTCAAGGATAAGTCAATAGGAAATTGAACATATCTATTACAGTTGTGACAATGAATTTCCTGGATTTCAAGAGAATCGTCATTAATCCCTGGCACGGAACCCTCTCATGAACTCAATTTTCGTCCGGACACCTGAAAATCAAATGGAACATCGGGAAAATCTATTAGTAGACTTTCTTCTGCTTCGTAGATTTCCCGTCGTCGTCTATAATCTGAGATTTTTGTATTGATGCGGGGTATAGGCATATGTTACTTTAAATACTGAGCATTTTCTGGCTTGGCAAAAAATCCCAACAATTCCTTGAGCCACTCTTTAGAAACTTCAATTGCGCCGTCGCCATAAACGAAAATATGATCAGAAGTTTGAACTCCGGTACCGCTTCGTTTTAAATCCACTAGACTTACAGACTCCCTACGAATTTCAATTCCTAGAATTTCGCTGTCCGTATCAAGAATGAGTCCCATTTATTTCCTTTTCTACATCCCCTCCTACAAGATACATCTTGATCAAATAGGAGAGCATATAACGACTACTTTCCACGTCGTGAAAAAGTAAAGGAGTATACTCGTAGGCTTGGTGGGAGAATTCCGGCCAATTTGTGTAGGGCTTGATCTTCTCATCTCTAGATGAATAGATTGCCATACGGTTGTCCATCTTAATTTTTAGAGACAAACCATGAGCATTAGTGGGAGAAGCAAGAGCAATAACTCTCATATCAGGTCTATTCTCTTGATATTTGGCAGCAATTAGGCCGCCTAATCCCACCCCAATAATTACGGATTTTTCAGGGAAGTTGAACTTAGAGGAAATTCTAGCAAAAGAATCTTCAGCAGATACTCCCGGATGAATATGGGGTAAATAAGGCCGAATGTACTTTGTCTCAGGGAGAGCATTTTTGAGAAGGTCCTCAAATCTCTCTAGTGTATCGGGACCTTCTCCCTGGTCGTGAAAAAGATAAATGGGTTCCATGGATTATGTTTTATTTACTGCTCACTTTCTGCCATTTTGGGCAAATATTATTTGATTCAATCACTTCTACCGTCATCATTCGCCTTCCTTTTTGAAAGTGTCAATAGCCTTACCGTTAGGACGAATGTACTCCCAGATTTCCTGGATGATAGACTTACCGTCGGCGAGAGCAAACTGAAGCCCCTTCTGGTATGTTATATCTTCTACTGTCCTAATGATGAATTCGGCTAATGCTTTACGTTCTTCACGGGAATATTTCTCCCGAATGAGGCCTGCTTCCTTCACAAGAGTGTGTAGCTTGTAGGTAGTATCCTCAATCTTACTGAAATCTTCCGACAACTTAGCGTCCCACTTCTTCAGCCAAGTCTTAAATCCTTCGGGAATCTTGGGGTCTTCAAGCAGACGGTCAATTTCAGAATCCTGACTATTCTTCATCATCTCCCAGACAGCAATGGGAGACAACCCGGTGAGTATACGGTGAAGGCGAACGTACTCCTCAAACTTCACCTTTACTTTCACCCCATTCGGATAGGTAAGAACATATCCTTCTGTGTTGGGAATGTTTTCCTTGACACATTCGGATAAAGTCTTCTTGAATTTCTTTACGATCGGCAGTCCGACCAACACGGCAGCGCGTTCCGCCATAGCGCGAGGCATCTCATAAGCGTCGTTAGGACCAACAAAGGCAAGCAGCACGAGTCCTTCAAAGTCGTAGGAAACGACAATGCGGTTGGCCGCGTAGATAATTTCGCAGACCGGGGTATAGCCCTTCGGAAACGGCTCATCCGGGTGAAGGAGTTCCGTCACATTCAAATGCTCGCGCAAGAATGCCGTTGCCCATCGCGCCTGGTCAGAGTCAAAAGACCCCCGTGTAGCTACGTGCCATTGGTTGTCATAGGGAAAGACAATACCTAGAGAATTATGAACCAATACACCCCTTACCATATAATTGCCTGTAGTGGTTTTAATGTCAAATCCCTTACAACCAGAACGGAAATAGCTGTGAGTGGCAGTTTTCTGGTCTCCTGTCAGTTTGGAGATCCTAAGAATTTTAACATCTCTCTTTTCTCGTATTTCTTTACCTGGAGTATGACCTGAATACTTTACATTTCTGTATTCTTTAGGAAGTTTGTATCGCAAACAGGGTACTATATGAGCGGCAATTGCTTTCCAAAACTTGTCAATTTCCCCATTCTTTCCGGCGTTAAGTCTAACTGACCAGGTTGAACCTCCACGATTATCTTCTGACAACCTGTAGTCTACACCATATAATTCACGCAACTTGACACCTAGTCTTTCACAGTCCTTCTTTTTGAAACCATTGGTAGCAAAATGAGCACGATCTTTCTGTCTTTCATCGTGTTGAAGAGAACCGTCGTCCATGTACCACTTTGCCACACAAAAATTATTCATCCAAGATAAATCCTTAGGAACAACTTTTGTTCCATTCGGGTACCAAAGTTGTCGTATCCTTTCTAACCATGTGTAGGCTTTAGAGTTGGCTTGCTCCATTATGGTGCCATGCCCAGAGACCTTGGATTTTCCCTGAATGGCACATTCACCCAACCAGAGACGGATTTCCTTTACATACTCTAGGTGCTCTTGTTTATGATTTTCCCCATAAGAGTAAGAATGTGTTCCGTTTTTAGACAACGACCCATCTCCCAGGAGGCCTGCCCTTATAAGTTCCAACACAGCGTTATCAGGTCGGAGTTCCTGAGTTGAAACTAGATCTCCAACTTTTGCGTAAGCTGCGGGTTGGTACCTTCCATTCAAAAGAATTCTGTGATTGGGTGTTACAGGAATATGGTTTCCCGTCCTACAGCCTGATTTCAAAGAAGGTAAACAATCCACTGTCAAAAGAAGCCACTGGTCCTTAATTCCATTGTCAAACCAGTCCACAATTTCTGTGGGGACAAGTCTTCCTGCAACATCCGCACCCACGAGTTTGACTTTTAGACGATTTTTAACTACCTCACGAATTGTGATTGTTCCGCCATCCCACAGATTGAGAAGTGTATTTCCTAGAAAACACCCATCCAGCTTATCGGTTACTTCCGGAATACCGATAAGATTTTCTTCCATCGTCTCTGGAACATATTCTGTGTTCAGGTTGTGGAATTTGTTGAAGGCACGGGCGATGACCCGTGCTCCGTCAAACGGATTACTCGGTACTGGGCCAACCTGTAGGGAAGTCTCAACAATCAAGCCCCGGCAGACAGATGTTACGCTGTCCCAAATACGATCAAACTGAGCTTTCTCAGTGTAGTTCAATATCGTCAGACGGGGGTAGAGCGGGTGATCCTGGCAACGAATGACACCATTGGTAACGTGTTCTTCGAGCTTTTCAATATCGAGAATGTCGCGCAAATAAGTCGTTGTGAAATCATTGACCACGTGATTAAAAATCTTCAAGATCCTCACCCCTAGCCGCAAAAACGGTCAAACCAACACTTCTCCAAAATCGAATTACGCGGGGTCTGTCATCAATGACCAACCGGATGTTCGCCTTGTCCACATACTTCAATATCATGGCGAGGAGTTTTTCCTTAACGATGACGTCGCTGGAGAGGAAGTCGCCCCGGTTACGCATGAGCAATCCCTGGAAAGGAACTCTGGCCTTATGGAGCAACCAGTCCTCAGTGTCCGGACCACAGTCTTCGTGACGGCCAGAAACGATGATAATTTGATTCTCACGAGACTCCTCGCAAACCATCCTCGCGATGTTCCAATGGACCTTGTCCTCGCCCACGCGGGACTCGTCATAGGGGGAACGCACGCCTTCACAATCTGCCAGAGTACCGTCAACATCCACCAAAACTGTAGGGGTGTTTTTAAACACTTCAGGACGTTCGTTACGGATGAATTGCTTGGTGATTACAGACCGACCCACACGGTCCCTACCCTCACGGTGGCTATCACGACGAACGCACTCGTCAAGGGAGACATTCACTTCATATTTACAGAACTCTGCTCCCTTTTTCTTGGCAAACTCTTCCCACTGTTGACGAGTCCTGGAATTGATATTCAGGTCATCCACAATGACATTGAATCCAGCGTCTAACGCCTGCCCTGCCGCCTCAAATTCGAGCTTTTCAACAATCTTTTCGTACCGGGCGTTCCAAGTCTCAAAGAGCATCTTGCGAATACTATCCCGATTGACGCGAAGAGTATAACGATCAAGCATGGTCTTGGCAATGGTAGATTTTCCAGAACCGCTTTCGCCAATCATGAGGGTGAGAGTTTTCATATCAGTATTCTACTGTGGTGGGAAAGAAAGAGCTACTTTGAAGGCTTCTAGATAAAGAGCGGCTATTCTTAGCCATTCGGGGTTATCAGAAAACAATCCTAATGCCGCATTACAATTAAAACAGAGGAGACCGCGAACCACACCAGTTATGTGATCGTGGTCTATGTGAAAACACGCATCCCTTTGATTAGGTCTTTTACAAATAGAACGGTGATAGATTGTCGCGGTAGCGTTGTTGTGTTTCCTTGTATCGTTCTTCGTTTTCTTCCCAGTTACGATTCCGAATAATTTTCTGATTCTTACGAAATTTTCGCTTACAGAATAGAGCCATCGTTGATAGCAGTTCTCGCAGAGTCCTCGGGTTTTCTTTTCCGAGGCATGATTACAGGGAATAGGTTCAGGATATTCGTTATTTTTGGGAGGCATGCGGAAATTTCTTAGTATACTCTCGAAGGGTGGAGGAGCGCATTTGCCGTGACATGCGATCAACAAAAAGAATGCCATTCAGGTGATCAACTTCATGTTGAATAATTCTAGCTTCAAGTCCTTCCAAATAGATGTCTCTTTCGTTACCCAAGACATCAGTATACTTCATATCAACCTTGGTGCCTCGACTCACTTGATTATATACCCCAGGAAGACTCAAACAACCTTCATCCATAACAGTTTCCGGACCATGGATGAGTATACGAGGGTTGCAAGCCACAAGGGATTCCTTTTTGTTTTTCATAACAAAGATTCTGAGGGAAGCTGCTGCCTGAGGTCCGGCCAGTCCCAACCCGTTATAGGCATTCATAGTGGCGATCATATTTTCAGCCAGAGAAGCAAGATCACCATTGAAATCCCTCACCGCTTCGGCGGGGATTGTAAGGATGGGATTATACCACTTTACAATGTCAAGAACTTTTACGTTCATAGATCTTTTCTTTCCTATCTTCAATAGATTTACGAATCATCTGAACTCTAAAAACTAGGGTCACGATAATAAGACAACAAAAGCAAGAATGACAAAGATACAGGGAAGATATTAAGGTCAACCGCAACGAACACCCTCTTCGGTTTTTACACAGTTTTCATTGATTTCATGTTGTGACCACTGATGACCGCAATCGGGACAGTAGCAGGTTTGATGACCGGAGTCAGTCGCAGCACGCAGCACGTTCATCAAGAATTCGTCGGTACGCCAAATTCCAATCAGTATGCTTGATAAGGCCTCGCAGCATTTTCATCAAGAATTCGTCGGTACGCCAAATTCCAATCAGTATACTGACCAAGTTCCTCGAAAGTAGTGACGGAACCGTCATCACCGACCCAACGAGTCGGCATACGACCAACAGAAGCAGCAACATATCCGTCGTTGCGACGCCAGACATAATAAACGTCAGCATCCCTGTCCAGAGTTGTTCCTACTTGTACAGGCAATGGAGTTTTCACAGATTTTTCTCCTCACACTAGTCTACTTGCTTTTTCCAAGAAAGACTATTACTTACAAATCGCCATCAAGGCAAGTTCCCTCTCACTCAATTCTCCACGATTTCGTGTAGAACGCTTCGCCGCAGCAAATGCCACTTCCCGATGTTCCAAACAAAATTTGTTACTACCCACGACGTAATGGGAAGCCAATCCACATGGATGTTTCTCACCACCACGAATAATGACAACAGTACAAGGTTCGGATATAATCCTCCGAGTAGCAGGACGAACTCTTGTGGTGGAAGAGCCTTCTAGATTAATATTGGGACTGAATACGTCTCTCATGATTTTCCAAGTTGGGTACGAAGGTGACCAACATCGTGATAGCCCGCTTCAAGGATTAAACGACCTGCGGTTTCTGACTCCCGTTGCGCGTCCCACAGTTCATATCGGGCGGCGTCAGCAGCTAGGCGGGTGACTTGTTCAGAGGAAATAGCATCTCGTAAACGAACACAAGCCACTAATCCCCGCTCACAAAGTGGGGTTAGCACTGCTACGTCCTCAATCTTAGGTACACGATCACGGTCATTCATGTACCTATTCTACGGGGTGTTTTTATTTTAGGTTAATCTTCAAAATCTTCAATTCAATGAGGAGGACGAACCATAGAAGTTCGCGTCATGTATTTTGCTACCGATCTAGCGATAGCACGGGTGGGGAATAGATAGGGCACTTCAACATCCACAGTACGACGACGGGACTTGGAACCTAATACGAGCCAGCCTTCTCCCCCATTTTCGGTCCAATAGGTGTGCCAGGCTCTACGATAAGGGGATAGACGAATATTAGTTCCAGAACGACTTACTCCTCTAGGATTAAATGCATTGTTTATTTTGTCAAATATACCCATAAATATACCTCTCCTTCTTAAAGAGGTTTCTGTAGTATGATACTAGAAGTTCTATACTACAATGAAAACTGCTACCTCGTCCCGGAGATCTAAAGTAGAATATAACTGGAGGAACGTTATGACGATGGGAGAAAAGTATCCTGCCGAAGCAGCCAAAGAAGGTTTCAATTCCTCCTCCAGTCCTGTCGAACATATTGAGATTAAGCATTCTTTAGGCAGCTGGAAAGTTACTCTTCACAGCACTTATTGGACGCTTCCCGAAACCGTTGACTGCTGGAATTCTGTTTGTCTATCCAGCCATCGTTATCGCGGGCACGCTATTGGACAACTTCGTCGTTTGGCGAAGCATAGTCCGGACCGTGATGCACGCTTTCACATCGCTCCTAGCATTAACGGAGAAATCCGTTGGACCGTTTATATAGATACAGAGAACAACTAACCTTTTTCCATCCTCTACAGTAGAATAAGAGTGGAGGAACGTTGCACTCATGAAAATCGCTCGCAAAGGCTCACCCATGATTTCGGGCGGAACGAATTCCGCCCCTAAAAAGTTCCAGATTCAAGCCTCTGGAGCGGCGTTCGCTGTTTTGTCTTCCAAGCTGTATAACAACAAACCTCTCGCTATCGTTCGGGAACTCTCTTGTAATGCCTATGACGCCCATATCGCGGCGGGCAAGGCTGAGGTTCCGTTCGACCTTCACCTGCCCACGAGTTTTGAACCCTGGTTCGCTATCCGAGACTATGGTATTGGTCTGGCTCCGGAAGAGATTGAAACTTTGTATTGTACCTATTTTTCCTCAACAAAGAACAACGACAACACCATGATTGGCGCAATGGGTCTGGGGTCTAAGTCCCCGTTTTGCTACACCGATGGTTTTACCGTTACCACCTTTTGGAACGGGAAGAAGTACATCTATTCCGCCTACATTGAGAACGACGGTACACCTTCCGTCAAGCGTTTGTCTAGCCATAAGACCGATGAAGTTAACGGTCTCGAAGTTCAGTTCCCAGTCAAGTCACAGGATTGCTGGGAATTTGAGAACATGGCTCGGGTGGCTTTGGAGTTCTTCAACCCGCTTCCCAACATTAATGTTAAAGGATTTGAAGTTCGGCAGCAAAACTACTCCATCAAGACCGACCGCTGGGGTATGCGTGCTCTGGCTCCCACCCACCATACGAGCGGCATCCGCGCTATTATGGGTGTGGTTCAATACTCTGTCGGTAACCTTGACATCAGCCGTCTGTCCTCTGAACAACGTAAACTGAGTGAAAAACCTCTGGACATTTTCTTTCCTATCGGTTCATTGTCCGTTGCCGCATCGCGTGAAATGCTCAGTAACGACGAGACTACTATTGATGCTATCCTTACCGAACTCACCACTATTTACTCCCGGATGATGGAAGAAATCGTGGAACGTATTGAAAACTGCAAAACGGAGTGGGAAGCACGACTCTTGATTTTCAGTATGCTGGCGGACGGATCCACACAGGGGGTGGTTCAGTCAGCTATTAACGAGGGCAAAATCTACAAGAAGTACTCCAACTTTACTTTAGAAAAAGACCTTCCCTTCATAAACGAGTTGGACTATCACCACACGATGCTTTCCGTTTTCTCCAAGAGCGGCGGAACCAAGTGGGCCACGAAGCATAACCTTTTCACCAAGCGTGCTCCCGACGTTCGTGAGCGTATTGAGGTGGAGGCCCTCCAGAACACGAGCATTTTGACGAAGTACGACATAGAGTTTAGCGTACAACCCACTGTTGCCTTCGTTGTCAATGACATCAAGTTTGGTGGAGAGAAATATCTTCATCAGTTCATCCAGGGTGATGACGGTGGTGTGAATCGGTTCAAGAAAGTATACTTGTTCAGCCGCTATGACAAAAACTCTTCTCATGAAGATATGATGAAGGAATTTGAAGCCATCTACCTCAAGATGTGTGGCGTTCCGATCATCAAGATGTCTGAACTCAAGGCAAAGTACCCCGAACTTGACGAACGTATGCCGGGCCAAGCTACTGGACCGCGCCGGGGACTTTTAGTCATGAGCGGCAACGGTCGCTCTCAATATGGTAAAGGCTGGAGCAGGACTTGGAAGAAAATCTTCTCTAGCGAACTTCCCTCCGGAGAGAAGTACTTTGTGTGGGTGGAGAACTTCACTACTCTTTGCCCGGTGGCTGAAATTCCTTTTTATAACGGGTCTGCTTTCGTGGACTACATTTCAGTCGTCCGGGGTAGCAAGGCTTTCGGTCTTACCCAACATACTCCGGTTTACGGTATTAAGAAGGGTACAAAGTTGCCGAAGATGGGCGACGGTCAGTGGACGGAACTTATCCCTCAGATTTTGAAGAGGATCCCCATTGTCATGACGGCGGAAAAACAGATGAAACTCAGCCACAGGGTCAAGCTGTTCAACAACGATTTTGAAGATTTCTTGGATTATGCTAACAAGAAAAATACTCTGGATTTGAACAGTCCTATGTTCCAGTTTGTAACTCTGTGGAATAAACAGGACGGGAGTGATGAGGGGGAGTATTTGTGGGAAGTTGTGAGCGTAGCAAAACAGGCAGGAAAATTCAAAGTGGAACACGCTATAGATTTTTCTGCCTTGTGGAATGAGATGGTTAACACTCATTACCCTATTCTTACCCTAAGTTTTAACTCTTATTATAGTCACAACAGTAGAATGAGTGAGAAGCTACTGGAATATGTAAAAAACATGGATGAACATGAGAACAACAGCAACATCAGAATTACGACCGTAGAGGAGACGGTCCAGTCATGAGCGCAACCAAAACAAAGAAAGCACCCTATCCCTTCACGGTGAACGATACCTATATCAGCTTGGTGGTGGACGGTCGCCCGTTCAGTTTGAACGAGACCCATCCCACGTTTGAAGAACTGCGTTCGGCCCTGATTGCCAAGCGTTGGAGTAAGGTTCCCCATTTGGTCACCATAGCGGCAGTGGTCTCTAACAAGAGTCACGGCGCTGTTACCGTCAATCGCGGGGGAGTCTATTACAAGAGCCGCGAGGTTGACAGCAGTTTGACCCGCCGCATCACCTATATGCTCAAGGAAAATTATCCAATGGACTATATGCTCAAGTTCATGGATAACCTCTACAGCAACCCGAGTGACCAGGCTATCAGTGAACTCTTTGACTTCCTAAGCAAGAACGATCTTCCTATCACGGATGATGGCTGTTTTATGGCCTATAAGATGGTCAATCAGGATTACACCGATTGCCACACGAGCAAGTTCGACAACAGCCCCGGTCAAGTCCTGGTAATGAAACGTTCGGATGTTGACTCTAATCGTCAAGAAACCTGTTCGCGGGGGTTCCATTTTTGTTCAGTGAGCTACCTGAGCAGCACGTATGGTAGCGGGGGGCGGTTGATGCAGGTTAAGATTAACCCCAAGGACGTCGTGAGCATTCCTCCGGACTACAACTTTGCTAAGGGTCGCACTTGGCGTTACGAAGTAGTCAAGGAAATCTCAGACAACCGTAATGGTTTTGACGGAAGTCTGGATCATCCGTCCATGCTGGTCAGTGTGGTTCCGGTTGCCAAGGAGCGCAAGACGCTCCTGGAAAACATCCTTAACCACAAGACCGTGAAGCGTGCCATCTATCGTGGTAAGTGGCGTGACAAGAGCATCCGCAAATGGAACTATGGGCAACTTGCCAAGTTTTGGAATCGTCTCCCTCATCCGCTTTCCCCGGCTGAACAGTCTAAACTGTTCCAGAACACGCTCCGCGTGATTCGCGAACAGGCAGGCATCAGCCTCAAAGAAATCTCTGAGGAACTGGATCTGAGTTACAAGGCAGTATGGGCAGCCGAACGTTCCAACAGCCTGCGCCAGACCACCGTAGACCGCTACATCGAAGCCATTGAACTTATCAAGGTTCGGCGTAATCGTGAGTCTGAAGAGTAAAACATAGGCCCAGATAATACTGGGCCTTTTCTTTTGGAGATGGTATGATTTGAAAACATGGTTCGGTGTATTCGTGATAGAATTCATTGGGTGAAGTGGTTTAGTTGGCAATGATAGCATGCTAATCTATATGATTAGGGCAAACGCAGATATGACCGAGGGACGCGGCCCTATGAAAATCGTTGGCATCACTACCCATAAACATGCTGCCATTGCTTATGCTTTGCAACAGCCAGGCATCATGGGTTGTAAAAATATGCAGAGGGGAGTAAAAGAGCCTTTTAACCTCTGCGCTTTTGATTATCCCACAATGAAAGGCACCATGTTGGTGTACGGAGACTGGGAAGTAATCGAATTCGATATCGATTAACTTTTTTGAAAAACAGCCAGTAGAATACTTGTGGAGGAACGTTGCCATGGCAAAAACCAAAACCGTGAAAGTTGAAGTTAGTAAAGAAGATAAGATTGTCACGTTGTCCGCCGCACTGAACACCAAGCCCCAGGTTGTTGTGGAAGCCTTCTCTCCTGCTGAGAAGACCTTCGCCGTTCGCGTTGGCTGGAAGGGTACTCTGGAATTCGGTGGTCTGACCTTCCCGGTCGGTACCTACACCGCCATCAAGGAAGGCAAGGTGGAGTTCAATACCGTTCACACTTCTTGCGGCACTCGTTTGAAGCAGGGTGCGATGGGGTTTTCAGTACGAAGGAGACAAGTTCGTTTTAGTAACCAATGGTGTGAGCATTGCGATACGAACGTTGAAAAGGACGAACAGTCCAGGGAAGAACTGGAAGCGTGTGAGCCTGCCAACGACAAGATTTTGGAAATCGTTCGCTTCGTTAAGTCTAACGAGATTGACCCCATCTACTTTGGCAAGACCGAGTTCCTGGGCACGGAGGGAGAGAACAAAAAGTCCAAGGCTGACTCTCAGCGCGGCTACGCTCTTCTTCTGGAGGGAATGTTGGGAACCAGTACCGTGGCGCTGGCAAAGCGTAGTACTCGCGGTCGTGAACAGTGGCTGATTTTGCGCCCCTTCAACACCACCACCATCGTCGCCAGTGACTTGCTTTTTGGGTACGAAGTTCGTGCCTTCGACAAGACTAACGATCTTCCTGCTGCGAATGTACAGGAAGCGGAACTTGCCGAACAGTTAATCGAAGCGATGACCGAAGAGTTCAACGAGAATGCCCAGTACTGAAACCACCGTGGAAGATACCACCGATGTGATGGTGGCTCTTATGAACTCCGTCGCCAGGGCCAAGCGTAAGGCGGCATAACAAGTTTGGTGGCGCGTAGCGTTCCTCCAAGACCCCTACCAGCGCCACCAGGGGGTCAAGGCTCAGTCCTTGACCCCTCCCTCTTTTATAGGCAGATGTAGGGAGGAAAAATGAAGTATCAAATCATGAATCGTTTCTCGTTACGAAGCTGGAGCGACGATTAAACTTTTGGAATTTGAAACTCGGACCAGGAGTAGTATGACACAAGAACTGTGGGAAATCTTAATTCCAGCAAGCGAACATGATGAACCTTTCAGTAAAGACTATCATCGTATTTGGGATGCTAAGATTCGTGCTATCACTGGAGGACTGACCATTCATACTGTCGCTAAAGGTCAGTGGGTTAACAAGGAAGACGGGTGGCAGTTGTATGAAGAACAAATGATCCCCGTTCGTGTTTCCTGTACTCGCGAACAACTTGAAGAGATTTTAAAGATTACAAAAGAACACTACAAACAGACTCAGATCATGGCAGTAAAGATTTCCTCGGAGGTAATTTTCTATGAATAAATACGACAAACATCGCATCTACGTTGTTGTGGCGAGCACCGTTCAGAATCCTGTTAAGGTTACTGAAGAAGGATTCATTCGTCTTACTCCGGAAAGTAAGACTACTGTTCAGCCCCTGGGACGCCAGGTTGCCCAAGTTGCTCACGTGGTTAGCAAGGTCCGCGTCAATATGGCGCTGGATATGACTTTTTCCAAGAACAAGAAAAATCTGGAACAAGCCTGGGAACCTATCACCACGATTGTTCTTCAGTGCCGTGACAGTCTGGAACTTGCCCATGTGTACGATCTTTTACAGGAAGCGGACATCAAGGTTGAATACTTCATGGATGACAACCCGGAATACGGACCGGGAAGAGTTATCACCGCTATTGCCACCCATCCTGTACTCCCGGAAGACGTGGTCGGGATCACCGACTATCTTCCCTTGCTGAAAGGATAAGTTATGGGACGCGAATTGAAACGAGTGCCGTTGAAATTCAATACTCCTCTAAAGGAAACCTGGAAAGGGTATGTAAACCCTTATCTCACCTATATGAAGCAGTGTGATGCTTGTGATGGATTGGGATGTAATCCTGAAATCAAAGTTCTCAATGATCAATGGTACGGAAGTGCTCCTTTTGATCTTTCTTCCACAGGGAGTAGCCCTTTTTCTAGTAATCACAAGATTATTCGTAATCTGGCAACTAACAATTGGCTTGAATCAACTTGGATTACGATTGACGAAGAATCTCAGCGTCTTGCTACTCTATTTAATTCTAGTTGGTGTCATCATCTAAGCAAGGAAGACGTGGATGCTTTGCTTAAAGCAGATCGTCTTTGGGAATTCACTCGTATTCCCCTTACCGAAGAACACAAAGAGATCATCCGTAAGAAGAGAGCCGAAGGAGGAAATTCTTGGTTGCCCTTTGACAACGGTTATATTCCTACTCCTCAAGAAGTAAATGACTGGAGCCTAACAGGTTTCGGGCATGACAGTGTCAATCAATGGACTTGTGTAAAAGCACGAGCCAAAAGGGAAGGCGTAAAGAATCTAAGTTGTCCCAGCTGTAAGGGAAGCGGACAAATTTGGAAGTCTACCTATTACAAACGTAAGGCGAATTCCTGGCAGCCAACGGAACCTCCTCGGGGGAGGGGGTTCCAACTTTGGCAAACCACTAAAGGATCTCCTATTAGCCCGGTATTTCGTACTTTGGATGCCCTATGCGAATGGGCGGCAACCAATGCTACCACTTTTGGCAACGCAACAGCCAGTGCTGAAGGATGGAAGAGTATGCTGTCCGACGGTATTGTTACTCATCGGGAAGGCAATTTAATCTTTCTATAATCACTACTTGTGGAGGAGGAAGCACAATGAAAGTTCCTGTTTACTACCGCCGACTTGTTGACGGTGACAAGGTACGAGAATACAAGTTTCTTCTGTCTCCTAGCAATCTGGAGCGTCGTAGGGAACTTATCAGACGCATCATGGTCAAACGTCATCTCACTCTCTATGACAAATTCACTTCCTTGGGTGACGGAGTTGTTCAACAGGACTTCATTCCCGACTTCAGTGACACGGCTGTTCTTATCCGATGGAATGAAGAAAAATTACTAGATATAATCTTATCAAGAATTTAATTCCCGCCATGTAACATGTGGCGAAAATAGGAACTGGCATCGTCGTAATCTGGGCATTCCTATTAGGCTTTATCGTCAAACGTGATCGCTAACCTTTTTCTGGTCCTATCAAGTAGAATATTCATAGAGATTGAAGCTGCCCCGTTGTGGCCCGAATCTCTAACACTTTTTATGGACTTTCAATTCAAAGCGGAACTTTTAACGGCGGTGACTCTGAATGAAGTCGCCACTAAATTGTTGGGTAATGGTAGTTTTGGAGCGCAGGAAAAACGTAATGGAAAGCGGCGTGTAATCGTTCGCGAAAAAAGTTCTGTATTCTGTTTCAACCGTGAAGGCGAAAAAAGAGATCTTCCTCGTAAATTAGTCTCTGTTCTTTTGAATCATCCTCTCCCTCGTTTTGTCATTGATGGTGAATTGGAAGGAACCGTACTTTCCCCCTTTTACAGCGGGTTTGACGCCCTTATCCTTAACAATGAAGCTCTGGCACCGGAAGAATACCGCTACCGCGAAGAACGTCTTCATGAGGAATTCGGTAATTTTCATCCTATGGTCAATGTTCTCAAGACTGCATGGACCTATAAGGAAAAACTTGCCCTCATTAAAAAGCTACATGCGGAAAATGCCGAGGGAGTCGTCTTCAAGAATAAGTATGCTGTATACAAGGAAGGACGGGCGGGACAGCACTATAAGTGGAAATTTTGGAAGTCTGCCGACTTTGTAGTTATTGGACCTTCTGCGGAAGGGAAAAACAGTGTTGAAATTGGAGTATTCAATAGGGATAGGTTACACCGGGTGAGTGGTGTAAGTCTTATTGGAAGAACAAGAGTGCGTCCGGGTGATGTTGTGGAAGTACAATACCTTTATTCAACTAAAAATCTTCACATTGTCCAACCTGTTATGTTGCGAAAACGTGACGATAAAAAGGCTACTTCGTGCACAGCGGACCAACTCGTTATTAACAGAGATATGAAATGAGAAATTATTCCTTAAAATTAAGAGTTGATAGGAATGACCCCAGAACAAAAATCTCCGTGCGTAGACTATTACAAGACATATTGGAGTCTTCTTTTAACGCTTTTGATAGAGGAGAATTCCATCATGGAGATTGTGTAGGTGCTGCTCAAATAAATGAGACCGCGTGGATGTTGGGTTTTAACACAGTGGTACACCCGCCTACAAATACTCGTAATCGTTTCTTCTGTAAGCCTCGTCCTTATCTGAATGCTGAGGCTCCCTTAGAATATGTTGACTTTATTAACAAACTCGTTCCCCAAAAATTTACCATTCTCTCTACCACAAAAGAGATAAAGATATTGTCAATTCAGCAACACGTATGATCTCTGCCCCGGCAGGTATTAGTGAAGAGTTACGCAGCGGTACATGGACGACAATTCGCTACACACGGAAGATGAAAATTCCTCTTTCTATTGTGTGGCCTGACGGGTATATAACTCATGAAAACTTTGGAAACGAAGCAGGTGTACAGTAAGGTTTGTGTTTGTGGTCACACAAATTGGAATCATCATGCCAGTCTGGTTTGGCCCGAAGAAACAAGAAAATACCTAGAAAGTTCTACAGTTTTTCAAGAGTGCGAATTTGATTTTAACTTGTGTAGTTGCCAGATGTTTATTGACCAGGACGACCCGCACAAAGACGACAAGATAGCAGAGTATGTAAAGGTATGGGATTAGGCCTCCTAACACGTGATCAGTTCCGCGAAGGAGTCTTCGCGAGGGATAATCACAAATGTGTGGTTTGCGGCCAGCCGGGGCAAGATGCTCATCATATTATGGAACGTAGACTATTCCCTGATGGGGGATATTACTCTGAAAACGGAGCAACTCTCTGTGGCAAATGTCATCTAGCAGCTGAAGCAACAGACTTAGCAACCGATGAAATTCGCGCCGTAGCTGGAATTAAAAACACCATTCTACCCCCACATCTTTATCCGGACCAGCCCTATGACAAGTGGGGCAACCCTGTCTTAACAAATGGCTTACGCTTGAAGGGAGAACTTTATGACGATGAATCTGTGCAGAAAGTTCTTGAACCTGTACGACATTTGTTTCTTAATCGTGTAAAATATCCTCGTACTTGGCATTTTCCTTGGTCCCCCGGAATGAAGGAAGACGACCGAGAATTGTCTGAAGAAATCTTAGACACCTGGAATGGTACCGAAGTAGTTGTCACCGAAAAAATGGACGGTGAAAATACCACCATGTACAGGGACTATATGCATGCTCGGTCTCTGGATTATGAAGCGCACTCATCAAGAGATCGTGTCAAAGCATTACATGCTAGTATTGCTCATGACATTCCTAATAATTGGCGTATTTGTGGTGAAAATCTTACCGCCAAACATAGCATATATTATTCGAATTTGCCTTCGTTCTTTCTTGTATTCAGTATTTGGGACGGTTTGACTTGTCTCCCTTGGAAAGATACAGTAGATTATGCGGGACTCCTCGGTCTACAAACCGTTCCGGTAAGATGGTATGGAAAGAAATGGGAAGACTTTTCACCCGAAATACTAGAACAATATTCCCTCAATTCTGACAAGTGGGAAGGTTACGTTGTGCGGCCTGCGGGGTCATTTCACTTAAAAGAATTTTCTACCCGAGTGGGCAAGTATGTTCGAAAAGATCACGTACAAACGCACGGACATTGGATGCGTAGTCGCATAGAATGGAATCATTGGGATGAGTAGATGGAAGAGGTTCAAATCCGTTGTTGACGTTCTCAATTTTCAAATCCAACGATTTATTACTCTAAGTTTGTCTGTATTCTGCCTGCTGTCTGGATTCTTAAATTTACTCTTCATCATGACTAATGAAGGTCCTATGGAGACAGAAGAACTCCAACACTATTTGAAAATGGGTCTAGCTCATCTGTCTATTGGATGTGTTGCTGGCTGGATGTACGTTTGGGCCCTGAAGAATCGCTATCCCAATTATCCTAATCACCGAGAGACAGAATAATAACTTCCTCTTCCTTTTTGAGGGAAGAGCAATGCCATCATTCTGGCAATCCAGTACAGTCTACACCTTAAACACCCGCGTCGTAGATAACAATGGCAACCTACAACAGGTCATTGTAGCGGGAGCCTCTGGACTCACTTCTCCCACTTGGGCAACTACGCTAGGAACAACCACTCCAGATAATTCCATAACTTGGAAACTGGTGGGGTATCAAACAATACAAATCCAAAGAAAACCTATTGGTCCTGTTCAAGAAATTCCTTCCGATGTCATTTCTGTCAGTACGGGTTCTAGTGACGCAGGAAAAATTGTAACTTTAAGTTCCTCTGGACTATTGGATCCTTCCGTTATACCCAGTGGTACTGGGGCGATATCCGTTACTACGGTTACTTCTAACTACACTGTCCTGGTTACAGATTTTCTTATCTTTGTAAACTCTACCACAGCAGTAGCTCTTACTGTTCCTGATACATCTTATCTGGGTCAAACATTCAGGATTAAAAATATCAACACTGGTGTAGTAACAATCGCTGGAGTTACAGGGACAATTGACGGACAAGCAAGTGTTCAGCTATCCCTACAATATCAGTCACTTGACCTAGAATGGAATGGAACTAATTACTTCATTGTATAGGACAACATGAGCTATAATCCCTTTAACAACGGCGTCTACAATACCACTCCGCCGACGCTGACAAATGGTCAGATGAGTGCGGTCCAATTAGACGTCAACGGTAATCTTAAAATTGCTTCCATCCCTTCTGGAATTAACGTAATCGGTCATATCATTGCGGATTCGGGATCTACAACTGTTGTTACAGGAACAGTGGCGGTTACTGAGTCAGGAGTGTGGGTTGTCCGTACCCAGGATGGTAGTGGTAATGCTGTGTCTTCTACCAATGAAGGTAGCCCAGTTACAACTGGATTAAATGTTCATATTCAAAATGCTTCTGCTATACCTGTTACGCTTACTTCCACCACAATTACTGGAACGGTAGGAGTCACCCAATCTACTTCTCCTTGGGTCGTATCAAATTCAGGAACATTCGCTGTTCAAGCCACTCTCACCGCAGAAACCACTAAGGTTATTGGTGTTGTAAGAACTTCTGATGGGACGGGAAATCTACTCAGTTCCACCACAGAAGGCTCCCCTGCTACAACTGGACTCAACGTTCATATTCAGAATTCTAGTCCTATATTAGTCTCAGACGGAGTCACAGGTAATTTTGCTGTCGTAAGCGCGGGGAATAGCACAACTGCTACCTTGCTAGCTAGTGCTACCTTCACCGGAACAACTATGGACTTGGTTACGCTGGGCTATATAAGTATACAAGTTCAATCTCTTTCTAACGTAGCGGGAACACTCCAGATTCAATTCTCTACGGATAACTCTAACTGGGATCACATAATTACGGGAGCAGCAGCGGCTGCTTCTTCCGCTAGTTTGGCCACAGGTATTCATGCCCGGTATGCGCGAGTAGTTTACGTCAATGGGGGGACAAATCAGACAAGTTTTAGACTACAGACGCTGTTAATTCCTTCTGTCGTTCAAGCTACTGTAAAAGATTTGGACACAGGATTGAACGGAGACGATAACCTACTCTGTACTCATAGTGTTATCACAGGTGTTACAACAGGGGGAGGGGGAGGGTACGTCGATGTAAAAGTCAATCCTTCTGGTTCTCTAGTAGCCGCCGTAACCGCAGCTGATGGCGATGTATATGTTCGCAGTAATGCTGCATCTACGTTCCCCGTAACGGCAACAATAGCGGCTTCACAGACTATCGCTGTAACTCAGGCGACGGCAGCTAGTTTGAACGCAACAGTCGTTCAAGGTACAGGAACCAATTTACATTGCGTCACTGACGCTGGATCTGTAACAGCTGCTACTCTGGCTGCTGAAACCACAAAGGTTATTGGAACAGTCAATCAAGGAACTTCTCCTTGGGTCGTAAGTAACGGTGGGACATTTGCTGTTCAAGCTGCTGCTACTCTGGCTGCTGAAACCACTAAGGTTATTGGAACAGCGAGAGTCATTGGCAACGCCGGGGCAACTCTTGACTCCACCATAGGAGCAGCAACCGCTCCTACGAATGCGTTGGCAATTTCTTCCGTCTATCAGACCACTATTCCCGCCCTTACCGCTGGACAGGCTGTGGCTGTTCAGTGCGATACGACGGGCGGCGTAAACGTCAACATTGAAGGTCGCAAGAAAACTTACTCATGCTTCGCATCATTCACTCCTGTTGCGGGCGACATTGCTCTCCTACCTGGTAACGCCTCTACGACTGTTCGGGTAACTCGTGTCGAGGTATCGCTTTCCACTACAGGTACGGCGGCTTTGGAATCCGTCCAGCTAATCAAGCGTTCCGCAGCGGACTCAGCCGGAACCTCTGCTTCCATGACAGCAGTCCCCTATGACTCTGGTTTTTCCGCTGCTTCCTCTGTTCCGCTCTCCTACACAGCCGCGCCGACTCTGGGCGCAGCCGTGGGAACGATTCGTGGAGTCCAGTTCTTTGACGAATCAGCGACAGTAGCGGGTGCGAATACATGGTTCTGGACATTTGGAGAGCGTGGCGGAGCTTCCGCTGTTGTTTTGCGCGGAACTGCTCAACAGCTATGCGTGAATCTTGGTGCCGTTGTGGCTACGCAGACCGCAACCGTCAGCTTTGAATGGACCGAGGATAATAGCTAATGTCAATCGCACTCGTACAATCTAAAGCTGGTGGGAGTGGTAGCGGGGCATCATCGGCTACCTCAACTGCTGCGGGATATACTTCCGCAACGACGGCGGGCAGCCTTCTTATATTGGTTGCCTGCGCGGACGGTGACTCCACCGTTTCAATCTCCACTCCCGTTACCAGCGGATTTACTTGGACTTCTGCCACAACAGAACCGTGGTCGGACACAACTGGGACTTCATTCGGTAGAACCACAATATTCTACATAGCAAATGCCTCAGCTATGTCAACCACCACAACCGTGGGGGCTACTGGTGGGTCTACCTTCACGGATGTAGATTTCACTCTCTATGAGTTCTCTGGCGTCGCTACCACTAGTGCTGTTGATGTGACCGCCATACAGAACCACAATACCGCCACCCTCACAACCCCCACTACCGCCAATCTCAGCACCACTGCTACGGACTTAATATTCGTTGCGATGACAACGGAGAACAACACAGGTACAGCTGGTTCGGGGTATACACTTGGGGTAGTAGACCCTGCTGTAATCGGCGTCGCCCAATACATCCTGAATAAAGCCTCGGGCAGCATCTCCACAGCATTTGGTAATACGACAGACTTCTGGGCATGCGCTGCGGTGTCCTTCAAGAGTAGTGGTGGTGTAAAATTTGGTGGGGGTATGCCCGTCTGCTTAATGTAAACAGTTATTTTCACAAATTCCCAGTATTATATACATGGATGCGGTGGCTGAATAATCTCCTGCCGGGAGATATAGCAGAGTTGGAGGTGCTGAAAAGCACTGTCCGATTGTGGTACAGCGATCCGCCGTGTAAGGTTAAACAAGCCAGGATAGGCCAAATCTTGAGCTTCGTAAGATCGGGACAAATCGTAAAAACTATCATTCTTACGGCTGTATCCCGTTGGGAGTAACCAATCTCCTCTGCCATTAAACAGCCAGAGTTCATGACCTGGTTGGGCAGTGACCGAATAACGCGGCAATTGCCAAGGCTTGCGGGTAGAAAGGACTCCCGCCCACATCTATTTTGTTAAACTTTAGGGTCAGGACTTACAGCATCAGATTTTTTATTTCCCTTATACGCACTCACCATACCTGCCAGGCTAGATATAGCACCTGTTCCCTGATTTACTGTATAAGGTAGAGCGATAAGAGCGCACAACGCAGCAATGATAAAGGGAAGATTTCCTAACCAAGTGCTAAGCACAGCGACATTACCATCGTTGCTTATCTTTAGCAAGTGGCTGAAGATTCTCCACAAAATTCCAACCGTAAACACAGAAAACAAACCCATCAGGAACCGACTACAAGACGGCTCTCCGTGGTCACTAAACGCTCCATACAAATAATCTCTGAATCTATTTAGCATAAAACACCCTCATTACTGATCTTCATATTCTATGTCCTTAATGTCTACGGGCCATATCTCTACATCATTCGGGGTGAAAACTACGTTAGGAATCTTCTTCCAGGAGTAGCCCCCTCCAGTTTCGTATACACTATGAGGAATGTCCACTCCACAGGCTTCACCAGTTTTGTAATTATAGGCGATAATCCAGGCATGATCGTCACCTTCTTGCCCCCCGCTCATCGTGTTGACCCCTAGACTTTCTAGTAAATCTTGTATCTGTTCTGCTATAGCATCACAGGGTCCGCCACCACCATATTCGGTATCTATTCCTTCTTCATTTTGGGTCCATTCATCATAGACTTTTTGAGCACGGGCCGCGATATTACCCCGCCACCGCATAAGATTCTGTTTTAATTCGGATGAGGAGGCTGTTTTACCATAAATCTTACTCAAGAAACGTAGAAAATCTCCTAAGGAACCCTGACCAGAATATTCCCCTCCATCTTTATAAATGTCCCAATACATAACTAAACTAGAGGATTGATTCACTAATCTTGCTATCTCCTGCTTCTGGTCTTCTGTGGGTTTTCTAGAAATATCATAAACCATTTCATTTGGTACACGTATGGAACCTTCCGGGACTAAGTGTTCTATCCAGGAGTGCTCTGCCTCACTTGCCCTGACACCAAACCAGGTACCGTCAGGCAGTAGAAACCAAGCACCTTTTCTAATCATGTCTCCTGTTACTTTTCCCTTAGGAAGAGACTCAGGTTCCTCATTCCAAGCATCAGGATCTGTAGCAGCGGATTTTACCATCCGGACTTGGTTAGGCTTAAAAACAATGGCATCAAAATGATCTCCCTCGGGGAGAATAACCCCATCATAGTCACGCTTCAGTTCTCCTAAAGAAAGACGTTCGTATTCATCCCACCCAGCGGGCTTCTTGATGTTGACATACATTCCTAGAATGTGCTTGTTGGAACTGGCTCCAGCCCCGCCGCGCTCAATCTTGGAACGATCTGATGTGACCCAGAAAACTCCTTGCGAACCTTTGCCCATGTTTATTCGAGAAAAGGGTTGGCTTGTTCCGTGATAACAAATGATGGGTTTGCCTTGAGCGTCTACAACTTTGGAACCTATGAACCAAGAATCAAATGAAGAGGACGCGCTGGTCTTCTCACGGTCTTTATGTTTATCTTGTAAATGAGTTAGAAATGAATGCATTCCCATAAGGGCTGTTTCAGAATAGGTGTGGTCTACTTCATCGGTTAATCTATCTAAATTACTTTTAACCGTAACCAGAGGATGAGTTTTTCGAAACATTCCCATTGTAGGAAATTCTTTACAGTCACAGTATTCATCCCCTGTCAATTTCAATCTAGTATAGAAATTTTCTAACTGTTTAACATAATTACTCCATTGGGCATGACTAGGAGTATGGTCCTCACTTCTAGCCGGGTGTTTATGAATTTGAGTATGAAGATCAACTAAATCACTAAAATCATTACTACTAGATGATTTCTTCTTACGGTCCTCAGTCTGATACACTATATCCAATTCACGGAGAAATTTATTCCAAACTCCCTTTTTAACTTTCTTTATCTCTTGAGCAGCAGGACCCCGGTTAATAATCCAACCCAGTTGACTTCCATTGAGTTGAAACATCTTATGTAATCTATCCATCTGAGCATCATTAGGACGCTTATATATATGAAAGATGTCTTCCCTGCGTTTAGACCAGATAGTCCCTGTGCGGATACAAAAATCTTTAAATTGTATATTCTTCTCGTCTACGATTTGGTCACGTTCTGGATGATCGTAGAATCCTAGGGAAGTTCCATCGGGTAAGATAAATGTCGTATCTAAAACTTCCTGTTTTGTCACTAACTGAGCAGGACGCTTATCAAAATCGTGTTTGAGTTGTTCTAAGCCTATAGCGGCGGTCTTCATCATCTCTAAGGTGGGAGGTTTCTTGTCCACTCCATATTTTTCAGCATTCTCAAGAGAAACAATCTTAATTATGGCAGAAGGAGGAACAGTCTGTCGAGTATAGAAAGCATAAGGAATCTCTCCCTCTTCCTTCATGGAAGCAAGATATTCAGGATCAGGACGAAGAGACAACTTAATCTTCTTAGGGTCAATCACAATTACTATGGGTTTTCCTCCAGAAATTTGACCCCAATTCTTTCCTTCTGAAAAAGGATCTCCCTCAACAGTATACTCAGCTTCGGAGGTAGCAATTTCTGACGTCGTGGTGAGATAAATTTTCTTACCATGTAATCCGTTTTTTCTAATGTCAGCTATGAATTTGTCAGACGTTCCGTGCAACAAATACTTCACGGGAAGAAGTTCTGAATGAAAAGTCATCTTTAAAAGTTTCTTATCTTCCTCTTCAAGATCACCCATGCTGCTTTCTTCAATTTCTCGTTTTGGTTTCTTTACGAGTTTGGGATCAATTCCAGCCAGTTGTAATCCCTTATCAGTAAAGTAAGAATATATATCCAGATATGAAGCAACAGTCAATATATCATCCAAATCCCAAGCAATTTGTTCCGAAATATTCAATTTCTTCCTGAGTTCTTTGACAATTAGTCTATCCCAATCCTCAGGATAGGTGTATTTGTAATTCTTAAGAAGGTTTTCTAATATTTCAATAATCTTTTTGGTGAATTCCTGAGATAGTTTCTGATCATCAACCATTTTCTTTTCGGCTGTAGACAAAGCAGCAAATTTAGCATTTCCAATTTTTCTAGACTTTACATCTTTCAATTGTGAAATAAAGTCTTCATACTCTGGCTCCCCTGGAGCTTCAAAGTAGTCCACTCTAAGGATGTAATCTCTAGCATTCAAGATAGCAGAATCAAATAACACCACAACTTCGTTTTCATTAAGAAGAGATCCTTCGGTATAGATGGTCTCGTTTTCACTTTTTAATTCGTATTTTTCAGACAGCTTTTGTTTGTCTAAAACAAAACGAACTTCTTTACTACCCCACCAGTAGTTAGGATCTTTTGTCGTAGACAATCCTCTTACATTTTGTCCCGTTGTTGTTCGGAAATAATTATGCTCCAAGATATTAGCCGCATTTTCATATCGAGTGACGTGGTAGAATTCATTTGAGGAAGCCTTCATACGGTAACGAATAGGTGTTCCTCTATTATCTTTAAAACGTTTTGCGGGTAGTTTATTTTCCCAAACCAAACGAGCTTCATCTGAGATAGTAGTGTCTGAATAAACATTTGGCAGGCCAAGCTGTCGTGCCAGATTCCGTGCTGCTTGATATAACAATGTGCCATATCCTCTACGGCGAGAATGTTCTTCTACAAAAATCTCGTGAATCTTCAAATGCGGTTCTTCGTAATCTCCTCCTGGAGATCCCTTGGGTTTGGCGATGACCTTTAAGAATCCAAGATCATCCCCGTTCTCGTCAACCATGCTAATTTCGTAGTGTACATGTCCTTCATTATCCACACTACTCTTTTGCGTTGTAATTCTTGGTTCAACCCCTGCACTCTTAGTCATAGCAAGACAAGCAGTCTTACTAGTTTGAACATAGTCGGGACCATAGGTACCTGACGGAGGAGCAACTTGAATCTCTTCTTGACGTTCCTTCCATTTTTTACGGGAGTCCATTCCTAACGCCCTACAAACTGGACATTGACGATTAAGTCCACCCTGATTCTTCAGATTACGCTCAAATCCTCGGGTAGCATTATCCCAGATTCTAGCAACCTCGAAGCCTATCTCATTCTCTTTTATGACTTGGGTGAGTCGTGAGCCGACTCCGTTACGGTGCTGCTCTATCCTTCTATCCGCGTCCAGTGCCCACCCTAGATAGTGTCTAGCATGCTTGAAAGGTTCATTGAAGTGTAATAGGTAAACTTGTCCAATGACGTCAGTTGCGGCGTTCTTAAATAGAGGATTATGTAAGGAATATACCTTTACAGAGGGAACTTCATTCCAAAGAGTAGAAAGTTTTTCTGCCATTTCCTTAGTACCCGGTCTTCTCCACCCGCTACCAATAGTTCCACCAGGATTTCTAGCAAGACTTATGTCTTTAGTTTTAACGAGTTTAGCTCCCTGAGGAATCTGATGATTTATGTATAATTTTTGCTTTAAAGAAGGACGAACGGCATAGCACCAAATAATCCCATAAGGACTAGATTTAAGGAGAACATAAAATTCTTTGTCTTGTTCCTGAACCATACTTTGGTCAGACTTCACCGTAACATAGCTCTGTCCATATATGTTGTTTACTTTGTCGGCTTCCGCTTTCCACCATTTTCCATGATCGCCGTGTAACCGATTCATAATCTTGATTTGGTCAGTAGGAATCTTACGGATTTCATTTATGTATTCTGCGTGATGACAAAGTTCATGAGCTACAATACGATCCAGTGTTTCTTGGTGACCACATACAGCTTTTTCTATCTCTATAATCGAAGTATCAGGATCTTTAGAAGTCCAAAGACAATTTCCTAAACTTACAGGGACCGTGTGATTTATAATCTTGATTTTAGGCTTAGGAAGATCAGGCCAGAATTCTGTCATAAATTTATTTACAGAATTCTGAACAGCGTTGAGAGGAGATGTAACGGCAGATTCCTTAAATAATTCTGGAGCTAAGGTTTCAAGTTCTGGGTAAGCCTCATCGCCTTCACGAGACTGTTCATTCTGATCCGCCCATCCGTTTGTTTCTTCAACGTATTTCTTCCCCGGTTGGTTAGGAGAGAGTTTGTTATAGGAAAACTTAATGAAGGCTTTATCCTGAATCTCTACGCCATAACCAATGTCATCAAGAATAGTACCATCATATCCCTGATCCTTTAGATTCTTTACTAATGTACCTACCATTTTCTCGCCGTGGAGATTCCTATCAAAAATGCTAGCGGGTGTGTAATGGGTGTTATCAATTCCCAATTTCTTAGCTTCAGCTTCAATAACTTCATAGGGGGCAGGTTTAATAAGATTGACATCCGCCTCCCTCAATTCTCCACCTCCACCAAAACGATCATTATACAGAGAAACATAGCTCTCAGCCATCTGTTTATTTGGTGTAAAATATGTCACAATTTTACCCGGTCCGCTACCAGGGCGACCTCCACTATACATTTTTGTGGAAGTCTTCTTTAGAGTCTCTGGGAAATATTTCTTATGACACTCGGGACAAATAGTATGACTGGCTGGTTGGGTACCTTCGCGGATAACCTTTTTACACCAACCACATTCCAATTGTGAAGTGGAGATAGTATCACCAGAAACTTTGGGTAAATTAAATCGTTGACGAGCAGCGTTCAAATGCTCTTTAACTTTATCTTCACTGAATTCTGCTACGAACACCCCAATGGAAGTCCCGCTCACCGGATCGTTGTACATAATTAGAGCATTGCTAGGAGTCGTATAATCTTTGGCAACTCCTTTATAATCAATATGGAACTTATCCGCAGCAGCTTGATATGCGCTTTCATCCGAAGCTACATGGGTGGTTCCTATGACCTTTGCCATCTGATAAAGGAACTTCTTATAGATGGGATCTCCTGGTCCAAAAAAATCCCAATAAAGGTAGAATACATGAGAATCACCTATAGCGTCTTTCTGGACCTTAGAGTCCCTCAATAAGTTGGAAATATCCTCATCCGTGTAGTGTGTCTCGCGTAATTCTTCTACTGCTTGGCGGGCAAAGGCAGCTAGCTCATGAAGATTAGAAAAGTAAACAGCCCTACCTTGTTCGGGTCCGCTTTCCATAGTTTTAAGAGCGCGTTCCATAGGTTCGGACTGTCCCTTGTATTTGTGAAAAATAGCTGCGAATTGAGAGTCATGAGTGACTTCGTGCACAACTAAAGAAGACAACACACTTACAAAATAACCCCACTTTTCTTCAGTGATATTCTCGAATAAATTTCCTATACCATATTCTAACATGACAACAATATCACCTTGACCCACAACGTAAAACGCGCCGCTAAGATAATTCTGCGCCCATTCGCTGTGACCAGATTCTTGGGTACTTAGATGGTATGACACTCCGGTATCTTCATGTGTTTCATTAAGGATTTCGGCAATTTCATCATCATCTTTTCCTATTAAACGCGGTCTGAGAGGTTCAATAATCCGTTTGAAACGCTTCATATCCACATCAGGCAGTTTAGCTGTAAGTAAACGAGAACTGAAGTGAGTAGGTACGTGGCGACGGAATTCTTCTTCCGGTTTTGTCTCTAAAGGAATGCTAACTTGTTCTCCGTTCATCTTAGAAAGAACAATAGAATCTACCGTAAACGTAACCCCGGCTAGCCAATCTTTTCCTACATATTCCGCAGAATGTTTCTCTTCTATATAGGCAAGAGTGACATGAGGTTCAAAGGAAAAATCTTCAGGCTTATTCCCTATTGCTTTATCAATCAACTTGTTAAGTTTAGCAAGTTCAGGAGCAGCTGCTTCTACAACTAGGGGAGTTCCAGCGTAAGGATCACGAGCTAAGAAAGTCTTAGTCTTTCCCAGTGTAACTGTGAAAGGAAAAATACCCTTAACAGCTTCACGAAGAAGTTCTTCATTCTCCTCCACCCCGTATTTTAAACTTATATGAGGATTATCATCCCGTCCATTGAGAGATAGTATTTCTTCAGGAACATTTTTCCCAGCAGTAAGTACCTGTTCAGCTACATCAGGAGGTAAGTTAATCTGAGTAGAAGCATGATTCCATTTATTAGGCATGATTATCCACGGCAGTACGGAACTCTTCCAGGGGAACTTCATAAATCCCCTCTACATTTTCTTCCCACCAATTAGGTTGAGTCGGAAAGTGTTTCAAGTAGATTTCACGAGCTTGCTCCAGAGAATCAAATCCCAAAAGAAACTTGTATTCATCAAATTGCCCATCTCTCAACTGTTCAATGGCATAGACATAAGGAGATTCATAATTATCTCCCACGTAAACATCCATGTTCTCTCCGTCTTTGGACCAACCGTTAGCCGCTAAAACCCCAGATGCTTTCTTTATACAACTTCCAACTAGTTCAAAACGGAGATCCTTATCGGTCCTACCTTCAATCTTACTCTGTAATCGTGTAAGAGCTACTTCTCCAGCCAAAACAATTTGATTCAATTGTTCAAGAAGTAGTTTTTCTTCAGTAGACAATTCTCCTTTTTCGGGCTTATAAACGAGGTCGTGTGAGATTTCAGCATAAGCGTGCATGAGGACAGAAGCCACTTGTATCTCTATTTTAGTCTCGGCATAACGACGATCAGATCCCTTTAGTGTATCGGGTGATAATCTCACCAGATAATGATTAGCAATATACCCCACACTATCTTCTGTTCCTTTATCTGTAGGGAAATGCTTAACGGGGCGAGTTTCTTCAAATAGTGTTCCTATAATATGTCCTACAACATCACGGTCAGCGGGAAGATATAGAGCGACGCGAACTCCCGCTAAGTCCACTATGTCCTTATATATGTCACGAAACGTCTTATAGTGTTTCTCTGGATAGCGACGATATAATTTTTTACGCAAACGCTTAGGAGACTTAGCCCGGCAGGTTACTTGTGCTCGGATGCCTTCGGCCTGTAAAGCATTTTCTAATTTTTCTCTAGCAATGTCGGCAGCTTCTTTGTAGTAGTCCACTTCACGTTCATAGTGTTTGAAGAATTCTTCTATGACAGGAACAGAGTTCTTAGAAGGTATAATATACCCGTAATCCGCATACATAGGATTAGACCATTCAGAACCATCAGGGTTTACCCCCTTGCGTTCGGAACCCTTTTCCCACTCTATGGCAATAGGAATTCCTTGAAAGTTTATGCGCTTACGAGTCTTGTTCTCTTCTGGCATATGAAAGGTCTCTAAAGTGGATCAGATAGTAATAAGAATAAAGCCGGATAATAGTGAAGAATAACTAATTTCCGGACCCAAAGTGAAGTAGGAGGATGCGCATTTGAGTAAAGCCAAAAAGCACCAGAAACCTACCGTCCCACCTGAAGTCCTTGCCAAAAGAGAACAAATAGTAGAATTGTATAACAAACTGGGCGGGAACGCTGCCGAAGTTGCCCGTAAACTAGGAATGTCTCGTTCCACGGTATATCGGAATATCAAAAAGCACGTAGGAAAGATCACACGTAAAGTTGCTGGCGGAACTATCCGGGGTATCGTACACAAATCATTAAAGTTACCTGCTCTAGGCACGGTTAAAAGATACATTCTTACCTCCGCTCAAAACAACACATTCGTTCACGATGCTGTTTTAAACAATCTTCTAGCTCTTGCTGGATACTATGAAGCAGAAATTTTGGTGGGAACCTACTCTTATAATAAAAATGCTTACGGTCCTCTAGCTGTGAAGCGTGGAACGGAAGAAGTTAAACAAAAAGAAGCCTGGTATGACGATGCTATTGAAAAATACATTTACGATGGTAGGAAAGAATTAGGAGAAGGACTTGTTTGGTGTGGAGAAATGAACATTATCCCTACGGAGAATAATCCTCTTTCGGGTATGGCGACTTATTCGGGAGCTAAGTCTTGTATCTTCCCCCATGCTAAGATGGAAATGGACTCTGTTGCTACTATGCAAGGTCGGGGTACAAAGCTAATGTACACGACAGGCACCGTCACCAAGCGTAACTACATACAAAAGAAGGCAGGATTAAAAGCTGAGCATCGTCATTCTTATGGAGGAGTCCTAGTAGAAGTAGATAGTAACGGTCATTGGTGGGTACGTCAATTAGAAGCAGACGAAAATACCGGACGTATTCAAGATCTAGATGTTGTAGTAGAAAACGAACAAGTAACCACAGGTAACCGTGTTGAAGCGATCACCTGGGGAGATATCCACGCCACCATTGTAGATCCAACTGTAAAGAATCTGTCTATTGGTGAAGGAGGGATGCTGGATAGTCTCCGTCCTAGCTATCAGTTTATTCATGACCTCCTTGAAGGAGTTTCGGTAAATCATCACAACGCAAAAAATCCTCACGAGAAATTTAAAGCCTACTTACGTGGGTATGATGCAGTCACCCAGGAGCTTAAAGATACCGCAGAATGTTTAAAAGAATATTGTCGTACAGGTGTTGAAACGGTCGTGGTGGATTCAAACCACGATAACTGGTTTATGCGTTGGTTGCGTGAGCACGACTATCGCACGGATCCCCGCAATGCTCTACTATTCTTAGAGGCTCAATTCGAAGTGTATAAGCAACTGGAAGGGCGTAATGAAAATTTCAATCTAACCCGGTGGGCTATGGAACGTTTCAATGCTACTAAGGGAGTAAAGTTCTTGTTGGGAGATGATAGTTTCACTATATGTAACAAGAAAGTAGAATGCGGTATGCACGGACACTTGGGTCCCGATGGAGCAAGAGGAACACCTAGTAATCTTTCTAAGATGGGATGCAAAGCCAACACCGCTCACACCCATAGTGCTACAATAACCGGGGGGTTATATGTAGCAGGTACTTCTACCAATCTCCGTATGGGTTACAATCATGGTCCGAGTAGTTGGACTCATTCTCACATAATCTCATATCCTAATGGGAAAAGAACTATTGTTACTGTTTACGCAGGAAAATGGCGGGCCTGAAGAACTAGCTAATCCCACCAATACTCGGTTCGAGTTCTTATAAGTTCTGCTAGGCGTTCAAGATCAGCTTTCTTTCTTTGTTCTTCTATTTCCCAAATATTACGGTGTTCTTGTCTTTCTTGTTCTTTGTCCTCATCGGTCAAGGCATTTGGACGTTCTGCGTGCCAGGCAAACATCTTCGGCTTACCTAGTTTGTCAACTCCGTATTCTTCCGCTGGTTCAAACCAAGAATATGTCTTCCCCCACTTTTCTTCATGGAGTTCATCAAGATCCTTACCGTAATCATTTTCACGCAAACGGTGACAGATTTCTGCACATTCACTGAGTTCGTGAACTAATTCTGGGCTGCTATCGGTAATTCCATGATCTCTGTGGTACTTCATCATGTTAGTGAATTTTAATTCAAGAATAGCTAGAAGAAAATTATGATCCCAGTCAAAATCATTCCAAAGAATACTACGGTACTTCCAAATGCGCCAGAAGACATAATAAACGGCGCGGATCGGCTGGGTGGATTCATGATAGACTTGCCAACCATTATACTTAACTTCAAACCACTCTTCATTAGTGCGAATACTATAATACAGGTGCCGAAAGAAACTTTTTAATGAGTATGCGATCATCATAAGAATTTAATACTGTTGACAAAAATATTCTTTCCAAAGACGACGGGATTCTTCTGAAAAACTTCTTAACCCCTTTATATTTAAAAAACTAACTACATTGCGAAAGCGCCAGTCAGTAATTTTTATAAGTTTCTCTACAATATCCCCAGTATCAGTACAACTTGCTTTACACCAACGGTGCGCCCACTCCACTTCTTCTGATACAACCATAGGTAAACTACACACCACCATGTCAGCACTCACAATATTGAAGGTCTCAGTGAAAGTTACCTGCATTCCAATATCCATCTTACCCAAAAGAGTTAAAAATTCCTCATGATTCATCCAGGGTTCTTCTATCAATTCAGCGTTAGGAGTGTGAGAAAATAGTGCTCTTAGGTTTTTAAGACAATTCTCCCCTCCCAATTCAGTTCTTCCTAAATTTATGTGAAAACGTAACTTTTTACCTATCATTTCCGAATACTCTATGGCAGCAACTGCTTGAATGAGTTGATTCTTCAAAGGTCTGATCGCTCCAAAACAAGCAACGTCTAGAATTTCAGTTTCCTTTTTACGATTCTTTCTTAACTTATGGGGATAAAAATTAGGAAGATAAGGAACCTTTTCTTCCACCTTTTCTCTAGACCAATGAGGATTCGCAGCTGCTACAATAGTACGCAAATCTTGAACGCTATTTTTACTGTTAGAAGCTACGCAAACTCTATCGTGTCGAACACAGTTTAGTATCCAATCTATAGCAACTCCTTCCTGTGCTAAGAAAGGAACTTCGCTATGAGAACGAACAATCCAAGTTACATTGGGATGAAGTTTCTGTAATATGGTGAACTTTTCAGGAACAACCCAAAAGGCTTCTATCACTACATGAGTTGGTTTGTATCGGGATACTTCTCTATCAATATCATTGTTATCTATAACTTGAACAATCTCCGAAGTTATGTGCTCTTCCAAGAGCATAGTGTGTACAAATCTGGCTGAATTTGCTAGTCCAGAAGATAACCCTTTTATAGAAACTTCAATACCTGTTTGCTCATCCAAAACTTCTCTGTATTTTAAGATAAAGAGAATTCGCACTTGGCAATTTTTCATCTATGGTCCCTTAATGTAGATTCACTAAAGGAACTTCTAAGGTAGGAAATTTTTATTAGCGAAGTTCTAGGGTTCAACATCAGAATCAGAAAATAAGTCATCCATAGATTCTTCTGTATCTACAGCGCTGGGAGCACGAGGAAGCAAAGCCGCGTTGCTTAATTTAGTACGGGGATGAGCTTTATTTGTGGAAATAATATTCACTACATTACCATGGGAGTCCACTGACGTAGTTCCTCTATTTTCAGGAATGATCTGGTACCTTTTGACTTCAGTCTCAAGATATTCTGTTAAGATGAACTCAATGGTAGAAAGACTTTCTTCTTTTGTATGTTTTTCGCATCCTGTAAAATTTAAATCATTTAAAGGTTTAAGATATTGTTTATCTTCAAATTCGCGCCCTATCTTACAACCACAACTAACCGAGACAATCAGTCTATGAACCGTCGTTTTAGTTATCTCGAAAGCCATTAGTCTTCCTCCTGTCCATCCAGAGAAGTCACCGTTAAGGGAGCGTCAATCGGTGTAGAATCAGTTACAACTACAGGAGTTTCTGATGCTTCAACTTTTTCAGCTTCATATGTGAAAAGATACTCTGTAGTGTCTTCTTCCTTTTCAGCGTTACCTTCCACTTTTATGACAACTCTATGACCCCCAAAACCTTCAATCAAAGAACGGGGAACCTTTACCGATCCTCCGGCTGTTTTAATAAGAGAAGCAGACAAGGCGCTCAACTTATTATTTTGCATTGCTAGGGTATTGAGCTTGTTTAGGAATTTCCCTACAACCCCATCGGGGTTCGTCTTGAGTTCACGGTTTTCTGCTTCAAGGCGATTAGCTTCTCTCACCATAGCATTGAACTGATCAGACCTTACTTTGTTGCGTTCTTTTAGGAATCCCTTGCCCATGTTAGTCCTTAATGAATTTAGGACAGCGTGTAACCATAAACGTAATGTCTGTCAGTTTACAGAGCACGTATCCTTCTGAAGCTATTTCACAGTCAGTTAATCTTTTACAATTAAGACAAAGACATTCCTCTTTACGCACCTGTTCCATTTGCTCATTTGCCCAAACCATGCGCCCATACTTTTCAATCTGTACTAATGTGCCCTTCATTTTACTTACCGCGACGACCAGACTTTACGGCCACTCGCTTAGTGGGCTTCTTAGTTTTCTTTGCTTTCGTAGTCACAACCGGGGTGGGAGCGGGAACCACCGGAGCAGTATACTTAATATTCTTTTCAGTAATTGGTTGAATGGTGTACTCACCGAGGATGGGATTTTCAAGAGACATGTAAGTCATCGGTCCTGTCTTCTTAAATCTCTCACCACTAATCGTGAAAAAACCCCCTACTGGGATGTTTGTAAAAGTGCTCATGTTGTTACTCCTCCATCATTCAATACTGCGGTTTTTGCTTTCCGGCTTAATGGTGAGTCTATTCTGCTCCGAAACGGGTCACAAAATCTGCAACGAGGATCGGACCCATAACGTGCCATATTACCCACCTGAGACAACCAGCGGTGCCCCTTAGAACACACCCACCAAACCTTTTTATTGCTAAAAGCAGTCATCATTTCAAGTGTTAGCGCAACGTTATTTTCATGGTCCCACAAAACGGCCAATTTTGGGAATTTAACCATTAAGGCATTACTTCCAATTCGGCATTTCGGGCAGTTAGAACCCTCCACCCTATTACAAATACGGGCCTGCCATTCAAACCCACACTTTTTGCAGTGCCACCAAACTTGCTGGCTGCACCCTGTTGAAAAGCTATTGGGATCCAAAGGTTCATTCCGCTTGGACCACTCTGCTGATAATTCCGGGTATTCTGAAAGAGAGGGGTGCGTCCTGCTCCGAAACCGTAACCCAGAACGCAAAGTCAAAAACTCTTGATTGTTGACTAACTGGTAGTTATCACTGATCTTACCTAGTACCCTCAGGACAATTCCGCATAATATCTCTGGACTTTCGTCTTTTCCTACCGAAATATCACGAGCGGCGAGGAGTGGTAGAGGTTTTTCCCTCACACGTAATAAGTCAACCCCCGCCATTTTCAAAACGCGCTGCTTTTCTAGGTCTCTGAGCAGTGAATTTTTATGCCAAAATCTTCCATCATACTCTATCGCCAATGATTTTGAAGGAATAAAAATATCGCACTCCTCTCCCGACACCTTAGTTCTCCACAAAGCCTCGGGAAAGTGATGATGGATTTCAGAAAACAGGCGTATTTCCGGCAAAGAAGTCTGATAAGAACATCGTCCGCAGTTGGAACCTCTGACGTAACGTTCCCTAGGAGAGGTTTGCCAAGAATGACCTCGAGGACAAATCCACCAAACATTCTTACTGCTTCTAGCGTTTATTGCCTCTGGTCGTATCGAATTGCCGTTTTTCTCATAATCCCACTCTTTCAAAAGATGCGAAGCCAACGTTGCCAAACTATTAGTGTTATCGGCCTTTCTATTACAGCACAGAGGGCACCCTGTATTCAAAGAAGTTCTATTGTTTACAGAAACATGCCACTCGTGACCGCGCCCGCAGATCCACCAAGCTCGAAAATTAGAACTTGCAAAAATAGTTTCGGGCGTAATTGGAGTGTTCTTCTCATCATGCCATTCCTGGGCTATCTGAGGAAACTTGTGTTTCAGAGATTTCTTTGGGTTTTTCAATCTTCTCAACGTCAACTCCCTGTTTCGTCAAAAAATCGGCGGCTAGGTCCCTTATATACTGCTCCCGTATTATGTTTTCTCCTACGAACTCACCTAACGGATTTAATATGCCTTCAGATTGCTGCCGTTTGATCCCTAAGACATCGCACATAATAGGATCACAGCCATCAGTACTCAGCAAATAATAGGCGATGACAGGTTCATCCTGACCATCTCTATGAATACGACCCACACACTGAGTATGAACAGAATTTGACCAGTCTAACTCTCCGAATACCGCGATGTGACAAATATCCTGTAAACCATCCAGCCCCGCCCCAGAGCGGAGGCTGATTATCATAACCTTACTCTGACCTTTGATAAATTTCTGCTTAGACTCTTCCTTTTGTACAGCTGTCTCACTCCCTGTATACATCACAGGATTAAACTCTTTCAATTTTTCTAGATAGATCTCGTAAACTTCCCTGTGCCATCCGAACAATACAATAGGTTCGTTACTCTCTTGTATCAAGAATTTTACAAATTCGCAAACATAGGGAGCCTTGGCAATACCTGTAGCTTGACGCATACGCAAATCAAATTCTCCAGCAGCTTGCATCTTTTGCCCACGAAAATCTTGCTTCTGCGCAAGGATCAGTTTGGCAAGCTCAATAGCCTTGCCCTTCATCTTGTCAAGGATGGCCGTGTCACAATCAATGCTGTGTGGGACGACCGTAACCTCAGGCAATTCGCGGCGTACCTCTATACGGGTCCGACGTAGCATGAGTCCAGCTTCACGAGTATAAACACCAAACGCTTTAGGATCCTTTATCTTGGGTTTATCCCCAAAAGCATAAGCAACCCACTCGCGGCTAAATTCATCCCAAGTTCCTAGGCAACCTGGATAGAGAACATCTAGAACGTTAAACATCTCTCCTCCATAGTTGTAAATTGGAGTCGCGGAATTTTTTCCTAGCATACCAATTCCTTCAAGGCAAAAAGAAGGATGACCTTCCATTTCTAAATCGTATACATGTGATGGCGGAACGACATCCTTAATCCTATGTATTGGGGCTTGATTCCACAATTCGGGGGATTTATAGGGCAAAGCCGAACCCCAATGACCCGTTCCAACACTCCACCCAATTATGTAGGAAATTCTTTTACCTTGTATCTGACGTAATGAACCGTCCTTTTCCTTAACCCACCCCCCAAGACTCGGAGAGTGTTCACTGTAACTCCCCGATATACCTAGACTCCTCAGCAAGAGAAGAATTGATTTTGCTAAAGCCAGAGAAGTGGTTGTATAGGCACTACTAGTAGTTGGATTAGAACCAGCTGCTACGCCGTCTGAATCTCTAAGTCCTTCCAATAGCTGTTCACGAGCTTTCCTGGACCAAGTAGTTGTCCATTCTGTAGGAAGTTCTTTTTCCCAACATTTCTTTGCCCCCTTGAAAACGTAAGCCAAAATTTCTGCGAAGAATTTGTTATCGCACTCAATCTCAACCATTGCAACTGTGCTGAAGCGTTCTCGGATACGCAGGGGTGTTTCTTTAATGGCTCCCAAGGCAGTGCACAATTTTTTGTAATGAGGTGCATCCACAGAAAAGCTGACACTCGTAATAACACCTCGGCTATCCCTATTAAGCCAACCAGCCCCTAAAAAGAATCCCAAAACATAGGCCCAATTACTAAGCCGCAAAGTCAGATTCCCAATCACTCTAGCCTTGCCTCTAGTTTGGCTAAAATATAAACCTTGCGGTGCTGGTAATTTACGACGATGGGTTAGAAAATATCTAAGCGGTATTCTTGGTCCAAATTTCCTTTCTTTCTTAAAATTATACCAGTTTTGAGGATTTACACCTACCTCCTTACGAGTTAAACCAGAAATGTCCACCAAGACTTGAACCTTTTTATGAGGATCTATGATAGAAGCAATATCTAACACGACTTCTTTATTTGCCCCGATTTCCCAATTCTTTCCATTATCCAAAGGCAAACAGTCATGAAGTTTCAACTGCTCACTGGATACACATGCTATCTTCCCCTTAGTAATTTTGAACAAGGAGTGATCATCGGTGAGGAGAAGACGAGAACCTCTTACTTCTATTTCTCGGACTGGCTTGTCACACTTATGCCGTATAAATGTCTTAACTGTTTTCCAACAAAAGCCATCTTGTTCCCAACCGCGACTTTCTATATTCGAGTGTTTCACAGGTAGGAGACTATACCCACCTTCCAAGATCACCCTGGATGAAGTTAAAACCATCTGATAAGCCTGTTCTATAGTCCCCTGCCACCCACCCCCAAAGGGGCCACCCCGTAATAGCAACAAAGAATCTGGTCCCACACTGAGGCCCAGACGCCACTCACATGAATCCGCTATGTGTTTAGCTGCCATATATTTGTTAGAACCTGTATGACGTAAGTCTTGAACTTCATCGAAAATGATGCTCTTGACGCAGGGAGCAATTGTCTCAGCCCATCCTGACAATTTATGATAGTTGGAAATTATCACGTCGGGGAATATACCGTTGGTATATTTGGTGATGTCATAAGGAGTGGCTTGACGAAGACGATGGACCGTAAGATCGGTGAACTTATGAACCTCATTCTCCCATTGAGGGGGTAAGTGGGTGGGACATACGATTAAGGAAGGGAGGAGCCTAGAGTCCGTGAGTCCTGCGATGGCTGTGCAAGTGTTGTGAGTTGGAAGATATCCATCCGTAATGTATAAATGACGCTTAGTAGAAACTTTGATACATTTGGCGATTTTGTAACCAATTGACTCCACTTTCTTTATCGCTCTAGCCATATTAGGCTTGTGCCAACGTTCAGTTTTTCTTTTCAAATGAAAAGGCACAAATAAAGTTTGAACAGAGACATTCCAAGAATCCCTACACACCTTTACAGTACCATCTTCCTTTCGATAGTTTCCCTTCCCTACATACTTAACTTTAGCTAGTCCCCCCAAGGAACGAACTAAGTCCGCCAATCCATCAGCGAGTTGCTTAGAGGTAGAAGAGAAATACGCACCATAGGATTTGCCACATTCTCCATCGGTATCCATTAAGCCACGAAGAAGTTCAATACGATGTTCCACTGACCAAAAGAAACAATCGAGAGGGATCCACTTTTCGTAGGAGTATTTTGTCCAAAGACCCCATTTGCGCAGTTGGACTGTAAAGGGGTGCGGCTTGTTGCTATAGATTTTTCTAGGAAAAGACCATTCTATGGGGTTGCTAGCATTCTTAACCCGCAAATCCAAAGGAAGTGATTTCTTTATCTTTTCTATAATCTGAGACTCCGAACAGGTCAACGTTTGTATGCTGTTCCTAAGGGAACCGTCTCCTAAAAGACATCCCAAAAGGTAGGGAGGAAAGGAAAACTCAATTCTTTGCATAACAAGAGGTTGAACTACTGGAATAAACCATTTGGCGTGCCAGCAACTATCGTGTTCCTTTCCAAACAAATCATTACGAAAATCCTTCAAAGGTACAACACGCGAACTATTACGCATTCGGTCATTGTGAGTTTGGACCCACCACAAGTGCTCGTCACAACACTCAACTTCCACCCCATCAGAAGTTGTCATGAGGAAGATTTCCTTCTCTCCTTGAGGATACACCCCCTCTACATACCCTATGCCGCCGTCGGGATCGACTACGGCGTCACCCACTTTAATTTCTCCCATGGTAGTCCATCCCGTAGGAGTGAGGATCTTAGCGGAAAGGGTCTGAGCCTTCCCGAGACCCACATCGTCCGCTAGAAGGAGTCCTCCTGCTACTAACCACATATTAGCAGCCAAGGATTGATAGTCTCGGGCTGGAAGTTTCAAGGGGAATTGGCGAGCAGAATATCCATTCAAAAGTTGTTCAACTAGGATGGCGCGTTCTTTTTGTTGGGTGGCGAGTTCCTTAAGAATTTCTGGGTGCTTTACTTCCATGGGATAGCGTTCCAGGAACCATTCAAGATCCCTGGCGTTCTCAGGAGTAGCAGATAACTTCAGCTTACCATACTCGTAAGTGTTTATCTTAGCGAATACGCGCTTGACCCTAATAGCAACATGAGGAGCACACTCAATCAGGAAGACCCGTTTCTTCTTGTCGTATTCTAGTGTTCCGTAGGTTTTCGACATGATTTGCAAAGGTCCTGAAATCCTGACTTCCTTTATACTGCTCAAAACTTGGATCTTACTTTTCGAAGTGCTTTTGTCATTGCAACCCATTCTTCAAAGGTATAACGATTCCCTTTGGCATAGTTGCAAGTTTTACAGCAAACAGTGCAGTTTTCTTTTGTGTAGCCTTTATTGTTGTCCTGATAGATCTATGATTTTCATAAGGAGCATAAGACCACGACAAATATGGTTTTCCCATTTATTTCCACAGGCTGATGTCTATGTTTGGTTCGAGTTGTTACTAAAACCAGAACATCGGCCAATGATGACTGAGAATATCTCCACAGTTGTCTAGTCACCGAAATTAATGAACCGTCTACCTTGACTTCTATCCCCACTTTTACTTCAGTATCAAGAACGACTAAAAAGTCTATTCTATCCTCTGGAGAGAAGATTACTTCTTTTTGATAATGAACGGGGAGAGAAATTAAAAGTTGTTCTATCCCAAGTTGTAGCTCTAACTCATTGGAAAAGTTAAACTTAGAAGAATATAATTTTTGACATAGGGTGTTTGCGTCCATAATCACTTAATACTAGACTTCATAATGAGCGGAAATTACCGCCAGGAGAAAATACATGGCAAACGGATTCATTGGAAAACTTTTTAACATCTCTGCATCAGGCGGTGCGGCACTGGTTAACGAATACATAGCCGAAAATGCTAACACTTCGGGATCCCCCGCTGAGGCCCACCAGTACGTTGTTGGGTGTCCAACCATCTCTATCAACAACAACATTTTTCAGTTCGTTGTCCTGGCAAACGCGTCTCCGAGCACTCACGCAACCATACTTAGTTCGACTACCAACTCCAACACCTATGAAATTTCTGCTGATGGCGGTGTGGCACTCATCTACTGGATGAACCTTGTAGCCAATAACGCTATTGGATCTCCAGCAAATGTCACAAGCTATGTCAGATCCTTGACGCTTACCTGCTTCGAGAACCTCCCAATGGCAACAGTTGTGATGTCCAACTAAAACCGGATAAATATTTCTTGAAGAGGCCTCCTACAATAGGAGGCTTTTTCATTTTAAGAGTATTTATACTATCCTATGTGTTAAGAGGGTGATTGAATGGTAACTGTATCAGCGTTGATGCCAACCTATAATCGTCGAGAGTTCGTGCCTCGTTCAATTTCTTGTTTTTTATCCCAACAATATCCTACTGATTGGTATGTGGAACTTGTAATCCTTGATGATGGCACTGACTCAATAAAAAATCTACTTCCAGACGATTCTCGAATTAAATACTTCTATGAACTTCCTAAGAGAAATCATGGGGAGAAAATGAATCGTTGTTTTGAACTTTCTAATGGAGAAATAGGGATAGTCTGGGATGATGATGACGTTTACGCTGCCAACAGAATCTCTCGTCAGATTCTTCCATTTATAGAAAATCCTTCTATCCAAATAACCGGATCCACCACACTGTACTACTACACACCAGATAAGAGAGCTTTTCAATACACTTCTCCTTCTACTATCGGTTGGATGGCGAGTATCGCGGTACGCAAATCTTATTGGGAAGGGAATCGTTTTGATAGTATTTTGGCAGGGGCAGACTATAACATTCTTAAACAGATCCCTCAGGAATCAAGGTGTGATCTTAATGATCCTACCTTGATAGTGGCGTCAGTTCATCCTAATAATGCCTGTAAAAAATCGTTAGGAAGAGAATATGCTCCTGTTCCCTGGGCGACGGTCGCAGGACTATTAGGTGAGTGATACTCTTATTGCTATCGTAAGTTGTAAGAAATATGCCCACCGAGTTCAGGCGCAACAGGATACCTGGATTCCTAAAGCGCAGGCATACGGATATACTGTTGAAGTATTTGATGGTGAAAGACTGAATGTTCCCGACGACTACATGTCCCTCCCTTTAAAAGTTAGGACTTTATGTCAGTGGGCTTTGGATCACGGTTACAAACGATTGTTAAAACTAGACGATGATGCCTACCTGAATGTTGAACGATTTAAAATTATTCATGAAGATTATGCGGGAATATGGATACCCAAAAATGACATGGGAATGCCCAATTTAAATATTCCTCCTCTTCCCCTTGGTACTATAAAATTTGATTATGCCAGTGGTGGTGGATACTGGCTGTCAGAACGTTCTATGAAGATCCTAATTGATGCTGCCATCAACGACTGGGCCGAAGACAGATGGGTAGGTCAAACTCTAGGTAATGAAGGAATCTTTTTCAAGGAAATTCCAGACTACATCGTGCAAAGCTATAATTTCTATAAGTCAAATAACCCGATTCTAATCACACAAGTTAAAGATTTGAGAAACATATGTTAACTATAGGACTATCTGGAGGCCTTGGAAATCAATTGTTCCAATATGCACTTGGACGTTCATTGGAAATTAATGCGCCGGGTGACATTCAGTATGACATGTCAGCGATTGATAATGACATGGGTCGTGTTTATCTGCTGGATAAACTCGGATTAACAAATTTACAATTAGTTCATCGGTGTGAGAGTCCAAAATTTGTTGAAGGAAGTCTTCGCTTCAAACCAGAGATTCTAGAGTTTGGTATGGATAATGATCTTTTCCTACAAGGATATTGGCAATGTGAACAATACTTCAAACGTGTTCAACACAAAATTCGTTCAGAAGTTTTCCGAGGAATGCCACTTAGCGAAGAAACGAGACAGGTGGCAGAAAAGATCAAACAAGGGCCATCAGCTTTCCTACATATAAGACGTTCTGATAATCTTTCACAACGGGCCAGAGTATTCCATGGAGAGTTAGGCGAAAACTATTACAAAACGGCAATGGACCTTATCCGGGGACAAATTTCAAATGTCCATTTTTATCTGTTCTCAGACGAGGCTGCTTGGTGTAAACAAAACATGAAATACAGAGATGCAACCGTGATTGATTGTAATCCAATGAGCGGAATCTGTGATAGTAGCGGAATTATCCACCGCAACAATGAAGGACGGGAGGTGGAAGATTTGTATTTGATGAGTCTGTGTGATCATGGTATTCTTGCTAATAGTACCTTTTCTTGGTGGGGCGCGTGGCTATCGCCCAAAGAAACTTTAGGACAACGTATCATCATTGCGCCCAAAGCATGGTTCGTAGCCGGGTCAGATGAGGCGGACCCTATGGACATTATTCCCGAAAGATGGTTGAAGCTATGAGTACAGCTCTGATAATCATAGCAACTAGACCACGATACTGGAAATTTGCAGAGGATCTAATTGCCTCAGCAAAGAAATTCTTTGTGCCCCATGACGTTATCTTGTTCACGGACAGAGAAGAACCCTTTGATGTGTGTTATCAGTTTACACAGGAGCCGCTAGGCTATCCGGATGCCACACTCTATCGTTACCACATTGTACTATCCCAACGAGACTTACTATCAAAATACGATAACATCTTTTATGGCGATGCTGACGCATTGTTTGTTGCTCCGGTAGAAGAAGAAGACATATTCTCAGAAGGTATTACAGCCACGGTTCATTCTGGATATCATGTACAAAATCAGCAAGGTTCACCCGAAAGAAATCCTGAGTCTGCTGCCTATCTACCTCATCTGTGTACATACTTTTGTGGGGGATTTAACGGCGGAACAAGCGAAGCCTATTTAAAGATGGCAGAAGTGATTCGCCAAGGAGTAGACTCAGACAAAGCCAAGGGCATTGTCGCAGTTTGGCATGATGAAAGCCATCTGAATCGTTATTTATTTGACCATCCTCCGGCTCTTGTACTTTCACCTTCATTTTGCTATCCTGAGAGTTACACAGGAAATTACGGCTGGCCTGCTTCTCAATACAAACCCATTTTTATGGTATTAGAAAAGAGAGGACAACGATAAATGTCAGACAAGGTATCTATTATCATTCCCTGTTACAATCAAGCACAGTATTTGTCACAGGCTATCGAATCAGCCCTCGGTCAAGACTATCCCAATGTTGAAGTAATTGTCATTGATGATGGTTCTACTGATAATTCCTACGAAGTTGCCATGTCTCATTTAAAAAAGATAGAATATGTTTATCAGGCTACTATTGATGCCCTGATAATTCACTACACTCAACAATATAGAGAAGAAAAAAATAAAGATAATCCCATGACTTTAAAAGAAGCTCAAACTGCTGCTGAGAAACTTCATTGGTCACCAAAAATGAAAATCCTCAAACAAAATAATATGGGTCTTGCCTTAGCACGAAATGCGGGGATCAACGCTTCTTCTACCGAACTCCACGAATTCATTCTCCCGCTTGACGCCGATGATTGGATTGAATCAAATTACCTGAGTAAGGTAGTACCCTTGATGAAAGACCGCGTGGCTGTTGTAGGAACTTGGGCCGCTGTGTTTGGTGTTAGGGATTATACGTGGCAAACATGGGTACCTACTATTGAACAGCTAATGGAAGACAATCATATTCCCTGTTGCTCCTTGATTAAACGTGGAGTGTTGAAAGAAGTTGGGGGCTACAATCCGGCTTTAAGTGGTTATAACAAGCACTTAACGGGTTATGAGGATTGGAATCTCTGGCTTGACATTATGAAACGAGGTTATAAGATTAAAATTCTTCCTGAATGTCTTTTTCACTATCGAGAAAAGCCTGGGTCTATGCTTCAAGAAGCAACTAAAAAGCGACAGGAATTGATTTCTAGAATGCGAACCCTACACACAGATCTCTGGCCTACCGAGGAACGTAGCATGCTTAACAGATGGATGGGGGCGAGAAAAGACACTATGGGTGGTGAGTGCTATGGGGTTGAAGAAACCTATAGAAAATCTGTAGCATTTATTGATCACGGACCAGTGGAAGATTGGGGTTGCGGAACAGTTTACGCGAAAAAACTTGTCACAAATAAGTATACCGGGGTGGATGGAACACCTGATTATTGCGATATAGTCGCTGACTTGGCAAAACACAAATCCAACACTTATGGTATTCTTCTGCGCCACGTGTTAGAACATAATTTTGAGTGGGAAGCTATCTTGAAAAACGCATTGATATCTTGCAAGAAACTCGCGATTGTGATCTGTACCCCGTTTGCAGAAACAACGCAGCTGCTAAGTTTTGATGAATTTGGAATTCCGATTTTCTCTTTCCGTAAAGAAGATTTGACAAAGCATTTTCAAAGTTACACAGAAGAGACGATTGTTGGCGAGGCTTGGGGCACTGCATGTACAGAGACAATATTTTATGTAGAAGGTAACAATGAAGGATAGAGAAGAAACCCACAAAGAAGCATGTTTAAGGATCTGGTCGCGAATGGCTTCGGAACATCCTGAATTTACACATGAACATGACTCTTTAGACAATCCATGGTCCGTAGAAACTCTTATACTCGATAATGAACAACACTTCAAACCATTTTCAGGAGCTAACGTCCTGGATATTGGGGCGAACGCAGGGCTGCTTACTGCGTATTGGGCGCTTAATGGGGCTAAAGTTACTGCTTATGAAGCTGATCCTATAACTTATAAAATCTTGACCGATATGCTTACGCAAACTGGTCTAAAGGTCAGTGCCATCAACGCGGCCATATGGACATATACAGGAGAAATAAAATTTCAAGGTGGTGGGCACAAGTCAGAAAGAGGACACTTTTGTCGTAATGGGCTAATTCAAACAAGCGGTATATCAGACGCAACTATGGTACCTTGTGTGTCTCTTACAGATGCTCTTGGTGACACCATTTGGGATTTTGTAAAAATGGATATAGAAGGGGCAGAGCACGAAGTGATTATGAGCACCGGACCAGAAGTTTTAAAAAATCATATCAAACAAATGCAAGTTGAGTTCCATGCCGAATGGCCCACAAGCAACTCTTTGTATTGGGATGTGAGAAATAAACTACGTTCATTGGGTTTGACCGAATAGGAACCAAAGATGCTAAAGATCTATACTTCCTCACATAAGCGACCGGATTTTATCGAATTACAACTAAAGTCCTTTCAAAAACATCTGCAAGAAGATTTTATACTCACCATTCTTAACAACGCACACTTTGATCTCAACGATAAACAAATCGCCAAACAAATTCGCTCAGAGTGTGAACGGCTGGGACTTCCAATGATTGATGTTATTAAAGAACAAACCACAGTAGATCACTACCAAAGTTTTGAAGCCTGCCCCCTATTTACCTCAGCAGGTGAATATTACAATGCGTGTATTGCTTGCGCATATCCGCTCGCTTGGGCTTGGGACAATTACATTGTAAAAGAAAAAGGTCCGATATTGTTTATTGAATCAGATATGTTTCTGATGACTCCTGTCCGTTTGACAGATTATCTGCAAAAGTATCAAATAATCTATGTTCCACAGAGTTCCAACACTCCGGTAGGTAGAAGTGCAGAACATATGCATAGCGGTTTTTTCTTAGCTGATTTAAGCCAAATTCCAGAACCAGAAAGCATTAATTGGTGGTGTGGAAAAGCCGAAGGCATCCCAGTAGATGTAGGTGGTCAGACCTTTTGCTATCTAAGAGCACATCCAGAATTAACTAGACTTCACGTCAAAGAAGAACGCATTTACGATGACCCTCAAGTAGATTTTGCCCCTGCTAATTACATGAAATACTGGTTAGAAACCACACCTACCATTCTACACTATGTGAGCGGTTCTAATTGGAATCATCAATCAAATGACTATCATGCCAAAAAAACTATATGGCTGAAGAAAGTTTTAGCTTTATGAACTACAAAGCATTTGGAGAAGTTGAACAAGACCGTTTTGCCTACGATTGGGCGAAGGCTCATAAACTTTCCACTGGAACATTCTTAGACATTGGTTGTGGTGATCCTTTTGATTGCAACAATACTTATGGCTTGGAACTAATCGGTTGGCATGGGGTTGGCGTAGACTACAATCCTGAAATTGTTGCAAAATTTAACACTTCGCGGATAACCCACGCCATTTGCGAAAACGCGCTAACCATTGATTGGAAAACTGAATTAACCGCAGCAGGCTTGGGCAGCATCATTGACTTTCTTTCATTAGACCTAATGGACGAAGAACCTGACATTATGAAAGCATTATTAGAAGCTGGATTTTCATTTCACGTCATCACGATAGAACACGATAACGAACCTGAAATTAAACGTAAAGAACGGGAACTTCTATCTGGTGCGGGTTATACCTTAATCAAGCCAGATGTTCTTGCTCCAGCTTGGGGACCGAATCAAAATCGTACTCCTTTTGAAGATTGGTGGACACATGAATGAATTCAACCTTGACACTTGTAACTGGGTGATCTGGGGGTTCAAGAATAACTGGCATACTCACACCTATATCCACGCGGGGTTCTACAGGGCGCTTCAGTTCATGGGAAAGAACGTGCGCTGGCTTGACGAAGATGACGGTTCTGACTTTTCCAACACTCTCTTCCTAACTGAAAATGATGTATGTCTTAATATCCCCCGGCGTAAAGATTGTCTTTATGTTAACTACAACGGTGGTGACCCGAAGTGCCGAGAATATCTTGTAGACTGTCCTCAACTCCATTTCTGGTGCTATTATTACGAAGAAGAACGAACACATCGTGAACTCCGTGTGCCTGGTTGCGTCAAACTTGCAATCAACACCTATTTTGTCCCGCCAAACGGGGTGGAAATACAATGGGCAACTGATCTACTTCCACACGAGATAGAAGCACTCAAACCCAATCGGGTGTTTCGTAGTGAAAGCAAAGTGGTCAATTGGGTGGGTACTTACGAACCCCGACACAACGGTGGCACCGTTCCACCTTTTGCTGATGAATGCCAAAAGAATGGTATTGAGTTCCGAGCTATAGGCGGTTATTCTGGTACTCCTCCTGTTACTCTGGAAGAAAATATCAGACTAGTCCAGGAATCGTATATCGCGCCAACGATTCCCGCGAATTCTCAGATGCAAGGATATGCGCCTTGCCGAATCTTTAAGAATATCTCGTATGGTCAATATGGAGTGACAACATCCAAACATGTTAATGCAGTTTTTGAAGACCGTCTAATCTTCAACTCAGATTCACGCCAATTATTCTATACAGCAAAAGAACAGCTGCCTCAAATTCCACTCAAGGATTTGCATGAATTAATGGATGAAGTTGCGGCAAAACATACATACATAAATAGAGTGAATGCCATTGAACAGGCTGCTCGTCTTAGAACACATAATGTCTGAAGAACTGATGTGCCAATATTGCGCCAAGCAAGACAAAACCGTCCAAGAACGGTGCTACGACGATAGTGTTATTGTCCTTTGCGATGAATGTGCTAAAGACAATTGGGGTCGTAAGATGCGTACAGGAAAGTTAGAAAATCTCTAAAAATCATGACTTTCCCTCTCTAAAGAGGGGAAGATTGAATGAAGATTCTAGTTGCAGGTGGAGCGGGATATCTTGGTTCACGGCTTGTGCCAGCCTTGTTGGAACATGGATATGACGTAGATGTCATAGACCTACTTTGGTTTGGAAATTACCTACCCACAAGCGTTAAACTAATCCAAAATGATGTTTTCAAACTAGTAGAGTCTGATCTAGAACAGTACGATCAAGTGATCTTTGTGGCCGGAGTTTCTAGTGTTCCTACTGCTGAAATCTTGCCTGCAAAGAATTTCATCTTCAATGCGGCAGCTCCTAGTTATCTTGCATATTGTGCCAAACGGGCTGGGGTTAAACGATTTATCTATGCCAGCACTTGTTCAGTCTATGAAGCTCCCCTAAACGAATCGTGTAGAGAGACTTTTTCCCCTTCTTGTTCTCACCCCTACGCAATGTCTAAACTTCTTGGGGAGCAAGGAGTTTTGCACTTACAAGATGAAATCTTTTCTGTAATCGCATTCCGCATGGGAACGGTGTGTGGGTATAGTCCTCGCATGCGTTTAGATCTTATTGTGAATGCGATGGTAAAATCAGCTCTGAAAGATAAGGCTATCACGGTTGTTAACCCCGAGGTTTGGAGACCCATTCTAAGCATCTCCGATGCAACTCAAGCATATATCAAAGCAACAGAGGCCGATCTTGCTATTTCTGGAGCATTCAACATTGCCTCTGAAAACTACACGGTGGGAAAAGTTGGAAAAATAGTTGCGGATATACTCCAAGTTAATGTCAAAACAAAATCGGGTCCCGATCTTAGAAATTACAAGATTTCTACGGCAAAAGCAAAAGCAATTTTGTCATTCCATCCTCAACAAAAGGTGGAACAGATAGTGGAGGAATTGGTGGCAAATGTTGAGAGTTTTTCCGATTGGGATAGTCCAAAATACTATAACATCAAAATGCTTGAGGGGTTAAGTCTATGAATTGTAGAAGTTGTGGAGCGCCAACTGAACTAGTTCTTTCCTTGAAGAAACAGCCTCTTGCCAACGAATTGCTGACTACCGCCGATTCTCCATTTGAGTGCTATCCTCTAGAAGTAATGTATTGTTTATCATGTTCGCTAGGACAATTACGAGACGTTGTGCTACCTGAAAAGATGTTTGTGGAGTATCTCTACTATTCTACAGTGTCCAATTCTGTTGTCAATGCGGCACGAACTTTGGTAGAACGGGTTAGCAAAACTCTCTCTGAAGATGCCTTGGTGATAGAAATCGCAAGCAATGACGGCTATTTACTACAGTTCTATGACGGGTTAGGAATTCAGGTCTTGGGAATAGATCCGGCGCGAGGACCTGCTAACGAAGCTGCCCTAAAAGGAATTCCCACTGTACAAGATTTCTTCTCCCTGAAATTGGCGAAGCAACTTCCCAAAGCCGATGTGATTCACGCTAACAATGTCTTAGCTCATGTACCCAGCACCAATGACTTTGTTGCAGGAATCGCAGAAGTTTTGAAGCCCGACGGGGTTTGTATCGTGGAAGTTCCCTATTTTGGAGATTTAATAAGTAAGGGCAATTTTGACACCATCTATCATGAGCATGTTTTCTATTTTTCTTTCAAATCTCTAGCCATCCTATTCGGTCGAAATGGACTTCACATTCAAGAAGTGGAGCATCTAGAATCACAAGGGGGTTCTCTGCGCATTACAGCAAGCAAGAACGGGACTTCTTGTCAGTTTGAAGAGTGGGGGCTAGAAGGAGTGCCAACACTTCAACAACAAGTAGATGAAATCGCCGTCAAACTAAAAAGTACCCTACTTAAATTAAAAGAAAAAGGCAAACGAGTATGGGGTTTCGGTGCGGCGGCTAAGGCAACCGTCATGATGAATTATTGCAACATTGATCACACTTTGATTGAAGCAGTTGCAGATGATGCCCCGGCTAAATTTCAAAAATTTATTCCAGGAACCAGAACTGAGGTTCTATATCCAAAGAATTGGTTAGAAGCGCGACCTGATTACACTTGCATCTTCTCATGGAATTATGCTCAGGAAATCATGGAACGTTTCAAGTATAACTATGAAGGAAAATTCTTTATCCCCACACAATCTGATATTTAATCATCTAAAAGGCTTTACGCAACCCAAAATGATATCAGGGGTTGCGATGACAACAATTGAAACTATTAGATATTTTTGGGATGCCAGGCCGTGCAATCTACGGCACTCTACAGCTCCCGTTGGCAGCAGGCAATATTTTGATGAAGTTGAGCAACGAAAATATTTTGTAGAACCGCACATACCCGGCTTTGCAGATTTCTTTCAACACAAAGATTCCAAAGTCTTAGAGGTTGGATGTGGAATTGGCACCGATACGATGAATTTCGCCCGGTATGGCTGCAAGGTCACTGCCGTTGATCTGTCCGACGAATCTCTCAAGCTCTCAATCCAACGTTCGCAAGTCTATAGTCTTCAAGATTGGATCACGTTCTACCAACTCAATGCAGAAGAATTATCCAAGTACGTCCCGGTTGAACCTTACGATTTGATCTATTCGTTTGGTGTCATTCACCACACACCTAATCCTGAAGCTGTTCTTAAAGAAATGCGAAAATATTGTCACAAAGGCACAACGATTAAAATCATGTTGTATGCCAAGTGGAGCATCAAGAACCTTACTATGCAACAACCGGAAGCTCAGGCTGGATGTCCGATTGCTACTGTATGGACGAAGGAGGAAGTTAAGGATCTGTTAAATGAGGCGGGATTCAAGGTCACGGAGATTCGTAAGACCCATATTTTCCCTTGGAAGATTTCGGATTACATTCAACATCGATATGTGAAATGCTGGTACTACCGCTGGATGCCTAATGTTCTCTTCCATATCCTTGAACGATTTTTGGGTTGGCATCTATTAATTACAGCGGAGCCAATATGAAAATTTCTGTAATCGGTCTCGGCAAACTTGGTTCTCCAATGTGTGCAGTTTTCGCGGCGGCGGGCCACATGTTGATTGGCGTGGACCTCGATGCAAGCAAGTGTGACACCGTTAACTCCGGTCATGCTCCCGTCGGCGAACCGGGACTCGAAGAGCTTATAAGCTCTTTACCACCCAATCGTCTCTCAGCCACCACTGACACGGGTTCTGCAATTATCAACACCGATATGACCTTCATCATTGTCGCCACGCCTTCACAAGAAGATGGCAAATTTTCCCTTAAATATGTGCTCCCCGTTTGCGAAAGTATCGGTGCGGCCATCTCACAAAAGAGCACATACCACACTATCATCTTGACAAGCACGGTCATGCCTGGTCAGACAGCAGAGGTCACAGCGGCACTTGAGCACGCCAGTGGAAAGAAACACGGTGTTGATTTCGGTGTTGCGTACAATCCGGAATTTATCGCACTCGGGTCCGTGATTCACGATTTACACAACCCCGACTTGCTCCTCATTGGAACAGACGACTCCCGTGTCGGGGACACGCTGAAGACATTCTATGGCACATTTGTTAACAGTTTTCCCATAATCGCTCTTATGAAGCCCGTCGAGGCTGAGTTGACGAAGATTGCCGTCAACACGTTCGTGACTACAAAAATCGCGTATGCGAACATGCTGGCTGATTTTTGTGACAAATTATCGGGAGCCAACGTTGATGTGGTTGCGGCGGCAATTGGAGCCGATAGTCGTATCGGGATAAAATACCTCAAGGGTGGCGTCGCCTTCGGTGGTCCCTGTTTCCCGAGAGACAATGTTGCATTAAAGGCTCTGGGAGAATCTTTAGGTGTTGATGTCTCTGTTCCTAGAGAAGTTCATAATAGTAATATTCACCGTGTTGATTCACTAGTAAAAAGAGTGATGAGTCGAGCACTAGGACGTCGAGTAGCTATCATAGGATTAACTTACAAAATAGGATCCGAAGTCATTGAAGAATCGGCAGGTTGGAAAATGATGCTTGCGCTTCATGAAAAATATGTTGACCTCTATGTTTATGATCCCTTGTTTTCTAGTCCTATACTAAGAGGTGTGAAAAGAATGACTGATTTGCGTCAATGTATTGAAGAAACTGATTTGGTCATTGTGATGCTTCCCTATCCTGAAGTAATTGCTCTTGAACCAACCGCTTGGGCACGTACTGCCGAGCAACGTCGTGACGGTTCGGGAACCGACCGCATCGTTGTTGATTGTTGGCGTGTATTACCTAATCTTGCAGAGTGTAATGGGATTAAGTATTGGCCTTTAGGTGTTGGAGAAGACAAATGAAGAAAGTTCTTGTAACTGGAGCAGGTGGTTTCATTGGACATCATCTTGTCAAACGGCTCAAGGCTGAGGGAAACTTTGTCCGGGGTATTGACATCAAGTATCCCGAGTTTGAGCGGACTGTTGCTGATGATTTTTGGATTTATGATCTACGTCATGCGGCTAACGCGGTTCACTCTTTCAATGACGAGACTTTTGACGAGGTCTATAATCTCGCAGCGGACATGGGTGGAATCGGCTACATTACACAGTACCTGGCCGATATCGCTCGCAACAACATTCTGATTAACGTCAACATGCTGGAAGAAGCCAAGAATTTCAAGGTGGGAAAATATCTCTACACCTCTTCGGCCTGTGTCTATAACCAAGACAAACAGCGCGATGCTAACGTGACACCACTCAAGGAAGAGGACGCTTATCCGGCACTCCCGGAACCCGGCTACGGCTGGGAGAAACTCTTTGCCGAACAGATGTGTGAATACTACGCTAAGGACTATGGTCTAAACATCCGCATAGTACGATTTCATAACGTCTACGGCCCACTGGGAACTTATGAAGGTGGCAAGGAAAAGTCTCCTGCGGCAATTTGCCGCAAAGTGGCTCTAGCACAAAACGGTGGAGAGATTGAAATATGGGGTGACGGGCAGGCAACCCGATCTTACATGTACATTAACGACTGCGTGGAAGGTATTCTGCGCTTGATGGCGTCCGACTACCAAAAACCTCTCAACCTGGGAACTGATGAATTGGTTACAATAGATGGCCTGGTAGACCTCGTTTGTGGTATCGCGGGAAAGAGCCTGACGAAGAAGCACGATCTTACCAAGCCCCAAGGGGTACGTGGGCGCAACAGTGACAATAGTCTCCTCCGCCAAGTCCTCGGATGGGAACCCAAGACCTTACTTGCTGATGGTCTTATCCCGACCTACAGATGGATCAAAGAACAAGTCTCTTAAAACGCAAATGGCGGGTTGGTCTGTTTTTCAGACGCCCGCCATTTTTGTCTGTACCACATTCGCCCCCTGTATCCCAAACGTTTAAGCGAGACGCCCGGAGGATGCTCAAGGTCGGCCTTAACCATTAAGGGAGCCACCCGTGATAGAACTTATTTATTTAGGTCCATTACTATACATTGTAGTCCCTGTACTGAAAGAGACACTAGGATTTACAGATGAATTTGTTACAAGAGTAGGAAGCATTTCCAAGGTAAATGTACCATTTACGGTTGGTGTGGTGTTAGTAACAAGAGTTGTAACCGTGTTCAGGTTAACTGTCCCTGACGAAGTTATGGTACTCCACCAGGGAGTAATGTAGGGGGGGTAATAAACGGGAGTGTTTGGATAGTGATAATGGTAGTGATGTTCGTACACAGTTTTGAAAACATTCTCCCACTGTAGGGGGGCGGGGGTGCTAGAAAGAACAGCCTCAGCACCCTTCTTTATCTGTTCCAAGCTATTCAAAGAACCTTTTAACTCTATCACTTCTTTACGAGCTTTAGCGATGCGAGCCTCAGCACGTTCTAATGCAGCTGTTTTCTTCTTTATATCATCCTCTACAAGTTGAAGCACTTCTACATAGTGCTTTTGTTCATTGTTAAGTTTTATTTTTGCTACTTCTTGAGACTTCTTAGTTTCATTCTTCATGGTATCCTCACAAATTGGTCATTTTGACCTACATAAGGGGGAAAGGATAACCAAGAATTTCCTACATTAGCGATTTTCTACTCCACCATCCTTGGATGATATGGGTTGTTTTAGAAATCATGCTGTTCTGGATTGACTAATACGTTATGTTCCTCACGTGTAAAAAATAAATCATCACTTTTACGATCCCAATCTATACAGAGAACATCTCCTGCTTTTAATTGTTCAGTGGACAAGAGGTTTGCTATGGAATGAACTAAGAGACGTTCAATAGCTCTCTTTAAATGTCTAGCCCCAAAGCGGCTGTCAGTACCTTCTCTCAAAATAAGATCACGGGCGGACCGGGTGACTTGTAACAAGAATTGCCCCTTGGCCGTGCCCAATATTCTTTGTTGTACATGATCCAATTCAATACTAAGAATATCATCTAGTTGTATGCGAGTTAGTGGATGAAATACGACCACTCTATCAAGACGATTCATAAACTCAGGAGAAAAATTTCGTCTAGCCGCGTCTACAGCAGCGGAGTCTATTTTATTGTCCAGGTTAGTATCAGACGATTGAACAAATCCCATGCCACCATTCATAAGTTCAGAGATTCTTCCTCCACCTAGATTTGAAGTTAGAAATATTATGGTACCAGAAAGATCCACTCTACGGTTGTCTCCTAAAGTCAAGGTGGCTTTATCCATTACTCCTAGTAACAATTGCCACAGGGAGTCACTAGCCTTTTCTATTTCATCAAAAAGAAGAAAGGATAATTTTAACTCATCTTTATGATATTGAGCTAGTGCTTCTTGCGTGATAAGAGGATGAGTCTCCTTATGTCCTAGGTACCCTGGAGGAGAACCGATTAATTTTGCAATTTCGTGAGAGTGTTGGAATTCCGCGCAGTCTACTTTTATAACCGCACGAGGATCCCCAAAGAGTATTTCAGCCGCAGCTTCTACTATGCGTGTTTTACCAGAACCCGTAGGACCGAGGAATAGGAAATTTCCCACAGGACGATTTGGTGAGTTAAGTCCAGCGCAGAATACCTGGTAGATGTCCGTAAGTGCTTTAACACCTTCATCTTGTCCAACTATTTTGGCTCGTAAATTCTCCCCAAATTCTCTCGTTTCATCTGAACGAGCGGCGGGGTTGAGCTTCTGGCGAACAGGGGGTCTTGGCATTTCTACCACCTCCGTGTTCTTATCGCGCAGAACTTATGTAATGGGGTTGAAATTAGTAATCGTGCTGATGTCCTCGATGATGGTGATGTCCCTGTTTATGATACCACTTAGTGCGGAGAATACGGTTCCAAAACTCATGATGAGTTTCATGCCCATATTCAGGGAAGGCTTGACAAAATCTATGCCAGGCGTCTTCACGACGGAATTCGTCGGGAGCATCACATATCCAAATAAATGCTAGAGTCTCCCAATATTCACAATCGTATTGACGATGACATTTACAACTACATTGCTGCTGAGGAACTTCATTCTCACAACCACAACATTCTCTATTATGCATACAGTCTCCAAAATTTTGTTGGACTGTATGAAGGTCTATAGTTGAAAATTATTCTCGATTGCCAGGGATTCCCGATTCTCCACCCTGGACTTGAATCCTACGCCCGATCCCTCACGGGGTACGGATGGTCTCATAAACCAGTAAGCTCGTAGAATCCCGGAGTGTTAAGTCCGGTGCGTCTTTATTTATTAATCGTCTTTTCCGCCACAACCGAGAAATCCTAAAAAGAAAAAGGGAGGAACTAGACACCTACCAAGTTCCTCCCTTTCTTGGAGACACGGCTATTGCCGCAACCCGCCACCTTCCGCTCTAAATCATCACCAGGGAACGGAACCCTTCCACCCGTACCATTCATTTCAGAGTGTACGGGAACTCCCTGGGTATAGTCCAGCCATCCGTTCTCTACTACATGCGTGAACGGTTACGCAGGACCATAAATTCAACGGTTTCCCGTTGGATATAGCTCCACCACTTATTATACTGTTCGGTCTCAGCCGACATATAAGACCTTAATTACTCTCAAGAACAATCTTCCTGCCCGGAGTAATACATGGGCCAGAGACTGAGTGTCTGAGCAAAAAACGCTTCCGCTCTTTACTGGTATCTTTTGCTATTGCGCTACAACGTGGGCAGGTCAAACGAGTGGACATTAGTTTATCCTAAAAAACTTTGGTGAGCGGGGGCTGCAGTGTTCCCCATCCGGTTAACTGCGCACCAACCAATGCGCCGGAAATCTCGACTCGAACCAAACTTAAAGTAACGTGGTATGCCAGCATTTATTTCCCTGGCCCTGTGCTTCCCCAGATTCGCTGCACGGTCTCATAGCCGCCGCTCTTTCCTTATCGTCTACTCGTCGGGGATTACTAGTAAATCTTAGGCAAGGCCGTTAAGCCAGGCAGCTTTCCGACGGACACCAACAAGGACCACGTTACAAACTGTTTTGTAGCGTCCCACATAAAAAGAGTCAGGTGTGAAGTTCCTGCCCATCACATGCTACGCTACAAATTGGTAGCGGGGGGCGGTATCGAAACCTGCCATCGTGGAGTTTATGAGACTCCCGAGCTACCTTTGCTCTATCCCCGCACAAATATCGGCTCGTGTGCGCCCTGCTTGGAGCAAAACTCATGAAACTTTGAACGGATTTTCGATTACTGATCGTTGCGCCTCGTAGTCGTCATCGAGCAGTGCGCGTTTCGCTTCGTAGTCGGCATCGATCGGTGCGCGTTGCGCCTTGTAGTCGTCATAGAGCAGTGCGTGTTTCGCTTCGTAGTCGTCATCGAGCAGTGCGAGTTGCGTCTCGTAGTCGTCATCGAGTGCGCGTTGCGCCTTGTAGTCGTCATCGAGCAGTGCGAGTTGCGTCTCGTAGTCGTCATCGAGTGCGTGTTTCGCTTCGTAGTGGTCGTCATCGAGCAGTGCGAGTTGCGCCTTGTGGTCGGCATAAAGCGGTGCGCATTGCGCCTCGTAGTCGTCATAGAGCAGTGCGCGTTGCGCTTCGTAGTCGGCATGTGTCATCATGGCTTCTCCTTCGCGGCGGCGATTTATCCCGTTCGAGCCTCGACGGAGAGCGGTCTCTCCAAACGACCCTTTCGGGATTGCTCAATTAGGTGTAGATCTGAGTCTCAGCACCACAAAATCGTGGGTGGATTGCCCACCCTTGCAAACCGTTTAAGCGGAACGGATAACTGGGAAACTTCTCCCGTTAGTAATTCTGGGTGCGGGGGTCCGATTTGAACGGACGACCTTTTGCTTATGGTCGAAGAGAAACCCGTTAGGATTCCTCTCCGTGAGGCAAACGAGCTACCTGGCTGCTCCACCCCGCGCTGTAGTCTACTAATACTGCTAAAACTAAAAACATTGAAGTAAAAAGTGATTCACTGCCACTCCCAAATTTCTCTGTTTACAGAGAGTTGGTAAGTAACGTCGTGGAATTCCTCCACGCACCACAGCCTTCTACTTCAATACCCTAGAGAAATCAGCAAATCGTTGGGAATTTATTCCAATTCTCCCTCTTTGTTTCGAGGGCGAATTTGAACAGCAGCATTCTAACCAAACGATTGGTTGCCGTTTGGACATTTATTCCCAATTGTTTAGACTCACGTTTGTGACTATTTTTCATTTGTGATGAACCTATAGCCGGGGTTCTGTCATCAGCCCATGCTGAGTGACTGTCATTCGTCTAGGATCATAGTCACCTATGATCTCAAGCTGCCTACCCGGATGAGAAAAACGATCGAGCAGATCATCCCATCCTTATTTGGCATTGCAGCACGTGGGGTTTAGCAGCCACGACGTTACCGCCGTGCTGGTAGGCTCTTACCCTACCTTTGCACCCTTACCCCGGCTTGCGCCGTGGCGGTTATTTTCTGTTCCACTTTCCGTCATCGGATTTCTCCGATGCCCAGTTATTACCTGGCACGTTGCTCTGATGCTGCCCCGAACTTCCTCCCGCAACTCATTCTAGCAGTCGCCAGCGACAGTCCAGTCCATCACAAATCATTTAGACTGAATAACTTTCAGTCAAATCTTTTCAAGATCCCGTTGCTTCGCACTCATTCAACGATGCGCTTACTCCAGCCGGAGTTGCAATACCGTCCTGAGACTCTTCTTGAGCAGCGACCCTTTCCATGACTGCTTCAATTCCGCTGTTCAGACCTGCCCGAAGTCCCATGACCTCCATACGGAGGTTGAGAACTTCCTCCCTCAAAGAAGCAACCTCTGCTTCCGCCGTCTCGGCACGCTTCAACAGTCCAGAACAAGCCGGGGCAAGAGTAGCGACGGCATCCTTCTCCATTTCATACGATTCCACCAGAACGTTGACATAGTCAACATTTCCGGTAAAGAGTCCCTGCTTCGTGTTCATAATGACGACACGCAGCATCTCTTCTCTGGAAATCTCGGGCTTGTCACCCTTCGGTAATGCCGATTTTTGTGCTTTTGCCACTGTCGTCTCCTATTTCTTTATTTAAAAGTATTGAACGCGCTACCCAGACTCGTCTGGGACCTCTTAGCCCTGATGGATTACGGATTCTACCGTGCGTGCTCCATTACACCACAGCACGTTCAATTTTCATGGTGGCTCCCATGATTTTCGACCTTTGGGTATTAGTATCCGGAACGGTCGCCGTTCACATCTTGACGGATCTGCCACCTTAAAATTTACCGGGGTCGAAGAGAACTTCAAGAAAGAAGTTCTCTTCGTCATGAGCCTTCCCGGAGAGCGGCTCAAGTGCGCATGCAGGACCAACCATCAAAGGCTGGGTTCCCTTCGAGGCGCTATGGCGTCTCGAAAAGGCAGGCGATTTATAGTCAGCATGGTTTTGCTGCCCTTTTGTCGCCCCATACCTATCCCTGCAATTTAATACGGGAAGTCCAAGTTGAGCTTGAACTTCCCCTAACCCTAACTGTGTGGATAAAGAGCTTTTCGCTCATTCCAGTAGTTCCACCACAGTATTGCCCAAATCGTTGGCGTATGAAACATGGTCAAACGGTGCGGAATTAGATACCTCAGCGCCTGCCACAACGGCCTAATTGGTCTTTTTAATACGAGCATCTATGTTCTCCTTCTTTCCTGCTCTTTTATTCTACCCTGTAATTCTATTTTCGGGTAGTTTTCTTTATTTCTTTTTTAATCTCTTCTATTTGCTGGAGAAGGAATTGTCTTCTCTCAGGATGATTTAATACTTCAGGTTTCTCATCAGCAAACATGCTCTGTAACTTCCAAGCAGCTAGATCCGCGTCACAACTATGCTTACTAACCCCAAATAGAACATCGTCAATAAAGACGCCCCATTCTGGGATACGGCCTATAGAGGGTTTCACTTCTATGATCATACTACTTGATACTTAATTTTGGTAGCTCTGGGAGGAATTGAACCTACCGTCTCCGCTTTATGAGAGCGGCGTACTGGACCATTATACGACAGAGCCATTACTTTACTACAAAGCCTAACTTCTTAGGGTACCGATTCTTCATGCGCTCACGTTGAGTCATTCCCAATAGTTCCTATACTCGGTTCCGTAAACTTCATTCAATTTTTTAAAGTATATGTCCGTTTTTATCTTTATTATAAAATCATCCCCCTTGGCTACGACTCCTTCCCAAACGGGATAGACTCCCTTACGAACATCATCAATAAATTGCTTGTTAAGGTTGCCTTCATAAGTCACTTGCGCTGAATAAGGCAAATCTCCAAAAGTTTTTACGAACTGTCGCGGAGACATTATTCCACGTTTGTACAACTTAATGTCAAACAACTTCAATTTCTTTGGTTCCGCCAATTCATGCTCTCCGGCGAAGCTAGAAGGTCCAAAGAATTCCGTATAAACAATAATTCTCTGTACTCCGCGTTCGGCATCCTTACAACGACGAGCTATTTCCGCTCCCATGGTATCTTGGAATATGGGAATAGCCTGACCGAACAACGGATCAGTCTCATTAAAAAGTTGCGTCCGGGTACCATACTTGTACCAGCCACGTTTGGGTGCCCACTCCCAGCGTAGATTGCTACCATCGTATTTATAAAAGGCTATACGAAGTTTACCCCAGTTTAGGCCACAATCACATAAACTGGGGTAAACTTGATATATCACAGACAAGTTTGGTCGGGACGACTGGATTTTAACCAGCGATCTCACCCACCCCAAGGGTGCGCGATAACAGGCTTCGCTACGTCCCCGAAACTTCCGTTGCGTTCGGTGAAGTCTTACCTTCCAACGGAACACTAGGCTCCAGGAAAGCTGCTCCTCCGTTTATCGGCAAATCCGCCTGGGTCGGTTAGACTTGGCTACTAGACCGAATCTTTCCTTGTGCGAATCCGACTCCCCATTAAGTTGGGGTCTGCATCTTCCACAACGAAAATCTGTGAGCAGGAGGCGTTTCACCCACGCTCCCCTCAGGACTTAGGTCCTTCCCTTACGGGTTAGGATAATGGCACTCTTTCCCCACGGCTCTTTCAACTGCAGCCTCGTCCTCCGCCTTACGGCGGCTGCTCCCTACAGAAATTACGAGGAGCCTGCCGTTGCCTTCTACAAGGCTTACTCTTCAACGGCTTCCGGCTCCTGGTCGGGGACCGGAGAATTGAACTCCGACCCTATGCTCCCAAAGCATATATGCGGCCTTAACACTTGTCCCCGTAAAACTAAAAACTTGGTCGGGAAGGTGGGATTTGAACCCACGACCTCCTGCTTCCAAAGCAGGCGCGTTGGACCAGGCTGCGCTACTTCCCGAAAAATTGGTCGGAGTGCCCGGAATTGAACCGGGTGCTCAGGCTTCCGACGCCTGCCGTCGTCCGTCCACGTACACTCCGTGTGACGCTTAATTATCGTATGGGGTTATTACTCGGAAAGAACTTCTACACACCCAAACGATGGCTCGCTGGGTGTCTATACCGCGTTAATCGGTGGTATAGATGCCCAGCAAACTGGGGCACGGCGAATTTGGTCGCATGTATCTCATATCTATACTATACTGGATAGTCTACATTTTTAGCTAAAATTCTAACTATTTCCTTCTTGGTAGGAACACTATATGCCTGATACAACAAAAAATCTTGGACTGATTTTATCGGCTTACAATGATGATGAACATCTAGATGATAACAAGAATCTACAAATCCTTGATAATGCGGGAGGAGGAATTGCTATCTCCGTGACTTTGTCATCGGCACAACTCAAAACATTGTCTACGTCTGTGCAATGTCTCCCGCCCGTTCCCGGACAATTTTACCTCGTTGAGAGATGCCTCGCTCAGTACAAACTTGGACCCGGACCCATCGCTTTCGGCAATGCCACTGGCAACACACTCAACCTGCAATACGATACGACTCCGTCAGCAAGTGCATCTGCACGCCAGTTTTTTGGAATCGAGACGGACAACGCTGCTACTTTTGGTCCATACGCCGAAGCCTCAATTGACTTGACCGTGAACACGGGGGGCAGCATTGGGTTCGGTTCCCCAAACAACAATCAAGCCTCGGGAAACGTGATGTACAACGCCGCAACCATTGGGGCAGGAGTTTTCATTGTCGCCTCCAACGGGAACTTTACTCTCGGCGATGGAAGCGTCAAAGTTACCTTGTGGTACCACCTTATTACGCCGTAAGCCCTGAGCATACAAACAGTAGCAATACCAGACGGAAAGTCAAATTTTCTAAACTATAAGATCCATTAAGAGGAAACTTCATGGCATACACACTCTTAACTAGCGTACCCCTTAGCTCTATATTAGCTTCGGGACCAGCTACGGGAACGTCTCTAAATCTTGCATTCTCAACCGTTGATCCTATCAATGGAAACTACTTTGTTGCTTCTGGTAGAGACCTGATTACTTTTAGTTGTTCCCCTACTTCAGCCGCTTCTGTTTGGAGTTCCTCTACAGTGTACACTCAAGGTCGGGTTGTAAACGTAACTGCTGGATCTCCTGCCGTAACTACAACTTACATCGCATTAGCAAACGCAGGGACCAACCTTAATCAGACTCCTGCTTCTGCTACAACTTTCTGGGGGGTATACACAAATTCTACCGTTACCATCTATTCTGCTCCGGACTCCTTAGGAAGAAAAGCGGACATTGTAAGTTATGTAATTCCTACCGCAGATCATGCTCAAATAGCAATTACTCCTAGTTCCTTTTATACCCAAACCCTTAACCAGATTCAATTTTTAGTGACTTCAAACTTGGTTACTGTTTTGATTCAAAGTTACTAGTTCTATAAGGTCCGCTCTCCACCAAAATGTGGTTCCATCTGATCGTTTAATACAAACTTGTGGAGAGTCACAATACGCTACTATTTCCCCTTCTCCATGTGGACCTGGTGGGCACGATCCGTCGCCTGTTTCCCTAGGAAATCTCTATCACGATTCCAAAGCAACAATTTAAGAATTATGCTCATTGTACCAACTCTTTAATTCGTCTGGTTAACCAAGCGATAGCATCTTCGTGTTGGTCTAACCCAACATTTATCATCGCCCCATAGTCTAATAACACCACGTTCACTCCAAACACTCCTTGAGCAACGTCACCTACAATATCAGCTTCTCCACCAGACGTATCGTTAGCAATATTCACGGCTTCTTGTTCATCCTTAGCATGAGCAACTTCGGCAGGATGCTCTGCTATAGATATGAGGGATGAAGTGGATATTAACGCAATTTCGAATAGGTAACATTCCTTGTCCTCTGCCCAACCATAAGTTACTGAAAGAGGAGAATGATTCCTACCCTTACTCACAACAGCATGACCTCCAAGGTAATCTCCCTCAGGACAGTCAAACACAGTGAAGGTGGTCCAAGATTCACGGCTAGGAAAGTATAGCATTCGCGGGACGCGCTCCTTCGTGTAAAAATATTCTTTGAGAAGCTCTTAAATCTTTAACGAATTCTTCTACTTCAGGGACATGAGTAGACACAATCATAACACTGTTCATACGTGGAATAACGGTGAGGGGTTTCTGTACCATATCCACAACTCCATAAACCCTGTACGCCAACCAACGAGAAAAAAGAACCTCGTTAAGAATTTGTCCCCCGCTTTTTGAAACAAAATTGTAAGGTATATTCTGAGCACTGAAAGATCCGTCGGGTTGTAGGGTGAGAATGTTAGGAGCGGACTCCCAGGTGATGTAGTGAACTTTCAAGTTAGGCAAAGTTTTGATAAAACGATCTCCACCAATCCCAATCATAGAAATGTTCTTACTGTCGGCAAATGCCGGAGTGCTGCCCTTGGGAGATACACGAAAGCTAGACAAGGGACCGAAGTTAGCAATAATTCGCAGCGCCTTAATAGCAGATAGATCAGAATTATATTCAAAGTCTAAATCTGTGTTGGCTTCCTTCATCATCTTGGCTTTGGGTTCGAAAGGGTCTTGGATATAACTGCTACTGAGAGTCCGGTCTACCCATTTATGGCGTAAATGTTCCAGTTCCTTAGTTGCGTCGCCAGATTGATAAGCAAACCCAGTGAAACTCTGCAAATTTAGGGCTACTTGGGTGTAGAGATTGTAATCAAGCAAAGGATGTAATGCTTTTAAGATCTTAAGAATGTCCGTCATGGTGGGATTAGTCTTGACGGCGGGTCCGGCTTCTTGCCATGCCTTAGTGATCTCACGGTTTAAAATACCGTTCCAATGATCTGTCCGATCAAATGGAAGTCCTGGGAAATACGATTCGAAGAGAGTCTTTAGACTCTCTTCGGTCGAGAATGTTGAATTGATTTGTTCGGCGAATTTACTTGCTGTCGCCTGGTGGTAATCCGGTTGAGTTGTCACGACGTTTACGCTCCATCTTCTTAATAATGTCATCTAAGTGATAAGGACGAAAATCATGAGTATCAACACCGACGTCAAAGGACAGAGACTTGTCCTCGGGTAGGGTGCCGTGACTATGACCATAGAGATGCATGGAACCTTTGAATTGATGATTCCATGTCCGGAGGGCATAATGAAAGAGGATTATGGTGATTTCACCTTGTTTGAACTCATGATAGTGTTTCATCCACACAAACATGTCTGAAAGTTGGGTGGCTATTTTATCATGATTGCCAAAGATGAAATGGTGCCTACCGTTCATGCGGCGTAGCAGTTGACGTGCACGATCAACGTTCGCATCACGACCGAAAGTCAGGTCGCCAAGATTGTAAACATCATCATCAGATCCGACAAGTTCATTGTGATTCTTTACTAGAGTCTCATCCATGGTTTCGTAATCCCAATGACGCTTATCGTCTTCGGGGAATTCAGTGCGCACAAAGGGACGCTTGCAATACTTTATGATATTAGCATGTGACAGATGAAGATCGCTATTGAACCAGATGTTCTTCATAATCCTTCTCCAGTTATTCAGATGTTGATTCACGCTCCTCAAAATCGATGCTCTTGAGGTCGTTCTAATCCTCGCGAACTCTGACCGACATAGCGCGGCTCTCCAGTTCTGGGATCGCGCAAAACATAGATAAGATATTGATCTGTAAGGACATCCGTATTACAGTTCGCATAATTCAAATATCATCTGCGTTAGTGCGGGGTCTTCTGCGGTCAAGGACTGAATGATATTTCTTGGGTCCGTACTCTCAATTCCGGAGACGGCCTGATCCATGTCTGAAAAGAATGTCGTGATTTCATCTAGTTTGGCAACGTTGGCGAGGTTATGATCGGCTGTAACAAACGCCAATTCCAGAGGCTTAACCGGGATGCGACGCTCCTGGTACTTGATGCCTTCTGTCGTGAATGAGATCACAGCGGCGCTAACCGGGCGGTCTACTTCATCGGTAGATAGGGATGCCCTAGAAAGTGATCCCAATCGCACATGAGTCACATTTCCTACAGTTATGGTTTCTTCTCTTGAATGGTCGTGTCCCCAAAGTAAAAAGTCGTAGTCCAAGTCCATGAGTTGATCGTATCCGAGGGTGTCAATTCCCCAGAGACTGTGAGATTTGGGAGATCCGTAGGAGTGAACAATACCCACCCGGTAACATCCGGGGATACGAGGACCACTGGCAAGTAATCGGGCCATGGTGACAGATTCGTCTGCATAAGAAAAAGCCTCCACTTGAACACGGACGGAACCATCACTGTTTTCAAAGATTACGGACGTAACTGATAAATCGTGACAAACACCAGCAGCCATTAGTATTCCTAAGGGTTGATGGGGCAAACTCCCTAAAGAATCATGACTCAAATCGTGATTTCCGGGGGTGGTATAGATACATCCGGTAGGAAATTTTGATAGGCAACGGATAGCACGACAAATTATGGAAAGATTATTGGCTGGGGAACGAGGAGTTTTTATATGCCAAAAATCACCTCCATGTAAGCACACGCCTTGAATTTTTTCGGTTAATTCTCTAACAAATTCAAATTTATTAAGAATGGCAGTAGCATAATCATCTCTTCTTCTTGTACCTGGAGGTACAGCAGAAAGATGAGAATCGGAAATGAAGGTAAAATTTACATTTATATGAGGAAGTTTTACAACTTTTGAATTCGTATTAGAGGTCATAGGCTATATCATATTCCCAGTAGAAAAGTTCATACAGTTTATTGCGTAACAAACATCCTCAATAATAGATACTACTTCGGCGTTCATGAAACACTTATTCCCGGAGACGGCTTCTCCTTCGCGGCGGCTGGCTCTGGCTCAAATTCAGGGTCGTGAAACTGTAAAGCCTTTCGATACGTTAGGCGTGCCGTTGTATGACCCGAAAATTCTCATCTGAACCATTTTGTTCGCCAAACGCTTAAAATAAACTCCTTCCTGCCAATGAAATCCAGATTCTTTTCTGGCGGCATCAACTAATTCAAGCCATTGGCAACTACACCCACAACCGTACCAGCCTTCTGGTACATCCGAAGGGCACCCTGTTCGATGCCCGCGATTATACTTTCCGGTATTCATTTCGGCACCTCCAGTTGGATGCGGGCTAGGAGGGAGGAGGGTTCGTCGGCGCATTTATCCCAAACGTGGACCGAGCGGTGCCTCATCCAACGTTCTCCCGTCTGACCATAGGCTAGATCAAGTTCAAAATCATGTCCGGGCGTGTAGGATTTTGTTGTCATACTCTGTTAATACGGGAGGGAGACCACACAACTAGCTTCTATCTTTTCCAGCAATTTTACCACAGCAAAGGTGTCAACCGCGCAGTACGCGGCGAGGTCCCGACGCAGCTGGATTTTCTCTGGCCCATCTGGTAAGAAAATAAGCCGCCGACGGCGTCATCTCCATCACCGATAGCAACTGCGTTAATTTATCCATGCGTTCCTCCACCCTCATTCTACGGGGAAAGGTTAGTTGTTAACTCTTTTCCATCCTCTACAGTAGAATAAGAGTGGAGGAACGTTGCCATGGCTGGCAAAGCTAAACACGGAACACAAAATCAAGGTGATACCGGGGAGACGCCGAAAAGGAGAGAGAGAGAGAAAATGAAACTCTATAAATTGACCAATGAACGCGGACAGACACGGGATGAAACTCAATGGGGCGAGGGCGTGACGCATTCCGGCACTGGCAAGGGGGAGTTGTGCGGACCTGGATGGATACATGCTTACACTCATCCTCTCCTGGCTGTTTTGCTGAACCCTATACACGCGGATTTCCAGAATCCCCAACTGTGGGAGGCCCAAGGAAAAATCGGCAAGAACGATTACGGCCTCAAGGTCGGTTGCCGTCGGCTCACCACCACGAAGCGCATTTCCTTGCCGATTATAACGCCGACCCAGCGGGTGATGTTTGCAATTCTTTGCGTGAAAGAAGTTTGCAAAGATGAAAAATGGAATGTTTGGGCCGACAACTGGATGTCGGGGAACGATAGATCGGCGGCTGCGTCGAGGACGGCGGAGAGGGCGGCGCGGGTGGCAACGGAAGCGGCGATGACGGCGACGGCGGAAGGGGGGCTGGCAAGGGCGGACCTGGCGTTGGCGGAAGCGGCGATGTGGGCGGCGACGGAGGCGGCGACGGAGGCGGCGGCGGTGGGCGCGGCGACGGCGGCGGAAGGGGGGCTGGCAAGGGCGGACCTGGCGTTGGCGGAAGCGGCGATGTGGGCGGCGACGGAGGCGGCGACGGAGGCGGCGGCGGTGGCGGCGGCGGTGGCGGCGGCAACTGGGTCTAAAATCAACTTTATAGCCATCGCCAAAAAAGCATTGAAGGCGACGCCAGGATGGAAGTTCCCTTACAAGCCATTGGCTCCGTGTTGAATGCAACGGCACCGGAGGCCGTCAAATAGTTGCTGGGCTGCCCAATCCGCATCATTGGGATAACCACCGGGGAGAGTGGCTCTCTGTTTGTAACTCCAACGCACTGGACCCAGAGGCAAACTGACCAGCCGGAACATATGACACAAAGGTTACGGGAACGCTTATGTTTACAGATGTTAGATTTTACAGCCAGAGGCTGTGGCTTGGTAACGGGGTTAGGATTTTGGGTTGCCGTTTGAAATTTTGAATTTTCTGCCTCCGACGGTGTCGGTTTTGAATTCTTCTTTTCAGTTGTTTACTACGTGACATCACGACTGGTCCGCGTCGTCGTGAGACTCCCACGCCTAAAGGCGGGGGATTCTTTGGAGTTACTAAGCAGCATTGCTGCTCGTCTCCAACGATGTTTCCTGCTTCACAGGCACACGCCTAATCTTGCGATTAGGTCTTGCTGTGCCTCCGCAGGCTGATACCGAGCGTCCCTCGGCTAAGATTCTCAAACCCTCTACGAAAATGTTTACGACAGCATTCTCGTCTCGCTGGTGTTCCGTCTTGCAATTCGGGCACTGCCAGCGGTCTTGGAGTTTGAGGTCTGCATTCTTCTCTCGACAAATGCAGCACAACTTTGATGATGGGAAGAACGTGTTTACTTTGACGAGCATTCTGCCATACCACTTGCACTTGTATTCCAACATGCGGAGGAAGCCGCCGAAGCCTGCATCTGAAATTGCACGAGACAGATGGCGATTCTTGAGCATGTTCTTGGTGCGAAGCGTTTCAACTACTATCACTTGGTTCTCGTGAACAAGTTGAGTGCTTAACTTCTGGAGAAAATCAGTGCGGATGTCTGACACCCGCTGGTGAATCTTGGCGACTTTGAGACGGGCTTTCTCCCGATTCTTGGAGCCTTTGGTGCAGCGGCTCAGGTGCTTCTGTGCCGTGCGGAGCCGCGACAGAGCACCGAGCAACGGGCGGGGCAGAGCAACATGCGAATACGTCCTGCCGTTAAAGAAATTGAAAGTCTTGGTGTTGATGTCAATTGAGGCAACCTGATTGATTGCGGAGCCGACTACACGCAACGGCTGCTCGACTTGAAACGACGCATAATATCGACCCGAAGGCGTCATGCTAAGAACGACAGATGATGGCTCGCCTTTTACTCGGCGATACCAAGGTATTGAGATGTCTCCAATTTTGGAGAGGGTGAGCACGCCGTTCTCGAACTTGAATGAACCTTTGGTGAACCGTGCTGACTGCCTGTTCGTTTTCTTTTTGAACTTCGGGCGTCTCCAATGTTTCGTTGTTTTGCAGGTGGCGAAGAAATTGTCCCACGCTGTATCCAGTTTCCTCGTGGACTGCTGAAGCATCTGAGCGTTGACATCATACAGCCAAGGAAATTCTTGCTTGAGACGATTGAATTCGATGTTCCTGTCTTTCTTGTTTGTTTTGGTCTGGTCTGTGGCATACCTATTCTGCTCAAATTCCAAAAGGTGGTTATAGACGAAGCGGTCGCAGCCGAATGCTTGCGCAGCGGGAGACACCTCTTCTGGTGTCAAATACACTCGTCCTTTTATGCCACGCTTCTGGTCAGACATTTTCTGATTCTCCACGTACTGCTTAATGACTTCGAGTGGCGCAGTCACTCTATCTCCCTCTTTGAGAGGTTTGTTGGTATCAATCCTATTGGGAGAAAATTTCATACCAGTTTCTGTGTCCACGGCCACTATGGGCTGGGAGCCAGGGTATATGCTACAATAGGATAAAATGACTTCCCGTCGGGTGTTCTCAATTTGCCTCCTACTTCTGTAATACCGTATTCAAATTAGATGGCAATATTTTGACCGGAGGGTTCATGGAACTTTCTAACGAGACGGGCGTCGCCATCCGGGCAACCTGGGACTGGTTTTGCATCGAGAAAGACCTCACCAAAGAGGCCGAAGATACCTTCGCGGATTACCTCAAAAACATCGTAGATGTAGCAGACGGCGAGGCCAAGATTGTCGCCCAAGAAGCCTATTCTTTCTGGCTGGGATACTGCGTTACTCACGCCTGCCACTACCCGCGTCTGTCGGAGTGGCGCTTCAACGGCATGTATAAGAGATTAGAACAGTTAGCGGTCGCGGCGGGAGCGATTATCTCTGGGCCTCAACCGGATTATTCCCCGGCGCGGCCTCTGGATAATCTTCAAGATACTGCTCCAGAGTCTTCCCTCTCAAAAGTTCAGAAGCCTCAGGACTAATGCTGTCAGCCAAAAGAGCATCAATATCTGCGGGAGCTAGAATCTTCTTTTCTTCTAGTGTTTTGAAAAGATTCCCAATAAGTCTTGCCAGAATGTTGGGATCGGTTGAGTCAAGGACAAGGTAAAACACTCTATTTTCCGTTGGCGACCCCACTGCAGTCTGCCCCACTAATCTCTTCACTTCTTCTCGAAATGTCGGCATGATTCTCCTCTTTCTTTAATCGGGTTTTCTAATTAGCACCTTTGCTGCTGCCAGAAGCTCTAGAGCTTTTCCCAATTCAACCGCAGCATCACCAGTCCCAAGTGATCCCGGATTCGGGCAAACGACTTCTCTAACTCCTGCTTGCACTATAGCTTTGGCACAATTCAAACACGGTGAAAGCGGATTGACATACAGGGTAGCTTTGTCTGTGCTAATACCGTGTTTGCCTGCTTGCAAAATTGCATTCACTTCGGCGTGGACAGTCCACATATATTTTGCGGGGCGTTCATGGCGTTCTGGCACAGCATCGTTCACACCAGACGGGAATCCATTATATCCCGTTGCGAGCACCTGTCTATCTCTAACCAGCACAGCTCCGACTTGGGCGGAGGTATCCTTGCTTCTTGTTGCTGTCGCTTCTGCAATATCCAAGAAATAATGGTCCCAACTTCTACGTCCGTCGTGACGCAAAAGGTAGGAAACAACGGCGCGTGCATTGGCCAATTTGTCCTTCAAATTTCCGAGAAGGAGATTACAAGAACGGCAAAGCAACCCACGCACCTTTCCTGTGCTGTGGTCATGATCCACGCAAAGCCTTTGACCATCTTTAGGGAGTTCTTTACAGATGGCACATTTGCTCCCCTGTTTGTCAGACAGCTTTTGAAAATCCTCCAATGTCATTCCGTATTGCTTCAAAGTCCACACGAAACTTCCACAATCCTTACAGCGAAGAACTTTGTCCAAGCAAGGACTCAATTTTCTGTCAGAGAGTTCAATCCCGCAGTCGTTGCACTTAGTGTTCCTTAGAGGAACTCGGCCAGGAACCCACGGAAGTAGAATGTCCGAGACTTTGGCTACGCGGGTCTGCCGTCCTGTCTCCATGTTGTAAGCCCAAATAAGAGTTTTACGATTGCTCATGTTACCTCACCACCCGCATCCCGTATCCCCGGCAGCCAACAGCAACGGCTGTAGACGTGTCGGATACTTCTCGTGCTTCCGTTTCCAAAGCCGGGTCTTTCGCAACCGGGCCACAAACAGTACATCGGCACGAGAGATGGCGTATCCATCCGTTCCTTTACCGATGTCTTCCGGGGTGGGCGGCTGTTGACGGTCCAATTCTGCGCAATCAGCAACTGCCTGCTTAAACACATCTAAGTTTTCTGGTGTGATAGCCTCGGCATCTGCAGCGGGGTAGAATTGGTCATTCACGTTGACCAAGAACGTGACAGGCGCGTACTCATCATCTGTACGCCACCAAACCATCTCGCATATGTCATGCTCTGCGCAGATTCTCAGAACCTCAAGGCCGCATTCTAGTTTTGTCACTTCTTTTCAATCCCCTTCACTTTCAACCACTCAATCTCTTGTGGAGACAATGGGCACGGAGAAGCATCATCAGGCATTCCTCCCCGTTGGTTCACACATTTATTGAGTGACGCGGGACGCCACCCCATATATACCCAGATACTCATAGCAATAGCATTTAAGGTGTTCCACACAGCTTGAGGAAGATGAGGTTCGTTACGGTCCCCCGCCAAGTAAGCTGTCAAATGATTAAGAGCTGACTGGACAAGATCCTGTATAGGCATCCCGTTCTCCCAGTTACGGTCATTCCCGTTTTCTCCGGGGCGACCACGTCCTATATTGCCTTCCTCATAGATGCGGGAGACGAGAAACATAGCATCCCAGGGAACAAATTGTAACGCACCCTTACCACGTCGTTTATCCCTATGCGCGCCCGTTCCATAATCGGTTTCTTCTTCCCCGATTTTCTTGAATCCTACTCCTTGAATCAACAATTGTCCTGTTGGTTCTTCCACAACCCATCTTCCCGCTTGAGTTTTTTCTAACAGCTTGTTATACAAATCATGATAATTCATACTATTGCGACAACAGCCGTTCTCCCTCCGCCACCTTAGCAGTAAGTTCGGCTACCGCTACTCCTAACTGCGTCTGTAAACTGCCAGCTAACCCCTCCAGGGCATCCGTAGAGAGCTTCTCTGGATTCTCTACACCTAGCTCACGCAATCTTGCGTAAGCCTCCTGGAGCTTCTGCTCTTCGCTTCCAGCTTGGCGGATAATACCATCCCTCTTTGTAGATAAAACCTTTACTCTGGCTTGAAGATCATGTATTTCTTGTTCGGTTTCTTTGAAGTTCATCTTACAAACCTTTCACCACATTTTGGACAAATCATTACTTCCTTAGAAAATGTTTCGTGGAGACATTTTTCAGAATTCAATAGCTCTTCTATTTTATTAGTCAAATCCATTTCAAAGTTCTTTAGCTCAGCAACAGCAGCTAGACGAGACCTACACTCTCTAGCAATCTTAATACCGTCAAGGATTTTAACAATGAGTGTTTCATCCTTTAAGTTTATCTTAGACAACTCAGCGGCTTGGTTCTTAATTTTCTGAGCAACTATAATTTCTCTGGCTGCCAGGACACCCAGGTATATTTTCTTGACTTCACGCCACGCAGCAACGGTTTCTTCTATCTTCATCTGGTGGTAGACGTGACGAGTTTGGGCATCATAAGCGCATAGAGCAGTGTAAGCAGTTTTGGCTCTTTGAAACATAGTGACCAAAGGTATAATATCGGGAACGACAATGCGATTAAGTATTGTTTGGTATAATCTTACGTTTAACAAGTGAACTAAGGCAATTTCGGTTATGTCAGCTCTTTCTTCTAATTTTTTGACGATTTCTTCCATCAATGTGACGTCTTCAAGGATAGGAATCAAAGAAATACTTTTTTCTTCAAATTTAGCCTTGCGTACTTCAGCATCATGAATCTCTACAGCTAGAGTGCGAGCCTCAGAATTCTTTTGCGTTATGCGGAGATTAGCTTCACGTTTACCTTGTTCTAATTTCTCCGTACTAGCAAATCCCCCGAGGATATTGTTTAGTTCAGCGGGGGAAACTCCTTGAATTAGAAATTGTTCTTCATTTTGAGAAGCAAAAATAGGATCAAGTTCTGTGTCCCCTATGCGAATCTCATTAACTCCCAATGCCTTTAATGTCTCGGGACGACCCCCGGCTAATTTAACAAATTCTTTACCATCCACAGTATACTTAGAAGAACTTTCACGTTTACGCTTCGCTGTTATGGTATGGCCGTCAATTTCTACGGTGAGTTCTAAAGATTCTTGTCCATCACGAATATAGGACTCGGACAGTTTATTGTAGAATAGTCCCTTTAGAGCGCGGAATAGTGCTGACTTACCCTTATCAGACGGGCCAGTTATTACCGTAAGCCCCTGAACATCTAGATCGAATTTTTCCCATGCCTGGAAATTCCTACCACTAAATTTCATTTTATCACGCCATCACAACTTGTGTGAGAATGTCCTATTGGTGCCCCGCATACTTCTCCCAATTTCATAATAGAATACTCTCTGCTACATTTGTTACAACGATAACTGGAAGGAGCTATAGGTAACTCAATGGTGGGAGTGAAAGATTCTTCAACAGTAAACACGGCTTCATACAAAGGGACTACATTCTTTACAGTAAGGGTGACCGGAACAACCTCTGTGTCATCTTGAGGTAGTCCTCCACCTGTAGTTTTAAGAAAGTTGAAGGCTTGTTCGGGAGTTTCAAAAAAGAACAGCTGTAACAATGAAGTGGGATTATCCAGCACACCATCCTGAGAAGCGATTACTCCTCCCAAGGATGGGACCTTCCGGTAGTACTTACCCGAGGACTTGCTCCTTAGAAGAAAGTAGTCTTTCATTGTAGGATTCACCTATAACTCTTCAACATCAATATTTTTAACGATCACTTCATCATCATTTTCTAGAGGATCAACAAAGTCCTTTTCGCCTTCCATGTAACTACGGACATTGTCATCAATATCAGATTCAAAACGAGTGGACTTATCACGATCAATATAACTAGCAACAAGAGGCTTGAGGCGGTCCAAGATTTCACGGTTTGGCGTAGTTACCAAGTCCGCAAGAGCATCTGCCTTTGTGTTGTAGGTAGTAAGAGGAGAAGCGGCTTCGCCTACAATCCACTTCTTACCCACACTGGAAATTAGATCATAATCATAGGCTAATTGACGAACGGACATATCGTCATCAACTCCCATACCAGGACGCATCCAAAGCGTTCCACCCCGGTACCCACCTCCACTCATTTTGTTCTTAAGAACACGAGCTACAACTTCAGTGGCAATGAAATCACCCTGTTGATTTACAGGGAGTTCGGGGCCAAGAACCCAGTCATTCACCCTACCATCTCTGGTATAAGCCTTGCCTGCTTTCCACGCCTTCTTGACATTAACTTCAATCATAGCAGACATCAAGTAACGGCTTGCGCGGCCACCAGGCAAAATGTAGGGAAGGTTAGTAAACGAAGGATACTTTTGAGCCATTTCAGCTTCACGCGTACCATCAATACGGTCACGAACCTGGTTCACCATAAGGAACGTACAATTATGTTCCTTGGCGTGCGGAATCATCAAGTCAAAGAAACGCTGCATAGTCTTAGCATGTGCAGCGTAATTAGCCGCGAATGCTTTACCCTTTGAACCCTTCATGATTTCTTTGGCTTCAATCTTTTCCTTCATAGCGGGAATAGAGTCAAATACAAACAAACGAGTTCCCGCCAACATGAATTCCATAACCTTAGCACAGCAGGCTTGAACGGAGTCCGGAGTGTAAAGTTCCGCCAGGTCGGGGTCAACACCAATAGCTTGTAAGTAGTTCCAGGACAAAGTTCCTTCAAAGTCGCAGATCATAGCAGGTTCACCAGTCTGCGCCTGATAATTTGCAACGGTCTTACAGCACATGGTAGACTTACCGCCGTGTTCTTGACCATGAAACTGAATAACTCTACCACGACGGGGTAGACCACCCAGTTGCATAGCGTTGTCCAAAGCAATCATACCGAAGGGGATTTTCTCTTCGGCTACTTCGGATTTTTGAATGCGCCAGTCCTCGGATTTAATGTTGGCTTTCTTCAGAGCTAGAAACTTATCGCGACGTTCTTTAGGAGTAAGTTCACGCGGATCCTTGTCTGCTACAGTGGCTTTCTTCTTTTCTTCCTTTTTAATGGGGGTCATATGGTATATGTTTTCCTGTCAAGTCTGAGTTTTGGTGACCGAGCATTCTTCAACAAGATTACAAAATCCTTCTTAGTGTATGTATTAAAATACCGTTTATTCCAAAACAATCCCTTGATTTCGGTCCGCTGATTTCGTCCTTTTCCTTTTACCACTACTTCGGAGGAACATAAGGTTTGTTTGAATCTTTGAGGAACTTCCGCTTCTTTCCCTAACAGAATTGAAGCCGCAAATCTACCCATAACAGCTAGAAGAACCGCATCACAGGCATCGGTATCTAATTGAGGGAATGCCTTAGCATCGTCCAAATATTCATGAGCCTTGATTTGGTTTTCTATCTTATTCTTATTTCCCCTCTGGGTCAGACCCATCAGGGAACGCAAAGTAGAAGCATTCGTCTGTAGGATGTGTACTTCAGCAAATTCAAAAGGCATTCCCCCAGTAACAGCAGAAGGAAAGCTGCTGATTTCTTCCAGGAGAGCGCAGTGGATTATGGCATTTATGCGGTTAAGAAAATCATCATAGGGAGTTGGCTGCTCCATACTGATAATCAACCCAATCTTACCTTTCCAGGTATGGCCTTCCCGTTCAATTAAATCATGTAAGAGACTACAAAGATACATAGAAATCAGTTTACTGCGCAACCAAACCGGGTCTTTAGTTTCTTCTGGTTTTGCAGACCCCACATCTGACCAATTAGCAATCGTCCAGTTTTGTAAACTCTCTACGAAAAGCAAAGCATGACCCGTACGAGACAAGGATGGATCTATACCAAGGACTACCCAAGAATCCACATCGTGCTTCTCAGGGATCCTCAGAGGGATGTCAACCAATGAACGTTTTTCTTTTGGCATCAAGGCTTTCCATTTCTATAACATGAAGTCATTTCCAAAATCTGTCTTGTAGATAAGTGTGGCGTCTACCTACTTGTTAAACAAATCTACCCGCTAACTAGGTCAGTCTCCTTACCTCATAACCAACTTCTTTTCCTAATTGAATTTCTTTATCCAACATACCCTCTTTTATGGTTTTAATCCATTTTTTAGTTTTAGACAACCCAGGAGGGAAAAGCCAATTGAACCCGTTTGACTTAACCCGTTGACGATCATCAATGGAGCACCTTCCCTCAATAATAATATCGGGCATTTTAGCATATTCAAGGATCATCCCCAAGTCGGGTTGTCTACTAAGGAGAGTAACCATGGTGAGTACGTCTCCTGCACCAGTGTGTATGAAGTGATTTAAAATTCCGTGTTTAGCCGCCACATAGAATAACTCTCGTGATCTATAATCTTTCGGCCATTGAATATCTACCATAGGGTCTAGACGAAGTCTATTGGGAACTATAGAACCCTGTTTTTCGGCCCAAGCGTCCCACATTGGGAAATCGAAACTTTTACCATTATAGGCCACAAAAACATCAGCACTATTTGCCCAAGTCATTAATTGGCGGAAGGCTTTATCCGTGGGCATACCATATTTTTCACACAATTCAGGAGTAAGACCATTTTTCTCCATTGCTGCCGCTTCCCAGACAGCATTGGGTTCATAAACAAGGTAATCAGCTACACGGATAATTCTCTGTATAACGGTGTCCCACAATGCCACACCCACTTCACAGATGGAGTGCGTGTGAGGATCAAGCCCTGTGGTTTCAAAGTCAAGTAGGAGTAGTATCATTAGAAAATTAGAGCCGGAGATCTAAACGATCTCCGGCTCCCCTTTTATCGGTAAGAGGTTTACAGCGAATCAACGTCGGACAAATCTGCTTCTTCGGCCTTAACGCTGGTAGAAGCAAAAAGAGCCTTATAACCAAGATTGTCCAACTTACGGCCTAGCTTAGACTCCAGCTTTTTGCCGTCTTTGAAAGGAGTAAGAGCAGCTGTGACTTCAGCCACCAGTTCAGGGTTACGACGCCAGATAGCCTTCTTGTTAACGCGCTTCACTTCAAACTTATTGTTAGCGAGACGCGTCATCTTGATGTCCAACATCTCAACAGGAACCTTATCCTGAGATTCCTCAGCATCCTCACTGACAAGTTCACTGATAGTGCGGAATACTCCACGTCCCAGCTTTACGAAACCCACCTTCCATTCCACGATAGGATTCTTGGCGCTGTCGGTAGGAAGACCACCTTTTTGATCGGCGTTAGTGTAGAGAAGGACAAGAGCTACAACGTACAGGTAGGACTCATCCAGCTTTGTGCAGCAAATAGGCTGCTCAGAAAGAGTTCCCTTGGTTGGGCGAAGGCAGCGATAGCTACCTTTCTTTTCCCCATTTTCAACGTAATGGGTGTAAGCTGCTTTAGCTTTAAGCATGTCCGTAAGCAGAGAAAACCGTATGGACTTTCCTTTTTCAGGATTGACTTTCTCCAGACCATCTGAATACGAAGTAATCTTTTCATCACCAAAATCAACGTCCAGGTCCTCATCCATAGCAGCGGGAGCCGGGCGGGGTGTAGCAGTGGCAGTGGTGGCAGTTGCTGTGGTAGGAGGGGTTGTGGTGGTCTTGGTTGTAGCCTCCGTTTTTGCTGCAGGTAGCGCGTCTAGCTCATCGTCATCTTGAAATGTAGTCATACGGTTATCTCCTAGTGTTCCCCTTTACGGGGTATATGTGGTTATTAATACTTGAAAAACAAAAAGGCCAGGGATTTCTCCCTGGCCTTTTATAGAGTTAATAATTAGAGTACGAACTTGACGCCAACGCCAGCCGTAACACCTTCTGTACGGATGTACTTAAATACACTCGCTACATTAGAAGTAGAAACAGAAACATTCTGCGTTAAACGGATATGATGGAACAATCCACTCTTAGCAAGAATAATTTCGTTCTGAACGTTAATTGTGCGGTCATTAAAACCCGTCACAACATTAGACCCTAGGACTTCTCCCACGATTCCTCCCCCAGTGTTAAGACGGTCCTTACCAGGCAGAACATAATTGACGATGATGCGATCGCGGGATAAGTTCAATCCTACTCCGACAAATGGGCGAATCTGGTTACGATTGAGACCAAGATTGAACCCATACTCACCAAATAATGCCTGTCCGGTCAACACCTGATTTGAATAGGATACTCCGGCTCCGACAAGAACTACTCCACCTAGCTTATAATAAGCCGAGGCTGTGAAAGTTCCTGTGTAACCGCCTTGGTTGTTAACCACCCCACCATCCAGAGAAATGAGAGATGGAGTTGTAAGACTGGCTGAGTCGAACTGACCATTGGCATCGAACAGCAAATGCTTGGTGCTGGATTCAATACCACCACCGATACGATAGTTAGGATTTGAAGTACCAATTGCCGCTCCGGTTCCCGTGACAGACAAATTAACGTTAACATAAGGAGCAAACACACCATTCTGTGCGGAAGCTACTCCTGCAGATAGGAGGACTAGCGCGAGAACAGCAATAACTGAATTAATAAATTTCATTGATTTTCCTTTCGATTTTTAAAAATTTGGCCCAGTAAACTCTTAATACTGTATTTTCCAGATTCTAGCAATTTTCAAAGCACAAAGGTAGGGGTCATACTTTAGTTGTCGCCATTTAGAAAGTTCTGAAATAGAATTATACACTCTATCTAGGTCTAGAGCTAGAGCTTTCAATTTCTTAATTTTTGCTGGAGATATCCCGAATCGTCTAGCTGCTGGTTCATCATTATCTCTAACCAGAACGTAACCCACCAATTCCCTATACAGAGCATTTAGTCTGTACTTAGGGTCTACCCCTTTAGGCATCCAGTTTCCTTTAGACCAGGGAGCTTTCCAGAATTCAGGTTGAGCGGGGATTTCTCCTGCTATCACCCAAACCGCATTCCACAATGCGGCTCTTACGTCACCGATTTCTTCCTCAGTAAGAATATCACAGGCTCTATTTACGGATTCTTTGTCTAGTTTTACATCTAAAATTTCCATGGCAGACTTTATAACGGCTGTGGCCGAGGCACTCCCCTTTACTACAGGAGATAAACTCCATATACCTGTCTTTAGACGGAGTTCTGGTGAGATTTCTATGGATTTTGAAATAAGAACTTGATACAAAGTAGGAGTGTCTTTTAGAATGTCTTCATCTCTAACAACATCTACTTCTTTACAAGGGACTCCGAAAAATTGTTCAGCGAAACGAGTTTGAACAGGATCGTTACCAACCAATATGTTATTACGTTGAAAACGCGCCTTAGATAACAGAACTGGTGTCGTCGGAAATTCGGGAGCAGCGGCAACACCAGTTCTGAATTTACTCATACAGTTTAGACTTGAGATTCTCTACAGCAGCGGTAAGGGTGGCACCGATGCCCTTGGTAACAACTCCTGCCGAAGTGATCGTTACGGTCCAAATATGTTCTAACTCATTCACAACTTTGTGTTCAACAGCAGCCTCTTGAGAAACAGCCCAAGCATGTGCCTGATTGAACTTCAATTCTACTTCAGCGACAACAGCATTACGAAAAATGTAGATCAAAGCCGTCAGCAATCCTGCTAATCCTAGAATAAGAAATGTACTCATAGAGCCTCCAAAGATATATTACTTAGTTTTTCCCCAAGAATGGATAATCTTAGGAGAATGTTTTCTTACTTGGGTGAATTCATCCTCTTTGACTGTTTGTTCTTCTTTACGAAGAGAAAATTGAAGCTGTTCTACTTTTTTAATAATCCAAGTACCTACTGTAGAATTGACACCAAAATCAGCCAACCCTAAAATGTCTAGGAAGCCATCTTCACGAATGGTTTCAATTTGTTCAAACTGAGGATCTGTGGGACTGTAGACGCCCACCGCATAACCTCCTCCGCTACGAACCGTCTCAAAAGCATATATATCACTGACTCCGTCTCCTACATAAATAATATGCTTAAACGGTATGCGACGTTCATTTTCTGGTATCCATACGCAGGCGTCAAATTTCCCCTGTACGGACCCTTTAGATATCTCATTAAGAATTCTTACTTTATCCGAAGGAATGACAGTTCTAACTAAGGATTGTATTGTGTCACAGGGAATTATATTACCTTCTTTGTCAAAGACATAGTCTGTGTAATCTGCGCCAAAAATTTCTGTCACACAATCTTTAACAAAAGGTATTTCTTTAAGCATTGAACGAATACCCGAAGTGACAATATAAATTTCCACTCCATGGGTCTTCAGCCTATGAAATAAGTCTTCAACTCCAGGGTAAACTACTATCTTCTTACCCAGTTCACTTAATTTCTTATTGTTTAATCCTGGTAGAGTTCCGTTACGAACAAGGTCTAGGATAGAATTAAGATACGCATGTTCTATGAAGCATTGGAGTCCCAGATAACTGGAATTAGCATAAGCCTGAGAATTACTAGTTACCCAAAATTGTTTCTCATCCACTCCATACTCTTGAAATATGGGCTTCTGCATATAATGACTACTTAATGTTTTATCCCAATCAAACACCACTGCTAAGGGTCTCTCAGTAAATAGCATACAGAGTTAATACTAGTTCTCTAGTGTAAGATCCGTTTTTGAAGACTGAAGTCGAGAATGGGCCTTACTCAATATGTCAACAAATTCCTTAGCATCTCTAAGATGCATCAATACTCGTCTTCCTAGAGTGGTTACTACTGCCACTCCACCATCGATTTCAACTAATCCATACTTTTCTAACACAAGCATAAAGCTCTCTAAAATATGAGTCAATACACGAGTAACAAATTGACTTTTTTCTTCAGGAGTCATCTCTCTATTATCAACACGTTCTACATTAATTGTGATCATCTTTTCAAAGGGTTCAATCAAATAGGTAGCAGAAGGAGAATCTAATTCTCCTAAAATACCAAATAACATCTTCTGTAGAACAGAGGTAGGGAATTCTGAATGGACTTCTTTGACAATTTCTAACACTAGTTCTCCAACTAAAATCGTCACACCAAAAGTACTCCCCCATTTGCTTCCTATTCGTAAGTGGGGCATCTGTTCCCATTCAGTCAATGTAGGATAATTAGCATATTTACGAAGAAGCCCTTTTTCTTCGTTCATAAATTGAAGAGTTTCTTCATCTGTAGGGTTCACACTTTTTAGAACACGATCACCCGCAATTTTCAATAATTCATCATTAGCGCGACGGCTAATAATACGCTTTAGCGTTAGGATTCTATACAGATCTTGAACAGTTTCTATCGTGGCTACGGGCATAGAGGGTCTCTAAGGTCTAGATACTACCATATGGGCAACATTCGCCTTAAATACAGACCCTCGTAAATTCATCAAACTGTTATGAGTGTCATTTATCTTCTTCCAAATAGTTGGATCAGTCCTTTGTAGAACATTCATACTGTAATGAATTTTTTCATAAGCCATCTTCACAGCTTCTTTATCACGGTACCCCGTGGCATAGAAATTGTCAACAACTTGTCTATACACACGGAGACTTCTTGAACGGTGGAACTCCACTTCGTAAGGAAGATAATTTTTCGGTAAAAGTAGGAGAAGATTTTCCCACATTTTGTCACCTCTGGTGGTTCGGTACTACTCCCAGCATTCTACAAATGTAACCTACCAGAGAAGGAATTGAATGACACGCCTGGGTGAAGTGTCTATCTACGCAAACATAAAAATAGTTCCTTGGATATACATCCACTACCCACTCAATATTTTTAGTTAACGATTTTACACGTAAATTCGGATTACCTGCATGAGAATTCCTCCAAGACATTTCAAGCGGAGTATCCATAGGCACCAATGATCGGAGAGCACGAAGCACTATATCAATATCCGGTTTACGGGGATAGATTGGACGCTTCTTTCTCATACTATTTGTTCTCTCACCTAATAAATACCTAAAATCGGAGAAATATCTCAAGCGTTTGAAGAGGGTGGAAGCAGAATTCTTGGGTCTGCCTGTAAATCATCAAATTGGTCGTCCTAAAAAACAAGGGCATCCGTCCACCACGTTGGTAGCCTTGCCCTATTAAGGAAACTGGAAAAGTCGGCGTCAAGGATAAAGCAATGACCCTTGTCATCCTTGGTACGAATAATTCTCCCCGTAGCTTGAATCATAGTAAGCGATGCTTGAAGAGTATACCAAGCAGGATCGCGACGCATTCTAGCCTTAGTATAGGGATCTAAGAAGGCAAACGGTACCTTGATCAAGATGCAAAACCGCGCCAGATCTTCTTTAAGATCCAATCCCTCATTCAGACTGGGCGAAATCAAAACCGTGGCATCAGGACGCTCAAAATGCTCCGCAACAGCGGCATCACGAGACCCAGGTATCCCTGTATGTGTGATAATCCTATTAGCATGTTTAGTGTTACGCAGGTAAGCGGTAATAGCCTTGTTAAAGGCATAGCTGTGAGTATGAATGATGCCCTTTTTGCCTTCATATTTATCCATAATCTTCTCAATGAACTTTAGCATTCTGGGCATGGTAGCTTCACGTTCGTTCCAATTCATTTTGCCCACGGGCTTGTAATAGATGGGACGATTTTCAACTGGGAATTCGCTGGGGAGGGTAAGAACAACGGCTTCCTCATCCTTTATCCCCAGGCTGCGCATAAAAGTCGCTATGTCAAGAATGGTCGCGCTCATGATTACAATCATGGAAGCCTTACGGAAGAGAATCTCATCAGCCACAAGAGTAGCAGTGAGAGGCTTGATAAGAATCTCAGCCTGGGTGTCCCGCTTCTCATCGTCTTCAGTAGTGAAGCAGAGCCAATTGGAGAGATCGTCAGAATTCATAAAACGATTCAGACGGCAGATATATTTATCGTAATTATCCAGTTTCTTAACCAACTTCAAAGCATCTTCCTTACGACCTTCAAACTTGGCTTCGTCAACCTGATTTTCCAATTCCGACATAAACTGCTGGCATTGGGGGATGAAGGTATGAAACAGCCAATCGCGGCAGGCAATATTTTCACCCGGTTTGAAAACAGGAAGAGCGCCAAGTCCGATTTCCTTCATGCGCCACTTAGAAATAACCGTGTCGGCAAAATTAAGTAGGTTACTCTCGGTATTGTGTCCTTCATCCAGAACCAACATATTGCGACGAGGAAGTTGCCCAGCATACTGAGTTTCATTCAAATAGTAGGCAAAATTGGTAGTGCCCAGAGAGTTGGCGATGAAAGCCTTCTTTGCTAGTTTATAGGGACAACTGGGGCAGGTGGTACGGTTGTCTCCACCCTCAGTAGAATCGTTCATCAACGCGCCGCTGTCGCAATCGGTGTCAAAAGTGTCGCAGTGATAATTAGCCTTACCACGAAGTTCAAGCAAACCAAAGTTTGCAAAATCATTCATATACTGTTGAGCAAGAATTTTTTGAGGGGTGAGAATATAAGCACCTGGTTCATAACCTGGAGCATTCCAGGTCTTAGCCCAGGAAGCGGCAGCAATAGCGATACCGCTATTATGAGTGACCGTAAAGTCACCTAGAAGAAACAGTCCGTCACCATTTAAGGTAAAACCGAAATAGTCTCCAAGTCCTTTTGAAACTACGTTCAGACCCGAACGTAGTGCATCCTTGATTTGTTTCCTAGACTGAGACTTTTTACGGGGAAGCAAAACGGGGAGTTCCTCTAGCCCGGTGCCGTAAAAAGTGAGTACATAAGACTTAAATCGCTTTTCTGATTGATTTTTAACCCACTTCATCTCAAATTGTGCTGCAAAACCCAAAGAGCGGGCTAGGTACCTAATTTGATTTGCTAAATGCGCCCACTTAGTGGCTATCTCGTAAGTTCCGCTCGAAACATAGCCATCTGAATCCACCAACCCGGCTAGTAATTTCAAGCGATTTGAGCGCGAATTTATGAGGTAGTTCATGGGTATATGTTTGTTGTTAATCACCTTCAAATTTTGCATTTGTATCAGGAGACCATTTTCTTCTTTGTTGTTTCTTCCCCGCGATATGTGATAAGAAGGGCAGTCACTTTCGTCTTTCCTATCGTCAACGGTCACGCCTAGTCCATACTGAGCCGCGACCTCGTAAATGTATTTCTTAATCTCTTCATCGGCGGTCGTAATTTCGGAAGAATCACTGGAGCCGTCACCCAACCAAAGACCAAGAAAATAGGGGTCTACGGTAAGGGGACTTTCAGGAAATTCTACACCCACTTTGTAACCTTTCACACAATGCTTGAACCATTTGCATTTTTGAATATAATCACTGACTGAAAGTTCTAAGTGATCCCCAATCACAAATTTTCTATGATAAACCGTATCTAGGTCGGAACTCTGCCCTTGACTTATCTCTCCAGAATATTTCAATGCCAGGACATGGTCTCCGTTCACTACATAGGACTCAAAATGAGACGTTTTCTTTTTGGTGTCGGAAGAAATCTCAAACATTTCACCTGTGCCTTGCGTCAAAGATAAAATAGTTCTGGGTTTAGAATCTGGTCCCATCAACTGATCCCCGATTTGAAGACCCTCAACTTCCCGCAAAGATCCATCAAACATCAAAACTAGGGTGCCCCGGCCTAGACATTTTCCTATACCCGTAGGGGCTTCTATGATTACAAACTTCTTTCCCTCTTCCTTAGCGCGAACAATAGCAGACATAGCACGACGCTGAGCTTCACGAACGGTAGGAAACGGAAAATGATCTTCAATATTGGGGGAATATTCTACGGACAAATTCTTAACGAAGCTAAGTGGCTCCGTCTTAATTGTAACGAGTTTGTCCGAAGTAGACATTAGTTGTTGCCGTATACCATTTGTCCCTCTTCAGTCACACCTGATAATGATCGCCACAGTCAAGGCAAGTATGGCTACCGTCCTCGTTATTTGTGTAATTGTGACCATATACTTCACAAGCCAGCCATTCTTCTGTTCCGGTCACGTCTTCGTCGCGATTGACTTCTTCCATGGTAGGGTTCCTCCACAGGTATTCTACCGGAATAAGACGAAAAAGGTTAGTTTGTTCTAGACTAAAAGTACTCTGTAACAGTCGCTAGTACAAGAATATTCTTGTATTTCTTCATTTTCTATGAGTTGTCGTTCTTCTTCGGGGAGAAATTGTAGTATACCGTCAGACAAAACAGAAATTCTATCTCTTAGCGTATTATCTGCAATCTTGACTGGGTAAAGTTTCAACAGATCCTTCAATTTAGTAGAGAAACTAAACACCACTTCAGGGGGAAGAAGACGAGTTACTCCACACTTTATTAATCCTGATATTATTTCTCCTCCCCTCTGGTTTGGGTCATCTACATGATTGAATACACAATTGAGTTTCAACCAGACCCGTTGACGCTCATTCATATTATTCCAATGAGGGAGGACCCTGTAGGCACGTTCTTGGACTACATCATCCCACATGCGTTCAATGATAAGATAGTTCTTCATCTGTAAAATTTCATCTCTATCCATGATAATGAAACGTTCACGACGAGATTGTTTTTCTTCTTGAATTAATCTTAGAGAGCAAATGGTGGAGTTAGCAGAACTTAGGGAACAAAGATGAAGTTGAGAATAGGGTATACTAGGGAGAGTTTCTTTATCGAATTTCTTACCAACTAACAATAATTCGTTTTTAACTTGATAAAAATCTTTTTGCGGGAGTCCCAATGATTCTACTGTGATTCTTAGGGCCATTCTACTCCTGTAGCATCTAAATGTAACCCCAGGTGTCCTGCGGTTAAGATACAAAGCATCTTTGTGCCTAGATCTTCTGCGAAGTAGTAATGTTCGCAATCCATTTCTACTTCTTTACGAGTGTCTGAATCTTCTTGATACTGAAAACTACTCATGATGAGTTAATACTCTAAAGTTAGTCGTGTGTTGCTGTTACATTTAAAATCATAGGAGCATAGATTAGCGTGGATATTTGTTCCACGAATCCCGTGGAAGATTTAGAAACAATACCACCCGTCCAAACCGCTGTTGAAAAACCATAAGTCTGCCAAGTAACAGCGGTGAGAGGGGACAAGCTACCGTCGGTTATGGTTCCCGAAGTAGGCCATGTTGGAACGGTTCCTCCACTAGTACCACCTACTGTAACATAGGCCACTTGTCCATTTCCAATATAAATAGCCTGGTCACTAGTGGTATAAGCGTGATTTGCTTGCCAAATAGCCATGTTGGCTGTATCTATTTGAAGCTCTAATACTAGGGTGTAATTGCTATCAAAGAAAGAAACCGGGAAAGGAACTGTAAAAGTCTTCCACCCAGCCACAGCGTCTGTATGGGTTGTAGAGAAAAAATACCTAAAAGATTGTGTGGGTTTAGCACTTGGTTCGGTTAAAAACTTACTCATTTTATAAAGCCTCTAGCTTTATATGTAACTCATAAGCCATGGTGTTAGTTGAAGAGGTATATCCGAACGTGTAATTAATATTGGTACCTGCTTTTGCATACACCACAACTGTACCACCAACAGCTGTTCCTGTCGTATTTGCGCTGCTAGACCAATCTGCCTGCGCAATAGTTGTCTTTGATACGCTATCTGTGGGAGAAGTGTAGTTAACTTGAAATCCACTAGCTCCACCCAAAGTTGAGCTAGGAGGACTACCACTGTCTGCTGTAGTAATAGCAGCTGACCACGAAATACGATACATATCCGAAACAGGAGGAGAACCAGAAGGAACAGCATATAACAAAGTAGAAGTTTTAGCTACTGTCTGAGCGGTCAAATCAACGGTGGCATATTCAGAAGGAACACCGTTAGAAACCGTAGCAATGCTATTGTAGTTTGTAACAGCACCTGTCAAAGTTACAATGGGGAGACCTACTGTACCTGTAAAAGCAGGAGAAGCGGAGAGAACGTTTGAACCCGTGCCTGTTGTAGTGTCCGATAGATGTGTTCCTACAGATACCCAGTTAGCTCCATCAGATTGAACAATCTTAGCATGCCACTGCTGACTTATAGAAGTACTAGAAGCACCGGAAATTGTCTGGGCACTCGTAGTGTTAACGGTAATGGTTCCTGCTGCTGAATCCACCTTATTTATAATATATACACGACCCTTATTGGCAGTTATAGTGGCATCGGGGAGGGTCAGAGTTATACCTCCTACTCCTCCGGTGGCCTTAATAAGAGCGGGGCCGTTATAGACAGATAGTGCTCCGGTAATACTCACAGAAACTACGTTATAGACTGACAAAGCATCGAGAGAGTCTAGATCGGCATTTATCAAGGTTCCCCAAGTATTGGAGTCTCCTCCGACACTTGGCTTACTGAGACCCATGTAGGTTGTTGACGTTGGCATTTTATTCCCCTAATTACGTTCCAAAAGTTAAATTACAGTCTTTCTATTCGTACCGACACCCCGTAAGTGGGTGATCCAGTCTTTACTAAGGTTGATGAAAATGAAATAGGCTGTCCACTTACGGAACGAACAACCGTAGAGCCACTAGAGGCATTTGTATCACTTAAGTCCAAAGGAGTTATAATTGGAGTGGTAAATCTAGTCCCAGCTTCATCTGTCCAATAAATTGTAGTCTGTAATGTGTCATTTGCGGGATTGTAGACTCCGGAACCATACAAACCAGTTCCATAGGGAGAACCCCCCGCCGCCGCTCCTGCCACGGTACACTCTTCATAGACAGAAACTCTGTAGACTCCATTATCTACCGGGGTGGTTAGAACAATAGGTCCTACCGAAGCAGTTTGTCCTAGGTAATCTGTAGAAGCAATAGGAGCAACTTCTATCAAATTTGTAAGAGTATTGAAGAGTACTGTTTTGTAAGTTCCCATTACTTAACGTTCCTTGAAGGAAAGATGTTTGGTTTTTTAACTATTTGAGGAAATTCTTCTTCAGCATCAGAATCCCGCATCACATTTACAGGACTAGGTCCAGTTTGATGTTGAGTCCACGGCTGGGCTTGATCGCTAACTTCTTTCTGTTGCCCGGACGTACCCCCACCAGAACCAGTTTCTCCACTGATGTCGTAGCCATACCCTAATTTAAAGAGCTTAGACTTGAACACGGTGCTCCCTCTATTTGGGAGCCGAAGTTATTTTGTGGAGGAAATTAAGAGAAGAATTTTCTAATAGATCTAATCGTTACAAAAAACAGCCACCCCTAGAAGAACAAGTAATACGGAAAGAGGAGGGGTCCAAAATATAAATAGGGTTAAACGGCTGAACAGCCAAGTGGCTAAAAATAGACACACAAAAATTCCCAGCATTATACAAAAGATGTTTCATACATCCAACACAATCTGTGGGTATTCAGAACTGCCACGTTCACTGGGATAGCCGTAAGGATTACAAATAATTCGGGTTCTACCCAATGTATAGTCACAAGCCCCATGCGTATGTCCATGAAACCACAGTCGGGGTTGCTTCTCCAAAATCAAGTTTGATTCGTCGCTTACAAAGAACCTATTGGTGCTAGACCCTCGGAACATAGGAGGAGTAGAATTGGGGTGGGGAAGATGATGTGAGATAACAATGGTATCCTCTCGTACCAATCTATCTGCGTTGAAACGGAACTGTAGATTGCTACCGTAGACCCAATTACGAATGTCTTTGATTTGAGAAAAGTCTGACAGTTCCCGCTCGTACAAACTGTTAAGTCCGTCGGCATTGGGAAACCACATACAACCACCGTAAAAATGAACTCCATCCAAAGTTATTTCTTCATTTCGCAACCAATGAATATTGGGGTACTTCCCAACATAGGCGGCGATTTGAATGTCTGTTTGTTGAGAATTGTTTGAGCCGTAATATTCGTGGTTGCCCTCAATCCAAAGAACATGTCGTGCTTGGGCTGAAGCCCATTTAAAGAAAGGAAGAATGTCCTGTTCATGCTGACGCTGGATAACTACAGAGTCCCCTGCTACAACCAGAAAGTCTAAGTTAGGAGCGATGGGCAGGGACGCCAATAGACGCTTTGGTCCCTGATGAAACTCCGTGTGGAGATCTGAGATGAGTTGAAGTTTCATACTCTTATATACTACTGTGGAGAGAGAAATGAGTAATATTGGTAGCGCGTACCAGATTCGAACTGGTGATTTCTTGGTTGAGAACCAAGTGTGCTGGGCCTCTGCACTAACGCGCCAAAGAAAATGGCGGTGCCAGCGGGAGTTGAACCCGCGCTTTCGCCGTGACAGGGCGACGTCAGTTCCGCTTGACCATGGCACCAAACTTAAAACTGGTAGCCTCGGAGAGACTCGAACTCTCTTACTTGGGTTGAAAACCCAAGATCCTACCCATAGACGACGAGGCCAAAATTATGAGAGGGCATATTTCACACAGGATTTATCTATCCCTCTCACGGCTCTCTGTGGGCCGTTTTACTACCACGGAAGAGGATGCTTGTAATCACCACCCAATTCCGTAATCTTCTTCGAATCCACGAACTTTTCCAGCTTGACAGGACTGTAGGCGCTTGCTACGTTTCCACCTAGCCCATATTCAAGACAGAACAGCTTGTTAAACGGATTCAAGCCTGCCCAAGAACGACGGTTGATGTGACAGTGCCCGTGAATGTTGATCTTTGCGTACTGTGGCAAAAAATCAACCGGGTAATGACTCAACCAAACACGTCCCCAAAGCATTCCGTGACAAGCGAACGAAAAACCGTTACGCATCCACCAGGTTGCCGACTTACTCCAGTCATGGTTTCCCATGACGAGAATCTTGTTCCCCGGCAGACTGTCCAAGATTTCCTTGGCCTTGTCATATCCCCCTATGATAACGTCACCAAGGTGGATAACCGTGTCTTCCGGCTTTACGGTGTTGCGCCACAACTTTTGAATGCGCTCACCATATCCTTCTGGCCGGATGCAATACGTTTCAATCCCGTTCGGGTTGAAATGGGTATCCGGAATCAACCAGACATTCATACAATCACCTTCTTTGGAGCGGTGTTGGACCGACGTATCATCGTTGGCAACGATGCGCTCTACCGTTGAGCTACTCCCGCAGATTTTACTCCTGTTTTATTCTACTGCAAAAATTCTGGAGCGGGCAGCCGATACCGATTCGGCGGTCATCTGCTTGGAAGGCAGAGGTTTTGCCATTAAACTATGCCCGCATATGGTAGGCACGGAGTGAATCGAACACTCGTTTTACCCATGTCAAGGGTACGCTCTAGCCACTGAGCTACGCACCTAAATTGGTCCCAAGGGGTGGAATCGAACCACCGTAACTGGTTCTTCAGACCAGGGCACTCCCATTGTGCTACCAGGGGAAAGCCGAGGAGTCCAGTTCAACAGACGGTGCGAGCCGCTGCCAATCCTTCCTCCCCGTGTTTAGGAATCCCGGTCGCATTTCAGTCGGCGAGGAGTCGAACCTCGCACCAGCGGCTTAACGCCGCTGCTCTACCATTAAGCTACGACCCACGATCATCCCAAAACTTGGTAGTCGTGGTAGGAATCGAACCTACTCATGCCGCCTTATCAAGACGGTGCTCACCCGGAGAGCCTCACGACTAAACTCTAAAAACTTGGTACCGCCATACCTGCTCAAGCTACTGAGTTTACTCCAGTTTATCCCAGTTTACCCCAGTTTACTCCTTTCTAAACTAAACCACAGTAAACTCCAAAAACTTGGTAGCCCGTGAGGGAATTGAACCCCCCTATTCCGGGTGTAAACCGGACGCTCTGACCGATGAGCTAACAGGCTAATGCGTTAAATTTGTTTGGGTAGGTCCGGGTAGCGAGGGTATTACCCCTCAATACCCTTGGTATCTTCGCCACCGAAGGTGACGACGACGATCCCCGTAAACACTCCTACCGTTCCTTTGGTGAAACGGTTCGAGTTGGTGATCGTCTTCATAGTAATCTCGTTTTGGCCGAGGGAAGTACCTTGCGGTACCTCCCCCGATGGTGTTCCCCAACATCTTACGACATCAGACTACATCCCCAACTTCATCCGTTCTCCACCTGACTAAAAGTGGGATTCCCTTGAACAGATTAACTCACCAGACGCGGATCCTGGTACGGGAATCAAGTTTCACTGAGCTTCCAAAAGCCTTTCGGCCTCAGGAAGCAAAAACTTTTGGTGGATGTGACAGGACTTGAACCTGCCGCCTTCTCGGTGCAAGCGAGACGCTCTCCCAGATGAGCTACACACCCAAAACGGAGATTAGAGGCTGACTGCAACGCGCTCCCAAACATAAAACCGTCATAGCAGCCCATTTCTGGGTTTGCTAGACTAAAGGGCCAGTCCACTCAGCAACTGTATAATACTCAGAAAAAGTTCAAATCACAAATTCATTATCGCTTTTCTAAAGATATTCTACGTGTGGATTTCTAGAAAAGCTAATTCTTTTTAAGAAAAGACAAAACTTTTGCGCTGTGCCCGCCGTGCTTGAGCGGCGTCGCCACCCAATTCGTTATGATTCTCTCTTGATCTTGTATATAATCCTTGAGATATTTGATATCCCGCTCCGTATTTCGTATGGAGTCTGAATGCAGTTTCGCATAACGAGGATCGGTGTCTGTAGTCCATTCCTTAACAATCTTGTTTTGCTTATAGCCTTCCCAAAGCAAAGAAGGATGACCAGCCTTCAAATCGGAGAGATGTTCTTCATTGGATTTAAGTTGGCCTTCCAAGTTCTTCTTAAATGCTATATTGGCCTTGTTGGAAAGTTCCAGCGGTTGGTACTTAACTCCAAAGCAGTTTCCTTGGCGATAACCAAAATAGTGTCCGTAACCTCCACTAATTTGAAATCCATGAGCTACCATAAAATTTCCCGGACCCAATTTGATGACGCGCATACAGATTCCACACTGACCCGTGTGAGTAAGATCAGGAGGAGGAGCATTGGGGTCCGGTTTGCGACCCTTTTCGATAAAAGGCTTGACTTGTTTCAATTGGTCATAGATGGCGGCAACTTCTGTGTAGAGATCAATCATCTCTTGCATCTTCGGATAGTTCTCTTTTTTCTGCCACTTGAGAAGACGCTTGAGATAAGATTCGGCAAGGTGAGGACCAAAAAAGTAAGGGATTAGGTTGCGTGGATCGTCGGGCCAGCGAGTGAATTTAGGATCACGATTGGCATCGTTGAACTGTTGACTAACTTGATCCATGGCTCCTTCGCAAACAGAGGAGAAGAAGTGCTTAATTTCTTCATACTCAACATTCCATATGTGTTTGGAGGAGAGAGACTTCTCAAGAAGATCTTTCATTTCGGAAAACTTTTGAAAATAGAAAGCACTGTGATGAGGCTTCTTCTTATAGGAGGCGTCAATGAGAGGAGTATTCATGTGGCTTCATTCTACGAGCTAGAAAGTTAAAGCAGCTAATCAATAACTCTTTTCACTCCATCCGAGTAGAGTATAATTTGGAGGATTCGTGTTGGTTCACATCTCAAAGTCAAAATTCATAGCAGGACGTCAATGCCTCAAGCGCGAGTGGCTGCAAATCAATCAGCCTCAGCTGGGAGAAGAAATCGGTATTGGCATCAAAGAGCAAGGCAATATCGTGGGTGCGTTGGCGCGAAGTAGTTTTCCTGGTGGGGTACTAGTGGAGACTTTAGACTTTGATAAAGCAGTGGCCGAAACCGCCAACCTCATGAAAGACCTCGAAGTGCTTGTTATCTTTGAAGCCGCCTTTCGCCACAATAATTTGAGGGTCCGATTAGATGTGGAGGAACGCTGTGATAACAACAGGTCAACCTAAAACAGCTTTGACGGAGATTTTTGAGACCCTCCAGAAACAGTCTTTCTCGGTAGATAACGGGGTGGTGCGCAAGGTCCGTGAACAAGCTGAAGGAGTAATCGAAGAAACGGCGGCGCGATTCGGATTACAACAATTTCCCTTTCCTCCGGGACCAGCGCCCAAAAAGGGTTGGAAAAAAGCAAACAGAGCCAAGGCTTGGAAAAAGGCGTTTAACGACCACGACTCAGGTGTGTGGATGCTGCCCGACGGCTTTGTAAGGGAACCCTTCGGAACTCAGGCCTCTCCTGACTTTGTATTCATCTTTGGAAAACAGCTAATCTTCATTGATATTAAGTCTTCAAAGGACGGGCGTCCTACCCTGAACGACAATCTCCCAGCAAGGAACACGATTTATGTTTTCGCGAGCAGCAAACTATCCCGTTTCACTTTTGCTCAGGGTTCCGATCTTGTCTCCGAAGCCATGAGGGGCTTGCAAGCTGAATATTGGAATGAACTTAGGAGAGTGGGCGCATCCATGAATGCCAAACGTCCTTCTGGAGAATCTGCTGAATTTGGTTGGAGAAAGTGCTTTACCTTCAACTCTAACCCGTTTTCTGACAAGATTTTAGGATTAGATCGTGTAACCAGAGAAGATCGTGTACTACAGCGATTGGTGACAATAGGGTCGAACCTTACCACCGTCTCCTAAACGAATCCGTTCATACTTGTCAAACTCACAAAGTGCCCCACCCATTGTTTGAGCGGTGATTCCGGTGAGTTCTGGTTCATTGAACCCCAAAGCCGCCACTATTAATCTCAAAACATTGACTTCTTCAATCCAAGCAATGCGTTCGGCTGCGGTGAATCTTGGGAGAACACCTGTCTGACCAGGTGGCGCGAGTAGAAGATTTTGGTTAATGGGCCTCCCTAAAATTCTATTTAATCCTCGGATACTACCGGGGCCGGGCACCACAAATTTCCACCAGTCGTCTGCGCCGCGCAACCATTTTGTGTATTTCAAGTCACAAATCACACGGTAACTGTACCAACCACCCATCCAGGGAGCTTTTGATAGACGATCAAAATAGTGAGCGATAGATTCTTTCACCTGAACACGAAGATCCTTACGCAATTCCCAAACGGGATTGAATACATAGTGAACTAACATGTCTTCCTGGGAACCGTGAAAACCCCCAGAAGACTTCTTGTGTCCGACCATCAGCTTATAGGCTCGACCATTACACCAAGGGAGCTTTTGAGCCTTGCGAGCCTCTACGACTTTCTTGAATTTCTCAGGATTCCAGGGGACGGGAAAGCCTAATTCTGCTGCAGTGGCTGGGAAATTTATACCACGTCGAAAGATGACTTCTGAGAACCAAAGATCAGGATTGTCCTCGTGGGGGTCACGCCAGTTAGTTTTCAGCCATCGCGTTGTTTTGTCGTCTTCACAGCGGAGATTGCTAATGAAGAAATTCTGAAAGATGAGATCGTTTGACCAAGGCCACAGTTGTCCGGAATCCTTGAGTTTTCGGATATGCTCCCGCTCTACCATAAAATCCAGCAGTCTTTGTAACTGATTATCCGACACAGCGTTCCCTCACTTTATAATACCTTCTAAAGCCTCTTCATTAGCGATTCACTAACTTCCGTAGGCTCAGTCAGAAAGAAATAGTCGGCGTTTAGATTCAACGCTCGCGCTATCACACTTAGTGCCGAGCAGGGCTGATAAGTTCATTCCGCACGGCGAGTTAGTTCCCAGCAAGCGGGCAATTGTTCAAATTTCAAGCCTTGCAAAATCGACCCCGAGGTCAAAATTCCAGTATTAACTCAAGAGGCTTGCAAAGACGGACGTTCTAAGGAAGCTCGCAAGGGCAAGGGTGACCTCAGGGAGATTGCCGCCTCGGAAGTCAAGGTCGTTGAGAAAAAGACTCGGGGACCAAAGAAACGCAAGAAACTGGCAGCCGACAAGTGCAACACCTGCTACCCCACTCGGGAAGAGCACAAGGTGACTTCGAAGGGGTTAAGAGAACAGCGTCAATTCTGCAAAAAGATACGATGGTTGGCTGCTTCAGCAACAGCAGCGTAGAAATGAATAGCTATTTTTCGTCCTGTTCGGTAGAATATCTATATGGATCCTCTACGTCAACTCGCTGCCATGCCCGTAATGATTCCAGATTATAATGAAGATGATCTTCAAGAACATATCCTACGCCACTTGTCCATTTTGGGCGCAGAAACGGGGGAGCGCGAAGTTACCCTTTCTGGTGGGGGTAGGACAGATATTCTCTATAAAAACAAAGAGAATTTCGGACCCATTGAGGCCATGGTACACGACCTTGATGATGGTCACACTGCACGCGGAGAAGAATACTTTCTACGCATTCAAGAACGATACGGAAAAAGCGGCCCTATCAAGTTTGTGGCAACAGGGTATGGCTCCCGGTTTGTTCGATTACTCCAAAGGTCCTTTTACCAAGATGCCAACGGAAGTTTCGTAGCTTATCCGTTTGAACTTTGGAAGTATAAAGCAGATCCAGTGCGGGGATTTATCTACGAATTAATTAACCCCGATTCGCTTCTACCTTCCAGTGTCACAAAATCGCCCCAAAACCCAACCTTTGAAAGTGAATTATCTAAAATTTATGCCCCATCCAATAAAAAGAGAAGTAGCGCAAATAGGGGTCAAGTGAAGGCTGTAGTACATCCTGTGAATAGCCGGGAACTTGTAACAGTCGCGCTTGATGATACCCGATTAGTTGATCGCATACCTACAAGCAATATTCAAGTTTTGTCGGAGCGAGACGGAGCGTTTGTCCTGGGATTATTAAAACTTGATCCCTCAATCATTTCACGGCTACGAGTTGGGGGTCTTACTGATAAAAACCGCCAACCACTTACATACCCTCAAGTCATGTATTCTGTTTTAGATAGGTGGGGAATAGATATTGATCATCTCCAATCAAATCAGGTATTAACAAGTATGCCCTTAATACTCATAAAAAACCACCCCTTTGGTCAATGGTGGAGCTTTATTGACCGTGACTTAAAAGACAACCCGGATATGATGGTTGATATTGCCCCAGCCCGTTGGCGTTGGAGTTTGCAGCATGAAAAGGTGCGAGCTAAGTATCTTCCCGGCGTGTATCGTATTCTACATCTTCCCCATCCTAAAGAATGGTTGGACGCAAATCCTGATTTGGGGCTTGATATTGTTTACTGGGACAAAAATCACCAAGGCCGCCCCCTAGCAGAATTTTGTATATATGGACAACAGGCGGAGCAGCGTAATTTGAACGAACTCCCGGTAATACCCAATACCACTCTTGCTGTTACGATTATCAAGAAACTTTTGGCCGCTGTTGAACGTCATGGCCCTTGGGCCGGAGCCAGTCTGTCGCGCTTTGGGGTACGCGACCCCTATGTATGCGGCTATAGCAAACTTCCTCCAGGAACTGCTCCAGTTTTCACCACTGCTGGTAAATTGACAGGAGGGACAATTCAGTTTGTCGCTGATTCTGCATTCAAATTTCCTTCCCCAAGTGAATCCACTTTAATCATAGGAAGAAGCTGTACTTATGGTTTAGTCCCCTTAGTGGCAAGAGGCCTTTTACGAGGTCATAACGGCGCAAAGGTACTCAACCCCGGCGTTAGGTGTGGTGAGGAGTATTTAGTTTTGGCAGAAGGGTCTGCGCAGAGCATGGAAAATGGTCGCGCAATCATAAACAATCCCATCTTTCGCTACGCGCTTGAGCAATACACAGGGACCACAGATGTGTGTCAGGAGCGATTTAACATCCTACCTTATTTTGATTTAGCCAGATCTTGGAGTATCACAGAAACGGCAAAGCACCTTGATCTTGAAAGTGAACTCCCGGCTATTCTTGCCTTGATGACGGAATAACATGAAACAGGGGAAACGAAAACAAGTACGAAAATTCGGGGAAGTATTTAGTCCTGATCCATTGGTATCCTTAGCTCTCAACCAATTACCTGTCAAAATCTGGGGAGATGTAAGTGCTATATTACTTGAGCCAACTTGTGGTGATGGGGCCATTGTAATTCAATTGCTTCAGAAACGAACTCAAGCATTGGGAGGAACGGAGGAAGCCGTATTAACTGCTCTTGAGACTATATTTGCAGGAGAAATTCAAAAGAAAAACATCACGACTTGTCGTAAACGACTACTGACTTTTGTTCAATCCATAACTCAAAATCCAAAAGCTATTAAACGAGCAAAAATCATAATTTCACGCAATATAGGTTGTCAAAATCGGCTCAGTCAGAAAGAAATAGTCGGATGAAAAATTTAGAACCATTACGAATCTTCATGGTTGAAAGAGAACGCATCCGGGTCAAAAAGGAGGCTGGGGAGCCACGACCTTGGACAGAAGATATGATACTACAGCATCATTTTTTCTGTAATTTACGACGAGAGGATGACAAAGTTTCTAAGTGGATTAAAATCAACTGGCGTGATCCCCATGAAAACGACCCAGATTTGTGGTTTGCTCTCCTTGTTGCTCGCCGGGGAACTAATCACACTGAAACTTTAGAGGAACTCGGTTATCCCGTACCATGGGATCCAAGTAAATTTAAGACAATTCTCAGGGACCGTAAAGCGCGGGGTGAAAAGACCCTAAATACTCAAGCCTACCAGCTGGTGGTGCCCGGTCATAAGGGTACTCAATCTCAACTGCTAGCAGATATTGTACTCTCTCCAATTTGGGAGCAACGAATAAATTTGCGGCCAGTTGAAAATGAAGCCTTAGCTAGTTACCATGCACGTTTGTCAAAAACAAAAAACATAGGCCCGTGGTTCAGTTCTCAGATTATAGCTGACTTGAAATATACTAAGTGGTTACGCGGGGCCAGAGATTGGTGGACTTTTGTAGTACCCGGTCCAGGCTCAGTTCGTGGATTGAACCGAGTAAACGGCCTCCCTTGGCTAACCAGCATGAGTACCACAAAACAGGGAACACGAAGTAAGGGTGGTTTCTGGCGAATGATAGATATGACTCTAGCAGAACAACTTCAATGGGCAAATGAAGTCAATCAATTACGTCAAGAATTGAAATTAGAAAAAGTTCTAGATGCGCAAGACATGCAGGGATGTTTATGCGAGTTTAATCGTTATGAAGCAATACGACTAGGTGAATTACGCAAACTTCGATATTATTATTAGCGACGCTGGTTGTGCGTTCGTATCTTGTCTATCCTGTGCTTTTTGACATCTTCGGGAAGTTGGTCAAAGCACGGTCCCATCTTGAATTTTAAGCCGTCCCCGCACTTGATTTGATACTGAAGGACAGCCGCCGCGTAGAGAAGAAATTCTTCATCATCGGTATATTCAGCTACCACACTGTGAAGACGGTGGAGGCAGGCTTGAGCATTTTTACGTTGTATCTCCCGACCCCACACAGTATTGAGGGTGATGCTGAGAGCTTGGCGCAGGGTATGACTTGTCTTTAGGGCCTCCACGCGCCTGCGTAAAATAGCCGTTAGAAAAGCCCCTTCACCGCAGGAAGTTTCCACAAAGACACTACCGGGGTCACCCCAGTCAAGCATATCGAGCATCTCTTCCACGGTCTTAGCCGAGGTGAAGACTTCACCGAAATCTGCGATTTTTTGTTTGGTGTGGATCACTTGATTTTGCTTTCTATGTAGGCGACTTCTTCCGGCGTGAGGCCGAAGTGGACGGCGAGCTTGGCGTCGTCCCAGGATTGGGTGAAGTCGAGAAGCGGCACCCAGGAGAAAGAGGAAGCGCTCAAATTCATGGTGGCGCGCAAGCTCAACAAGAATTGAGCAAATCTGGTGCGAAGGTACGCAAGGAAGACTGTTGCTTGGATTTCTTCCGCCGAAGAGAATAACACCAGAAAGGTCTCCGTGCAAACCGTTCCCGGTGGCAACAGGTGGCACGAGTTACCGATGATGTTGTACTTGCCGTCGTTCCCGGCTCGTCCGCTGGCTGCTCCAGCGGCAGCAGTGACCACTTTCCAAAGACCTACGGCGTCTTGATTAGAATCCACTCTAACGGCCTCAACCCAGAGCATTTTCCCCCTGGCGGTTAAACACGGCACCAGATTCAATGACCCGTTCAACGCGGTCATTTGGGATTCGTCAAAATATCTGTCCGTTGTACGAGGACCAAACGGCTTTCTCTGTAGAGTCGTTGAGTTTAAGAACGGTCCTGGGTGTTTCGCCAATACCTTCTTGAGAATTTCCCGCCCGGTTAAGTCCCGCACCAAAACATCGTATTCAGCCAGATCACGCTGAACTTTGTTCCCTTGGTCATCCGTCCAATTGCACAGCCCCGTGTAGTCCTTCTTCCAGTGGAGAAAACAAACACCACCTGAGATGTCAACGTTTGGAAATATGGCTCTCGCATCTGCGAAATCACGTAATTGGTATACGTGGCCTTCGGTGAGCGTGGCTTTGCGAAATCCGTCTAATCCCTTGCCCCCGGCGTACCAACGGGAGGGGATCACAAAGAGAACTTCTTCCGCGAACTCCTGTGCGGCTTCGATGAATTTGTGATAGAGGGTGGTGGAAAGCCGCCCCGCGCCCTTCTGGTACGGCGGATTTCCAACCACAATGATTCGTTTGGGATGGGATAGCTGCTCTCGGATGAAACTGCTCAACTTCATAAGATCCTCATTTGATTTTGCTTTCTATGTAGGCGACTTCTTCAGCTGTGAGATTGAAATGGGCCGCCAGTTTGGCGTCGTCCCAGGATTGGCTGAGGTCCATAAGAGGGACGAAGGAGAAGGACTTTTGACTTACGTTATTACCTCCAGCGTGAAGATACAACAGGAATTGAGAAAGTTTTGAACGAACAAAAACCAGTGCTCGTTTGGCTTCTTCCTCATCTAAAGATGTGAAAACCACGAGATAGGTTTCGCTACAGACGGAACCTGGCGGAAGTATCCAACCAGTGTTGCCTAGAAGGATGAATCGGCCTAGAGCATCAGGACGCGGGGTAGGGCCAGACGCGGCGGGAACTACCACTTTCCAAAGTCCTATGGCGTCCTGGTTGGCATCTACTTTAGAAGATTCCACCCAGAGAGTCTTCCCGCCTTTTGTCAAACACGGCACCAGATTCAATGACCCGTTCAACGCGGTCATTTGGGATTCGTCAAAATATCTGTCCGTTGTACGAGGACCAAACGGCTTTCTCTGTAGAGTCGTTGAGTTTAAGAACGGTCCTGGGTGTTTCGCCAATACCTTCTTGAGAATTTCCCGCCCGGTTAAGTCCCGCACCAAAACATCGTATTCAGCCAGATCACGCTGAACTTTGTTCCCTTGGTCAT